GTTCAACAGACAGATATGTCAATTCACAACATAATAACAAACATCATGGTTGTTATGTGACAAATTCAAAAACTCCAAGACCAACAATATTTCGATAATTAAAAATGAGTACATGGGGGGGGGGGGGTGTTATTCTTTTGCACAACTACTATTATGTACTCATTTTTTTATTCTTTTCTGTAACCTTTTAATTTAAATTTACGTATAATATATAGGAAGAAGCGAGGTCTGAAAAGGGTGGGAGTAATCCACACACGTCCATACTTCTTATTTAGAATCAATCTAAATTACTACCCTCATGTAACATCCTAATTTAAATTTGCGTATATTTGCTTAAACCAATTAATTTTTTTAACATGAATTTTTCTACAGTCGCTAAAGCAAAGAAACAGGCAGGTGTCTCATACCTTGGCAGTATCAATTCAAGTGCCAAAATCATCAAGAATCAAAAAGTTAGCAATAACTATACGTATATCCTTTACCTTGCTCCTGCAAGTACAAGCGGTTATAACGTGTGTTTATTCAGTACTCCTGAATGTCGTTTAGGCTGTTTGGCTACCAGTGGCAGGGCAAGTATTGAACTGCATACTGAGGGCAAAAAGACAATTCAGAATGCACGTATCTTAAAGACTAAGTTATTCATGCAACAGCAGGAATTTTTCATGAAATGGCTTGTAAGTGAATTGGAACAAGGTCGTAGAAAAGCATTGAAAGATGGCTACGAATTTAGTGTACGTCTCAATGGTACATCCGATATCGATTGGCAGAAAGTCAAATTGAACGGCAAGAATATCTTTGAAATATTTCCTGATGTAACCTTTTATGATTACACTAAGAGCATTGCAAAGATGTACAGAAACGTGCCGAATTACCATTTGACATTCAGTTACTCTGGTCACAATAGTGCAGATGCCTTAGAATTGTTAGGACAAGGATATAACGTAGCAGTTGTATTTGATGTGAAGAAAGGCAAACCGCTTCCAGAAACATTTGTCGGACATGAAGTTGTTGATGGTGATTTAACTGATGCAAGATTCACTGACCCAAAAGGTTGTGTTGTTGGCTTACGTTGGAAGAAAATCGCTGACAAAGATGCCGAGAAACAAATACTGAATAGTGTATTTGTTGTGAAGGTGTAAATTAAATAGGTTGTGTAGTGTAACAACTGCACAACCTATTTTCGTATAATCATTAATAAATTAAAACCAATGGCAACAAAATACATACGCAAAATTTCCCACAAAACATTTGAGGAATGTCCACATTGCGATAATGAAGTTAAATTAAAATGGGTGTTCGAAGTTCAGGAATGTCCTGAATGTCATAAACCAATATTGCCATGTTCAATTTGTGAGCATACAAATGAAAATGGTTGTCATACTGAATGTTCAACGTGTCCATTGAATGATTTGTTGAAAGAAGCATGGATTGATAAGATAATGTCCACAGTTTATTCAACTGATAGCGATAAATCTTATAATAGCAATGTTATCTATCTTAGAACTCTTACCATTGAAAGAATGGAAAAGATGTACGATGATTGGAATGGCTGTGAAGCATTGGATGAAGTTGATTATGATGAATTAGATTTACTCAATGACGATGATGAAATTTAAATTAAAAAGAATACACGTTTTAATTAAAAAATGGCTGGACAAATATGTCACATATCCTAACTTGGATTAGTAACAAATGTTCATCATTATTCGTATAGAATGTACATAAACCAATAAAAATTAATTATCATGGAAAAACCAAAAGTTGAATTAAAAAAAGTTAAAACTTTTCAGGGTCGTGATGGCTACGGATTGAATGCCGAAGTATATATAGATGGAGTCTATTGTATGTTTGTTATTGATGATGGTAATGGTGGTTGTTTGGATTTCCAATACAACCTCAAAGCAGGTAAAGATAACTACAATGCAATGATTAAACAGAAGATAAAATCTTTGGAAGATTACATTGCTACACTTCCTGATGAGGTATCTGAGTTTATGAAAGATGATGGGAAACCATTTACTTTTAAACAAACACTTGAATCATATATCAATCAATTGGTTGATGAAATGGAAGAAGCAAAGAATAAAGCCAAATTCCAAAAGAAAATGGTGAAACTCTTCGAAACAGCAATTGTATTCGGTGTGCCTGATAGTGGCAAATATCGATACGTGTCTTTCAGGAATCCAATTAAGTTCTACGATACTCCTGCATATCGCAACATTGTCCAAAATGGTGTTGACGATATCAAAAGAAAGTATTGTACGGATGGCGTTCAGATATTGAACAATAACTTGAAGCCAATGGGCATAACTTATTAATTAACAATAGTATGTATAAAATACTTGAGTCATTTGATAACAGATATAAAATAAATGCTGTAATCGAAGTTGTATATGTATACGAAGCCGATGAAGTATTGTTTGTACACATTGATACTGATGCCAATATTGTACACGTTTATGATAGTCTACAAGCATTATTCGAATGTGAATTCTTTGAAAATAAGAATGGCGACTTTGGCTATGATGAATTCAATGTATATCAATACAGAGGAAAATACTTTAGAGAATGGCTTAAAGAAACTTATTTAGATTAAGATATTATGAGATAAAAATTACTTTAGCAATAATGTCCTTGGGCATGACGATAAACTGCCCACTAACTATGAAAAAAGTGTATAAGGTTTGGACAGTTGTTGAATGTGTTGACATCGATGAGAATGGTGTTGAGGTTGGCTTTAAAGCAGAAGTTCCTGATGAAGTATGCAGATACGATACTCACGATAAAGCAATGTACGTTCAAAACAAAATCCAACACGATTTTGGCAATGTACAAGATTAATTTTAATTAAGAATACTATGGAATTCATTGAAGAGGAATTTGACTTAACAGGCGAAATCAATGAAAGTGATTTTGATTTGTCTGAACTGGACGAAGAAGATACAAATATATTCTACTGGCAAGATGATGATGAAGCATTTTTTAATGAAATGTTTGGCGAGATAGTGTAACTACTATCGACCAATGTACGTATAACCAATGTACACAATTCATTAACCAAAATTTATTATCATGAAACTTTACAGAGTAGACTTATCAATCTTTGAAGATGGCTCAACCCATCCCAATGCAAAGGAACTGGTAAATGTTGAAGACAGTTCTGACAGAATCCTGTGTCATCCAAGCGCATTCTCAGTAGGCGATATTGTAAGCGAATATGACTTTCATCTCATTGAATGTAATATGGCTGAAGAATATTGTACAGGGACTGCTATGTTCGCATTTGAAGGTAGCAAACAACAGAAACTACTTAACTCTGTCATCGAAAGACTTAAACAGGATTTCGAACAGGGTGACTATACAGTACTGGAAGAACTGCTGTCATTCATTCCTGCCGAGAACCTGATACAATCATTGCCTGAAGACCAATGGGAAGGTTATCATGACCTTGTTATTGACTTTGAAAGCAATGACTATTTCGAAATCGTTTCCGCAGGATATAATGAAGACTTACAGCGTGAAGAAATCCAAATCCATGCAGGAGAAAATGGAAACATCTTTTTAATTAAAACCGAAGAAGGTTTTATTGTGGATGTTTACAATCAAACAGAAAATGTCAACACAATGGCAATCTGGGAAGAAGAATTAACTCCTGATGACGAATCAATTCCTGATGAATTAATTCCTGATGAAGATAAGGTTTATGCCGAATGTGAATACATTTACAACGAAAAGGGTATGTCTTCACTTATCGACCATGTTGAAGAACAACTCAAAATTGGAAACCCTTTATACAAAAATGTCGTATATGAGCGTTGTACGCCATGTGAAACTGAAACTCCGCACCTCAATAACGTGTGCTTGGTATGTGGTAATTACAAATCTTAATTTTAATTAAAAATGCAATGTACAGGATAACAAAGAATGCCCGAAAAGCAACCATTCAATCCAATATTAATATGCTTGAAAATTCCATTATGCATCAGGAAAGGTATATTAAGACAATGGAAAAAGATGTCGCCAAACACAAGCGATGGGTTGGTAAAGACAGAGATAAACTCCACGAATTAAAAACTCTAATTAAAACAAAATGAGCAAAAAGAAGAAAGCATTAAAATTAATTAAAAACATTGATTGGTCAGAACTGCGCAATCAAAAGACAATATTGCTACAAACCATCAATGCTGAACAGGGTGGCAATGCAGAAATGCTTAAAGAACTGGACGGCATTGTCCATCTTATCGATGCCATTCAAGACTTCGCTGTTGATGTATTGAAAATTCCTGAAATGGAGGTGTTCAACTTCGAGGATGAAGAAAACAGAGAACACGAAACTCCTGAAGAATTCTTTGCCAGAGAAATGGCTGAGACGCTATACGAACTATCTGTTGAAAGCGATGGTGTTTACTTTGATATCCCAGAAGGAATGACAAATGAAGACGTTGATGCCATTACCAACGATGTATATCATGCAGGCATCATGAAATCACTATTGAAAGTAAAGATACTGGAAGATGTCCTGAATGCTCCAAATGACTTCTCACGAGACGAAGACGGTAAACTGTGTTATGATTATCATTTGATAACAGATTACGGTGGAATCGTTGATAATTACATCAGGCATCAATTCTACAAAGATAAAGTAAAAACCGTCTATCGTTGCCAACATTGCAAAAGCGATAATGTTGAAACCAAAGCATGGGTAAATGCCAATACCAATCAACTTTCATCTGACCCTATTGTAGGTGAAGGTAATGAGGCATACTGCCTTGATTGCCAACAACACGGAGAACTTGTACTGGATACAATTCCTTACTTGGAGAATTTCATTGGCTTTCAGGTTATTAACGATAAAGGTGAACTTCATCCAAAGTTAAAAGGTGATACGGTATGTAAAGCATATGTATGCAATCTATCACAGGCACATGAAATGATTGACGGTGCTCTCGATAAGGATGGCAATAGTAAATGGGCACTCTCAGCAGTATGGTCTGATAATTCAGATGAAGAGAATGAATCAATATTAATGTTTGGTACTGACCCAAGGGAATAAGCAATGTCCGATATAGAATTAAAACCTCCTGTATTTATCCATAATACAGGAGGTTTTTTATGGAAACACTTAGCCAACATGCCCTTGACGTATTTAGTTCTTATTTAAGAAAAGATAAATACAAAAACAAAATCCAAGACCTAACACTAAAGCATTGTACGGATGAAGACGGAGAGTACATACTACTTTCTTTAATTAAGATTAAAAAGTCACAAAGACATTTAGGATATGGTTCAGCAGTAATGTCCGACTTAATTAATGTCGCCAACTCTCATAATGTACGCATCATTCTCTGGGTAAACAATCTATATGGCTCAGACATCAAACAACTATATGCATTCTATTATAAACACTCATTTGTTTTAATTAAGAATGATAATGATGGCAAGATGATATATTACCCACAGAAATTTAAATTTAGATAAATTCTTTAATTAAGAAAAGATTGTGATAGTAAATAATTATAAAAAATAATTATATCTCTGTAACCTTTATTATCTTTGTTACGTATAATGGATATAACATATGGAGGGGTAACTCAGTCAGGTAGAGTGCAGGGGAAAATGTGACCCTGTGTCAGTGGTTCAAATCCATTCTTCTCCACCAGAAAACCAACCGCAAGTTTGCGTGCAGTAATAATGTACGAGATGTGTAACGGCAATGGTTACGTTAGGGCAGTGCTCCCTGTCATGGAGAATAACGTAAGATGACCTGTGAAAGAATGTAATATGTCTAGACTTATAATTTGTCAAGACTAAAAATTTAATCACAGGTCTTCTATTTATATGTGTAACCTTTAACCGCCATTGTACGTATAAATCATTGTACACATCAATGTACGAAAGTAATTAACCCCATTGTACGAGAGAGATAAAAGTATTTTAAATTAAGAAATAATTATTTTGTTTATTTAAAAATATCTTATTATTTTTGTAACCTTTTCGATCATTAATTCGTATAAGTAAATAACATTGATTATAAACTAAATTTTTAAATCGTGGAAACACAAATTAAAAAAGAAATGGATAGAAAATTACAAGAGGCAACATTGGAAGCAATTAAAAAGATTGTTGACAATACTGATAAACAAATATCTTATGACGTGTATCAATCCGTTGAAAAGATTAACATGTTCAAGAAAGATACAGTAATTAAAACACATATCAATATCACAATCACTGATACAATTGTCGATACAACTCCCTCTCCAAGGAGAGGATAAAAAAATACTACCTGCTGAATACAAACAGTAATACGATTAAAATCTTTAGGTAAATCCCTCGTATAGTCGTAAGGTTCGAAAGATTACAATCCTGCTAAGAGGATGTTGTTTGTGGTAAGATCATTACCCCGAATAGGTGAAGATGAGTTGTGCCTTTACAGGCTGTGAAAAGTCAACGATAATGATTCCACTTAGAAATGGACAGGTAAAAATATAATCACTGTGAAGGTGATTGTTGCTCAGTAGATAATTACGTAATAAGAACTGAGTATTTGCGATGTAGCGCAGAAGGTTAGCGCACCAGCCAGAGGAACTGGGGGTCATAGGTTCGAATCCTATCATCGCTACAAGAAGATAAATTAACGAGGTTGGATAACACTACCGCATGTTTAAACATGATGTGTTAACGGTTGGAAGCCAGTAATGGAAAGTAGTTATTTATCTTTTAAAGTATTTTGTGTCTCTCTCGTTTACTTGCGTTTTGCTCACTAAATCGTCAGTCTCATCAACTGGCGATTTTTTTTATGTGCAAATTAAAATTTCCGTGCGACATTTTTATAATTTTTTATAAAATAAATGTAACAATTAATTAAACTTTTTCGTATAACAATTTGGGTTGCAGGTGGTTCGTGATCACAAGTCACGCAAAGGGTAGACTTGCTAGCACCCCATTTTATTATTTAGATTAATTCTAAATAACATACCATTGTCCAACACTATTGTACAGACTTTAATTTACGTAATGTACTATCAGAATGCTAACTGCCTGAACGCTAACAGTTTTTAATTTAAAAGTCCATCACATGAATTAAGAATGTATGTGATGACCTATTTAGAATTATTCTTTATAGCGTTCTATCTGTAACATTCTTCTTTCAGTTTACGTGTGGGCGATAAACACATTTTGTCTTAACAACTTATTAATTAATATCTTGGCTTTCACGCAAAATAAATTTCTGCGCAACATTTTTATAATTTTTTATAAATTAAGGTTTGATAAAAAATAAATTCGGTGTGAAGATGTGGGTGTGGGGGCAACATTTCCTACCTCAAATGTTAAAATAAATGCCTGACTACACTTTTATCAAGTAAAAAATGACATTTTGTTACACTTTTTGACACAAAATGCTTTTTGTACCTCTACCATATTTCGCACACGTATTTTACAGCGTATAACTACCTGATTATCAATGTCTCTAATTTTTTATTAAAAGGTACAAAAATTTATAATTTTTACCAGTTAAAGTACATATAAAGTACCATTAAATTAATAATAAATATTTATTGATTAATAATAACAATTTATCGATAATCAATAAATATTTATTGTCTGCTATAATTAGCATTAACGGTTATGTTCCTGTAACCTTTAACCATGCTTTTACGTATTTATGTTTAAAGTATTACAATGGATTCAAAGCGAAGATTATTTGAGATATTAGGTAAGATTGACAGATCATTTAAACCTAATAGTGATATACTAAATGATGATCTTTCCGAAGCGACAGTTAAGTTGCCAGAGAATATTATTCCCAAGATAGATGAGTTATATGAGATAATTGTTAGGTATAAAGATTTATTAACTCAAAACAGTGAAGGTAGAACATCAGACACTCCATATTTAAATTCAAGATTGCTTGATTTTTTTAAGTTAAATGATTTAAAGAATGATCCATTAAATATCACTATCGGTTTTTACAATAGTGATGAAGATTCGCAGGGTGTAATGGACACGAATAAGGATGAGTTATTAATTAACATGAATGAGTTCAGAGAGGATAAAGAAGTATTCAAAGATTTAATTTATCATGAGTTAGTTCATGCCAGAGACCCTTTGGTAAGGGATAAGAAGATATTTGGTAGGTATGAAGCGAAGGTAAGTGGAAAGACAGATTATTATCATAAGTCGCAACAAGAATACATTGCTTTTTTAAGTCCTATGGTTGATGTGTTAAAGAGGAATGGAATTGATGCAAGACAAGTGGTTGATTTATTCAATAAGATAAAAGATTTTAATGGTGATGAGGAAGAATTCTTTTATTCAACTCCAAGAGAAACAATGAAGGTATTTTCTTTTGGTGAGGATAATTACAAATATGGTTATGGAAGGTTTATTGCTTTATATTTTAGACCAATCAAATCATGGTCAACAAAACCTACTTTATGGAGGGATATGATAAAGAAGGTGTATAATGAGTTGGGATAAGTTTTAATTAAAAATATTTTAAATTTATTGATAAAGGTTATGGTTTTCTGTAACCTTTTATTATTTTTGCACGTAATAATAATAGTTAGTCAGTTATTATTAATCATTTATTATCTATCAGTCATGAGCACACAAGCAGTTAGTCATTCAGAAGTAATAAAGGTTGCATACAATTTAATGCGTAAGCATAGGTTAAGTTGTGATTGGGAGTTTAGGTTTAACAATACCAAGTCAACCGTTGCAATTTGCAATCATTCCCATAATGTGATTAAGTTCAGCAATCAATATTGATGGTTCATATGAGTTATATCAATATCTTGAATGCATTGAGGATGGTGAAGATGAAAAGCATTTTTATTTTCCTAAAGAAATGTTGTTTCATGATGATTGGAATTGGTTGATGGCAGTGGTTGATAAAATCGAATCTTTGGGTTTCGAAGTAGAGATAGCATTAAATAACTGCTTAATTAAAAAATGCCAATACAGGTATTATGAATTTATATCGCAAACAACAGGCGAATCAAAAATAGATGCAACGTATAATGCGATTGTTGAATTCATCAAATGGTATAAAAACATTAATTAAAAATATAAACGTAGTTTAGGGTAGTACACGATGAAAGATAATTGAGTTGATGTGCACAATCTCCAGTTAATCTCAGGTATCAGTAGTCTATGAGTGGTGCGCAACAATCATAGGTGTGTAAAATAATCCTTAAACTGCGTTTTTTCTTTTGTTCAAAAACAACTCAAAATATTTTTAATTAAAAACATAGGGCACTTTGAAAATAAGATATAATTAATTTAAAAATAAATCACTTTTTGGTGGTTTTTGTGTTGGAGTGTAGTATTTATTATTAAATTTACATTCATGAAATACAACAACGAATTTAGAGTGATAGATACTCAAGAAAAGGCATATTTCTTAGGATTTATGTATGGTGATGGTACAATTAGTTCATTACATAATAAATTTGGAAAAATAACATATAGTACAAGAATTTCAGTACAGATTGGTGATATTAGTTTAATTAATAAATTAAAGGAAGTTTTTGGATTTTTAAATATTGGAAAATTCGATTATTCAAAATATAATGAAAATTCCGTTGAACAAGTTTATGTTAGGTCTTCATCAAAAAAATTACATGATGATTTGATGTTAAATGGATTATATCCAAGAAAATCTTATGAAAATAAAGATAAATTAAAATTACCCGATATTGATGATGAATTAATGTCACATTTTATTAGAGGATTTTTTGATGCTGATGGAAGCGTATATACACAAGCATCAAGAAAGAATTTAATTAGAATTGAATTTACATCAGTTTCAAAATCATTTATAAATCAATTGAATAATTATTTAATTAAGAATCACATTAATTCTTGGCGAATTCGTGAAAAACCTCCTATTGGTAAAAGTAAGCAAATTTGTTTCACAATTGAATTTATTAAAACATCTGAAGTTTTGAAATTAATTGAATTCATGTATAAAGATGCCAATATTAAACTTGAAAGAAAGGCAGATAAATGTTTATCGTATAAACCAGTTAATAAAGTTAAAGACAGAAGTATAGAGTGTCCTAAATGCGGAAGCAATAAAGTTTGGGTTAATGGACAGAGAAGTAAATCTATGAGATATCAATGCCAAACATGTTTTAAGGGATTCTCAATTAAAAATGTTTTTAATTAAAAAAGTGATGCTTTTCAAAAGTTATAGATTTTTATTTAAAAAAAAAATTGAGTTATTTGTAACCTTTATCAAATATGTTTCGTATAATTGCATAGAGATACACAAATAGTATTAATCAATTAAATCTTATTAAAATGATTTACAACACAAGTGCATTATCAGATGTCGAAGTATTATCCACCGTTGAGGAAAATGACATAACTCTCGACAAAAATGCTAAGTCAATTATTTTTCAAATGTTTTCAAAAAACATTTATTCCAACCCAATCGGAAGCGTTGTGCGTGAAATAACATCCAATTGTTTCGATTCACATGTTGAAGCAAAGGTAAAAGCACCTGTTGTTATTCGTAGAGGTCATGACAAGGAAACAGATACACATCACATTTCATTTATTGATTATGGTGTTGGTATGTCTCCTGATAGAATGAGAAACATCTTTTCAGTCATGTTCAGCAGTACCAAACGTAATGATAACGAACAAATTGGAGCATTTGGACTTGGTTCGAAAACTCCCCTTGCTTACAAACGTAGCACTGGATTTGGTCAAGGCGAATATGATAATTCGTATTTTATTGTTACCAATTTCAACCATATAAAATATGTTTATCAAATTTATGAGGGAACTAATCTTTGTCCCAAATATTCACTGCTCCACGAAGAACCGACAACTGAACGTAATGGTACAGAGGTTCGAATTCCAGTATTGGTAAATGATTTGAGTACTTTCTCTAAAGAAATGGTACGTCAACTCTATTACTTTGAGAATGTGATTTTCGAAGGATTTGAAAATGACAATCGTGGCGAGATTCTGACCAATCAATATCAAATCATCAGGGGCAAAACTTTCCTTTACAGAGGTAAGGATTATTCAGACTATATGCACGTTTGTTTAGGCAGGGTTGCATATCCTTTGGATTACAATGCACTTGGCTTAAATGCAGGTGATTACAGGCTTCCAATTGCACTAAGACTTGAAGTGGGTGACATTGGTGTGACCGTATCACGTGAGAGTCTTGACTATTCTGAATCAACAATCAAGATGTTGAAGAAGAAATTGGAAGAAGTGAAAGATGAAATTAAGCAACTCATTGCTAAACAATACGAAGACATCACTGGCTTAGAGCAATACTTTAACGTTAAGAATAACTTTGGAATGTTGAAATTCGGCAATGGTGGTTCAATGTACGTAGGTAATTTGATCAAGCAAAGTGATGTTGACTTTTCAAATTTCAAATACTCTTTCATGAAGATGCCATCTGACAAAGTTTTGTTCAAATTGTTCTTCAATGTTAAGACTTTTGGTAAAGTAAAGAAAAGTCGATACAATAGTAACGAATTCGAAGGTGGTTATTCTGAATTGAAACAAAATCAAAATCTGTTTCATGTTGAAGAATTCTTTGATCGCAAAGTTATCAAACAAGCATATTTGAATTACAAATATTCAAACTTTCATATCATCAGCAGAAGGGATTTGACATTCAGTTCATTGCGTCAAGAAATTTGCGAGGTATTCAATGTCCACCTTGATAAACTTGTTGATGACTATGGTATTCCGATTAAGTATGTTCAGGACTTGATTGTCATGCAGGATGAGTATTTTGAAATTGTAAAGGCTGAATCATTGTCTTACGATAACCTTGAAATCCCTGAAGATTTCATTGAAGGAAGAAAAGGTAAAAGGGGTTGGGGCATTACTGCGGAAATGCGTAACACAACCATCCCTGCGAAATTCTTCTGCCATTATTCAAAGTCAAGGATTTTGTTGGATGAATTGTTCAAGTATAATTTCCCTATCTTCTATGGTTCAACAGATGACGAAAGTAAATTGGCAGTTGCTCAATCTTTATTTGCCAATCTATTCGACAAGGATATGATTGTAACAACAACAAATTCAGCAGGTATACCAATAAATGCTAATACCTATAAAGCCAAAGGCAATAAAGGTAGCATAATGTTCATCATGGTTTCACAAGCGAATGTAAAGTACTTGAAGTATTGCAAGAATGCATATCATGTTGATGAATTCAAGCATAAAATGCTTTACAGAAAAGAGGATATGATTATGAATTATTTCAGAACATATAGACTCAAAGAACGTTGGGAAAACATTAGTTCAATCTATTCTTATGGCGATTTTGGAAAGGTTGATGCAGAATGGGGTAATAGAATTGAGGCTGTTAGAAAGTTCGTTAAATCGCTTCCTAAGAACAATAGCGAACTCCAATATCGCAAATATGAATTGCAACAATTCTATGATTTGAATAACATTGAATTGTTACCAGAGCATAAACAAATTGGTGCAATGCTTGATGATATTGAAACATTGCAAAGTGCCAATGCTGAAATTTTGAGATACATTAGTGCTAATTATGGCTCAATTAATAGTCCAATTCTTGTTGACATTCTTAAAAAGGTAATGGTGTTGTGATTATCTAAATGTTAAAAAAGTCTATAAAAAGTATGTAATTTTATAGACTTTTTTAGCATTATATGTATTTATATTTAAAATAATAAAATATTAATACATATAAACATGGATAATAAAAAAAGTAGAAAAGAGTATAATAAAAAATATTATGCCGAAAACAAAGAAAAAATACTGGCTCATGCTGTGGATTATTATGAAAGCAAGAAAGATGAAAGGTTAAAATATCAAATCGAATATGATAATGCTCATAAAGAAGAAAGAAAGGAATATAAAAAACATTATTATAAAAAAAATGATGAACTTTTCAAAAAAAAATATAAACGCAATGATTTGAAAAGAAAATTTGGAATAACACAAGAAGAATATAATATAATATACGAAAGTCAAAATGGTTGTTGTTTAATATGTGGTAGTCATAGCAATACACATAATAAAGCATTGGCGGTTGACCATAATCATACAACAGGAAAAATAAGAGGATTACTTTGTGCCAAATGTAATCAAGGTTTGGGGTTGTTTAGGGATGATATAAATATATTAACAAAAGCAATTGATTATTTGCAAAAAAATGATAATTAAGCACCATGCCTTTTGTAACATTTTGATTAAGTATTGCGTATAATCAATAAAAATTAATACCATGTATTACATAGAATTGATTAATCGAACTGCAACCTCATCTCCAGTATTAAAATACAAAAGTGATTTTGTTCCAATGGTTGATGATTTCATTAAATTACCTGATTATTCAGGCTTTATTGTTAAAAGTCGGGTAATTTCAACTAATGACAATTATTATATTGTTTTATATGGTGAAGTAGTACGTTTATAATTTAAATTAAGATCATTATGAGTTTAGATGTTTATTTGATTGCAGAAAAATCTGAATTAAAAAAAGTTGGTTCAGGCATTTTTATTCGCAAAAATGGAAGAACGGTTGAAATTACTGAAAGTGAATGGAATACGTTATATCCAAACATTGAGCCAGTTAGGATGAATTCAGAAGAAACGGTTGAAGAAACGAATGAAGTCTTTGATTGGAATATCACCCATAATTTGAATATCATGGCTGAAGAAGCAGGGATTTACAAACATTTGTGGAGACCTGAAGAAATTGGAATAACAACTGCCAGTGAATTGATTGAACCCTTGCGTCAAGGATTGCATGAATTAAAATTGAATCCTGAAAAGTATAAGAAATTCAATCCCGAAAATGGTTGGGGTGACTATGAAGGATTGGTTGAATTCGTTGAGAATTATTTGAATGCTTGTTACAAATATCCAAACGCAAAGGTTGTTGCAAGTAGATAATAATTGTAATTCATGCCAAACACGGAAGTAAAACAAAGCCAAATCGGGAAGTAATTAAAACAATTTAAAATAATGACAAACACTAAGATGTTTTTATTTGCAAGGTGGATTTCAACTTGCTATGCTGATGAACATATTGACGAGCAATTAAGATATGTTGACAATCCAGATTTCGATAGTTCAACTGCCATGTCTGTACTGAACAGAGAAGATGGCGAGTGGTGGAAAAAACAACTGATACATTTTAATGAGGTTGTTTATCCAAATTATTTGGAAAATGGTAGTGTTAAAAATACCGAAGATTTTCTTTCTGAAGTTAAGCCAATTCAAGTTAAAAAGATTGTTCCAGTATTGGTGGAAGCATTTGACCCTGATGGTTATTCACTTGGATTCTTAAATGAATTTGAATTCAATGATTTACGGATTCAGATCATGGAGAAAAAAGCAAGTGGATATTACATGATGTTTAAAAATGAAAGAATCGATCTCTATCTTGATGGTACTGTAAGTAATTGGGCAGAAGGGTTTTATGACATTGGTGAAAATCAACTTGGCAAAATTTTGAACTTGAGAACATCCATGCATTCAACCCCGAAAAAAGGGGTAAATTGGCAAAGTTTAAGGACTAAAGATAATTAAAAAATAATTGCATTTTCATGTAACCTTATTCAAATATTATTCGTATAATTGCATAGAAGTATTAACACAAATTTTTAAAATTTTCATTATGAAAAACATTCAAGGAGTCAAAATCGGTAACGTAGTGAATATCAGTATCAACGGTAAGTTGCATAAGAAAAATTGCGGTTCACCGAAAGAAGCAGATGAGTTATTCAAATTGGTATTGAAAGCCAAAGAGAATCCATCTGATGCAAACATTAAAGCAGTTCGTGTGTTCCTGAACGAAAAAACACGCATTGCATATTTGGCAGGGTTGGAAAGCGATGTTGATACTGGCGAGATTTTCCTTGCAGGGTTCAATACTCCGATTCCGAATACTTTGGTTGATGTAATCAAAGAATACCATGAGAATGGTTATCCGATGGATGCAATTATCAACTTTTGGAAGTTGTTGATGATTAACCCTGACAAAAGGGTTCGTACATCCCTTTTCGATTTCATTACCACTCACGACTTTGTTCTGACCGACAAAGGTTACATGGTGGTTTACAAATCAGTATACCGCAAAGAAGGTGAAGTCAAACGTGACAGAACGTTTGAGGAATTTGTGAGCAATCAGTATCTTCACGTGAAGAAAGATTGGAAGTGTTCACCGAATAAGTATGTTGCATATAAAAACAATCATACAAATGAATTGGGTATCACCAAAATCGAAACTGCCGAAACATGGGCAACCGATGCTTCCAAAGGTCAACTTGAAGTTATGGGTAAACTTGGTGAGTTGTACGATGCAATCTTCAAAAGCACCGAAGAGAGTGCAACTGATTTAGTTCCTGTCTATACGGATATGCATACCAAAACGATGACCATCGAACTTGGTAAGCCAGTGAAGATGGACAGAAAAGATTGCGATTCTGACCCTGCAAAGGATTGTTCTTATGGGTTGCATGTTGGAGCAACTGGCTACGTTGAAAGATTTGCAAATTCAGGTTGTGTAATCTTGGCATGTATGGTTAACCCTGCTAACGTGGTTGCAGTTCCTGACTATGACCATTCCAAAATGAGGGTAACAGAGTATTTCCCTTTCGCACTTGCAACCTATACCGATAGGAAAATCGATATCATCGAACAGGCATACTTTGAAGAAGATTACTGCGAGTATGAGTTATTCGAAATCGAAGAACAAATCACCAAAGTAAAGAGTGAAGAAGTTCCGATTGAGAAAGCAAAGAATGCCGAACCTGAAGATAGACCAATGAGCGAATTGCTCAAAATGTTGGAATCAAGGGTTCATGACATAGAATAAATTTGTGTTGATATTTTTAATTGGTTAACCCCCTTGCAACTAAAAATGTAAGGGGGTTTTGTAACATTTTTAATTTGACATTCGTATAATAAATAAAAAACAAAATGGCAACAATTAAAGTAAACGCAAACATCAGAGAAGTTAATCGCTACGAATTCATTGTAGAGATTGATGAAAATCTTCCGAAGGAAGAACAACACAAACAAGCAATTGCGAAGGTTGGTTCATTCCTTGATGAAAATACTCCCTATATCTATCAAAAAGAACCAGTTAATGGTGTTTTATGTTGCGACATGGAAGCATCTTGTTCAGGTTGTGAAGTTGAAGAAATTGAAATATCTTGCCTACAATGAAAAGATTAACCGCAAAGGATTACAAGAAGAAATTCGATGATTTGTCATTAGAACACAAATCATTGGAAACCAAATTAACATCAAGGCTTATTGAACTGGCAAAGATGTACCCAAATGCATATCCATTGCAAAAAGCAAATCTTGAATTAGAGCCAACATCATTAGGTGAACAAATCCTTGAAATGGAATTACGTAATAACTTACGTTCAAGACCGCTTCCAGTTAAATTAAGTTATTTGGAAGCAATTGAAAAATGGTTGGAAGAACAACATCCGCACAAACAACTAAAGATTAATTTTTAATTAAAATATCATGAAAATAGAAGTTGATGATAAAAAAATTTTGGCACTCAAAAAAATTCACAATTGTTTATTTTTGTTTGGTAGCCATCTCTATGTAATTAAAGAATATAAGATTGTTGAAGAAAAGAGACTTGTCAAACACTGGTTTTCCGAACCAACTGAGGTAATTGACAAATATGTGACAGATATGGTTGTCATGGGATATAGTGTAGAAGATAGATTCTTAACACAATTAACTGAGGATGGCTGTACATATTTATTGCAGTTCTGTAATTTATATGAAATGCGTAGAAGATGGATGGATATGCATGAACAGATAAAAGCATTTGGTTTTGAGATAAATAAAGTTAAGGAAGTTTAATTTAAATTAAAAAGTATCATGAACTTTAAGACAAAAAGAGATTTGAAAAGAAAATCTAAGATTTATACTAACATATTCTTTGGACTTACAATTTTTTATGGTGCATTTTTAATCCTTTTGATTATATTTGCAACTAAACTTAATATATCTGACAACATGTGGATTGTGGTGGGTATTTTTCTTTTAGTTTTTGGTATTTTCTTATTATTTCTTCATTCAGTTGCTGATAAATTTGTTCAAAGACTATTTTGGTATAAGAAAAACATTAAGAAGTACAGACAATTAAGACATACCAATACTGTCATTCAATTAATAATTGATAAAAAATTCTCGGAAGCAATTGATATTTACAATAAGATTATAATTGACAGAGATTGCAGGGATTTCTTATATGCTTTCATCATTGGTAGCGAATTACATGCCACCAGTCCCAAAAGAAGGAAAAATTGTCGCAATAATTTGGAAACAGTATTGGAACGATTTGACCCAAATAGTATTGACTTGAAGTAACATTTTCAATACATCTTACGTATAATATTTTATAAATAACACATTATGGAAATATTTGAGCATTCGGTAAAAGAAGAATTCTGTTCCTGCAATTTTTGCGATAGAGGAAGTGTAAATACATCAGGATATGGTTTGGTATATCCTTATGAAAAAGTATATTCATTCAAACGTGATGGAACTGGATTACTGGCATTTATTTGCCCTGATTGCTTGAAAGAACTGCAAAGTAAAGTCAATGAACTCTCAGCACTTTCTTCGCCAACTATCCAAGTATTAAAAGAATTATTGGGGCAAGGTAAGAAATTGGCTTCTGTTAAATACTATGCGGATGAAACGAAGTGTGGATTGAAACAAGCCAAAGATTTTGTTGACAAACTTGTGGATGAGAATCCTGATTGGTATAAACCTGATAATTGGTACTAACTATTAATTAAAAAACATCATGAAAGAAATTAAAGCAAAAATCGCAGAATTACTTATTGTGTCAATTGCACCGACATATGATAGATGGAATTTCAAAGAGATTCGGGAGAAGATGAAACGTCAAAATCAAATCATTGACGAATTAAAAGTACTGGCTAAAGCAGAAAAAACTCTTGTCGGCAGGATTGTTCAATTTCCTGTGGCAGATTCATATGCAATGTATGTTGTTACGGGAGTAAATCCACGTACTGCACGTTTGCAATGGATTGATTATTGCGATGGATGGATGGATAACAGATGTGGCAAAGAAAGTAACGTTGATTTAAAATTTGTCACGGAATATGTCAATCATCAAGACAGTGTTGAAGAATTCTTTGCGAGAAAGAAAAATGAAAATCTTTTAAATCAAGAATAATGGAAAGAGCAGTTGGCGATAAGTTTAAATTCAAAGATGTAACTCTTGTAGTTAAAGTTGGTGAAGGTTGTTGCAATGCAGATTGTAATGGTTGTTATTTTTTATCCAATGATGAATGTACGGTAAATGATATTGAAACACACAATATTATCGGTGAATGTGTAGGCAGACACGATAATAAGTTAATTATATTTAAAGAAGTAAATATGAAACCAGTCTATCCGTTTCATCGTATTGCCAGTGCCAAACGCAAATATAGCACTACGCCTATTGTACGTGTTACTCTTGATGGTAATGGCAAAGAACAAGAAGATATTGTAATTTGCGTTGTATTGCCAAAGAATGAAGGCAATGCATTGTCTGAAAAGATTGTTGAGTTATTAAATGGTAGCAATGTACAGTGAAACATATTGTAATCATCAAAACATCTGCTACGCAGTTTCTGAATAACTCATATGCAAATAAATTGATGGGCGAGAAGTTCTTGGATGAAGAAGATGTGTTCAAATTTCTTAAATATCATTTCAAAAGGAAATTCAAGAAAGATGAAGTGCATATTTTTAATTTAAAACAGTTTGCACAATTTTGCAATGGCAATGTTGATTTCGATATGAGGAATGTACACGTTAGTTACGTTGATATAAAGAAAAAGAAATTATATAATACAGTAACAATTTAACCCCAAAATTCGTATAAGCATTATGAAAAAATTCCCACTATTGATTCAAAAAATAATTTTATTTATACCGTTCATTGGTGGTGTGTTACTTTTGTTACACATTAGTTTGGAGTCTAAAAACATTCAAATATATAACAATGATATGCTGAATAAGATATTCATTGATAGCAAATTTAATATTATTGCAATAATGTATGTGTCACTATGTGTTGCAATACCAGTTCCTTTGCTATTAACCTTAACAAAATAATTATCAAAATTTATAACAACATGATTACTTACTTAGAAGGCGATGCAACAAATCCAATTGGCGATGATTTTAAATTGCTACCGCACATAACAAATGATTTAGGCGCATGGGGGAGTGGTTACGTTCTGGCACTTTCCAAAAAATGGAGTGAACCTGAATATTATTACAGGATGCATGAAGAAGAAAGATTGCTCGGTAAAAATCAATACATAAGAGTTGAGCATGATACGACAGTTGTTAATATGTGTGCTCAACATGGTATTGGTCGTGACAAAGATGGCAATCCACCAATCAGGTATGATGCATTAAGGGAATGTTTGAAAGCATTGTATGAATATGCGTATAATCTTTCATATACAAAGGGCAGGATTACAATACATGCCCCACGTTTCGGGTCGGGTTTAAGTGGAGGTAGTTGGGAAGTTATTGAGGCAATGATTAAAGAAGAAATTCCAAATGATGTTTACATTTACGATTTACCTAAAACAAATAAATTTTAATTAAAATATCATGTGCTTATACATTAAAAAAGGACAAAGGGCAAAGACTGTCAAAGAGGATATCGAATGCTACAAGATTGTATGGCTTGAAAACGGAAATTACGAATCCTATTATCGTCATGCTCGTATTGAATTAGGCAAAACATATACGTCTAAAATTGAAAGGTATGGCGAATCGATTGAAGTTGCATTGCATTCACTTGCATCGTTGAAGGATGCATTTAAATTCGTCAATGAAAGAATATATCAACCGAAAAGTGTTAAAATTGTTAAATGTACAATTCCTCAAGGTTCGAAATACTTTCAGGGATATTTTGATGGTGAAGATGATTCCTATGCGTCAGATACAATAACGTATACGAAAGAAATCATTAAATACAATAAAAGTATTTTGTACAATGAATTATATGTAAAGAATCATGAGCAGGAATGTAATACATAAAGATGAACGTCTTACCGTAGTAACTGGTATTGACCATATGTTGGGTGCATTCTTTCAAATCTTTGATAAGGAAATGGAAAATGAAAGTTCGGATGGCGAAGGACTTATTTATGACTGGTCACAAGGTTTCGGCACGGAGGTTAATTTAACAGGGCATCCAAATAGTTTACCGCCTTTAACCATTGTCAATAATTACATTGAAGATTGTATGATTTAATTAAAAAATCTCTTATGGAAGATAATGTACAGAACTTTTTGAAAGTCGATTTTCAACTCCCTGACCACGCAGTTGAATTAGGAAGAGCAGAGGAAATGATTGATAATCTCAAACACATGTTGGAATCTCTCGGAGAAAAAAGCATGATTGACGATGCCTCACACGATTATATTTACAATGAAATTATAAGAGTGTTGGATTATGTCGGCAAGTTATCGCTCCCTGCATTTGCGATTGAAAGTGGCTTGGAAGCAATGTACACGAAACATTACAGGAGTGCGCCTGAGTTGGGTAAAAAGTTGTGGCTTGACCATTATGAGAAAATTCATTATCCTTACAATCTGTTGAAGAACAGATGTTACAGGTTGCTCACTGAGGTGGATAGAATGTACATTAAAAAATTCGATAAAAATCCACCGAATTGGAAAATATAGTTTTTATATCTTTAACACTTAAAATTAATTATTATGATTGAAGCAATTGGTCTTGTTATCGGCATGTTTTTTGTCATCGGTTTAGTTGTTGCATATTCTGCAATGTCTTGGGGATTTGTATTGTACAAATTCTGGTATTGGTTCTTGTTGCCAGTATTTCCGAATTTGCCACACATTACATTTTTACTTGCAATTGGTTTGATGATGTTCGTTGACCTGTTCAAAACTCACGCAGCGACTGCAATTAAGGATGAATTTCGTGATAAGAATACGGAAATAATTTCGAATATTATCGCTCCTTGGATTGTTTTCGTTGTCGGATATTTTGTTCATTGGGGAATTTCATAACCAATATCAATGTACAAAACAAAAAATCAGGACATTGTGTCCTGATTTTTTTTGCAATGTACAAATTTATTTTTCGAATAACGAATTGCAAACCAGATTAAAACATAAACATAATCATTCATTCCGCACACTGATATTTTTTGACAATGTTATGTCCATGTGTATAAAAATCAGCATAAAGACTTACTGGCTCTATATTATGCTGTTCACACAATTGTTTATACTTTTCGTAATCATTACACATTATACTAATACTGTCCATATCACCAACTTTTTGTTTCGTTAATAATTCGTTTCAGAAATTCAGAATTTTCTTCAGGTTTGCCTTGAACATATTCCAATACAGATTTCCAATATTCTTTCATATAAATAGATACTTCATCATTATCAGTAAATGACTTAATCATGGCTTTGCAGAATAGAATCGTTTTATACTTTCCATGATGTTCAACGTAATAATCACCTGCAATTTCATGTGTTGGTTGTTGTTTCATACCCATTCAATTTTATTGTTAGTAATAAAGTAATGAGCATGATAGGGATTTTCACCTTCCCAATTTCCTATCGAAGGTCTTAACGTTATTAGTCCTTCATTATCTTGAATGCTCCATCCAGTATTCCAATATGGCTGTAATCCTGTAACACAATGCTGTTTGCAACCACAGGCACATAAATGTATTGCCATTCCATATTTGTATGAAATATATAAAATGCCTTCTTCAAGCACTTCTGGAATTGTTTCACAATATAAAGGAATTAGACTATTAATTTTCATTTAATTGGTGTTAAACGATTGGTCATAACCTGCCATGCATGTTCAGGTTTATCATCCACTGAATATACATCAGAAAACATTTTATGCGTTGTCATGTGTTTAATAACCACTTCACTATGATTATTAAATCCTTCATCAAGCATAACTTTATCCCCTATCTTCAGGTCATATTTATTGAAATTATGTTCCATAATTATCCTCCAAATTCGTGATTGATTTCATTTCTCAAATCATCACAACGTTTATTAAATGTTTCTTCTTCAAGATTATCTTCCAAATATTTTTTAAGTAAGGCATTCAATTCATCAGTGATTTGAACTTTATCTTGAAGATTTGTAAGAGGTCTTGTGTTACGAATACCAAAATTATCCGAACTATATGGCGGATGTATTGATGTGTGAAAATAACTATGTCGGCTTTTTTCACAAAGTTTTAAATATTCAAGCAGTCCCATAATATTTTATTTTATTCCAGTTAATACCCAAACATCGCCTTCTATGTTTCTTATATCTAATTCATCATTAACGTGAACAGTGGCTTCCCATCCTGCTTTACGATATCTTCTTTCCAGTTCATTGCTCATTAGAATTCTCCTGTCGGTTGAAAGAACAATTTTAGAATTTCTTGTTGGACAGAAATGGAATTTTGCAATTGATAATGGAATTACAATTACTTCTGATTTTTGTTCACGAATTTGTGAATCAATATAATCTTCAGTTGAAGAAACTATTTTTAATTCATCTTCAGTTAGAATGCTTTCGCTTGTTTTGATTTTTTTAAATTTAATTGCCATGATTATGTATTTTTGTAAATGTAGTTAATAATTTCTTAACATACAAATATTATTTTATTTTTATTGTTCTCTGCCGTTATATTTTGTAATTTCAATTGTTCCACCCATAATGGTGATTGAATCAGGACTGCCATTATTATAACTCAAATACTTTATTGCACATCCATTATGGATATATTCAATTTCGCCAATTGACACATCTTTATAAATGCTATTTCCAATGCCACATGTGATGTTATATTTGAATGGTACATGCACTGGTTGTTCAACTATTGGTTGTTGTTTAACAACTTCTACTTCAGGTACATCAGTATGTTTACTATTACCTTCAATTGATAGATAAATAACGCCTAATATGATTAGTGCTAAACCACCAAACATAAGTATAGCAAATTGTTTATTAAAATTTTTCATATTATCTTTCTTTTGGTTCTTCACCTTCCCTTATACGTCTTGATTTTGGTAGTACAGGTGGTGGGATTAATAATTCATTTGTTTTTGGTGATACTGGCATTGGTCTTGATAAATACTTATCATATAATTCTTCAATATAATACGTGCTTACATTGCCATCATCCTCTCTAAAAGTATATGTTCCTCCACGTTGATAATGAATAGCATTTCTCCATAACCATTCAGCAAAATCAATTGCGTGATTTTTAGCATGTTCACTTTGTTGTGGATTAGCCATAATTGAGGATTTGAAATTTTCACAAGAATTAGTTATACCATATTTATCATGAAAATTTTGAATGTAATTATCGTTAAACATATCAATATTATCAAAATTAATATTGGGAATTGGTTTTTTAATTTTCTCAACTACCTTTTTTAGATATTCATCAATATCTTCATCTTTGAGGTCACCAATAACAATCTTATAAGTAACGCCATGTTTATTAAAATCAGGATGATTGCCATATGTTTCTTTCATCAACTTGTTAAGTGCCACTGGATTTAAATCAATGTTAGATGGAATAAGTTCCCACAATTGTTTACATCTTTCCAATGCTTGCTCATATGTCAATTCAAGACCGAATATTTCATGCATTAATTGACTTTCCGCTTCTTTATATTTTTTTAAATCATCCATTGTTTTTTAATTTATTTACAATTTCCTTAATTAAGGAATTGGTTAAACGTTTATTTTCTTCAGCAGTGGGTACGTTGAATAAGTTACCATAATGATACTTTCCATTAGTATATACTGCCAAAACTGGTTTCTTCTTTTTCATTGATTTAAGTTAAATAATTATAAGTCAAGAAAAGTGTTGCATAATGAAATACTTGATCCATTCCAATAATTGAAAATGCACCGAAATTTGGTATTCCAGTGTAATAAATATTATTGGCAAACAATTTACTTGTAATTCTGCTACTAATATAATCAATGATCGTATGGCATACAAATGTTATTGGAAAAAACCATAAAATTTTATATGTCCAATGCAAATCATACATATATATGTGTGGGAATGGATTCTCAATTAATTTTATAATTAAGAATCCAATCATAAACACTAAAGTATATCTAAACGTATGTCTCAATAATTCTTTATTGCTTTTGGATTTATTAAGTGCCATCCTATCATCTTGATACATGAAATCAGCAACGTAATGAATCAATATTAAAATAAATGCAATTAACATGTTTTAATTTAAAAATTATTTTATAAAGTATCTTCTATTGCCAGACCTTGACCAATTAAATCATATTCATCGTCTGATTTGAATATGATTGGTTTAACTTCTTTACCAAAGTTATATAAATAAAATGTTTTATTATATTTGTTCCCGATGTATATTTTACGTATGCTTCCATCAGGTGCAAAATCTATTTGTCTTAATTTACCAATCCGATAAACACGATACTTTTGTTTCATTTCAGATAATATTTCATACGAACTAAATCTGTCATATCCATCAAAAATTAAACCATTTTTCAAATCATTCTTTTTTATTTCTTCAATTGCTTTGTTATGGTCATAACTTTCATATTGAAATTTACAGCCACTAAACAATAATTTCCTGAGAATAAATTCAGGAATCAAAGGATTATCATTTGTAATTTCTATACTTGTCATTTCTTAATTTGGTTTTTTTCCCACTTTTTAAGCGATTTAAGAGCCAATAAATGCTTTTCAATCTCACCGTTGATTCCCGCATTTTCCTTGTCAAAAACGTCCATATGTGGCTCACAAATGGCAATTGCACTCCTGAATCCTGCCAAGAAACTATTAACGTCTCTGCGAGTATATTTGTAATATTCTCTCTCGGCTACGCCTGTTCCATGCATTTGCATTTCTTCCCAAAGCCTATCAATTTTATATCTTTTGAGTCTGACTCTAATGTGGTCGGGATTACTTGGGTCATACTCACAACTTTTTAGGACATAAATTAAATCATCATAATAAAATTTATCTCCTTCTTTTAGTTCGTATAATTTATATTTTTTACCAATCATTATGTCACTGTGTATCATTATGATATTATCTTATATCCAGCAATTTACGGAAATCATTTAACATAGAATCTCTACCTTTTCGGTAACTTTCTTCAATGCAATTTTGAATTTTGATTTTCATTAATTCAGGTTTGATGTTCTTTAGGATTAAACTATCCAAATAATTTTGGAGTTCAATTTCATCACGTTTTGCTACGAGATTTGCAATTTTTTCACCTTCTTTGGTGTCTTTCATAACAGTCATGCTTGTATCACAAATACAATCGCTAATCCAAAAACTAACATTATTTTCGCTAATACTAACATTTATAAAACGTGGAAATATAACATATGCGCCAGTTCCACGTTCACCTTTACCAATTATAACATCATCCCACATAATCAAAAGATTTAATTTGATTGTTGTACGCAAAGATAATAAAAAATGTTACAAAAAAAAAGCGATAATTTTATTTTATCGCTTTTATTATGCATTTTTCCTTTTTCAGTTGTTCATGCTTGTTGAAATCCTTACATTTTGCACATATATCAATCGTATGACTACATGTTGAGCAGTTTAATTTATCCATATTAATTAAGATTTATTTCATTGAAAAGCATTAATGCTTTTTTAGTTCCGTATAGGCTTGTTAGAGAATCATATAATTCTTTCTTTGGTGTGGTGTTATATTCTTCTTCCATCAACTGAATTAATTCGTTACATTTAACCAATAATTCGTGTTGTGGTTTTACATTTGTTGTGCTTCCACTTACAACATTAACAGATTTTTTTGTTTTCGGTTCTGCTTTCATTTCGGTTTTTTCTTTTTGTGACCAACCAGACATGTTTTTGGCAAATGATAAATTATCCATACTTCAATATTTTTAAGTTTATATAGATATATACGTTAATACATTTAATAAAGTTACATCAAGCATCAATTTTTCTTGATACATATCCTCTGCTTTCAACTGGTACTGGTGTGATTTTTTGTGGATTGCTTAAATGATATCCATATTTGATACCTTTTATATAAAATGGTGAATCCGATGTAACCAAATGTTTATCAATATCAGCATCAAATGCCTGTGCGTTATCATAAACAAATTCATCGTCAATATCAACGAATCCAACAAGCATTGCTTTCTTATTTTTGCCAGTGCTTACGATTCCAACTCTCTTGCCAACATATGGTCTTAATGTTGGTGAATTTCGGGTTTCAATTGTTTTCTCACCATTGAGTATTTGTTGACTAAATGGTTGTGCATCATCGTTTATGTTGATGCCGATTTTTCTTTCTTCACTAATGCTTCTTAATCTTTCGCCAAAACCTGCCATAGTTGGACTTGAATCATCCAATCCTTCGAAATCGGTAATTACTTCGTTAATTATGTCAGATAGTTTCTTTTTCATTTTAATATTTAATTAGTTTATTAAATTTAGTTAAATGCTCTTGTAATTGTTTGTGATATTGATAAATGCTATCTTCAATAGAATTTAAAGAATCCCTCCCATACATATTTCCCTTTTTATAAATTACATCAGATATTTTATCGAGCATATTTAATTTCTTATAGATGTTCATATCGTCATAATCCAATTGATTTTCCATGAAATATGGTAGCATGTTGGTATAGTATTTCTTTATAATTCCTTCAAAACCATTGTCAATGGCATATTTTACTTCACTTGAGGTTAGACTTACATTTTCACCTCTCCTAATGGCTGCAAGTTTATTTTGTATTAATGGTTTTAAATTTTCCCCTCTTTTAATTAACATTCCATATTCCATATCAGACATCTGATTTTGTTTCTTTCTTTGGGATAACTTTAATATGTCAACATCATTATCTTTAAGGAAATGTAGTATAGCATGTTTTGTTTCAGGTAATAATTTAATATTTGACAAATATACTTTTTCAAGCAATTTAATTATTTTATCTGAATTAATTGCTAGTCTAACTCCAGAGTTTTTAAGTATATCGAAATTAATTTGAGAAATATTGTAAATATTGTGTAGTGCAATCGGAATTACGTTAATTTTTTCAGTGCCAATGTTTTCTCTATATCTTTGAACGGTTATTTCGATATTTTGGAAGTAATCAAATAAAACGTCTAAATTTGTTTCACTACTAACATTATTTAATTGCTGTAAAAAAATTGCAGCAGGGACTCCTTCATAATTATAGACACTATTATTAAATATTTTATCATTATATATTTTATTATCTGCATCTACATTTTTTTTAAAATTATTATTTTTTAACACATTACTTACTGCTGAAGTTAAGGATGTTTCATATCTCTCTCTGGAATTTATTTCAACTACTTTGGATTTAATTCCGATATTTTCCAAATAATTAATAGGTTTTGAAAATTGTCTATCGTATCTATCGTGTGATGCGGTGACATTATTTTCAGCATCCATTGTAAAAGCAATCATTTTAAGATGTGGTTCTATTTCTGGATTAAAGTTAAATAAAAAATATTGATAATTTTTTCCGTTTTCAGTGTAAGAATCAAACATGTTTTCGTCTCCTACAATGCACCAAGATTTACTTCCAAGTTCTTTACTTGCAGCATACTTTAATATTCTTGCTAAAATAATATTATTTTTACTATAAAGTAATTTAATTTCATCTTTAGACATTGAATTGATTTTATTTAAAACGATATCGTATTTAAATCCAATTTTCATGTCTTCAACAAATTCTGACAAACTATCTTTGAAATCTTCTATGTCATCGAATTTATTTACTTTTCTTAAAAATTCTTGTTGATCGGCTTTATTTAATCTATTGAAATATTCGAGGTTATTTAATAAATCTTCATCTATGTTATTGGGTAATTGTTCCTTAACGAATTTATTTGTTATTTTATCCAAAAATTGTTTAAGGCTTTGTCTTTTTGCAATGGATGCAATATCAGTCTTTAATTCGTCAACACTTTCGTAATTATTTAATTGTTTCGGTAAACTGGTTAATACGTTTTTATTGTCAACAAGAAATTTATATATTTCTTCAGCCGTATTATAACTAAAAAAATTACTGTTGTTTAGCAGTAATTTAGTGATAAATCCTAAATACCCAACATTATTATTGGTTACAAGCAATGATTTAAATTTCTGATAATCAGGATTGTTAAGGTCGATGTTGTGTACCTTTAATAATTTTTCTGCTTGTTGAACATTTTCTATAATAGATGACTTCATAATAAACACTATATAGAATAAATACTTACATGAAAGTGTTTGGCTTTATTCAATATAGTTTTTGTTTTTAACTTTAGCCGCCATAAATAATTGATTATCTAGTTCAGACACATAAAATAATTCACCATCGTTTACATGGTAATCATCATATGACATTTTGAAAACACTATGTGCTGTCAATAAAGTATCGACTTTAGGTGTGCAGAAAATAAGTAATTTAAGTTTTAAATCAGTATTGTTATAAAATACCCATCCCTCATAAGGAGTTTCTTTTTCACATGAAAATGCGAAAAGAACAAGTATAATTGTAATTATCTTTCTCATCTTTTAATATTATTGAAGCCATTCGCTGTAATTTCTTTTCTGATACATAATAAAAGGAATAATTTCTTTTATCTTCTCAGGATGATAAATATCTGTCTTACCTGCATATTGACACATATTAATAATTTCACTAATATCATCAATTTCTTTTGGTGCTACTTTGATAATTTTCTTATATGATTCCCAATATTCGTCTTGTTCACAAAGCAATTTCCATAAAGGCTCAATATCTTCTTCTTTTTCAACTAATATTACGCCTTCATGTTTTCTAACCCATTGGGTATCACCAGTAAATTCTTTTGGTCTAATTAAAATTTTCATATCAGTATAAATCTTCGCTATGTAATTTATTTCCTCTAACATCGTCAATATCCAATACTTGCTTGGCTTTCAATGCGATTTTCAATGCTTCTTCCCTGTTGACGAATTTACCTTCGGAAGTTAAGAAACCTTGATGTTGTGGATTTCTTGATATATCTTTGGATTGCCATAAAATATTATGATGTCTATGACCACAATAAATTAATGGTTGTCCTCCCATATCAACATCTTTGGGGTCATGTATTGCACTGCAAAGGATTCTTAACATATTATCTTTCAGTTTCTTGTCCACATTTAGAACATACGAAATTATCTTCATACATACCCGATGAACTGAATAGAAATGTATGAACACAATTTTTTCGAATTTCATTTAATTTAGAACCAATGCCACGCAATTTCCTTTCAGTTGTGCGATATTCTTCTTCCAGTGCAATTACTTCAAGATTGTCATGTCCAGTATATTGCACGTTACGATTATAAGTGGGGAATTTTCTGTCGCTCATATCATTTTTGAATTAAATTAAAATTTACAATTTCTACAATTTTATTGTATTCCTTATTCATCATTGCTAAATCTGTTGTGTAAATTTCATCAAAGGTATAACCTTTTGAATCTAAAACAGATACAATGCCAATATATCTTTTGTTCTTATAAAAATAATCTCTTGGAGAATTACGTTTGGTTGGCTTATGTTTCTGTACCATTGACCATATTTGAAAGTCTTCAGCATCTTTGCAGATTACTGCAACAATTTTACCCATTTTATTCATTTCTTTCCGAATTTTGCTATAACATTTTCTGCCTTACTCATATCACCACGATATGAAAAATGATGTCGGGAATCAAGCAATTCTTGCAATGCTTTTATGGTTTCAGGATGTTCTTTAGCCAGTTTAGTCTCTCTACAAGCAACCTTTATTAACCACTGGTATTTCTTCGTTTCACTATCACGTTTTGCTTTTTCACCTTTTTTTTGTGCAGTTGAAAGCATTTTACGATAGTCTTTGTTGGCACGTATTTCTTCTTCGCTTAAACCAGTTTTTACTTTAAGTTGTCTAAGCACTTTTGCTTCATCCTTATTTGGATAATGCTTGGTTGGATCATGGGCAATCTTACCTGCCTTTCTTCCTGAAACATAACTACCATTATAGTAGTCTTCTTCTTCATATTCTACAAAAAATCCCATGACTTTATTTATATTTAACCCATTTTTTAATTAATTCCTTATCACTTCGTTTATCAAGCGGAAATGAATCAACTTTAACAAATCCACACCATCCTTTGAGTGGCATGATGTATGCTTCTTTCCTCTTACATCTTTTACAAATTCTTTTCGATGGATAAGGTACTAAATTGTTTCGCCAGTTATGACCGAATATGCTACATATTAAACCCATAATATTAGTTTTAATACAAATATACGTATAAAATCTAGAATATGTTACATTAATTCTTGCAGATTTTGAAAAGCACAGGCAATCCACTTTCAGATACTGGTCTGTTTTCGTCAACAAAATATTCAGTCCCAAGTTCATCTAAATTAAAAGTAACCAATGTCATGGTATCAATTTCAGTACCATCCTCAGTTACAATATATTCATCGTTATCAACAAGACCATAGAATATTTCATCATTTTCCTCACGTTTTCTTCCAGATGTATATGTTTCAGGAAGAAAACCAAGTTCTTTCAGATTTTCGATAATTCTGCCTTCACGTTTTTTATTAATTTTTTTGGCGTTATCACGTTGAATTTGAATCCAGTCAGTTTTCATATATTTTTAATTTAAAAATACATCCTTAGTTTTTTATGTGTTTTAAGTAGTTTCTTTTCCAACTTTTCAATTGAAAATTCTTTATTTGAAACACATTCAGTTATTTTACAAACGGTTATCCATTTGCTTCTGCGTTTGAAGAAACAGTTGTATCTAACTAAATACTGTAATTCCAGTATAACAGTAACGTTATTTATGTTATCATTACATCCACCGTTTGGATTAATGTATTCGAAAATTCTGCTTCTGCTGTTTAAATCTTTAATTCTTATTGCCATATTTTTATGTATACGATTAGTCTGTATAAAAAAAGTCACTTGATGATAAGGTGGTATAGATAAAGACAAATTCACCGACAAAAACACAGACCTCTCTCCACATCAAGGGCAAAGACAAATACTAAGTCTTGTTTGTGAACCAATTATCTCGAAAGTAACTTGTTTCACTACATGGTCTTTTTGTGAAAAGCCATAAAAAACTTTAGTTTTGTGGAAAGAGCGAGAAATGTGCCACTATGGCGAACCATAGTCTAGCGCATCATAAATTAACTTGTCGTTAAAGAATAAATTTCTTTATAGTATATTATTTAGAACCTTATCACCAAGTGTGAAGAAAGATAGACTAGGCTTGTGCTTTGTCTATCTCTCACCTTAGTATTTTATTCTTCTGTTGAAGATAATTGACTCAAGAAAGTATCAACCGTTTCTTGGAAACGTGCATCAACTTTGATTCGCATGGAAGCGATTTCTTTGATCTTCGCCTGACGATTCTTCTCAAACTCATTACGAGCCTGTTGAAGTGCTTCGCCATACGCTTTCACTGCGTTTTGGTACTCAGTGCGCAGAACTTGATTCTGCTTTTCTGCATCAGCAGATGCATCGGCATTCACCTTTGCAATACGTGCATTTTCCTCTGTCGTAAGGTTCTTAACCTTCGCCTTGAAGTAATTCACGGTCTGTTCATGCTTTCTATGAATTGCTGCGAATTCTTCATGAACATTAAGCAATTCTTCTGAAGTGTGATGCACTTTGATTTTGACAGGCGTTTTCACACCATCTTTAATTGTCATCCATTCAATGGATGGGATGGTCGGGAGTTCGCTCCTCAACCTGTCAAGAGGGGAACGTTGGTGAATGAACTGACCAACATGGGAAGCATATGCTTCTGCTTCAGTATACTGAGCAATCTCAGCAACCGTAAGTTGCTCCCAACCAAAGGTTTCGTCAACCTGCGGTAAGACCTCTGCCTTTACCATTTTGGGTTCAACAGGCATTTCGCCATCCCAAATAGCCTTTTCCAACTTGGCTTTGATAAGCATTTCATCCTTTGCCTTGATGTTTTCCATCAAGAATGCCTGACAAGCATGAAGTTTACACTTTTCTTCAATCAAGCCAACTACGTTACTAGGCAACCTAACGCCTTTGACCGTAACATAGTCAGTGCCATCAACCTCAACACTTTTTTCATAGTTGTTAACGGTTGACAACAAATTTGTGATTTCACCTGCTCTTTGATTACAAAGATTAGAGATTGATTGTGCTTGGGAAAGGCTAAGACCTTGGTTCGGGGTGAGTGAATTTTTCTTCATGATTTTCAGTATTAAATTTTACAGTTATTATTTAATCAAATTTTCTTCGACAAATCTAATTCATTTTTTTATATCCTGCAAGAGTTTTTCAAATTATTTTTTATTTTTTTTGAAAATAAAAAATGGTTCATAGGATTCATTGTATGCAGGTCTACCATATTCCACCTTCCAACCTGCATTACGATATATTTCTTCGAAATCCATATAGTGTTTATCAAAAATTTCATGACGTTTAATTTGAAAATCTTCTTCATTATATCCACTTATTATGGCACTTAGATATCTGTTTATGATTTCATCCTGTTTAATAGTTGCTCTACTACCATCCCATTTTTCAACAATTAATTCATTAACTGCATTAATGATTTCATCAGGAATTTGATTAAGTTTCAATTCTGTAATATCTTCAGGCTTGATAGGTAATACTTTATTTTCCATTTTTTAATTTATATTAGTAAACATATAATACGGTTCATACATATTATCAACAGGTTCAATTTCAGCAATATATAAAATTTCCCAATAATCTTCAAAAAATTCTTCAAATGCCAACATGCCATTGGCTTTTTCATAAATTGCTTTACGTATTTCACGTGTATCATCCTGACCAGTTACTTTCAAGTATTCAGCAATTATTTCAGATTCTTTGATAACAGCAATACTAACATAGTCATCATAATTTTTCCTCAATAAATTATTAACCGCCTGACACATCAATTCTCTTGATAATATTTGCAGACCTTTAACAATTTCTTCAGCCTTAATCGGTTTTATTTCCATAGAATTTTAATTAACAATATGTGTAATACCATCCCAAGTTGTGATACTCAAGTAATTCAGGATATTTTTCCAAAAAACCATCAATCACTGGTTTTGCTTCTTCGTCATTCATATGAAATGTTGCACAACGAATGTTTTCGATTATTTCTTCAAGTTGTTCAGTGCTCATTTGAATTTGATTTTAATTGTATCGGTAGGTATGGTAGAATCCTCTAACCAAGGTGATTTAGTCCATACAAACGTGCTATCGTTTATTTTTCTAATTCTTACATCACCATTGAGTGCATACACTTGTCCTTGAGCATAGCAATTTTCCATTGCTTTCTTAACAGCAGTTGCAAGTTCATATGCTTCTTTACGAATTTGTTCATCCCTTTTTTCGCTGACTTTATATGCAACGAAAAATATTGCCAATAAGATAAAACATAAGATAATGAGTTGAAATTTTGCACTTCTATCCATAATAAGTTTTATTTGATATTTATTATACGAAAGATAAGTTGAAAAGGTTACAGAAAAAGTAAATTATTTTTCGTTGTGTTCTCTTTGATATCTAATATATTGAATAGTACCAGTAATTGCCACAAATCCAAAAATAATCGTACAGATGAATCCCCATAAGTTATTATTGGGTTCTACCATTGTCATATATGCTGAGTAAATATATATGATTAAACATACTATATATATGCAAATCCATAAAATTTTCATGTAAAATAGTGTTTATCATATAAATACTGGTTTTAATTTATTTATCCAATAATAAGTTCAGTGCTTCTTTTAGCAACGCAAGATGTTTCTGTTCTTGCAATATGTATTCATTTATGGTCATGTTAAGATGTTTTTCATCTATCTTGAGCATATAATGAAGTTCTTCTTCTTTTTCCATGACAATTTTCATCAGTTCAGTAGTCTTTACGTGATGAACTTGTCTCATTCTATTTTTTATATTCATTTCAGGTATTTTCTTAAAAGTTTTTTTGCGTTTAACCTGTCTCTCTTTTTACTTTTAACAGTACCGATTTCAACCTCCCACCAATTTACCCAACCTTTTCGTGGGTGATTATCGGTATAGTTGTAAAGCAACTTGTTTCTTAATCCGTATGGTTTCATTATACAAATGATGATTTCATGGTTCTGATTGCCTGAATTTCATCAGGTAATATCATTGCAGTAAAACCGCTTGATTGATAGAAATTAACCTCATCCCCATCTTCATCATATTTGCCATCTTTTAATCTCTTACAAAAAACACGATGACCATCAGGATAATAATCATTAAACATTGCCATACCACCGCCTTCATAAGACGTTTTGATTACAACGAATTCACCGCCTTCAAGAACAAATTCTTTTGGAGTGGGATTGGGAAGAATTGCATCGATGAATTTCGTTGCAGTTGCGTCAGACATTTTATGTCCAAGACGAAAATCAAATGAATGAATAATGTCTTTCACCAAAGATTTTTTATCGGATTCAATATGCGTTCTATTGAAATGCCTTTCGCCAATTTTAATCTCGTGATTGGTTAACTCATCGCTTAATGGTTTATTGCTATACACAAACATTGCAGGAATTTTTCCATACACTTTCATTCCATTTTCAAGTTTGATAACATCACCTTCCTTCAGTAAATTTTTCATATCAATTTTTATTAAGTTATATTGATTATACGTAAATGAATTATAAATTGTTACAAATTAATTTTGCGCATTCAGGACATCTGCCAGTCAAATCTGCAATTGATATGTTAATATCAATTTTAGCAAATCTTTCGTTTGATTTTAAATGTGATAGGTCTGGTTGTGTGTATGGTGAGTTATGATTATAACCCCTGTTAAGCATTTCCGCAACTAGATCATCATGTCTTTTCTGCATACTTTCAGGTTCAATCTGAACGACTGGACTTATGCGTTTTGCAATGCTATGCTTCTTCTCAAAATTGTGTTTATGCTTGTGAATCTCATTGTGTTCACCAAGCAAATGATTTCTGCACAATAATTTCGGATCAACTCCCCACATTCTCATAATAAGTAAATTTTTGTTAAACTTACCAATTATACGTAACAAATCAACTAAAGGTTACAAATTAATTGCTCATATTTATATTCAGTAATTTGCATCTTATCATCAAGATAACCTACGATATTAACACTTGATTCACATTCCCATCCACCACTGTAATAGTCTTGGGTTGTTTCAAATACAACATCAACCACCATATAGTAAGTATATGGCATTGAGTACCTTTTCATATCATCGTCAGTATGTGGCTTGAATACTGAGAGTAACTTTTTAAAATCATAATCATTGAATAAATCTTCAATACCAACATTTGAAATTTCTTCCTGCAAAATACTGTCAAACGTTCTTAAATTAAAAAGAAGACAATTTTTGGGGTTTTTAACATAGTCTAAGCCAACAAATTGAAGAAAATAGTCAGCATTCATTGGCTGATTATGTTGTCCCTCATTGGTATTAATCGTATACTCTGGAAGTATGTCCCCAATACTATTTGGTTTTTTTCTACCTTCTTTTAATTCAAAAATATAGTTTTCGGATAATTCATATACCTCTACCGCCAATAAACATCTTACTGTGCTTGTACCTTCTTTCCTTAACATGATTAATATTTTTTAATGTAATAAAAATTCAATTCTTCAGAATTACCATAAAATCTACCATCATCAGTATCTAAAACACAAATGATGTTTAATAAAAGATGCATTTTTTGATTATCAGTAATGTCAGGAACAACAAGCGGTTCATTATTATCCGACACATCAAATACCTTACCAACAACCATTTTTTTTCCATCACGACCATTGAAAGTATGTGCTTGAATATCTCCGCTACATTTCTTTATAATTTCTAAATCATATGGTAATAATACACCATACATAAAACACTGCTTACTCATATCTTTTTGATAATTAAATTTAATAAATTTCCAGTGATTCCACCACTAACTGGTTTAAAACCAAGGGTATCTAAAACAGCATATAATTCATAATCCCAATCACATTCTGTTAATTGATTGAAAAATCCAGTATATCCCCTATCATTTTCATCAACAATTCCCCAAAAATTTTCATCTTTATTTTGAACTGTCATGATATTTGCGGTGAATATGAAATATCCTCCCTTTTTCAATGCATGATATCCTTGTCTAAAATAGTTAAATCTATCTCTTTGTGAACAGTGTTGCAATACATTCACAGCGTATATAATATCAAACAAATTTTCATTAAGTAGATAATCAGGAATGCCACTTTTATCAATTTCAATGAAATTCTTATATTTTTTCAAGTTACGTGGAATGATATAATCAATGCCAAAATAATTACATCTGTCTTTGTATTTGAAAAACATATTACCATATCCAAAACCAATTTCCAGTAGATTTATTTTTTCTTTGGAATTTTCGATTTGTTCATCTATAAATTTAATGAATCCAAGTCTTTCGGGAATGGTAAATGTATTGTTGTTAACATCATCAATTGTTTTGCTTGGCTGACCACATACACTTAATTTTGGAAAACGTTTTCTGCATTGAACCCAAAAATCCTTGTTGTCGATATTATTCGGATGAAATCTGTCAATTGCTTTTTGATTTACAATTATCCTATTTTCATTTTCAGCATTACCTAAACCTTCAACATAGAGTGTAGTTATTGAATTTGTATAAACTTTGATAGTTTTTTCTCCAACTGGTACTTTTGAAGCATATTCATCTTTTGCTAATGAAAGAGATTTGATGAAATCCAATGATTCAATATAATTTGGAAATACATATGGTTTCTTACTCCTACTTTTTTTTGCTAATTTATATTTTTTCATCGGTACACATTTTTTTAAGTTCTTCCCAAGTTGGTTGTGTGTTCTCAGGTACGAAAAATTCAATACCACTGTCAATATCTGTTAGAAACCAGTTAGGATCACTTCTATCAATATATTTTAAAACTGGTTTATCATCAATCATATGAAGATATGCACTATCATATGGTGCACCATCCATAATGAAATGGTCAACAGATGATGAAAAACTAACAGGGAAACTTTCCTTTGCATTGGCAAGTGTCTTGTTAAGATTATACCAATCTTTAATAAAGTTACCTGATTCAAATAGAACTATTTCCTTATCCACTGAGAGGGAAACCTTCTCATATCCTAGATTTTCTTCGTTTCCCTCATCATATATTATGGTAACAAATCCTCTTTTCATTATTTAATCAAAATTTTTAAATTCTGACAAATCCCAACACTCGGCATAATCCAACAGATTATCAGGTGAACCAATGCATTTCATTTCGCCAACCTCATCCCTGTTGGTCTTTTGTTCTTCCCAAATTCTATTGAGTTGGTCTTCGCTGAAGAAACCCATTGGAAATAATTGACGTGAAACCACATCCAATGTAATTAAGGTATTTTCAGGAAGTTTAGAATGTAAGTAGTATGCATGCATAACTGCACTACCTGCTGATAACAAGTGTTGTGCAATTGCAATGAATGCACCAAGACTTATTCTAAGTGTGGTCATGTGTTTCAATCTTGATAGAAAGACTTGCATTTGAAAACCTTCAAGCAATGGTTTGAAATGCTTAAATATTTCCGAATTTTTATCGAGTTCGTAAATATCCGTACCAATTGCTTCGTCTTTTGACATCAATAGTTTCATAAAAACCATCATTTCATCACTATCCATTTCAGTGTGTGGAGTGTGCTTTTCAAAAATTTTTTTCAGTCTTTCTTTCATGATATATGTTTTTATTTGTTATACGTAAAGTGGAATGAATTTGTTACACGGCATTTTCAATTCTTTTTAATTTAAAATTGTAAATTTTTTCTTTGACAAGATAATTAAAATATTTATAATACGCAGGTATTCTTTGAAAAAAATTCAACTCTTTATCAATAAAACGATCTCTGAAATCATAAAACAGTTGAAAAAAGTAAGGTAACTCTTTCATAATCAACATATGTGCATATCTATCAGCATCTTTTTCATCATGATCACTTCCTTTTTCTTTTACTGCAAAATGATGCCCAAGTTCGTGAAAAAATGTAGAATAATAACTACCCATATCATTTAATCTCAAAGTATCAGTTAATAATATTCTTGGATATTTATATTCTTCGATTGGAACATACTTTTCATTATTTCTTTTGCAGTATTCTTCGAACGTTATGGAATAATATTCTTCAATCTTGCGTCTTGATTCTATATATTCTTCCAATACTTTGGTATGAGTTCCCATATTAGCATCATGAATATAGATATATTTGCCAATTGCCCAATCATCTTCATTTGGAGTTTTTTTATTAATCTCTTTGGATGATTTGTAAAGCACAGTAATACCTTCTTCAGTACAAATTCTATCCAGTGTATCTTGGAGTAGTTTCATTATTAGTGGATGCTTTTTATATTTATAAAATATAAATGAAACTTCCAATTTCAACATCATAATTGCTAATAAAACGAATACAAATAAAATTAAAAGTATTATAAGCCATACGTTAATTAAAGTTCCCATGATTTAAATTTTAATCGTTATCACAATTTTCTGTAACATAATATTGATACGCAATATCAAGATTTGCCATTAATAATTCAACTTCATAATCTGTTTGAGTTGCCAATACCACAATACCTCTTTTGGTATTTTTCACCGCTTGTTTGAGCAGTCCATAATTATTGTATGTTTTATTCAAACCCAATACAATTGTCATTACGTTTGGTGATTTTCCCACTTCAATCATTGGTAAACTTGAATTGAATGGAACTAATTTCTTATATGGTGGATCAATGAGATTTTTATCAATATCATAAACAAACACATCTGACAATACAAAACGAATCTTATTTATTGGAACACCATTGTTAAGCAGTCTGTTCTTGCAAAGTTTGATTATTTCTTTTTCTTTCGAAGAATATGCTTTTTGCGTAACTTCGATTGTAAAATAATCTCCACTAACTTTCTTTACGAATTTGACGAAAGGGAATTTAGATGTGAGAACAAACATGATATTATTCAATTAAATCGTTAAACCATATGTAGTCATTCTGCGACTTATCGCCAGTGTTATTGTCACAGTAATAAAATTTTAAATACAAATCTAAAATGTCTTCGTCAATTAATTTATTAATTAATCTGTTGGCACGTCTTTCTGCCTGAGACCAATCACCACACCTCTTACCTCTTGACCAAGCATTATATGCATCGTCATGGAGTTCAATTACAGTGAGAACACCATCGCTAACTTGAAATTTCTCTGCAAAATTTCTTGCAATCATTCCATGATGATTATCACCAGTTTTGGGTTGATTACGATCTACCTGATGCTTGAAAGTATCATGCAACATCGCAATTAAACGCAAATCTTCATAATCTTCATCATCTTTGTAGTACTTGTTGATGTTATCCAGTACCTCTTTTATGTGATAGATTACCTGTCCTTCAATATGTCCTTTTCTTGGTTGTCCCCAATTACATCCAATAATAAAATCTTCTTCATTGCAAATTGCAGTTTCAATTTCATTATTAGGCTTTATTATATTTAAAATTTCATGATTTTTCATTTTTCAATATATAATTATCGAATTTTGGATTATTACTTAAACACCTATACTTAATCATTGATGGAGATGTTCCTAATTTTTTTGCAGCACTACCATATGATGGAAATTCCTCATTATCTATTATTACTGGTATGTTTTGTTTTCCAAAATATTTTCCACTATGAAAATTAGACATTTTTCTTTTAGATTCATCCGAATGTTTTTTATTTTTAAAACTACCATTACCATCAACACATCTTTTTTTAGTGTCTTCACTAATTTTTCTTTTCATTTCATTGGCTTTTTCCACACCATACATTTCTTCATATGTTTTACCTTTGCTGTGTACAGAATGTGTTTTAAAATATTCACTGAGTTTTTTACTTAAATGTGCTCTATGTTCATCAGATACAATTACGTGTTTCTCAATTTTTGATTTACTTATTTTTTTAAAAATTTCTTCTTTATTTGGGTGATTACTAAAATCATTACCACCAGTTGCAATAGTATTTATATTAAATCCATATTTTCCGAATGGTTTAATTGTATCTAAGTAAAATTGCTCAAATTTTTTGAGTACTGATATATCGTTAACAATTTCAATAATTGTAAAAATAAATGTATTTTCACCATATTTATCAAATGCATTTTGCATTATAACATTAACATGTTTATTTGTTCTTAATTCATTTAAGTGCCTTTTCCACCTTCTATCTAAATCAACAGCAGAGCCAACATATGTTTTATTGTTTGCAATGCATTCTATTTTATAAATTCCACTTTTTTTCATTTTATTTAGTATGATATACTAATAAATACTTTCATTTCTTAAATTATCATACTAAATTAAAAATTCATAATTTGTTCTTTGTGAGTTCATCACGTACACGCATTAATGCTTTTCCTAACAAGTTCTGACCCAACCAGTTGGCTTCGTCAAGAACCTTATCGTCTCTCCAGTGTAAACCAATTCCCCAAATTGTATCAAAAGGACTTGCTTCCACAATTATTTTATCTTCTGTTGCAATTAAAAGTGCCCTATGTCTTATGTTTTGTTTGTATTTGGCATAATTAACATCAACCATTATATCATAAGACACTTTCGACCATTCTTCGGCATTGAAATTTTTAACCATTCTTCCCAATTCTTTACAGGTTTTTGGGTGAGGGGTTTTAATTATTTCTTCTGCTGTTTCAATATCGCCGAAATGCAATGCTTTTTCATACATGAATGCTTGTTCGGTGCTGTAAAAATTCAAATTTTTGTATTTGAATCTACAATCATCCCAATTGGAGAACTCTGAACCCCAAAAGAACACATATTTATCAGTAACTCTTTCCATGTTATTTATCTCTTGTATATTCTTTTGATTTTGCCTCCCATTTCTTGTTCTTTTCAAGCAATGCATCCAATACCTTATCGTATGGAATTCCTTTTAGTCTACAAGAAGCAAGTTGAATTGACAATATCACCTGTAAGGAATCTGCGCATTCTTCAATGAAATGTTCTTCATCATATGGTTTATGGGTGAAACCCAACAACTTAATTAATTCCTGAGAGAATTCCCCGAATTCTTCATTGAATTTCAATACCTTTTCAGGGATTGATTTACTATCCATTGCGTTAACCCTTTCGATATCGGCAATTACTTTTTCAAATTTGTTCATAATATATGATACGAATAATGTTTATATTTTGTTACAATTAATCTTCTTCGTAATTGAGACTGTTGTAATATTCAAGAATATCTTCGGGTGCAGGATAATATTCAAGTTTATTATCTCTTGCCAATTCAGTCAAACCAAATTCTTCATCGGTTTCAATTTCATTCATTAAAGATTCGACATCTGCTTTTGTTGGTTCATCCCAATATCCAACAAAGTGAACAACTGGAACACCTTCATCGTTTGCCATTTCGGGATGGACAACTATAATCCCATGTGTAAATTTTTCCATTATTAATCCAATTTAGTCGTTAATACTGTTGCGGTCATTGATGGTCTTGTTAATGCCACATATTTTATTTGATTTCTTTCCTTTAACACCCAATTGTCATTGATATCGTTCTCCATGACAAACACGTGAGAATATGTTGAACCTTGGCTCTTATGACCAGTTATTGCATAACCATAATCCATATCTTTGACAATTACATCAGCAGTGCTTCTATATAAGCCGCTTCTATATTTATCAATGGTTTTCATCAGAATATTTGAACGTCTGAACGCATAGTATTTATTCCATGCTTTCTTATTCCTTTTGCCCATATCCCTAAAGAAATCATGCAATTGAGCATAAAGATGCAAGTTCTCATGATCTTTGGTATCAATAATAAACACATCTTGAAACCTGAATTGACCACGTGCAAGGTTTTCCCTTAACTTAACATTATATCCATTAACACCAAAAGCATTGGTTTCTAATTTTGACTTATCAATAACAAGGTAGTCAGCAGAATTTTCAATGATATTATATCTTTGGTTCTCAGAACTTACACTCCTATAACCCATAAGAATATCGCCAACCTCCACAATATCTTTACCTTTGCCAATTAGTTCATCCCGAATGACTTTATTTGATGCTATGATTGTTTCGTTTTTCCAACCAATCACTTTGGCAAAATCGGTATCTTTCTTGAAATCATCTGAACTATACTTATCAAGAATCGCTTTGCGGAATTCTCTTTTGTCAACAGTAAAAATAACACCTTCGCTAAATTCATTCATGTTGCTTTTTCTTTCAAAGCCACCATCAATACGATTCAAATTGTTTCTCAATGCATCGTAAATATATGCAAGTGGATTTGTATCATTCTGCCTTTCAATCTTTTTGAGTTGATGGAATTGATGTGTAACATTACTGAATGCTACGCTTTCTTTTTCGCCAACAGGCGGTATTTGAGCAGGATCGCCCATAAACAATACTTTTGTTCCACTACCATTCGTTTTATCCAAAATAAGGTCGTATAATTCACGATTAATCATTGATGCTTCGTCAATGATAACAAAATTATAATCGGTGATTTTCGGAATTGCAATTGGATTAAACTTAGGATCGTTTGGGTTAAAATTATCCAAATCCACATCAGGTCTTAAACCAAGCAAACCATGTAGTGTTTGACCTTCTTTGTTGGTTGTGTTCATAACAACCTTCTTGGCTTTATGCGTTGGTGCTGAAACAACAACACCATAACGATAACCATCAAGAATTTTCTTAATGATTGTCGTTTTGCCTGTACCTGCGTAACCTGCCAACGTAAAAAATGTATTACCATTTTTGAGCCATTCCCTGATTTTCTTCAAACCATCGAATTGCTCATCGTTAAAGGTTATAATTTTTCCTGTCGGGAGTAATAATTGATTTTCATCTAATGTAGTCATGCCTGTAGTTTTTATTGAAATAGTTCAATGCTGATTTAATTGTTTCATCATGATTGAATGCCCATTCGTATGTATCACAATACGCATAAAAATCTAGCAATTTCATCCATTGAACACTTTCTGTTTCGTGACAAGTAAATGCATGAATATGAGAAGGAAATTTATCGGGTTCATTTTTAAAATCATAAACACTCACATAGAGCATAGAAACGTTTTGACGTTTATCTGCATTAGGATTATCTTTAATTTCAAACGGTTTACCACCATTATTAAAAATTAATTGGTCATGAATATCTGGAAGATATAAAGATGTTTCTTCATAAATTTCTCTTGTAACTGACTCATAGCCAGTTTCATTCCAATCAAGATATCCGCAAGGAACACACATTTTGCCTTTTTCATCCATCATTTTCATTGACCTTTTGGTCACAAGGACATAACTTCCGTGTTCGGTAAATGCGAATACTACACCAACAACAGCATTTGCTCTTGAAATCCAATAATCAATATTGGTACTAACACCATCTTGATTGGTTACTTTAACTTGAATCCTACTATTCGGAACGTTATTAAATTTAGGTGCTTCCATCTGTAATTTTTTTACAATTATACGAATTCTTTTTCGATTTTGTTACATCAATTTTGCTTTTTAATTCAGCAATTTCCTTTTTTTGTGCTAAAACCTTCTCTTTCAGTGACCAAATTCTCATACAACCTAAACGTTCTATTTTTAATTGGTCATCAACGCTCAGTTTTTCACATTTGGAATTGATTTTTGCGTTCTTTACAATTCTGGCATAAATCCTTCCGTTTGCGTATCTGTCACAGATGATTATACCTGCATGTTCAGGAACTTCGTCTTTTACTTTATCGTATAATTCTTTGGGAAATGCGTAATAAAATTCCTTGACATACTTGCTTTTGTGCTGATGCCATTTTTTAAAATCTGCTCTAAAATCGCTTACAGATATTTTAATCTCAACTTCTTTAACCAAATTGCTTTTGGTTAAAACGAACAAATCCATCTCATGCCCAAAATGAAATCCCCATGAAATATTAGGAACAATTATGTGTGTCCTGATATTAAACATCTTAGCGACTGCAATTTCTATTTCAGCAGTGGAAATTGGTTTTGATTTAACTTCAGGTTCTTTTGTTTTTCTGCCCATTAAATATAACTTCTAACAAAACCACCATCATTATATCCAGTACTTTTTAATTGTGCTTCCTTCAAAACAATTTTGGTTTTGGATTTGATTGCTTCTTCTTTTAAATCAAAATCAACTTCTTCTTTCTGATGAAAAAAGAATGAATTTTCTCCGCTATAATCAGGATGGTCATCAAATGATAATTCAACATTATAACCATTTTCTTTTAGCCATTTTTCTAATCGAAGCATCATTGTTGATTTTCCAACATTTGCAGTCCCTGCGATAATGATTTGTAATTCTTGTTCCATGTTTTTTAATTAAAATAAAGATTGATTTTTTGTGAAATTAATATTCACTTATAATTTTTTTCTAATTATACGAATTCTTTTTCGGTTTTGTTACAAACATACTAAACTTTTTTGAAACTGCAACGTATTTATATGTACATAACATATACACACAATGAAGAAAGAAAAAAAAATTTATTACACTTTCAGAATTCATTCTGAACAATTAGAATATCTTAGAAATAAAGCAATAACTGAATTCACAACAGTTACTCAATATCTCCTTGATTTAGTTAGCAAAGATATGAAAGAAAATAATGAGAAACAAATTAAATCTAAATGTAATGAATAAAATATGTGGAATATATAAAATTACTTCGCCAACTGGTAAGATTTATATCGGGCAAAGTATTGATTTAAATAAGAGAAAAGCATATTACAAAAATTTGCGATGTAAAAATCAAACTAAGATATATAATTCAATATTAAAATACGGATGGGATGCACATACATTTGAAATAATTCACGAATGTGATAAATCAGAATTAAATGAATTTGAAAAACATTATATTAAATTATTTGATGCATTTAATAGCATGCATGGTATGAACTTGACAAGCGGTGGAGATAATAATATAGAAATTAGCGATGAAACTAGAGTAAAAAGAATATTAGCCGCTACAGGAAAAAAACACACTGACGAAACTAAAGCAAAAATAATAGAATCAAATAAACGTAGGATTATTAGCGATGAAACTAAATTAAAAATGAGTATTGCTAATAAAGGGAAGAAACATAAAAGTCATACCGTATCTGAAGAATCTAAATTAAAAATGAGTATTGCTAAAAAAGGGAAAATTCTTTCAGAAGAACATAAACTGAAAATAAGTTTGGCTTGTAAGGGTATCACAACAAATAAAAGTCATAAACATAGTGAAAAAACAAAATTATATTTAAGCCAAATTAGAACAAGATATAAACATAAAACAGGTTACCATTATGGTAATTACGAAATATATAATAACGAAAATAAGTTAGTATATAAATTTAATGAACATTTTATAAATAAAATGAATGAACTTGGATTACCACCAAATACATTTAAAAAATCTTATCAAACACGATTAAAAATAAATAAGGGTAATTATTTAAATTGGTATGCAATAAAATTATGAATTATTTTATATGCGTATATAATTTACAATTTTATACATTAAATTATTTTTACTTTCAAGCCATTCAGTTGATTTGATTTCTTTGAAATATTTATTTAATTTATCTATAGGAAAATATTTTAAATTTTCACCAGATATTCTTTGGTCAACAAATGTGATTATTGCTTCATCACACTGGTCAATAAGTGAATCATACACCATCGCACCACCTGCAACATAAATTATGTTGGTATTGGTCATGACCTTTGATGCAGTGAGCATATTCTCAATGCTTTGAAATTGGAAAACGTTCTTTCTTCTGTTTTCAAAATACACACCGCCGTTTAAAACGAAATATCGTCTACCTTCCAGTGCTTTTTCAGGCAATGTTAAATAAGTATTATATCCAACGATAATAGAACTACCCATAGTGGTATTCCTAAAGTGTTTAAAATCTTCAGGTATATGCCAAGGTATTTCATTATCAACGCCAATAACCCCATCAATGCTGACTGCGGATATTGCTATTAATTTAGGTTTATTCATTAATTAAAATTTATTGATTATATATTGACTTGTAGTGTTTTCGCAATTCCGATAATGAAATTGGTTTACTGATATATACTTTATTTTCCTTGTATAATTTATATATTGTTTCAGCATAGCAGTCATCGAAAACCTTGAGAACTTCCTCTTTCCAACAAGTTGTGCAACTTGGGTCTATCATCATTTCGCTCAAATATCGTAAGCCAACTCTCACAATATCGGTTTTACAAACATACTTAACTTTGAATTTTGTCCATTCATTAGCACACTTTTTGCAATGATTAACTGGAAGCGTAACTATTGAAAGTGTGGAGTTTACATTACCAAATCCAAATGTAAATGACCCTCTAGTATTTGCATTGCCAGTGACGTAACAATAATTATCTACAATAAATTCTTTACGTGCATGACATTTAGGACAAACATTATCATGTACTTCTTTTGACTCTTTTTGATCTTCCCATTCACTATTGGCAATAACGTTACATTTAGACAGTACTTTTTCCTTATCGGCATTAAGTAATGTTTTCTGTTGTTTCGTAAATCTGCCAAATAATTTAAGAAAATTCATAATTAAGCCAATTTTTTATCTTTTATCAATCCACGTAAGAATACATTTTTAACACCGCCAACAAAACGAACCCATTCCTTGTAATACTCAGGAAACATTTCTTGTAATCTCTCAGCACTCTGTGATTTAATTAAATCATAATTTTCAACAGGCATCGCTTCCCTTGCATCAGGAGACATTTTAATATGGACGATGTAATCCCAAAAATCAGGATAGTCTTCCTTATTAAATACTCTCTCATCTACAATAAAACATAAAGCAGTCAATGCATTATTTAAATCTGGTTCGTGAAAAAATGCAAACTCAATGTCGTTATCTGATAGTGAATCACCAATTTGATTCAATGTTCCCAATGGATTTCCTTCGTGATCTCTTTCATCATTAGTTGTCCCACCATTCAAAATAATCCATGTTTCATACCTCTGTATGAAATCCCATACCTGATGTTGTGGATTATTCATACCAAATCTATGGGCATATCTTAAAGCACAGTGCCCACTCATAATACCCTTGTATATGTCGCTAATATTAAAAGGAACAAAGAAATACATCCTATATTCTAATTCATCATTCATATAATTTGTTTTTAACTAATGTTTTACTCTTATTTTATTTTTTTGAAATGCAATTATTGGTATTCCATTATCATATATACCTTCGCCAATTCTAAACCCAGTTGGTAAATGCTTTGAAATTATCATTTGATACATTTCAGATTTTTGTGCATCAGACAATAAATCATTACCCATTTTCGATTCGGAATGTAACACATATAACGTATTTTCATTATGACTTGTTACGTATTTTTGAATAATTAATGAAACTGTTTTAATGATTCTCAATAACTCGCTCAATGTCGTCTTCTTATACTGTGTAGTAACTCCTTCAACAGCGTAGGCTAAATTAATAGCACCGTGATTTAAATTAAAAACTGGTGGTAGATTAATTAACTCTGCATTTGCGTTTTGTGCATAAACTTCTACTTTTGCACCGTCATCTAATTTGAAATCACCAATTAATTTAATACCATTACTTACTGACTGAGCATCGTTATCGTAATACGCAAAGTCATAATTTGAAATATTATTGAAATCAAAGACCTCATTAAGTTCTTCATTAATAATATGAAGTGCTTTTAATCTATCGATTTTCATTTTATTCTTTTCTATCAACTAATTTATCTTCGGGTAACCATTCGGTTACACATTCGTTTTTCTTCCCAATATTTTCACGCCACATGACAAGATATTCTGTCTTGAAAAACCTTTTACGTTTCTTACCCAATGCAACTGCTTTGAATGCTAATACTGGATAAAATTCATACCACAATAATCTTCTTTCACATGTGGTGGTTTTTAATTTAAAAAAATCAAACATGTTAATTTCCAAATTTAAGTTTTTCAAGTTTCTCTATTTGCTTTTGCAATGATGCAATTTTGCTTGTGAGCATAATATCGGCACGAATCATTGCTTTTTCTTTGGTATCATGAAAATCATTTCCGTGAAAGTATTCATTACAATATTTTCCCTTACAACTTAAAAATTTTTTACCACTAATGGAATCAACCAATTCGCCCTCTTTTTCTAAAATGCCTTGTGTTAAGACATATTTTGTAATGTAAAATTTCATATTTTTTAAATTAAGAATTAATTCTCATTCCATTTACGTTTTGGCAATAAATCAGAAACATCTTCCTTTTGAGACATTTTTTTCTCAAGTTTACGCCATTCTTTATCAGACATATCTTTCTTCCAATTATCCCAAAATGTATACCATTTCCAATAATCGCCATTTGCTCTGTCTTTTGCAGATTCAGGGTCAACTCCAAATTTGGATAATTGTTGAAGACATAATTGTTGTATTTCACTGACTTTCTTTAATGATTCTTCTATTTCAGGAGTCATTGGATATCTGTCATGATGAATATCATGATTTGTTCTCCAAATATAAGAACCAAATCCATCAATCATAAAATATAATGCATATTCTGCATAATTTTCGATTTCTTTCTTTTCTTCATCTGTCATAAACGTAGTCATATTATCCTTTTCTAATTTCAGCCAATTTCTTCTTACCAGTCATCCACTCACGGATTTCTTCAACAGTGTACCAACCGAAATTATTATCATCGTCACTGTAATTAACCCAATACATGATATCATACTTGGTATTATATTGTTTCTTATTTTCTTCACGTTTCTCCGCATCTTCATAGTTAATCCACTTCGGTGAACATGCCATGAAATATTTTGCACCCCTATATCCGTTCTTATTGCCATGCTTTTGAAGAATTTTCTTCATGCCAATTTTTTCTTCATAATCTTCACGGTCATAATATTCCTTATCGGCACTATACATCAAATCCAATGTTTCTTGCGGAATTCTGTCTCTAATTAAAAGAGACATGGAAGAACCTGCAAACGGATTCATTGCTCTCAGATTGACAACGGCAATGGTTACGTTTTTATTCAAAAAAGCCTGATATAGTTCCCTAAGATATTCGACTTCTGTCGCTCCCATGACTGCCACTCCGAAACTGCTTTCATCCCATGCAGTCAAAACATTATCTTTGTCTTTTCGAAATACGTACTCTGAACCTTTTTTTATATCATCTGCTTTTATTTTTTCGTAATGTAAAAAATCTTCTTTATACTTATCAAAGTTATGAGGAATTTTAGTCTCTTTTTCAGGATTCCACATTGATACTCTGTCCATATAGAGAATCGCAAACTTTTTCTTTTTGAACGTTTCCTCAAAAAAATGGACAGGAGGTACGTTTGTAATGCTTCTGCATTCAACACCCATATTCTTATTGGTTGATTCGGGAATTCCACATATCCTTTTAATACCTGCAATACCCCATTCATGTTCAGCACAATAGTCATAACCAAGTGAAATGCCAACAAATTTGTCGTCAACTACAATAAGACCTTCATCATTACTTGCTTTTCTCATAATATTATTTTTTTACAATTATACGAAGAATATTTGAAATATGTTACAAACTGATTAATGTTTTTTCCAAGTATGAACACCGAAACCTTCTCTATGGTTTAAATATCTGGACAGGACAAATAAATAATCTGATAATCTGTTGATGTATTTCAACACATTTTTGTCAACTTCCACATTATCAGACAATTCAACAATTCGTCTTTCACATCTTCTACAAATCGTTCTGCTCATATGACATTGAGTGGCAGATATATGACCCATTGGCAATATGAATTCCTTCAATTCAGGCAATTCTTCATTCATGTTGTCAATTCTGTTTTCGAAAAATAAAATATCTTCTTCTGTGATTGACAATTGCTTTTTATAATTGCTTGACAACTCACTATCATCCATTGCTAATTGAGAACTGATATTAAACAATTTTCTTTGAATCTCAGTTAAATCTTCAGATGTGGCAATATAATAATTCAAATCAGATAAATTAGCAAGTATCAATCCAATTGAAGAATTCAATTCGTCAACAGTACCATATGCTTCAACTCTCAAATCATATTTTTTGACTCTTAATTTATTTGAGCCAAAGAGTCCTGTTGTCCCATCATCACCAGTTTTTGTATAAATCTTTGCCATTTTAATATCTCCACCTATTTCTATTTTCCATATTATTTTCGTCCCAAATATCATTATTGATTACCCAAAGATTGACACCAATTGAAATTATCAATGCGATGATGAAAACAATTACCTTTGCTAATGTCGATGGTTCAACATCAATATAATCAAATTCTTTGAAACTTCTTCTTTGGTACTTATTCAGATTTTTGTCAAGATAATCGTAATATTCATTCCAAGTCTGTTCATTAAGCACTGGATATTTTGATTTAACCCTGATGGTTGTATCAACACTACTCACTTGTTTTGGTACTGGTAATACATTTGGTAACTTATCACCTGCCTTACCCAATATTCTTTGCTTTGTTTTCTTATCAACTGGTAATACTTGCGGTAATTGCTTCTTAACCACACTATCCTTATATGTATAGAGTTCCAGTACCTTATTCTTCGCTTCCACAGTCAAAACGTCTGAAAGTGCCCAAGAAAAAGCATGTGACCATTGTATTTCATTTCCTTTCTTACCAATACAAACCACAAGTTCATTCATATTGCCTTTAACCCAATAATTCTCTTGTGAATAAGCAATTGACATTGGCTTATTTTCAAATACCAATACCCAAAGTCTTAATTGATTGCTTACACCAAATTTACCATTCAGCCTTTTGAATTTCTCCTGAATGTCTTTAGATACATTGCCACCCAATATGGTTGGATATTCCAAACCAATTTGATTGTTACTGCCAAAGAAACCTGATTTATATTCGGGATATTTAAACAGACCCAAAGTATCTGCTTGTTTATCGGTTATCAACGAAATGTTGAATATGGTCAAATCTGATGCTTTGATACGATTTTCATAGGAATGCTGACTAACATATGGTTTGCGAGTATTGTCGCTACCATCCCATTTTGTTTCATAAACATAGGATATTAGACCAACACGTTTTCCTTCAAATTTAGTACCTCTACTGCCACTACATCTATCATTTGGGGCATAATTTCTTCTCTCTTTAATAATGTGTTTTCCAGTATTAAATTGACGAATAATTTCCTCATATTGACATTCAGAAATATTAATTACTTCACCAAGATTGGTTTTTATCCACCAACAGGGGTCAACATCCTCTTGATGCGAACAGTCATAGGTTTCGGTGCACCATTGAGTATTTCCTTTGCTATCACTGCCACAAGCATATGTTCTCGTACAAGTTTCGTGCTTCCAATAATTGTATGGCTCTTCTTCGTATGCAGAGACAACACTTGAACCCCAATATTCATCAAACTGAACCGCAACGTGGTCAATAACCAATTTGCTAATAACGATTGAAATCAGCACAACTGCGATAGGAACGAAAAATTCCCACCATGCATATTCACGCTTGTTGAAATAATAAAAAATTCCAGTAACTATTAGTGGAATTAGTAATGCAAAGTAAATACTCATAGTTTTTTCCTTTATTATACGTTAATGGGATTTGAATTGTTACATCAATTTTTCTTTTTCAGCCAAATATTTATTCAATGCTTCACATGCTTTTGGATTATTCTTCAGATATTCTTCAAAGGCTATAATTGCCTTATTTAGTTCGTCAAAGTCTTTTTGAATTTTAGCAAGATTATCTTCTTGTTTTTTAAATTCTTTTTGCCATTTTTCGTCGAAATTATCAATATCTTCCTTTATTTTCTTTTCGGTTTTTTCAACAATTTCCAGTTGCTCTTTCTGGTTTGTGAATATGTTAAATATACTAAACATGATTAATTATTTCTAATTTTTACAATCTCAATCATTTTATTAATCGCACCTAATTCAGCATCTTCTTGTGTGGGATATTCGCCATTATCGCCATACATGTACGTACCATCAGATATTTCAAACCATTCAGCAACAGTATGGTCTTTAATCCAATTTTCTTTTGGCAGATACCAAAGAACTTGCCAGTTGAAATTAATTCCTTCTGTATAAAATTCAGGTCGGCTATGCACATACAAACCATGAACATCCCTAAACCAACGCAATGTTTGTGAAATTGTAGGTGCAGCATATGTATACGGCAACTTAATATCACTATTATGCATTATTTGAGTTTCAATACTACTCCATTCCCTATCGGGATTGAAATATCTCCTGAGTTTCTTGTTTATGGCATAAAAATAAGCACATGGTTCATTAAAACCAAGTGCTTTTAATTCCTCTGCCATTTGAAGTGTGACAAAATCTTTTTCGTTCATAGTCAATCAAATTCTTCGCATACAAATGCATTGTTAATATTATCGGCTTTCTTTTTGATATCAATTAACATTTCCCTTCTACCATCTGAAATATTAGGGTCATTAATACCTTCGTTATATATTTTCAAGAATGCTCCTTTTAACTCACGTTTTTCAACATTATGTTTCCTAGCATTTTTTTCGGTGCATTTTTTCTTAACAAGAAATTTACAATTAGCACAACAAAATTTGCTTAGAATTGCTTCAAAATTTTTTACAGGATCATTCATAATTTTTCGATTTTCCGTAAAGAAAAATAAGAATACTAAGGAAAAAAATACCTGATGCAACTGCATAATGTTTTTCAAAAAACACTATCCACCCTACAATTAGGAATATCCAACCAATAACTATTAATTTATTTTTCATAATTATTTTAATTTAGTAGCGAAGGATGGATTCGAACCATCATTCCATCAGGTACTAACCCCCAATATGTTACCAATTACACCACCTCGCTAGATATTAAGTAGTCAGGACAGGATTCAAACCTGCACGAAAGCCACATTTTACTCTTTCCCCCTTGCACGTGCCATTTGTCGCCACTATGTGGAGGCTGGGGAGCGTCTATCAATTCCGCCACCTGACTTATATAAGCAAGGTTTAACTCAAAGATTTATGAGTTGCTCAGAGGTTTCGTAACATGTAGCCACAATACTGCATCATCCTACTAATCTGACTTCTTCCTCTTATGTTGTTAAACCAGTGTAGTCAGGACAGGGATCGAACCTGTATGTAATTTTTGTATCACCTGATATCAACCCATGTTAACGCAAGAATCGAACTTGCCTGAAACTATTACGTTCACCCAAAATAAACAGATCGATTAATTTCTGCTTACTAAATTAGGCGTGTCTACCATTTCCACCACCCGACTATGTTAGCACCCTCTCTTATTTTCTTACCCATTTAATTCCTGCTGAACTTATCCGAGTTTCTGTAAACTGAATTACATTCAAGGGTACAGGATTAAGAGTTAGGGTCACGATGATTAAGGCTTACCTATCTGTCCTTTGCGATATCTCATACTCCAGAGTTGGTTATAATCATCTTGCTGAGAACTCATTCGTGTTGTAGTGCATTTTGGTATTTCATCTGAAATCCACTCTCCGTTATTCCTTTCTCAAGGGAACAACACGTATAGGATTACTCCACTAAGTCTTACATATATGCCTGTAAGGGCGAACATTACTTAATATCCTGTTAATTCAGGACTATCATCTTTATGCAATGTTTACTATTTACACCAACGCAATTGTTGGGATTATTTCATTGCAAGGGGTCAATGTTTAGCCTATCTGTTGTTTTTTATTTCAATTCATGTGGTTTTACAAGAACAGTATCACCCTCACTAAATGCACGTGATGTACTCCATATGTAACTAACATCATCTTTTATTTTTTTCACTTTGAATTTAGTAAAAACTTCACCACTTGATACTTTTTTAATCAAAACAACCTTCACTGGATTTGCAATTGCACCTGAAAGAATAATGGCAAAAAGTATTATACTGAGTGCTATTACAATAATTCCCAAAGCATAATCACTAGCAGTAGCGTTAGAATTTTTTACTATCATTTTATTTCTTTTCAAGCAAATCACGATTGTCTTCGCCAGTAGCATATGCTTCTTTGGTCTGTGCTGATGTAACTAACTTAACATCAAAGGCAGGTCTTCCACTAAGAATCATACTATTTGGAAATGTAGAGCATAAATTTCTATGTGTTCGATTAATGTCAAGTAGTTTCTTTTGTTCGACAGTAAATCCTTCACGACTTCCTTCAATAGTGTTCATCAATTTAGCATATAGGCTTGGGTCAAAAGTTGGATTACTTTCTTGAATCCATTTCATCAGTGTTTCCTTACCTGCATTGCCATCATTTCCGTAACGAGCATCCATCATCCCAACGTAGATTTCCCTGAAACCTTCTTTGTATTGGTCAGTGACATTTGCTTCATCTTTGATTGTTTTCCACATTTTGTCAAAAACAATTTCGCAATTTTTCTGTTGAGCATTAAACTCATTTCTAATTAAAACCTCTTTGTTGCTCAAGCCAACTGCCCAAACTGCACCCCAAATCAATAATACTAATACAACACCCAATCCAATTAAAGTACCTGTTTTCATTTTTTAAATTTATTAATTTATTAATTATTTATAGTTTTTTATATAATTCTAATCCTTTCAATCCATTATTACTATAATGTGAGAATCCTTTTCCTTCAAACTTTTCAACTATCAAATCATATGTTTTTTTTTCACAAAATATTTTCTGTGGTTCAGTAAATCTGAGAAAATACGCATATGTATCCAAATCATTAATTCTTTTGATTTCTGCCTCCATGACATCAATGCTTTCTGAAATAAGAAAGCCATCAGGTTTTGAACCCCAACCTTCTTCATATTCAGTGCATTCCGAAATAAATAATTCTTTCATGATATTGTTTTTCTTATTATACGAAACAAAGATATAAAAAGTTACAACATATTTGCAAAATATTCAATAGATTTTTCACAATATTTTGAGTGACTAATAATTACTGCTCTTAAAAAGAATTTTCTACCCTGATTGGTTTCAGTATCGTAAGCCTTGAGAGCCGATAATAATCTCTTGAATGGTTCTAATTTAAGTTGAACTTCTGCTTTTGTATCTTCAGATACATTGACATTCAATTCAACCAACTCCAAATTATCCCATACTGTTGGCGATATTTCATCACCATAATATTCTCTAATACCTTCAAATGTTGTCTCAGCAGTCATAAGGCTTGGCATTTCACCAGTAAATGTGCTTAATGTTGCACCCATCACATAGATATGAACAAATTCTTTGGTATCTATTTTTCTCAGTGTCTTGAATTTCATTCTTTTTAGGATTAAATGTCTTCTCTGAATCTAAGTGCAACTGGAAACCTTGGTTTGCCATATTTGGTATAACCCTGATACTTAACAGTTACGATTTTATTTAAAACAAGTGAGGGGTCATCCGCATATTTTTTCAACTCATCAAGACTGCCTTTCATCTTGGCATCAAATGTTTCACCATTTTTCAATTCACAAGTAAACACTGCTTTTCCTGCCATGCTACCCTTTGTTCCAACTTTGATTCCAACAATCTTAAATTCGTCATCATCAAATTCTTTCACCTTTTGAAGATCATATGAACGTTTGTTAACGTACAAGGCATCCATATTCCTGACCATGCAACCTTCGTATCCCAATGAGATGAAATGGTCAAAAGCATCCATCAATTCATCTTCATCATTGACAACAATTGTTTCAACAATATGAACTGGAGTGTTTTCAAATACTGGAATCAAGGATTGCAATACTTCATTACGTTCACCATTAGTCATTGTTGGATGATAAAAGTCATACACGTGATACTGAACTGCTTCACAACCATCAATTGGCTTCTCTTGACGAATATAACTTGATAGTTCTTCAAATTTATCGTGATATTCGTGGTTATATAGTTCACCATCAAATGGTAAATCAATATAACTTTCTTCAAGTGCCTTGATAATGTGTGGAACGCTTCTAATTGGTTTACGTGTTCTGCTCCATAATGTTGTTTTGTAAATATGAGCCATCACATTTAAACCATTGATATCTTGACCATCCTTATCATCGTTTTCTGTTAAACTTCTATGACCATCCAATTTCGGTTGACATAGTGCAGGGTATTTGATTTTATGCCCTTGCTCACTAAACTTATGAGCAAGCATAGGAAAATAACCACCTTCAATTATGGCATCAGTTTTACCTGCTTGTGCATCTTTAATATTGTCAACATAACCCTTTTTGAGTTGTTTCTTCCAATCAGATTCTGCTTGTAATATTGCTTGTTCAAATGCGGTTGTTTCATTGGCTTTGCCAATATTCTTACCTTCAAGTACTTGTTCAGTGCTTTGCTGAATCTTACCATCAATCTGTCCGTATTCGGTAAAAATTGTGGGAATGTCAACAACCATTACAACATATGTGACCCATTGTTGAATTGCACCAGTACTTGTTTTTTTGTAGAGAGTTGGAAATCTCTTTGCTTCAAATGTTGCCATAATTATTTTGTATTGTATATTAAATTCCATTCATAATACATTTCGGGAAACCATTTTTCCAATGTGCTTTTACATTTAACAATCTGTGTTAATGATTCCCAATAGAAAGTTTCACTTCTTTCACTAATAATATATTCTGAAAATGTCATAACTTACTTTTTATTTTTAATATCACCACTATTTGTTCGCACACTTCCGTATACTGATCCACATCTAACATCACCTGATGATGTTTGAATATTTCCACCTACAGTACCACATTCGATATCGCCTGATGATGTTTGAATGCTTCCAGTAACATCATTACATTCGATATCACCTGATGATGATTGTAGGTTTTTCACATTGCCTTTTACTGTAATTTTGTCGCAATTATCGACATTGAGTTCATCGACATCCCCTTCAATTGAAATGTTAATTGTTTTTGAATCATGGTCGGCAGTGACATCCACACCATTGATTATTACCCTGTTGTTGGTAACAACAACTGACCTACCTACATAGGATTTTCCGTTAATATTAATGCTTGACATAAGTATTTTTGAATTAAATTTCACTTCGTAAAGATAATCATAAATATTTAAAATACAAGACCTTTATCGGAATAACTTACATATTCGTCATGTTGTAATATACCTAAGAATGCTCTAATCTTCGTAGGTGACATTTCATGAATTGTACGATTGATTGTTGTAGGAATATTTTTATCAACATGGTCAGCACATGTAATTACCAGTCGTTTATATTCGGAAAGATTGTGTTGTCTATCACAACTTAGAGCATATTGGAGCATATCCAAATCCAACATTGACCTTCTGAAAACACCTTGTGAACCAGTATCAAGATTGGTTTCTTTTGGATTAATTTTTATGTAAGAATTGTCTTTGTCTTCATTACTTAAAAAACCATTCCCATGCCGTGTTTGATATGCACGTGTAACATAATATGTTATAATATGATTTTTATGGAGTTTATTCTTTTTGATGATTTCCATTGCATTCTTTGATGTGGTATTGCTTCTTGTTACATGTGGGAAAAATCCATAATTTTGGTCAAGCAAAATTCCCTGACCACCTTCAAATATCAGATTTTGGATTCCATAAAGAGCATCACCCAAACCATTCACCACCATATATCGGTACACCAAATCATCACATGCTGATATAAAATCATCATATTGTTTATCCATTAATTTAAGTTGTTCTTCGGAAAAAACAACATTATTATAATAGTACTCTCTAATAAGTCTTAATTTTTCATTCCTGATTTTAGGAAAAAGTAAATCACGAATATATAGGTGAAAATAATCTTCGTTTCGTTGGATTGTTTTACCAAATCCAACACCTACCGTACCATGAGAATTGTTCACGGAATCGGATATGTTTAGATATTTGTCATATGGAGTAGTCACCATTGCATTTAAATTGTAATATACATCAGGAAAGATTCCACGTAAACGAAGTGCATCGCCTTCTCTCAAGACCCCAATTGGGTCAACAGTACAATATTCTGACCAGTATGTAGGAACACCCCTAAGTGTGCCTGAACCAAAATTCGAAAACACATGCCTGATATCATCAAGGACAACGGTATGTCCTACTTGATGTCCCGCCTGATGTCTTACAACTAATGTTTTTTTCGAGCCATTACACAATGAATTTACCGTTGCACCCTTACCCTCGTCACCAAAACCTGTACCGACCACCACACTGATATTCATATAATTACATATTAAATTTAATTCCACTTTCTAATCATTACTGGAATATTATTATCGTTTATAAAATTCTTTAACAATGGATAAAATTCTCTTGAGATATATATTGACGAATCGCCATTAGTATCAATATTGACTGACGAATATATATTAAATTTATATAAAAAATTTTGAATAGTTAAATGTGTTATATTCCAATTAATATGATTTCTAATTACAATTGATTTGTCTGTAATATTTCCATCACCATCAATAAATCCAATTAAAAAACTAAGAAATTTCCAATCGTCATTTAAAAAATCCAATTTTGGTGGAAAATATGTTTTGTTATTTACAATATTAAATTTATCATATAAATTTTGATATCTATTAATATCTGAAACACTTACACGATAGAAAATTTCTCTACTACCAACATAGTTTTTATTGCTTTTACTTTTTTTATTTTTAGTTACTTTACCGCCAACAAATTTAGCGAAATTTTCTAAATGTTCGTTATCCCATGAAGTAGTTATTGTTAATCTGCCAGTTTTCGATAAAGTACCATCAGCAAATATAAAGCCAATCCAATAATACGCTTCGGGGATTTCCTTCAATAAATTATTGAGATTACCGATACGTTTAGATTCATTGATATCATATTCTTTAACGAGTCCTTTTCTTCTAGCATACTCTTTAATTGTACCAATCTTTTTATTTAGAATTAATGACAATTCATAATTTGTCTTTAATGAATAATTATTCATTAAATAATTGATATCATCATCAGTCCAACTATTTTTTGGCATTGTTATCTTTTTGTTTATTATACGAATGTTTGTCCCAAATTGTTACAAAAAAAGGGACATATTATGCCCCTTTTTTCATATTTGTTTCATAGGATTAAAGATTCAAAACCCCATCGTCAGTTGTTGCAATCACATTGGTTGTTGAAACCACTGCCAAAGCAGTACTTACTGCACCTGCAACACTTGCGCTAAACTTGCTCACAACTGTCTTCATATCAACACCATGTTGCATTGCAATCACGGTTGCGATAGTTTCGCAAACTGCATTGTAGTCATTGAGTACGATAAGCCTTTCGCCAAGCATTTTCTTCCAGTAACCCAAAACTTGCGGGTCATCCCTGTAAGATGCTTCATTGATGTGAATGTGGTATACGTTATAAAGTCTTTGTGCTTCTTCAAGAAGTTGAACGTCTGTCACATCATCTGCTTGTGCATAACCCAAAATGCTTTTGAGTTTATCTGCTTTGATGCAATCCCAATTGCTTTCGTCACCGATTGTGAAAAGGAAACCTTTTTCATTTCTTTTCTCAAAGCAATCGATTGAAGTATGCCTTCCTGCAATCAGCCAAGCCAAAAGGTATGATTCCATGTTCTGACCGCCACCATTTCCCTCAAGGAAAATGCTTGTAAGCCATTTATCCAATTCATCAGAACCTGATTCGAACTGACCGATTTGAAGCGGAACTCTGTCGGAAACATGGTCACCAATTGCACCAAAAAGAATTTGTGGATGCTCAACACCATTATCAATAATAGTGTTCATCAACGCATTTAGTTTTCCATTCTTTACAATTTCGTAAGGAATTCTACCCATACTACCAGTAACGTCAACATAAACCATTACTGCTAATGAATTTGGATGTTCATCACTGTCACGTGATTCTCTGATTGTTACCCCATTAGGTAACATGTCGCTGACGGCATTAGTGGAAAAAATAGCATCAGCACTTTTAGTTGCATAACTCTTGCTTGAACTAAGACTGGAGTATGCATCGCTTGACCAACTACTGTAACCCATAATTACTCGGTTTTAGTTTCTTCAGTGTTATCGGCTTTCGCTTCTTCAGTTGTTTCGGCAACTGCTTCCTGTTGTTCTTGTTGTTCAGCCATATCCTCGAAAGACTGGACTTTTGAATAATTTGCAAATCCCATGATAAATTAATTTAAATTGTTAATAATAAAATCTGTTATACGAATACTCTTTTAATTTTGTCACAAAGATAATGGATAAAATTTACTTTCAAAATGTTTTTTCAATAATTCTCGATATTGTAAGTATTCATCCTTTATGTTTTGATGTTTTGTGAGCAGAAAATTCAATACTTCCTGATTCACATTAGTATCTTTTTTTAATTTAGTACCTGCTCCTGACTTATCTCCCAACAAATATAGTGCAATTTTTTTACATAACTCCAAATCAATGTCGGGAGTTGCAATCTTTTGGGTAAATAATGTAGTAGGATACCACATTTTATACTTAGCAGATATTGTTTTGGCTTTCTTGCCAAGTACTTCCATATGGTAGAATGAAACCACTATAATGCCGTGAGTTTCAGGCACTACGAACACTGTTGTGGGATTCATACCCATGTGTGCATAGTCGATTTGTCTAAACCACAAAACAAACTCAAACATCCTGCTAAACAGCCAGTTAACGTGTATTTGAGGTAATTGTTGCTTTGTGAGAGGTACTGCCCTGTCTTTTAGATTAATAATTAATTTATCTTTTTCAAGCACCATTGATTGTGGCAGATATCTTTGAAAATTCTCTGACGCTTTGTCATGTTTTGACATAAGCAGTTTGTAATTATTGTATGACTTGGTAATTAACTTCCGATTAGCATCGGTTACTTCGTATTCAATTCTTTTTTCAAAGACTTTAAAATTACCTGCTTCATCAGTAAGTATCATACCATTTTCAATCATGTCTTTGTAATGGTTGATTATTGCCATTGCATCACTTGCTTTTGGATGACTGCAAGTATCAGGATGGATGAGTTTAGACATACGCAAATACTCTTTTTTCCAATCATCTGGAAAAACATCTGAAGGTTTGCTTGACTTCATCACCTTTTCAATTACTTCAAAATCCGTCATTTTTTATCAATTTTTTTGTTGTTATACGATACTGATACTCTAAATGTTACAAAATCTTGTAATTTTTTTTTGCACTTAAATCCTCCGCAAATGTAATAAAAATTGTCTTATTTACAATAAAAAAGTATTTATCTTTTACGTGAGTTCCATTTTTTTCTCAAAAATAGCAAAGAATTGAGAAAAAGTACTATCTTTGCAGAAATTTTTTATTTGAAATCGAAAGAAGAAAATGAAAGATATTTAACACAAAATTGAAAAAGCATATTATGAAAAAATTACTTTTACTAATTATTGCGTTAGTATTCGCATTTAATCTGAAGGCACAAGTTAAAGAAGATAAGTTAAGAAATGATTCAATTTACTCTATTACCAACAGCATCACGTATGATTCATTGCATTCAAAGGTAATAGAAAATCTTAAAAAACTTGAAGGATTAAGACTCAAACCATACAATGGTTCGGGTGGGAAAACTATCGGTTATGGTCATCAAATTGACAAAAATTTCACGAAACGTGTAATTACAACAGAACAAGCAGACAGTATATTGAGAAATGATTTACAAAAATCAATTGATCTTGTTATCGCAGAAACTGGATTTAATGTAAATAATAATCCAGAAAAATTATTAGCATTGGCATCATTCGCATTTAATATCGGTGGTGAATTATTTTTGAGCAGTACGTTATTATTATGTGTGAAGAAGAAAAAGTCCCTAAAAGAAATCAAAGCACAATTTGAAAGATGGGTACATAGTAAGATTACAACAAAAACAAAAAACCCTGATGGTACAATTAAAATAACAAGAATGAAAGTCATAAATGCCAATTTAAAAAGAATGCGAAAATTCGAATACGAACTTTTCAGTGGCACATTAAAATAATTTTCACAACTCTTGGTTTAAAGGAATTAATTGTTTAATTTTACACAAAATTTTATTAAACATGAAAAAGATTCCTTTAAACAAAGCAGTTGCAAATATAGTCGATGCTACTATCGTTGAAGAAGCCGATTATATGAAAATCAAAACTTTTAGTGATGCCAACAATGGTGAATTACTACCAGTTGATTTATCCCCTGACGAAAATGCATATCGGGAATTAAGAATTATTGTTAAGGCGATTAACAATAACAAAAATTTTCCCGATTGGACTGACACGTTCCAAGAAAAATGGCATCCTGTCTTTACTACGTTTCCCAAATTCAGATTAGTGGATTCTGTAAAGCATGACGCACCCTTTGTTAGTACTGTTGGTAGTTTCTTTGTCTTTGAATCAAAAGAAAAATCGGATTATGCCGCAAAACAATTTGTTGATTATTATGAAACTTTAATGATGATTAACCATGAATAAAAAACAGTTAGGTCACGTGATGCTTGACCTTGAAACATTGGGTAATAAAAGCAATTCAGCCATTTTATCAATTGGTGCTGTTGAATTTGACATCGAGACTGGTGAAATTGATCTCGAATTTTATGAAAGAGTTGATTTACAATCTTGTTTGGATGCAGGACTTATTGTAAATGGTAGCACCTTTTATTGGTGGTTGCAACAAAATGATAATGCAAGAAAAGAAATATGTAAGGTTGGTGACAACCTGCATAATGTACTTCAAAAACTCAACACATACTTTGCAATATGTGGAGATTTCCAATTATGGGGAAATGGTGCAAGATTTGATATCGGACTTCTTGAAGATGCATATGTGAAAGATGGCACACAATCAATGCCTTGGAAATACAGGAATGAAAGAGATGTGCGAACACTTGTTTCGTTTGCACCTGAAATAAAAGAAAATCTCCCTTTTGAGGGGATTAAACATCATCCTATTGCTGATTGCAAATATCAGATTAAATATTGTAGTGCAATTTGGAATAAATTAAAAAATAATATCACCAGTTAGCATAAAAATTAATTATTGTGTATTTATATGAAAATACACAATAATTATGGCAATAGTATATTTAGTTACAAATCTCATGAATCATAAAAAATACATCGGTGCTGATAAAAATAATAATCCAAATTATTTCGGTTCTGGTGTTAAAATTAAATCAGCCATTAAGAAATACGGTAAAAATAATTTCAAAAAAGAAATTATTGAAGAATGTGATGATTCTGATTTATATGCGAGAGAAAAATATTGGATTGACTATTATGATGCAGTTAACTCAAATGATTTTTATAATCTTGCTGAAGGTGGTAGGGGAGGTAATCAATTAAACAATCCAGAAGTTTTTGAAAAATGGAAAAAAAATATTCCAGATATTTCCAAATATTCAAAAGAACGAAAAGGTAAAACATATGAAGAATTGTATGGAGATAGAGCAAATGATGAAAAGGAGAAAAGGAGAAATTCACTACTTGGGAAAAAACATAGTCAAGAAAGAAGAAAAAAAGAATCATTGAGTCACAGAGGTAAAACGGTGTGGAATAAAGGCTTGAATAAAACCGATGAAAGAGTGAGAAAAAATATTGAAGATAGATGTAGACCAAATTATTATAAAACATATACTTTATTAACACCAGATAATATCACACTTACTTTTAATGGAAAAAAAGAACTAGTTAAATTTATTACAAACGAAAATAAAAAATATCAATTTAAATCAAGAATTAATGTGGATAAACTAATAATTCTTGGAGAATATAAAAATTATAAAATTAATATTAATGAGGAAAAATCTTGAAAGTTTGTGTAACTTTTCAGAATAAATATTCGTACAATCCAATATGAAATTAAATAGATACATGTTTTTAGATATCGACAAGTTATTTTCTACAATTTAACGTATTTATATGAAAAATACTATATGAAAGCACATTCTAAATTAGTTGAATTTGAAAATGAAATTATTGAATTATCAACAAGCATGTCTCAAGTGAACATTGCTCAACAATTTAACACAAATCAAAGTGAAATATCAAAAATATTAAAATTAAATGGAATTAAACATAAAAAGAGTAGACTTAATATGAGCCGAATTCCATTGAATATTAATTATTTTAAAGAAATTGATTCAAATGACAAGGCATACTGGCTTGGGTTTATTTGTGCTGATGGTAGTATTAAAAAAAGTAACAACAAAATTACTTTAACTTCAAAAGATTTTGAAATTATTGAAGGGTTTAGACAAGCAATAGATTCCGAACACACTATAAGCAAAAATGTTAAGTTTGATAAAAGAACTAATAAAACATATACTGGGTATACTATTCAAATAACAAATGAATTATTTACCAACCATTTAATAAATTTAGGAATAACGTGTGAAAAAACAGATATTTTAGAATTTCCAAAGATAAAAAAACAGTATTATTCGTATTTTATTGCGGGATTATTTGATGGTGATGGGTCTGTTTCGTGGTGCGGTAAAGATAAGAATCACATAAGAATAAATTTTATAACAACAAAAGAAATTTTAGATTTTATTACTAATAGTATATTTCAAGATTTAAATATTATACCAAAATATTGTTGTAAAGTCAGTAAAAATAAATCAAATATATGGAAAATGTACTTATATTCAGATGCCCACATTTTTTTAGATTACATATATTTTGATAAAAATTTTAGTTACTTACAAAGAAAATATAATATGTATCTTGAAAATATTGAAAAAAGAAAATATGTTCGTCATTTTAGAAAAATACATCAATTTGATGAAAATATGAATCTAATAAAAGTGTGGAATACTCAACAGGAAATTTCTGACTCATTACAATGCCCACCTACAACATTAAATGCTTATTTAAATAAATTTAAAAATAAAAAATATAAAAATTCTTATTGGAGATATGAAAATTAATAAAAACAATAGAGTGCTTATGCTTGATATTGACGGAGTTATGGCAACCACCAATCAATTCTACACAAATAGAAAAAAGTGGAATCCAATATACAATTCCTATCGTTTTGACGATAAGTGCGTTCGTGTGCTTAATAAAATCATTGAAGCGAGAAATCCAACTATTGTAATTTCGTCAGATTGGAGAAATAATTATGATATTGGAATGCTGAACAAAATATTCCAAATTAACGGCATTAACGGAACTGTTGCAGACGTTACGGTTGACTTGTGGGGAGTTATTTTTACAAGTTACCAACAATTGGAAGAATGCCGTGCTCACGAAATATTAGAATATGTTCATCGTCATGAACTTTCCAACTATGTTGTGGTTGATGATTTAAATCTATCACCTTGGATTCCTGATAATTTTGTTCACTGTAAATACGTGAATCAAGGAATTAAACAAAGTGGTGTTAAAGAAAAAATTCTTAAAGTTTTAATTTAAAATAATATGAAAAAGAAGAATGTTCCAAATGCAGTTAATGAAGAAAAACTGAAATTGTTGTTAAACAAAGTGGTTGAGTTGAATCGACCTGATGTTATTTATTGTAAAGGATTCCTTTATAAAGAGGGCGATCTTTACTATCTTAAAGTGGTTGAAGGGTCAAATAGATTCTATGTGAATAGCAAATACTATCTCAACGATGGTGATGCTGACTACATTGTTCATGCTGAGAAACCGAAACTAATGCGAGTTAGTCTAAAGTCTTGGCATTATCGTTTGGTTAAACGAGTACTTGGTGATAATGCACCAACGCCAAAAAACATGCAAAACGGTTGTCCGTATTTTTGGCTTTTGCTATTCTCAATGATTGCTTATCCAATCATTCTTCTCATCAATGCAATTGGATATGTTGCGATGCTTATACCACGTGCATTTACTTGGTATCTTGATAAACTTGCAGATAGTTGGTTGATTGAACTTCCTGATGAAGAAGCATTTGATATTTATTATCGTGGAAAGAAGAGTGCATATATTCCATTGTCTGCTAAAGTTTCATTCAGAAGTGGAAATGATACTGAATTTCTTCAAAAATATGTTGAGTCAAAATACCATATTGATTATGCGACTGACTATGATTTGTATAAAAAGAAATACGATGAAATGGTGGAAAAGTGGAGAATAAAGGATGCTGAACGTGAAGAAAGAGAACGCATTAAAAGGAAAGAGCGCATAGATAGACTTGCCGAACTTGAAATGAAACGGATGGAACATGCAAGAATTCGTGAAGAATATCGTCAGAAATGGGAAGCAAGATTGAAACCAGTTACAATTGTAATGAGTTCAATTAGAAAAATCTTCACATTTAACAAGGATTGGAAGAATATTATCCGAAGGACAAAGCAATTCATTGGTGCAATTATAACATTGTTCGTACTTGCAGTATCCTATGTTTTTGTAAATGGTCTCACATTTGTTACAATGTTACTTGTGGATGGATGTATTAATAATTGGGAATTTATTGCAGGTTTTGGTGTAGGTGCTCTTATTGCAGGAGTTCTTTATCTTCTCTACATGGTTATCATGAATTGGGTTCAAAATCTTGTGAATAAGTATAGAAAAGGTAAAAAGATTTGGTATGTTGAACCATTCATCTATTTGGTTTGGTATCCAGTTAAATACATTGCAATGTCCATTGGATATGTGGTTCTATATTTGCTGATTTTACCAATCAAATTCATTGCATATGATTTCCTTTACAAAATCATTGGTTTATTCGTTTGGAAAGTATTGAAATCAATTTGGCATGTTCTTGTTGAAAGTACAGGCATCTTTGGGGAATACTTTAGTGCAAGTTATACGGATTATTGCCCGGGTATTGAGTGGGTTGATACAGAAGAATAGTAATCATTTTAAATTTAAAAATTATGTACTCATTTATTTTAACAGTATTGGTTGTTTCTTTTATTGCGTTCTGCTTTTTCAAACGTGATTTTTGGGAAAATAGGTATCTTGTTCTCTTTCTAAGCGTAATTGCTTCATTTATAATTAATCTTGCAACGAATTACGCAGTAATCAGTAAATTGCCCACAAAAGTGGAATATTCGTACAAATCAAATCTTAGAATGCTGAATGTTCCAGATTCTGCTCTAGTCGATGGCACAATGTTCGCTAAAAACAAGAAATTAAAGTTCGATGATATGCCGACCAAGTATTTTCTTAAAAAAGATACTAATAGACAAAAAATGCTGTTGTTATTTTTTGGCGAAGATAAGGTTGGCTTCCTGTGTAATGTTGATAGTGGAAAAAATAACATTAGCAGTGCAAATCTGAAGGGCATTTATTTCGAATCAAGCGGTTCTGATTCTGTTGCATATTTTTGCACAAAAACTAAGAAATACGTAGTTAAATCAAATTGGCTGACTGAATTTTCATTCCCCAATATTGAGGAAATAAAGTGCATTGGTCTTCCGCCTAAACTACTGGCATCAATGGATTCAACTAAAATATTAAAAGCAAAATTTTAACTATGAAAACGACATTGTTCACGATTCTTTGGAAAAAAGAGAAGTTTCATTGGAGACGAATGAAGGAATTGTTCAAAAAGTCCAATAGTTGGTTGGTTAAATTGAGCATCAATCTAATCATTGCGATGATAATTACAATTTTTCACTATGCATTTGCATTAATGCATACACTATATGAAATTGTTTTGTTTATCTTTGCAAGAGATTTGTTTAAATCAAATTTGCAAAAATTAGCATTAAAAGTATGAGCAGATTAATATGTGTTGATGTAGAATCTGATGGCGAATATATGCCTGATTATTCAATTGTTTGTTTTGCGGCAATAGTTGTTGAGCCAACGTTATCCACAACATTTTATGGAAAGATAAGACCAATTTCTGATAAATTTAATCCTGAAGCACTTGCTGTTAGTGGGTTTTCAAGAGAAGAACACTTAACTTTTGATGAACCAGAAAAAGTAATGAAAGAATTTGCAGAATGGCTTAAAATTGTTGGTGGCAATAAACCAATTGGGATTTCAGATAATAATGGATATGATTTTGGCGTATGTCTTAATTATTACTTTCATAAATTTTATGGTTCAAATCCATTTGGTTGGTCTTCAAGACGAATTGGTGACTTGTTTTGCGGTGCTGAACATGAAATGTATTATAAGTGGAAAAAACATCGAATTAGTGTTCACAATCATGACCCAAGAATGGATTGTAAAGGAAATGCTGAAGCATTACTATATTTATCGAAAACATATGGCATTAAATTGCCATAAACATAAAATTTAAATAATTAATAAAAATTAAATATCATGGGTTTTCTAAAAAATGTTGCGTATATCTTTCCAGTAATGTTCTATTACTTATTGGAATCATTAATTTTGGGTGTGGTGATTTTTCTCATATGGAGATTTTTACTGTTTCAAATATTCAAATTTCCCATTACATATTTCCAATGGGTGGGTATTATTTGGATTATCAAGGTATTGTTCTTTGACATATTTAAATTAATAAACAACGGTGGTGTTGAAGATTTGACCGATTTCGTTGGAGACGAACAAGAATAAATTCATAATTAAATTTTAAGAATATGGCTAAATATGTTAAAGAAACACCAAGAATATGCGTTAAATTCATTGATGCAGATACAGACACCGAATTATTTGAAATAAAAGACAGAAATTGGATGAACGTTGGTGAAATTCTAAGCGTAAGTATTACAAATAGTTTAGTAATGAATCACATCAAAAACGGTAAATTACCTAAAAAAATCATGGTGATTGCTATTAGTGAATGTGATTTAATTGATGATTGATTTATATTGAAATTCATCGTATTTATATATAAAAATCATGATGAAAAAAATATATAATAAAGAAGTTTGTGCTACGGAGGCATTAAAATATAACAATATTGCCGATTTTAGAAAAAATTCTCCCACTGCGTATAAAATCATTTGTATAAACCATTGGAATTCGGAGATGTGTTCCCACATGTCAAGAAAAATTAATGAAAATAATTATTGGAACTATTCTAAATGCAAAAATGAGGCATTAAAATTCGACAAAAAAACGGATTTTAGAAAAAATTCAAAGGGAGCATATAGTGCAGCAAGACTAAATGGATGGCTTGATGAAATTTGTGCCCATATGATTAAATTCGGCAAACCTCGTGGATATTGGACTATTGAAAAATGCCATGAAATTGCATTAATGTATAAAACAAAGAAAGACTTTGAATTAAATGACAAAACTGCATACAAAATGGCACATAAAAATGGTTGGATTGATGCTATTTGTGGACACATGAAGATATTGGGAAATTATTATAAAAAGTGTATATATGCATATGAATTTTCAGATAATCATGTCTATATTGGGATGACATATAACTTAGAGGCAAGAAATTCTTGGAGAAAATCGTGCAAAAAAGACCAAGTTACTAAATATATTGAAAAGTCAAAATTAACACCAACAAAAAAAATTTTGACTGATTTTCTACCAATAAATGATGCATCTGAAAAAGAAAAATATTTTGTTGAAAAATATAGAAAAGAGGGTTGGATTGTATTGAACAAAATAAAAGCAGGTGGCACTGGTTATCAAAAAATAATTTGGACATACGATAAATGTAAAGAGGCAGCATTAAAATATAATAGAAGAGTTGATTTTAGGAAAAAATGTGGTGGTGCATATGAGAGAGCAAGAACAAATGGTTTTCTTGATGAAATTTGTTCACATATGAAAATAACGTGTAAGCCACAAAATTATTGGGACTTTGAGTCATGTGAAAAAATAGCAAAGAAATATAAAACAAAGTCAGCATTTAAAATAAATCATCCATATGTCTATGAACTATCAAGAAAAAAGGGTTGGCTTTTATTTTATTATTAATAAACTTAAAAATCATGAGAGTAGTACCATTTATTGAAACGATTGGCAGTGAGAAATTTAAAACTTTTCTAAACCAATCGTTTTCAGTTGACATGCTAAACTCCGAAGAAAAAATATTCGATGGATGGCGAAGAAAGGATATGGGTGGTTGGTATAAATTCACAAATGATTCAAGAGTGGTTCTTGAGTTCTACCCGCAACATTATAACATTGTTGGCACAATGTCCACGATTCCATATCCCAAAACACTTAACGACTTTATAAACGATATGTATCGGTATAATGTACAGTTATATTGGTGTGATAGAATGCTCGATTTTCTTGAACCAAAAGATTTTCTACACAAAAACGAGATAAAAAATTATTTTGTGGAATTATTAAAGAAAATGGGTAAGTCCCATGAATTGCTATGATGAATGTTAGTAATATTAACTTGTGGACAAACATTACGTTTAAGACATTAGGATATCGTAAGAATTTCGATATGATTAATGATAATGAGAATATCATAACCGAATATGAAGGCACTGTTTCTGAACTAAGACTTGCATCAAATATGCCACCATATGTTATTGGTGAATACGGCATAAGTGTTTGGGATATTAGGACAGGTAAATTATTTAATGCTGATTTTGAAAAAATGATGATATTGTACGATGATGACGACTTATATTCGGAACTATTAAAAGTAATAGGAAAACGATTAATAGATATCACTAATTATAGTAAATTGGTATTGATTAATTCTTTTGTTGTACGTGAAGAATATCGAAAAAGAGGAATAACAGAAGAATTCATCGAATCCATTCACAGAGATTTTTACGATGATAATGTTCTAGTGCTAATGCTTGTCAAACCATTTCAAGATAATGAAGTCAATGCAGACTATTACATGGATCAAAAAATGGTGCAAATAAGGAACAATCTAAAGAATATAAACGAATTTAAAGAAATATCTGCATGCGAATATTATTCACTAGAGAAATTCTACGAGGAAGAAGATAAGGAAATGAATGAATATAAACTATTTGCGGTTGCCAACAGATGCGGGTTCAATAGAGTAGGTGAGTCGTATTTATTTAAGTATTCGCCAGAAAAAACTGTCGAACGCATGATTAAAAAGTCAATTGCCATACAAAAATTAACTGAAGATGAAAACGCACATTAGAACAATACACGAAGAAACATTTACTGACAATAGTAAAACATTGGGGGTCTTATTGAATTTTGACGATAATAATGAATTCAAAGAAAGTTTCATTTACCTTTTTAATCATAAAAGCGAAATGTACGTATTTTTTTACACTATGACAGATATGTATGAATATATGTTATATGCTGAAAAAAGAGTAAAGAGAGCGTACATGGAAGAATCGGATTTTGATCAGTATTATGATGCTGAAAGCATTGAAGGAAAATTTACAGATATTCTAACTTGGGTTTAATATGTGTGATAATGAAATAAGTGCTGAAGCAAAACTACTCTGGAATAGATTATCCATTGAGACAAAAAAGAAATTATTATCATATTTTCAATATAAAGACGAATACAGCCACTTTGAATACGAAGACCTTCCACAGTCCATCTTATCAGTATTATGGCTTAAAATCGAAAAAAACTACCCCAAATGGCTTCAATAAATTGCACAATGTCCAAAAAAAAGACAAATCATTTGATTTGTCTTTTTTTATTTATATAATGTACATTTTATATTTGTCTCAGTTCATTCATTAATTGAATAACGAGATTTGTTTGTGTTGCAGACTGCAAACCCATAAAGTTAAGAGTTGCTTTGGAATCCTTATCGATATTCTCCCAATAATATTGAGATAGTTCGTTCAAAGGCAGCAAATCAACTGTTTTCTTTAAGCCAAGATAGTCGCTAATGAGCATTAATGATGTGTGTTCAAATCCATTGAATTTCCAAACATTGACAACATCAATTATTCCAGATTCCCAAGGCTTAATGTTCAAGCATCTTTTGAGAATCAAAGGCAATTGATTCTTCTTATCGTTTTCACTTTGGGAATTAAGCAGAACAAATCTTTTGACCAGTGTAGGAATATCATAACTAATGATATTATGACCACACAGTGATGGAAAGAAATGTGGATTGGATTTGGTTGCTTGACTTGACAACAAACGCAATTCATCAAAGAATGTTTCAATAACAATTCTTTCGTTTTCATTTACAATCTTTTTGAAATCTCTTTTCAATTCACCGTTATCCACGTAAAGCGTTGCATAAGAAATTGCAACAATCTTGGCAAATTCAGAATAATAAACTGCGTTCTTCTGGTAAATTGTTTCCATTGCCATTTCAATATCGCCATCAATCTCATTTGAGTATTTGGTCTCTGCAATATAACTCCAACGATCATACAATTTTTTATTTTTTTCTTCAAGGTTAGCAAGTGTTGGATGTTCTAAAACGGTTTTAACGTTGAAGAACAGCATTTCATATATTCCTGCCTTGTTAAAAACATCTTCAAATAGTGCCATTTTTTTATTTTTAAAGGGTTAATAATATGCAAATATAATAAAACATTTCAATATTTGAAAGTTAAATATTGAAAATAAAATGGAATATTTTAGTGAATAATCCATTTTGCGATTTAACTTCAGTGTAGATTTTCAGAACATCATCGTAACTGTAACTCTCAAGTTCTTCCTGAGAGTATTTGTCTTTTGTTTTTTTAAGGATATGTGGAATTAATTTTTCTTGTAATTTCTTTTGATTTTTTTTCTTCTTATCAATTTCTCCAAGAAACAGTTCACCCATTTCCTCTATATCACGGACGGCTTTCTTCTTTTTCCTTTCAGTATCATCGGAAAGAAATTCTGATAGTTTATCCAATTCAATGTCATCGTCTTTATCGACAATTTTGAAATCGTGGGCATTCATAGTTAATTTGTTACGCCTGAAATTGGTTTCGGTTCAACTACTTTCTTCTTTTTCTTTTCACTAAGATCAATTTTAACAGGTGTTTGTTCAAGACTTTTAAATGATTTTTCTTTAAGTTCATCAAGTTCTTGATAGAACTTTTTCGCTTCATTTTCCAGCATCTGTTTCATTTGTTCCATCTTATCGGTGAATTCCTTCTCTTTTGCCGAAATTCTTTCATTGGTTTGAATAATAATCTCAACAAAAGCAACTAAATCATCAATGGTAACACCCTCTACTTTTGGTGAAACTTTAACCAATTTTCCAGCATCACTTTGATTTAAAATTTCACATGTGATTTCCTCGTTATTATCAAATACCCAATTACTTGGAATACCAACTTGGAACTCGTACCAACCTTCTTTGGTATTTCGTGTCATGGATATTAAATATCCAGTGATTGGTTGTAATGCTTCTTCGATTGTCCTCATTTTATAATATATGTAAAAAATATTGCCAATGATATCCAAAACATGATTTTTTCAACTATTGTAGGTTGAAATCTAGTGTCCTTATTTAATTTAAATCTTCCATACATTTTTATGATTAAATCACCGAGAACATAAAACATAAAAATGATGGAAGACATAAATAAGAACTGAGATATTTCATTCAATATGTCAGTTAATATACTCATTGTTATTCCCCGTGACTTTGACCATTAAATACTTGTCCTGCAGGTGCTTGTTGAACTGCGGGTGCTGCTTGTGCAGGTTCTTGGAAATACTTCTCCACAAGGGATAATTGTGCGTCCAAAAGTGCGATTTCTGCAAGAGAATCAGTCATCAATTCTACCTTCTCTCTGTAATTCATGTTAGGGTCTTGTGCCAAACGTACTAATTCAAGTTCTTCGAAGTACTTGTCATTGTTAATCTTATTAATAAGATCAAGTTTCAAATTTGCCATAAAGTTTTAAATTATTTAAATAATGTTATTTTTTCCACCATAAAAGTAGTGAATTTAAATACTACTTCCAAATGTTTTTATACGATTTCTAAAATATTTTTTTCATTATTGATTGATTTATCGTATAAAGTATAAATTTCAATCAAAATGTTTATAATATTTTTGTTCTTTTGTTTTTCGACATTGAATATCTCATTCCAAAATTTTTCATAATATTGTAACGAAATGTCTTGTGTGCCTTTAATCTTATAATACTGATGATAGTAATATGTTCTGAAATATTCTTTCAATTCGTTATTTTTGCTAAAATCGATTTCCTCCTCCTTAAATTCATCACATACTTTATTAAAACACCAATAAAAATGATTGTTAATGTCTGAATCTTCATGAATACTATCGTAATCAACGTAATAGTGATCGATATAGTATAATAAATTTAGAGAGAAATCTTTGTATAACTCAACTCTGTCTTTGACAATTATATACTTTTTATTTGTTGAACTTTTCATTAGAATAAATTAAAATAGTCTTTCTTCATAATATTTAAATCAATTTCACCAACGTACCCACCAATATTGCCATTTTCAGTAAATTGCCAAATCTTCCATTCATTCCAACCCTTTGGAATTGATGGAAGGCTTATTTCTGGATTATTTGGGTAACCAGCCACCCATAATGGATAATTTCCAAACATTGGTGTTGTATTATCGTCCAAAAAACTTTTATATGAATAAATTATGACTGGAATATTTTCTTTTTCTAAACCACCAATGAATGTTTTGATGAATCTATTCATATGGTCGATTTTATTGTCCCAGATATTGTTTGTGGAATACGATTCAATATCTAATGCAAATGGTAAATTTGCTTTGGGTAGTGTTTTTAAGACACTTATGGCATTATTAACTTCTTCGGTGGCATCGCTTTCTGGTTCGGCAACATTCCCGGGTCGGGCAAAATGATAATATCCAACTTTAACACCATTATTTTGCGCTGAAATAACTCTTGCTTTTATATTATATTCATCATCCTCTTGTAATGTCGTTCCTTCAGTTATTTTTACATATGCAAATTCGATTCCTGCTGCTTTTGCATTACTCCAAGTAATATCCTTTTGATATTTTGAGCAATCAAGACCTAAAACACATTTTAGTTCTTCAATTCTTTTTTTAGATATCATTCCCATAATACGTTTTTTTATAAATACTTGATTTTATAATTTTTTATAAAATAACAAAGGGTATTAAATCAATAATACCCTTTGCAATGTTATTTTGTTATAAATTAAGAATAGATGTTTAATAATGATTGATATTCATCTTTAGTAACACCTAATTCTTTTCTTATTTTATTTAACCTTTTGTTGTTAAGAATTGCAGCAATTGTTATCATTGTTACCAAGGCAAGTAATGCAATTCCATATATACCAGTAAATATTGCAATAAAGGATTTTGATGTATTAAACACTGTTCCAAAGAACCCGAATAAGAACATACCAATGAAAAACATTACTACGTTATTTTTTAACTTTAATGTTTCTTTATCAGTTTTCTTCGAAAAGAACCTGTAAGCAAATTTTATAAATTTACTTGGGGGAAATTTGTTACAGGCACTTTCGAATTGTTCTTTCGTTATTTCGTTAAACTTTGACATTAGAAACCCCTATTTTTCTTTGTATTATTTGTATTCACAAATGAATCAGGTTTATAACCAAGTAAATGTTTCATTTTATTCATTTGCTCATTAACAACAGGCTTACTAACGTTTGTGTTTTCATTCAAAGTACCACCTCTTTTCATTGCATATACTTGACTTCCATCAGTATAGAACTTGAATTTATCCATTGCAGAAACTGCGCTTTCATTGACGTTAACTTTGCTTGTGTAGGTATTTCCAAGACCTTCAAGATTAACTTCAAATAATGAAGGAAGTTTCTTACTAATTTCAGTTACTTCACTTAAATTAAAATCAATGATTCTTTTCTTATTAAGAATGTCAAAATATTTTCCAGATATTGTAGATTCTTTAATACCAACTCTTTCATTCCAACCAGTTTGTTCTTTATTGAATTGAACTTTCTTTGAAGTGGTATCTTCAACAGGTTGTGGGTCTTTATTATACATTGGTGCTTTACCTCTGAATTCAAGTTTCTTTTGTCTTTGATCATAAAGTTCTTCACCCATGTCTGCTTTCATACGATCTTCAAAACGCTCTGATGGTTTATTATCATAAACATAATCACCCAATCCAACACGGTACATATTAACTTCTTCTTGTTCTTCTGAAGTCAAATTACGTTTTGGAATTTCGTCGCCTTTATTGTTGTCGGAATTTCCAACATTTTTAAACGCTTCCCCCTTATTTACGCTAAGTACCTTTTTTTCAATATCTTGACCTAACTTCTGTGGGTCATCACCAACATTTGTTTGCTGGTCTTTGTACTGCAATTCTTTTTCAACATCAATAATTTCTTTTGTATCGCTTTGTTGAAAATCTTTTTTGAAATTCTTTTCGTTTTCAGAACCAAGACGGTCTCTTAATACCAATGCCGATGGTTTTCTATCTTCTGCCATTTTCTTTAATTTATTATGGTGAATTGAATATGCATCCAATTCTTTATTTAATTCTTCAAACAAATTTATATCAGATTCCTTTAATCCGCCTGTTCCAGCAAATCCCATTTGAACTCCACTGCTCTGTGTGCCCATTGGCTGTGCTTTATTTGCCATTGTCATTGGATTATCGCCAATCATTGATAATGAATCTTCGTCAACATGTGTTGGAAGGTCTTCGGTTTTTGTAGATGCAAAATCCTTAACATCTTTTTTGCTAACTGTTTTTGCAATTTTCTCAACCTCTGGACTTACCTTACTTGGACTTAATTCACCTTTCTGAACGGCACGTGCCATTCCGAAAAGTTTCTGTTGTGCTTTAGACTTTGCTTTTTCATCAATTTTGCCTTCACCCATCATGTCATCCAAACTATAGCCTTCTTCAGAAAGTCTATCGTTAACTGCTTCCTTAACGACTGCAACTAAATTATCATAACTCATTCCACCATTTTCGTCAATGTAATCCCACATTGAGTTTGTGTCAGGTAAATCATTCCAACTCATTGGTAACATTTTATTTGCCAATTGAATTGCAATTGTATACAATGCTTCACCAGCCAACATTGGAATGTGTTCTTTTTGTAATCCTTTTCCAGTTCTTTCTTTTACACTCTGAACTAACTGTTTCAAATCTTCCTTTGTTGAATACATATCGGGACTGATACCCTCTTCCACTTTATCAATATTTTTCATTTCTTCCATGTTTTTTAATTCTGGATTATCCATTTTTCCAGTGTTAATTGTATTCAATTGAAGAGCAGTGTCACCTTTTCCCCAACTTTTTATACCATCACTGGTAAATGCATTAGTTTTGTTAATAATATAATCATTTGTTTTTTTGTCACTATACGCAGGTATATTTGGTTTTTGTGAAATTTCTGGATTTGCAATGTCAATCTGTTCGTTTAATTCTTGAACATATTTTTCAAATCCTGTAGGGTCTGTGAGATAATCACTTTCTTGAATGATAGTACCACCTTTCCAAATAGGTTTACGCATTACTTTACCCTTTTTACCTTTCATCAAATCACCGCTTCCCCAAGCATATGGAGTTGCATACGCACCTGATGATGCTGCACCTGTCGTTTCTTCAACAGATTCTTCACCAAGTGTTGGTTTATTCTTATAAACGCCTTTAGTTTTACTCATGGTCAATTTACCAGATTTTTTTAGTTGATTAATACCACTTTTATCTCTTCTTTTCTTTTTCTTTGGTATTGCCATTTTATATTTTTGCAAATATCTAGGATCATTTAATACATAATCATTGAAAATCATATTCTGAATGGTTTCATTGTAGTGATAACCATATTTTTCTTCACCATTTTCAGCCATTTCATCATATACTGCCGATAATTTTGGATCAGAAAATACCAATGATTCCATTTTAGCCAAACTAAAAATTTTCTTTTTTAGCGACTGTTCTTTTTCGGTCAATAATTCATCAACCTCATTCAATTTGATATCATTTTTGTTCATAGTGTTTTTAAAAATTTTTTCAAAGTTCTTTGATTGTGTACTTACTGGATTTTTAAGTGTTGGTTTAACTTCTTCATTTGTAAGACGAGTATCAACATAGTCTTTTGCTCTCATTAGTGCTTCTACATCATTTTTAATTCCCATATTACCCCTTAAAGGTTTACCATTTCTATAAATCATATAAGAATATGAATTTCGTTTATCGTCGAAATTAATTTCAATTGTAACTCCTTTATATTCAACACTTCTTCCCATGTCACATATTATTTAATGTCAACTTTCCAGAAATCTTTTTTCTGCCATAATACTTTAACAACTGCTTCCAATGCATCCTTCAATGACGTTACCATTTCTCCTCTAGTTTTACTATTAGAAGTATGTAAAATTCTTTTCATTTCTTTGTCTAATTCATCATTGACAAATTTCTTAATCTCGTCATTTACAATCTTTTTTACTTCATTTGAATCCATGCCATGTATATCTGTTGCTTATAAATACTTCACATAGCATAAAAAATTGATCATAAAAAGAAAAGAACGCATATTAAATATAACATGCGTTCTTTGTTGAATATAAGTGTCCCCATCTAAGTGAGTATATTATTTCGTCATTATTATATAAGTACCTACACCAACTGCACCACCAATACCAATATACATTAAAGTCTGACCATTTTTTCTGAAAAAATTTCCAATTTTTTGCCATTTATTTGGATCAATTTCGTCTTTTTTCAATGCGGGAATTGCATAACTATCAAGATTAACAGTTTTGAAAAAATCGTTTGAATTTGAAACACTGAAAGATATTGGATAGTTTTTTCCTTTCACCTTTTTCCACTGGAATGAAATAAATTGTTTATTTGGAAAATATAGTGAATCAATACGCAATGTTGGTTTTTCGTTCATATATGCAGGCAATACTTTACCAATTGTAAAACTATACGAAAATTCCTTTTTACCTTCCTTATAGTTATCATTGAAATTAATTGTCTTTTTTGTCGTATCTATTGTCGTCTGACCTTGATGTATCAATGAATCTATAATTATTTGATTCTGAACTAACGCTGCAGCAATTACTGCATTTTTATCATTTAGTTCAATAACCCTTCTCATTAATTCTTTCTGTGAAGCAGTGAGTTGACCGTTGATTTTTTCTAGATTTTTAATAGTTTCCTGAATGGTAAGTTTTTCCGCTACCAATTCATTATACTTATTTTTATGATACCTGATGCTATCCATCAGTGCATCTTTTAGTTTAATTTCGGTCTCAAGTTTATCTTTAAGGTTATCAACCTTATTTTGATATAATTTGATGCTACCACCAAATAATAAAAATGCTATAACACCTATAAGAATTATAGTACTTAAATTTAGATTCACATTAAAGTTTGCCATATTATTTTTGAATTATATTATTTTGCCAATATTTTGCGAATGTATTATAATAATCTTCAACTCTTTTCACAATTTCCGTATTTTGTGGATTATCTGGTGTAAAGTCCTCTAAATAATTAAATAATACATTATTCTTATCTTCATACGGTGTTACTGCATATGTAAATTGAATAATACCATCAATTGTTCCTCCCCAAAATACGAGATTATCAGTTACTTCTAATTCAAGGAATTTAACATTTACATCACTCTCCATATCTTTGAAAATATTCAAGAATTTATCTTCTTCAATTTTTTGATCAAAAATAGTTACTTTATTTGGTGATTTTTTTAATTCATTATCTTCAGCATCCTCCGCACTGACATCTTCATTTAATTTGCGTGTAATTTTAAGCATATCACGCACTTCCATATATTTTTTGGTTATTACTTCTTCATTGACAATGACATCTTTTCCACGCATTCTACGTAGAAATACTCTCATTTGGTCTGGCGTACTTTTTTTATTGATATTACTCATATTTGTAGTTTCTATATAAATACTATTAATTTAAATGATTTCACTATTGATCATTTCATTGAATTTATTGATGTCAAACAACGGATTCATATCGGAACTGTCTTCGATATAATTACTTCTGAACACAATTCCTTTAAATTTTAATGTATCTTTATGATAATGATGAAAATCAATCAAAACTTTTGGTATGCCGAATTCATCACACAGTTGTTTACATAACTCAACAGTGCTTTTAATTTGTTCCTCTGTGAAATTCTCCCAATAATTATAACCCATCCAATTTCTTTTGACCATTCTATCTTCTTCACATATTTCATTAATCCAGTTAATATGTTTTCCATCCGCAGTTTCAAATAAACTGCCCATATTTTCCAAAACAATTGAAATTGATTGCTTATCTGCCTCCTTAATACCCAAAAAATCACTATGATGCTTTGGATCAAAATGCTTGTAAATCAAGCCACTTCTGGAAATGGTATATGTATTCCATTTCTTGGTTTTTCCAAATTCTTTATGTAATAGTCTGGTAATATGATAACTATTTTTCCTAAGACTTGTAGCCAATACAATCTGAGTTTTTGGAGATTGTGTCTTATATCTATTAATTTCTTTTGTCTTATATGTTAATTCATCTATTTGCATCATAATTCATATAAATTACTTCTACACCACCTTCTTCTAATATTGTTGATGAAATTTTCCAATTTTCGCCCCATCTTTCATGATTGAAATCAGGTGCTTCATCACAAAAAACACGTTTAATTCCTGCATTCACTATTGCCCCCGCACAATTGCAACAAGGGAAATAAGTTACATACATATCACATCCTTTAGTTCTTTGTCCATTTTTTGCAGCATTTGCAATTGCATTAATTTCTCCATGAACAGTATAAAAATACTTCAACGGTCTTTCATGTCTTTCAGCAATATCTTCATTTACTTTTGACGGAAATCCATTAAAACCCATTGAAATTGGATTTTTATCATCTGGATTAACGATGACCGCACCTACTTTAACTGATTTATCTTTTGACCAACTCGAAACATGTTTAGCCAATTCATTAAATTTTACATCCCATTTATTCATAATATAATTTTTTATTTTGTTTCAATTTACCATTTATCATATGTGAGCATATTTCATTAAGCCATTTATTGTTATATGCAGCATTAAATTCGTGAGGAAATTTTATTTTAAATTCTGCTCTTGTTCTGCACAAAGTTGCTTTTTCTTTACATGATTCGAAAGAATGTATTCGTTTACCACCTTTTTGTGTTTTTCCTAAAATTTCATATATTTCACTAATCCATCCATTTTTCATTGATGATGAATATGCTCCCCTATATTTTATACCGAATTCTGTTCTATTCTTAGATTTTTTAGCAACATCTATACATTTTTCCTTCGTCCAAAATAAAGTATCTCCTCCAATACCCCCAGTTTTAGCAACATTTAATATTTGCCAGCCATTATCACTATATACATTAAGAAATTCGCCCTCTAATTTAATTGCTGTTTCTACATCAACATAATCTGTTAATTGCTTTCTAATTGGGGTTAAATTGGTCTCTTTTATGTATTTTGTGACTTTATCATTGTCATGACAATCTCTATTAACTTGTCTTTCATTTAAATTAAAAGTTAAGCCAACATAAACATGATTATCAGGAAATTCGTAAGTATATATACATCTTTTATATTTACTGCCAATTTTAACCATATGGGTTGATATTTCGGGCATCCATCCATTTCTATTTGAAATCGTATATGCAGACATTGAATTTTTTTTGAATTCTATTTTGGTTGTGTATTTTAATGCTTCTTCTCTGCACTTTTCAAAAGTCCATATTTTCATTTTTTTAAATTATTTGACGAATAAAATTTATTTATTTGGTCAATATCATATCTTCTATGTCCATTTGGAGTATATGTTGGAGTTATTTTACCTTCTTTTTCCCAAATTCTTAAAGTCTTTGGAGTAACACCCAAAATAACACTAGCCTTACTTATTGATATCAATTTCATAATTAACTTTTACCATAAATACTGTAAAAAAATAAAAATGTGTAGATTTGTTCAAAAATGTGTAAAATAAATTATAGTTTCCAATATCTATTATTTTTAAGTTGTTTGGCTTTTCTTGCCAATGTTTTCAACCTATCTTGCACTTTTATTAAATCATCTTCATCATTAAATGTGCATTTTCCTAATTCATCCACTATTATCAAGGCTTCCTTGATTAATTTAGATTTTTCAACATTTTCTTCCATTATCATATGTTTTAAATTATTATTCCATTGTTACTGATGATATTCCATCATCATTCAATTGTACGTTTAATAAATAGTCTGGATTGATTTCGTGATTATGCTCAATGACCAGTACTTTTTTCATATTTGCTTTAATCATTTGAAGAATTTCAATGAACTCTTCAATGCTTTCTTCACTTAATTTACCCATAACTTCGTCCAACAGGAAGATTGAAGGTTTTGCCTTTACGTTAATCTGATTCAATGCGAATTTTAACACAACACTTGAAAAAGTTCTTTCTTTTCCCGATGCACTTATACAATCAACAATTGCTTGAGGTCTGTCGTTATACACCAATTTTGGTCTTAAATCAACAGGGTCTAACCAAACCTTGAATGGTGAAACCGATAAGATATTTTCCAAAGTTATGTTGATATTCGGTAAAATATAATTGCTCAACATTTGTCTTGGAATCCCATCCCTATGTACACATTGCTTATAAAGACTAATAACCATATCACGATGCTCCTGTATTTTGAATTCGGCAATAAGAATTTCATTATTCTTAATTTTCAATTCTTTTTCAGCAACACCTGTTTTCTTGATGTAGACATTTTCTTTTTCATCGCTCTCTTCATCTTCAAGTTCTTTCAATTTTAATTTAGCGGCAGTAATACCTTTTTCAATCCTTTGATTCTCTTCGATTTGCTTCAGACTATTGTCGTGATTATCAATTTTTTGTTGATGTATACTGATTTTCAATTCTTCGTTTTGGATTTTTGTTGGGATTTGGTCATACTCAATCATCAATTCCTTTCGTCTATCCACATCATTCTTGTCGTTTGTAAGAACGCCTATTTCGGTAAGAACGCCTTCCATTTCCAATGACTTATCATCAATATCCTTTTTAATTTTATCGATTTCCTTAACAGTACTATCAATAATATCTTGTTGTTCTTTTATTTTTACATTTTGAATGTCCTTTATTTGGTCTGCAATTGGAAACATTTGACCTTCGATTTCTTTTATTTTATCGTCAATATGTTTTCTATGATCTGCAGTTAATAACTGACCACAAGTAGGACAAGTCTTGCTGTTTTTTAATTTGATAATTTCTTCCTTATATTCAGTGCCTTGTTTTTTTAATCTAAAAATGTCACCATTTAATATTTCGATTGAATGTTCATGATTTCTTTTGGTTTGTTCATGCTCTTTAATCTTCATCTTCATTGAGTACTCATTTGTCTTGTGAGTGTCTTTTTTTGCGATTAGAGCATTTAATTTCTCTTCGTCATACGTTTCCCTCAAAGCAAGAATGCTTGTCTCTAAAACGCTCTTACGTGCCTTAAAATCATCAATAATACCATTATGTCGTTCAATCAATCCTTTTGTGGCATCAATATCCAAATTATAAATTTCGGCATCAATTTTAAAGAGTTTCTTCGTTAAATCTTCAACATATTTTCTGCCTTTGGAAATTCTTATTTGAATGTCTGGTAACTTTGTTGTTTCAATTTCAGTAATTTCACCTTTGAGAACACGGATTTCTTGTTTTAATGTAGCATTTTCAGTCGTGGTGAATTCAACATTACAACTCACCCTTGATTTCTCATTAACTCGTTTTTGATATGCTTTCAATCCTTCGAGTTTTTTATCGAATATATCACATCCGCTATCAAAGAGAATTGAATCGATGAAAACAGCCATATCGTTTGATAATATTCTGTTTAGCGTATCAGATGTCGTCATTACAATACGCATGAAATTATCATATGACCCAATAATAGATTCAATTTTCTTCTGCGTTTTATACTTACGGTCTTCAACCAATACATCCAACGATGTTTTTTCATCCATTGCTTCGTCTGGATTGGAAAGTAGATAATAATTCAATGTAGTAGGCGCACCTTTTATTTCACCAGACCTATTTTTTTCAATTTCAGTTCTTTTCTTAATACCGTAATATTCACCACCTGCTTCTAATACAAGATAACCTTCACAATAGTCTGCACCATTTCGGTTGTTAACAAAACGCATATCACCATATTTAACTCTTGTTTCGGTTTCCAATGTCTTGCTGAACAAAATATATGATAATAACTTCATTATTGTGGTCTTTCCTGCAGTATTCATTCCAGTTATTTGATACAATCCGTCATTATCACGCCAATCAATATCAAGTGTTTCATATGACATGAAATTCTTACCTCCAAATTTAACTACATTCCATTCAATACTAGCAATATCATCAAATTCAATTTCATTTAAAATTTCTTCGTCAAGTGCAATAACATCATTAATTACTTCTTCACTTGAACCTATTTTGGTTAGGTATTCTTTGAAAATTTCATGTTGAACCGCTTTGTCTTCAATGTTTTGAATTGTGATGTTCTCATTAACATCGATTTTCTCACTTTCAATGAATTGATTCTTATGTGAAATTGTTACATTATCATATTTTGATTTGAGATAAATCGCTAATTTTCTTTCATTATCTTTTGTTCTTGTTTGAGGTAATGTACCCCAGAGAAACCTAACCTTCATATGCTTTGTCGGATTTCCAATTTCAAAATCCAAGTCATCGAAGTCAGTGTATGGTGTAATTCTCACGTTTTTATAAGACCAATCATTATCAATTGGTATTTCTTCTGCCGTTTTTGTTGTTATGTCCCACAATAAATATCCATGAAAGTTATCATCACCTTCACTAACGTCTTGTGCAATAAGTGACCCACAATATGCTTTGGTTTTTGCCTTATTCATGTATTGCATTCTATGAATATCCCCAAAGAATGACAAATCACCCTTAAAATCAGATGCTTGGTAATATGACTTGCTTTTCATTTCAAGACCACCAGTAGTCAAATAGCCACTAATTGGATCATGAAATAAATCAATTGAAATATACTGTTGAGAAGTTGTTCTTAATTTTTCATAAATTTTACCTTCTTTCGTCTTCCAAGGATTCCCTTTTGAGTCTCCATGATGCCAAACCATCCAAGCAACATTATCATCATAATAAACATCTGATGTATCATAATAAATAACTTTTGGATTGTGTAGTGTTTCGACAATTGCTTTAACACTATCAACTCTATTCAGGGTTTTTTTTCTACAATCGTGATTTCCTCTTGTGATTCGAACAGGTGCAATCTCAGCCAATTCATTTAAAAAATCTGAAGCCAATATTAATTGTTCCCCCTGTAAATCAAGGTAGTCATGAACCAAATCGCCAACAATTACAATTCTATCTGGTTTATTTTTACTCAATGATTTTAACAAATTATTGAATACCAATTGGTATTCTTCATTACGAGTAGGTGTTTTTCGGATGTGGATGTCTGCCAAATGGCATATCTTATTAATATTCATTTTAATGTTATTTGGTATGCAAATATATGAAAAACCAATTAAAATTACAAGAGTTTTTCGTAAAGTTGATTCCCTGAATTATATACTTTTAAATATCCACGTTCTTTCATAATTTCATCTTCAGTTTTATTGGCATCAAAACCGTCTTGAATTAATCTATCCTTCCTGAAGTTATATCTATTGTATTTTACCATATGTTTAATCCACCAATATGTTGGTTTAGTTTCTTTAATTAAATCAAATCCCAAAATTTTATATAAATTACCATTACTGATGTCATTATTTGAATATGATATAATTTTCGTAACATTATGGTTTTTTTCAAAAAAGTTTAATAATTTTTGTGCACCACCAACAATGGTCATATTTTGTTCTGAACAAAAACGTAATAATTCAAATTGACCTTCTTTCCCAGCACTATTTAAATTATTTCGCAATTTTCCAAATGTCATGACACTAATTAGTTTATTATCGCAATACAACCCATAACGATATCGTGAAACGCACCATTTTTGAATGTGGTTTTTATTTAAAAATTCTTTACAGACGTTATCTTCAATTTCACGAATTTTCGTATTTCTTGCATATATTTTATTTTCAATTAAAGATAATTTACTTAACAGCATTGATAAAATCAAGTTTTTGTTATTATAATAATCAAAATCCCAAAGATGAAATATAAAAATATTATGTTTTCTAGCCAATAATGTTTTATTTTGATGATAATTGGGGGTTTTATAAAAATCGGAATGATAATAAGAACCATTTATTTCAATTCCAAAATTATGGTCAGGCAAATATAAATCAATTTCATATGGCTTAACAACATTTCTATCATTTTCAATGAAATTTATATTATATTTCAATAAAAATTTTTTTATTTCATTGAAAATATTTGAATCATGCGTTCTTTCTGGTGGTAAACATTCAGTACAAATATTATTTTGCTTAGAAACAAAATACCTATTATATAGTGTATCTTTTTTAATTAAAAATTCTTCATGCTTTTCACAATGATTTTTCACTAAAAAAATTAAATTATCTAAATCAAAAACAGAAATATCTAAATTATTTATTTTTTTTAGAAAAGTATTTGCTTGTCTTTTTTTATATTCATTAGTTTGTGTATAATAATCCTGACCATAATTAATTCTTGATGTTTCTTTCTTTTTTTCTTTAATTGCCGTCAGTTTAGATACGTTTTCAACATTATATTTTTTTAAATTTGTTTGTTTTATTTTATCTTTAATTATTTCTGATTGGAATGGATTCTCGACACCATATTTTTTTATGTTTGTCTGTTTGGTTTTATTTTTAATTATACTATTTTTTTGTGGATTTTCAACACCATATTTTTTTATGTTCGTCTCTTTTTGTTTATCTTGTATTAATTTTGATTGTAATGGAGCATCTACACCATATTTTTCAAAATTCGTTTTTCTTATTTTATCTTTAACTAAAGGATCATTTCTACCGCATTTAGTTGAACAATATTTTCTATATCCTTTATTTATAGTTTCATTAAATTTGACTTCATTACCGCAATAACATTTTGGAACTTCATTCAAAGCGAAAATATAATTATATATTTTTTGAATTAACGGATAATTTTTATTTAGGTTAATTTTATAATTTAAAATATCATTCAATAGGTCTGAATGATATTTGATTAAAAATGATTCTCTTTTATGTGCACCATTTTTATCATCAAGAAAATAAGATTTTAAATTTTCCATACTAACATAAATCACTTACAATTATAAATACATTCAAAATTACATAAAAAAATGTAAACTATGACAAAAAGTCATAAATATTTAAAATATTTTCATTGTTTTAATAATTTAAACCGTAGTTTTGTCATCATCAACATATTGGTATAATTTTCGTAATATATGGTGTAAAAATAACAATTATATTTAAAACTTAAAAGATATGTTAGCAATTAGACGTACAAACCCGCAAGTAAAATTATTTACCGACCTTTTTGATGATTTATTCGAAATTAATTCAATTATTCCATCAACAAAAGACACTTTTGTGCCAATACATGATATCATTGAAAACGATAATGAATTCGTTGTTGATATGATGTTGGCTGGCGTTAAGAAAGAAGATACAGCCATTGAAGTAGACGATGATTTACTAACAATAACTGCAGAACGAAAAGAAGTAAAAGATTTGAAATATAATCGCAAAGAATCTTTTACGGGCATATACAAAAGATCATTCAAACTTCCAGAAACTGTAGATAAAGAAAATATTATAGCATCATTCACTGATGGAGTACTAACCGTAACAATACCAAAAAAAGAACCATTAAAATTAGAAAAGAAGATGATTGAGATTAAGTAATAAAAGTTAAAGTCCTATCATGCACTATTATCAATCCAAAGATAATAGTGCATTTTTTTGATAATAACTTGTTAATCATATATTTCTTCTTGTATATTCTTCTTCAATTTTGTTTTTATATAGTTAATCTTATTACTCACAGTGCTACTTGTTAATTGAAATTCTTTTCCAATTTCATTATAGTTATAGCCTTGAACATACTTCATATCCAATAAAGTATATTCTTGTGGGGTTAATTGTGAGGTAATATATTTAATTGAACTACAGTTTTCAAAATCTGTGCTGCAAGTGGTAAACGTTTGATAACTACTTATAGCATTTGATAAAAAAGCAGTATTACATACACTTGTAGTGGTTTGATAATCAGTGAATGCGGTATCTGTCGTAGTTATAGTGTTTGCGAATGATGTTAATTTAGTTGAATTTTTTCTATTCAAATCAATCATATAATGTTTTGCTATAGATAGAATCCAAGTTTTAACACTTGATTTTTCTGAATCATATAAATGCAAACTATCAAACACTTTAATTAAAATTGATGACACACAATCATCAATATCATCGACACTATATTTTGGAAAACTATGTTTTAAATAATCTTTTACTGTTTTTTGGTATTTTTTATAAAAAACTTCTTGTGCTTCCCGATTTCCATTCATAATCTTTGGAACTAGAATCAAATCCTCCTCGTTTATATTCATAGGGTTTTCGTAACTTATTAATAAAGTAATCATCTATTGTCAAACCTCTTGCAGTATATAATGACTTAATAACTTCCTCAATACCTTGATTTCTACGAAGTTCATCAATATCTTCAGTTGTTGGTAGTTTGACAATTTTAACTTTTTCCTCACAGCCAACATAAATAGTTTGCAATTTGTAAAACAATTCAATACTATTTTTATAAGCGTCAGGGTCTAACAAAATGACGACATCTGGCATCATTTTCTTCAATTTCATATACAACGTGGAAGATATGGTTTTTCCAAGCATTGGAATAGCATTTGGAAGTGAAAACATATCAGTCACACCTTCAACTAAATATACAGTAGAATCCCAATTAATAAATCCTTCGTTAAATATGATTACATCTTTATCTGATTTAGGATTATCATATTTTCTCTTTTTTTCCTTGGGGTCATAAGTTCTGGCAACAAAATAATTAACTTCCCCATTCATATCGTAGGATGGTATAATTATTCTATTTGCATATCTTCCAGTAGTACAAAAACCAAGCCGATATTTTAAAATAATATCCCTTGATATTTTTCTTTCATTCACTAAATAATTATATGCTTCGAAATGTTGTAAATTTCCTGCTTCCATTTGTGAAAATAAAATCATTTCTTCTGGTAATTTTACTTGAACATATTCTTTTTCATCTTCACTATATTCATAATCAGTAAGAATTCCTGCATATGATTTATAAATCTCATAATCAGCATTCGAACCTAACATTCTGATTAATCTACCCAATGAACCACTAAACTTTGGTTCATCACAACGCCAACAACGATAAAGTCTTCTACGTGTGTTAATCTCAAGGTTATATTTACCATCAGGATGTCGCAATCCATCTCTTTCCTGACAACGTGGGCAATTTACTTGCAATTGCTCAGATACATTAAGACCATTAACATCGCCAAAAATATTTTGAATAATACTATGAAATTCCAGTCCTTGAATATTTCCCATATTGATTACTCCCTATCATTGATTGCATATGTGTACAAATTTCATTCAAGCAATTATTTCTAATTGCCCACGTATACGCTGCTTTATTATTTAGTTGAAATTCATATCTAGATTTATATTTAAATGCTTCTGCTTTAACTTCATCAATAGTCCAATGATGAATTTTATTATTCATGTGTTTACAAATATCATTTAACCAACCTTGTCTTTGTGCTGCAGTATATATTTTATTACTTCGATAATAAAACTCACTTCTTGATTTAAATTTTAATGCTTCAACATGACATAATTCTTTAGTCCAAATAATTTCACTTGCACCGATATTTCCACCACGATGTTTATTCAAAACATTCCACCCAAGTATTTTATATGTTTCAATGCAATCATTTTCTAATTCAGCGGCAATGTCAACATAGACATATTCGCTCAATTGTTTAATTTTAGGAACTAAATTGGTTTTATTAATATGTCTAGTCACCGCATCGTTTTGTTGGGTTTTACGTATTTCACTTCTTTTATTTAAATTATATGACAAACCAATATATGCACAATTATCAGAAAATTCATAAACATATATACATCGATATAATTTATTTCCACCCTTTTTCATATGAGAACAAATATCATCAAGCCATCCATTTTTACGTGCTGAATTATATGCAGAACGTGAACCAAGATTAAATTCATTTCTACCTGAATATTTTAATGCTTCTTCTTCGCATTTCTCTTTAGTCCATTTAATTTTCATATTAAAAATTTTTTAAATATTCTTGAAGCAGTGAATTAATTAATTTTGATTTATTAATTTTCAATGTTTCAAGTTTATTATTTACTTCAGGTAAAATTGTTATCGATATTTTACATTTCATTTTACCATTATCAATTTTTTTCCTACCCATTACAACATATTTTTAATATAAATACTTAAATGACCGAATAAAAGTAGTATAAATACTATTTTTATTTCAACTATTTAACCATGCAACAAATATATAAAAAAATTGCTTCAAAACAAATAGTTTTGAAGCAATTTATACTAATTCTTATGAGTTCAGTATCTTTTCTCTTTTTCAAGAAATGGAAAAAACAAGATTAACCTATTCATAAATGCAATTGGTGCAATTATTAGATTAGGTGCATTTGTTGCAGGATTAAATCCCATTGAAAGATGAGCACTTTGCAATTCATGGAACAATTGACGAACTTTATCTCTTGTACCATCATCATGAACATTACCACTCATAACTTTATTTAAATCTCCTCTTGCTGCTGCCAATTCATTTCTAAGGAGTTCATTTTCGGCAGACAACGAAGAAACTTGTTCTTCAAGCCATTGAATGCTTCCATCTGCCTTTGGTTCTTCAATTTCAAGAAGTTCATCTTCCTTTTTTAGGGATAGATCAACGTCTTGTAATAGTTCTTCGACTTTCTGCTTTGCTTTCAAGTCTCTTTCTTCTTCAGGGGTTTTTGGTTTTTCAACCTCTTTAACCACTGGTTTTTTAGCAACAGGTGCAGGTTTTTTGCTACTGCCTTTCGCTAGTTTTACTAAATTACTTGTTTTATTACTCATATTGTTCAATTATTAAATTGGCATTTAAGTGAGCAACCATTCCAGTTTCATCATTCCAAATGAATGCTTCCCCTGCTTTAGTTGCACCAACAAATCCTTTTTTATGATGCCATTCTTCTGTACCAGTAAGACTTGAGAGATATCTAACAGTAACACCTAAATCTTCGTTGGTCATTCTTGATTTATCCAATGTTATATATTTCATATCCCTTTTGCGGTGGATATGACCCAAATGCCACTCATGAAATGTTGTTTCACTCCACAATGGTTTTGATTCTATGTCACTAGCCATTAATAATGGTAATGAAGATTCTTTTTCTTCGCTACCATGTGTAAGACCAAGCAATACCTTACCGAATCGATAATATTTTCTTGGTGATGCACCATTGTTGATATTTACTAGATTATCGTCATTAAACCATGCTTCAAGATATGCACCCATATAATAACTGCGCTCGAAATCATGATTACCCGGTATGACCATCACATCAACAGGAACACCTGTTTGTTTCAAAAAGTTAATTGCATCAACATAAAGTTTCACACCAACTTGGAATGTTTTTTGCCAACGCAAATCTTCGTCTTGTGGTGTGCCTTTGGTGGTTGTATTGTAAATCGTGTCACTGTTGAAAAAATCACTACCGATAGGGAATAAAATTCTATTAAAGTTGAAACCAGACGCTCTGTCAACGAGTGTTTCCAATGTTTTGAGAAATCTGTCACGTGCAATTTTGGTGTCATAATTTTCGCCAGTTTCACCACCCCATGCAAGTTTGCCCATATGCAAGTCAAACATCGTGATTTCAAATAAATTGTTTTCACCATTTAAATTTGGAAGATAAATGCCTTTTTGAGGAGTAAAAATGGGTGGTTCATAATTTTTAATCATTTCTTTGAACATCTCACCCATCATTCTTTCTTTAGTATTTGTGAGATTTTTCTCCAGACGTGCTTTTACTTGGAAATTTTGAATTGTCTCAGCATTTTCATTTTTCCAACTAGTAACATCCCATTTATTAACCACATAGTCTTTTACATTCCAAAGTGTCAAATCAACATCGCTTGCTTTCAACAACTCATCAAGTGTTTTTATGTGGTTTAGGGGATAATTTGAAGCACTTTTCCACTCAATTGTAGCATTGTCACCTTCTACTTTCAGTGTTAGATTTTCAGGGGTTTGAGGTTTTTCGGTATCGGATTCATTGCTCCCTTTCAATCCAAAACCTCTATAATCGGTGTATTGTTTGTACGCATTATCAAACAGAGCAAAAAGTTCATCATCAAGTGTTCCATTTTCATATTTTTCATAAACCAGTGCTTTGATATTCTTTACATAGGTATCGGCGTATCCACATTTAACCGATGCTTCTTTGACAGAAATTTGATTTACTATGGCATAGTTAATAATTTCAATGGCTTTTAAAATTCGTTCTTTATTCATTTTGAATAATTTAGATAAAGTTATTTACAAAAATTTTTCCAAACATACAACAAATTAGTTGAAAATGCAAGGATTTTAAATAAATACATGATTTATTAAATAATAATGCCCATCCATTAATAATATAGGATGGGCATTATTTAATGCTTTTATTATTAAGCATTAGCATTTACTACCTGAATTACTCCAGAATTATCACAATAACTTAATTTTATTGTTCCATTTGGCGTTGTAAATAAATCACAGTTATATGTAGAGTAAACATGTGTTGAGGAACTGAAATCAATACCAGTGAAATCTATACCATCTCTTATTGTATTGTATTGAAATGTTACGCCAGTTGGTATTGTTAAGTTGTATATTTTACTAAAAACTGTATTGATTTTAAAATCATTTCCAATAGTATTGAATTGTAAGCCATGCCCTATAGTATTATTTTTAAAATCATTTCCAACTGTGTTTTGATTGAAACTATTTCCTATGCTATTTTTATTAAATCTATATCCTATGGTATTACTAAAGAAATAAGTTTCTATGGTGTTGTTATAGAAATTATTTTTTATTTTATTTTGAGTAAAACTATTTCCTATGGTATTTTGAAAAAAATTATATTCCAAATTATTGTTTTTAAAATCATCTCCTATGTTGTTTTTTTGAAAACCAATTCCTATTGTGTTGGATTGAAAAGAATTTCCAATAATATTGTAAACAGATTGATATTCTATGATATTGCCTTGAAAATCATTTCCTGCGATGTTCATTCCAAAAGTATTTCCTATGATATTGCTTTGAAAATAATTTCCTATTTTGTTTAGAATGAAAGCATTTCCTATGATGTTGGTATTGGATAAAATTCCAATGTTATTGCTATTAAAATCATCTCCAATAGTATTTAATTCAAAAAAAGGGGCAATATTTATATCAAATGTTGTATAACTTTGATATGTATCATTATTAGTTCCCAAATAAAAAACTGAATTACTTAAACTTGATCCAATATATCCCCAAAATTGCGTATATGTATCATTAAGTGAATTAATTATAACATCTTTTACACTAATATCATAGGTATTCCACTGATCAAATCCGTGAAAAGTATATGCATCAATAAAATCATTAACATCTAAAGCATCTGACGAATTACAACACCAATATTCTGTTAAATTATAATCAATAATTTTCGACCATTTTGTGGTATCAGTAACCAAATTATCAGTATTTCCACTTACTGAAGAAAAATACACTCCATCAGATGGCACTTGAACCCTTTCGTCTAAATTATATGTAGTTCCAGAATCCCATATTGGATAGTTAAATTTCCATCTTCTAAACTTAACATGTCTGAAATCATAACCCAATATTACATTATTTTTAGTATCTTCTCTGCGATATATAACACCCTTATAATTAGGTATTAACGTAACATTAGTTAAATCTGGACTCATAGTAGTTCCACTGATATTTTCAGCAGTAGCAAATGCTATATCTTGAATCCAATAATCCGATTTCCAATCATAATTAATTATATCTTGTGGATATAAAGTAGATTTAGCAATTTGGGATAAACTATTTGTAGATATTGCTGTTAACAACAATGGTTCTAATTCGCCAGTATTAATTTCATTTAACCTTACATTATAATCAAACATATAATGAACTGTTCGATAATCTGTTAGTTTATAAGTTTGATTAATGGTTAGTCCAGAAATATTGATTAAACTTACCAATTCAGCATAGGTTACATTAATTGCACCACCACTAGAGCCAGTCAAGGAGGATAATTGATTGATTGATGTTGCGATTTCGGTAAATTTTTCGTTCACGGTCGGTGAATCTGGAATTTTCATGCCAGTACGTGCATAATTACGTGATTCAGTATTACTACTATTATAAATTCCCTTATATTCAAACATAGTTTTAATGTTTTAATTTGTATATTATTTTTAAAATAAATACAAAAAAAAACAATTAAACCAAGTTCAAATGAAAATATTACCGCTTCTTTTTAATGAACTTAATGTTTCTTCTATTTTCTTACATTCATTCAGAAATGAAAGTTCGATGTCAATAGGCATGTCAAACCATTCACCCTCTTTATGTAAATGTGAATATCGTCTTTGCAATGTTCCTTCAATCTGATTGGCATATTCAGATTGATACGTACCAATTAATTTTAAATGTGCTGAATTTCCCGTTTGTAATTGTGATAAACGTTTGTTTGGATGTTTAGATATTCCAATTTTGTAATAACTGTCCTCTACTGACTTAATTAAGTATATGTATTTCATTTTATTATCCCCAGTGTCTTCAGTCCAGCATAGCCGACACAATATGAATCGCTCATATCGTAATTCATATCTTTTGGTTGACCGTCTTTCTTGTAAAACCACTCAATTTGGGGTTCTAATTTACAAACTTTTTTCCAGATATACAACTTTTTATCCTTAATATATTCTTTTGGGAACGATAATACTTCAGATTTTTCACCTTTCTTATTAAAACTCACTTTTACCAATTCATGACAGAATAACTTTCGTGAATCATGTACGGAAATTTTCATTGGGTATTTGTCGAATGCCATATACAAAATATATCTACAAATGCCATTAAATCCATACAATAGTGAAACAGTATTCGCATTGTTGCTTCCACCAAGAGGTTCTTCAACAACAATATGAATAATTTCACCATTTAGTTCATTCAAGATTCGTTCCTTATATTCATGAACATATTTTCTGAAGATTTCTGCCTTATGAATATCTCTATCCTCAACTGGCACATTCTTATCAGTTTTCAATTCAAGGTGTTTTAATTCAATCAATTTTCCTTTAGAATCCCACAATGCACTACCAATATTTGTGGTGCTTATATCCAAAGACCATATGTATTTTTCCATATTATAGACTTTCTTTGTGCTCATCTATCATTTTTTGTACTACTTTTGAATTATTTAAGTATAATTTAATTAAATCTTCAATAACCCCGCCAATCTTCATGCTTTTTCCCTTACATAGCATTTTAAATCTATTATGTAGATTTCCATCTATAATAATAGACTTTGGCTTTGTTTCGTCAAGTGTTAATAATTCTTTCATGTTTATTATAAACTAATATTCTAATAATTTATAATAAATACTAAGAATTTATAAAAAATAGTAAAATTTTATGATTTTTTTTCTATAATTAGAAATCAATGTTGAAAACTATAGTTCTGGCGATTGTTTCGTCTTTTAAAATTGGGTTATTTAATTTACCAATAGCAACCAAATTCTTATTGGCATCATAAATTCCAATTTCACTAATTGCTACGCTATCATCTTGTGTCCAAGTGCTATTCGTAGATGAATTGAATTGATTTAAAGGTAAATTAATTGAAAGGTCTGTTGTATATGCAATTGCTTTTATTTCAGTGGAAACATTACCAAAAAAATAAATTTCGTCACCAAAAGACAATTTATCATCATCTCCAACTTCTTTTGTTGGATAATTGAGATAATTTAAATTATATATTGGATAACTATAATAATTATTGAATGGAACTTTAAATACCACACTTGTCAATTCTGCTGCGGTTAATGCATTTCCATCGGTATGTGTGGGAATTTGATTTGTAATATCAACCATTCTCCATTCAGTAGAAATTGCTTTTACTTCATCAATGCTTGTATAGCCACTATTACTTATAATTTGTACCAATGCATATATTTTATTTGCCGTATATCCAGTATTATTAACAGGGTCATCACTCAGAAATTTAAAATCACTGATATTGGGGAAATTAATAGTAATTTGACCCATACTTTGATTGGCAATTGTTGATTGCGTTTTTTTAATATAGTTGCAATGAATTGCTTCACTATAATTATAACCTAAACCTGATGTCGTTCCTGTTGGTACTAAAATGTATGTCGTAAATATTGAATATCCGTCTGCCATATTTATTTTTTTCTATAAATACTGATAATCTAAATTTAATTATCAAAATACCTCACATAGTAATCTTTATTAATTTTATCTTGGTTATTTCTCAACCAATTAAAATACTTTTCATATACGCTTACCAATTCATCTGCGGTAATTGGCGTTAATGGTTCTGTTGCATAATCACAACTGGCTCTTCTATGATTTTCAAAATTATTTGGGTTGTCAATGTCACCACTTTGTTTATGCCCAGCAATTTCAGAAGGATCACTCCAATTAAAACAATATGACGGAATATAATTTTTATTATTTTCCAATAACTGTTTTTCGTCTCTTAATTTGGTATACCAACTCAATCCCTCGTAACCAGTTAAATCATTTCTAAATCCAATTTCTCTGATTCTATCCATTTTAATAATGACACTTGCTTCCATAGTATTTTGGCAAAGTTCAACTCTATCAGCAACAGCGAATAAACTTTTTTCAGGTTTCCATGCATCTGTACCCATTTCCTCAATACCTTCAACAGCCTGTTGTAAATGCCAAGGTAAATAAATATCATCATCATCAGCCAACATGAAATAATCACCAGTTGCATGTGTTACAGCATCTCTACAAATATCACCTCTATTTGTATATAACATTCCTGTTATGTAATTTGTATCATTATTGATGACAATGATTGAATCATCTTCAAAACCTAATTCAAAAGGATGTTCCATATCTTGATTGAAAATAATTAATTCTTTATTTTGATATGTTTGTGCATGATATTGTGCAACAATGCGCCTAACACAATAAAATCTTCCATATGTCGTACAGACAAAACTTACTTTCTTACCCATTTTTTAAATATTTTAAAATTTGTTCTTTAGTATATAATTGTAATTCTTTGGTATCATATCCACTATTACTATCATATAAGATGTCAACTGGTTCACCGAAATTCCACGGAGATAATTGCCAGTTAATGTGTGTAAAATCACCAGTGGAAATGTCTAAATTATTTGTACTCAATGGATGATTACTCATTAACAAATATTTTATGTTTGAATTAATAAAATTTTCAAATGTCATTATTTTATCCTTTTTGCTAAAATGAAATAGACAATCACGACAAAACAATAAATCAACATCTGGGAATTTGTCTTTAATAACATCAAATCTTATGAATTTTTTATCAGGGAAATTCTTATTCAATTTCTTCATTTGTTCGGTAATTATATCACCGCCAATATATTCAATTTCCTTTAAATCAACATGTCTCATCCACCAATAATCGCCACATGGTGCATCGAAAATGCTTTTAATATTATATTTAATTAAGAAATTATATAAATTTTCCCTGACATTTAATGTTGAGTTATCCATTTGTGACCCACAGCCACTTACACTAAAAGTATCTATATCTGTTCTACCATATAGATGATTATCTCCTGAAAATATTTTTTCTATTTCGTCCATTCTAAATAATTAATATTACCTGTTTCAAAATTTCTCTTATTTTCTGGCGACCATGAATATAATGCTAAATGTTGAAAATATTGTTCAAATAATGGAAATAAGCAATATTCGATATTATTCTCAACACATTTTTCTTTCACCACTTCATGATCAGTTTCGTAGTCTAAATTTAAATATTTTTTGACTGCGCCACCGAGCCAACTCGGTCCGTACCATCCACCAAGTTTAATATCAACCAAGTCATAAATGAAATTAACTTGTTCCGAATCTTTTTTACCACCAAAAACTCCGTTTGGCATTGTATAGTCATTACCACCATGATAACAGACAAATAATGAATTATTATTATTGTCAAACAAATCAAAAGGTTTGATCGGCTTAAAATCAACATCAATATACAAACCACCATATTGTTTAACCAAAAAAATTCTCAAGACATCTGCAATATGTGCATAATCTTTTTGTTTTTTAAATGCATCACATAATATTTGAATTTTTTCAGGTAATTCTGGCAAATTATCATCTTTCCATAGCATATGTTGAAATGTCGGATTATATTTTTTTACTGTTTCGATAAAATATTGTTCCCTTTCTGGAATTTCATAAGGACCGACCCATATTTGATGTATTATTTTTTCCATTATTGTAATGCTGTTATTTTTTCTGTTTTTTGAACCCACTCGTAGTATTTTTTACTGGAAGTGCCTTCTCTTATTGTTAAATTTTTATTGTAGGGATATTCATTCATATACGATGCCTTATAAAACAATCCCTCATTTGCTGATGCAACCCCAGCATTATGCATGATATTCATTCTTTGATATTCTTCTTCATTTGATGTCGCCCAACTAAATTCGTAATTTGGATGGCAATTTGTTTTATATCCTAATCTCCATGCACCCCAAAGAACTGCCCACATATCTGCACACCAAATTTGGAGTTCGTGATAAAGAGGTCTTGAATATTTTTCACCTTTGGCAAGTGCTTCTGGATTATTTTTTTCCCATTCTTTTTTTTCTTCTTCGAATCTCATTTTATCCAGCATGATCTTTTGTGTGTTTAAATTCGTGACATCCTTAAACAGTTTCTCGCTGTCTTTCTCAACCATATCCCAAAACGAATAATCGATATTTTTCATAAGATATTGAGCACCAATACAGTTTAATTCATTTTCTTCAACAATTTGTTCATCAATCTGCATGATGTCACACATTTTTTTCATCACATCATCGCCTTTGCTTTTAATGTATGAGTGTGAAATGTACCAGCGAGTGTCAGAACCATACCAAATGTCGTCACTTAGCATTTCATCGGTAATCCATTCTCTTGGATTTTTTGTGAATATAATGTCGCAATCATGATAAAATATCACATCATATTTTAAATATGAATGTGCTTTAAAATGTTGTTTTAATATGTTTGGTCGGATTGATGACACATAATATTTGGTATCTCTCGTGTCATCATAAAAAAAGAATCTTGCTGCGTATCTATTGGCAAGTTTACTCCATTCTTCAGGTATTATGCCATTTTCTTTCCATGCAATTACATCAATGTGATTTGCATTAATACCCATCTCGATAAAATTATTTATCATCACTTCTACCTGCCATGCATAATATTTCGTTGCAGGTTGTGCGCTAACAAATCTTAATTGCTTCATAAGTTATTTATAATTTTTTATTATTTATTATAAATACTTATAATTTCAAAATTGATTCATGTTTTATTGATTTTTTGTAAAAATTTTGTGTATTCAAGATATATCTACAAATATCCCCATTTTAAACTGGCTCAATTAAGTATAAATAAACAAAATATTCATCATCGCAAATCGTATTAGGAATTTGTGGAGATACATTTGCTTGTACACCATTTTCACAATTTGTAATCTTATCTTGCAAAACGATTGAACCTATTCCACTTCTAATTCTGAATACTTGATACCAAACATCATATCCTGATGATTGCATTGCATTCTCTGGTGTGAATATAATATTGATGTAATCAAATATGTTATGATATAAACTTGAAGAAGAATTTGTAACTATCAAGTTACCATCTTCAGATGAAGGAGCATTAAATGTTAATGCACATGTAGTTGTAGTAGTTGAAGTACTTGTTGTGCTCGTACTAGTAGTTGAAGTACTTGTTGTGCTCGTACTAGTTGTACTTGTACTAGTTGTACTTGTACTAGTTGTTGATGTTGAGGTACTTGTTGTGCTCGTACTAGTTGTGCTCGTACTAGTTGTACTTGTACTAGTTGTGGTTGTACTTGTAGTACTTGTACTAGTTGTGGTTGTTGTAGAAGTACTTGTACTAGTTGTGGTTGTTGTAGGTATTTTTTCATCAACATAATAATCTGGAAGTGTCCATGATCTATTTGATTTATATGACATTGCTGACAATAATTCCTGATCTTCAATCAAAAACATTTTCAAATCAATAAACACTTTTCCAACAATATTTCCATTTAAATCTGCAAGATCATAATATTGAGTTTCAAGTCCTGCCAAGGTCTTAGTACTACCAGTTGGTACTAATGTAACACCCAATGTTCTTGTGATAGATTTATGCCACATTATTGTTGGAATTTCCAATCTGGCTGTTTTTAAATTAAACGCATCACCATATGTGTTTGCTGGTGATTCATTACTATAGTGTATAATACCTAATTTATCATACACTGGCATTTGATTTTGTATATATGTAACAAAACCACCATACGTTCTACTATCAAACTGAGTATATTTTCTATGAAAAGACATAACACCAGCAATTTCACTGGTATATACAATTGACATATTCCAAAAAGGAAATGCTGGAATTGGGCATTGATTATTTTGAGTGAATGACAACACGCTTTCACTAATATAATCAGTTTCTAAATCATTATATATTGTGCTTCCAGTATAGTTAGAGAAGTTGTAATAAATCATTGCACCAGCAATACCATTATAATAATTAAATCCTTTAAAATTTGGTAGACTTCTATCCACAATGACTGTAAGGTCATCATTTGCCAACATACCGCTTTTGCCTATAATTTGATAGGTTAAATATGGACTTGGCACATTTTTATTTACAGTATACCCTGTTGTATGTCCATAATGCACCCATTTAACCAAAACTAAATCACCAATTGCTGGTTCTTGACCGCTTGTTCCATATGTTGGTGCTTTTCTCAATCTCAATGTAGTACCGCCAGTTACACCATTTACATAAACCATTGCATCAGGTTGTTTAACATGGTCTGCATCCACAATAAATTGAGTTGCTCCGCTTGAAAAAAATCCAATTGGTTCTACTTGATGTGTAACATTATATGATGTGGCTGTAAGTCCTGATATTGTGTTATATGTATCACCAGACGGCAAACTTGGTATAAAAGAAATTATCCTTGGATTTTTATCCGTTGGTTGTAAAATTGTTGAATCATATGCAGAATATTCGGCATCATCGATATTTACTTCCTTAATAAAACCATAATCAATTTCACTATCACCCACAGCGAAATATTTGAATGTTAAATTTCCAGTAGATAATAATTCTCTACCTTTCGATGTTAACATTACATTTAAAACTAGCGGGTCTTTTATATCAATAAATGCCATTTTTTTGAAAATTTATAAATAAATACTAATTTAAGGAACTAAGGTAATCCACAAGAAATTATTATACGTTATATTATAGAAAGTATATGAGCCAGCAGCCAATACAGTTGGATTTATACTTCTTATTATAGTGCCACTATCTCTCCACAAAACTATCTGGGTATATGGACTAGTTAATGTGCCAGTAAAACTCACAACTACTGTTGCATTTGTCTGAGGCATTATTGGATGAACGTCACCATTACCTGCCGTCACTGGATGTGTAAGTAATTCTACTGAATTTGCTTTAACACTCGTAATCGTATATGGTGCTGTCACTTCGTTACTAACACCCGCATTAAAATTTGTAGTTCCAACTGGCAATGTAGTCGTTGTTGTTGCTGCTAATGTGGTAAATGTTTCAGTATTATCTGAATATCCAATATTATTTAATTCATTGATTGCAAATGACTTATACACATATTCAGTACCACTCATTAAGCCTGATACGTAGAAACTAAATGTACCAGTTCCACCTGTAACATCATATACTCTTGTTCCTGCTTCTGGTGGTATACCGTTGCCATTATCATATTCTGTAGCAGTAATGTAAACAACACCTCTTGCAATAACAGTTAAACTTCCTGCACTTAAAACATCACCTCTAACATTTGCAGTTGTATATGTTGAACCTGTTGATGTGAGAGTATCTACCGTAGGAGCAGGCGGTAAAGTAGTTGTACTAGTTGTACTTGTTGACGTAGTCGAAGTACTTGTTGACGTAGTTGTAGATGTACTAGTAGTTGTAGTAGATGTACTTGTAGTCGTAGTTGTTGATGTGGTAGTAGGTACAACACCAGTGTATAACGACATATTCAAAGTAGTACCATTAGTTAATGTCATTCCCGTAAACTGGTAAACACCACTAGTCGTAATTAATTTAGATGTCAATATGTTGTTTGAGTCAGTGAAATCAATAGTTCCACCGCTTACTACAACAACAATTCCTACTTTAATAATACAAGTACCCAATTTATATGATATAGCCAATGCAGTATGTGCAGGATATACAGGATATACGTTAGTTGTTGCAATATTATTAACCGTTACTCCAGTTACAATTACACCAGAAGTGGTATCATTATTAATGAATATTTTCGCATTTGGTTGCACTGTGGTTGTTGATGTAGACGTACTTGTCGTACTTGTTGTAGTCGTACTAGTCGATGTAGTACTTGTCGTACTTGTTGTTGTTGACGTATTTGGTATTGGTGGTTCAGGAGTTGGCGGTGCAATTACTGGAGCACCAACATTATCAACAAGAAAATCAGGAAGAGTCCATGACCTATTTGATTTATAGGACATAGCAAACAATAATTCTTGATCTTCAATCAAAAACATCTTTAAATCAGTTAATACTTTTCCAACAATATTTCCACTCAAATCTGCAAGATCATAATATGTGGTATTTAACGATTTGGTCTCACCAGTTAATAATTTACTATCACCTGTCGGAACTAAAGTTAAACCCATTGTTGCACCAGTAGATTTGTGCCACATTATTGTTGGAATTTCCAACTTGGGAGTTTTCAAATAGAATTCTTCGCCATAAACATTTGCTGGTGAATTATTCGTATAATGAATTATACCCAATTTTTTATTGATTGGTGCTTGATTTTGAATGTACGAAACAAAACCACCGAAAGACTTGTTGTTAAATTGCGTGTATTTTCTATCTCCAGTCTGAACACCACTAATTTCCTCAGTATAAATGATTGTCATATTCCAATACGGGAAAATGATAGTTGGACATTCGGAATTGTTTATAAAAGATAATTCACTTTTAGATATATAATCTGCAGGTGTGTCTAAAAATACTGTTGCGCCGCTATAATTAATGTAATTATAATAAACAATTGCACCTATATTTGCAGTTGGATTAAATCCGTAGAAATTCGGTAAATTTCTATCAACCGTAATAGTTAAATTATCGCTACTTAACATACCTGTTTTAGCCACAATCTGATAAAATAAGTATGGTGATGGAGAATATTTATTTATTGTATTTCCAGTTGTGTTTGTATAGATATTCCATTTTATCAACAATAAATCACCCACTGATGGTTCATTAAAATTTGTTCCATATGTTGGTGATTTTCTTAATGCTAAGTCTCTACCACCCACTATTGTAGATGCATCGATCATCACATCAGGTTGTTTAACATGATTGGTGTCAGTAATAAATGTTGTGCCAGTATTCGTGAAAAAACCAATTGATGATGATTTATTAACGATTTCAAATGGAACTGTTGGTACAGCAGTTATTAAATTATATGGATCACCAGATAATGTACCAGTTGTAGTAGCAGACACACTTCTGGGTATGAATGAAATTATTTTGGGATTTTTATCAACAGGTCTTGCTATACTAAAATCAAATGGATATGGTTTATAATTTAAATGACTTTCAACAGCATTGATTTCATTTGTTAATCCATAATCAATTTCGCTATCACCAATAGCAAAATACTTAAATGTTAAATCACCAGTGGATAGTAATTCTCTACCCTTTGATGTTAACATCACATTTAAAACAACTGGGTCTCTTTTATCGATAAATGCCACTTTTCAACAATTTAAACATAAATACTCAACTTATTCTTTTTTTATGGTAAAGGTGTTAATTGAGAAAGAATTGTCCCATATCCAGTACCAGCACTATTCTTTGCAAATGCCCTGTAAAATGTTTGAGTATTGGGTGACAAACCAGTTAATAAATTTCCAGCACCAGTAAAATAATTAACGCTAATTGCAATATCAGAGCAGATAGATTGTTTACAAATATTTGCGTTTTCATAAATCATGTTGGCTTCTGTGACATAACTATTTGACTGTGTGTACAGTACACCATATTCACAAACACATAAATTACCTTTATCCGTTAAATAATTATTACAAATACCCATAGAATTATAGTTTATATCATATGCAACTCCAGTTACTAATGCTGGTGGTGCTGTTGGAATTGGTAATGTTATTGTTGATCGTGTATTGCCATAATAAGGCACACCATCGACCACCATATATGCACGATATTCATATATGGTGGAAGCAGACATTCCAGTAATTGTATAATTATAATTATCGGCAGGAATTGCTCCAACGTTTATAGGTTTTGCTTCTGTCCAAGTTGGCATATTAAATCATTTTAAAATTTTATTATTATAATTCTGGTGGCACTACTGTACTATCAGTTTGTGCTTTTAGTGTCAACATATATGTTGGTGTAGTACCTTTAACAAAATTACCCACACCGTTTGTAACGCTTTGAATTGTTATCGCTGCAATACTTGGTGCTCCTGTAATAGATTGTGCATCAGTATATACCCTAACACCTATATCATCACCGTATTTAACAAGGATTGGACCCCATGTGCCACTGCAGGTCTTAGCCAATTTAGAACTAAACATACATGAGTATATTGAATTGCCATTGCAATAAACATCCAAACAACTCATTAATGCGATTCCCGCTGCAGGGTGACTTGCATACCAATAAAGTGTCGTTGAATAACATTCATTATAAGCCACAGGTGTAAATGAATCTACCCTACCACAACTCAATCCACTTAATTGATATGCGAATCCTCCAGTACAACATTTCATTTCTACAATGTTTTGTGGTGATAATCCAGTTGCTTGATTAATAACAACTTGTTTAGTTGTACCATAAAGCGGCACATAACATACAACACCAATTCTTGCATCACCAGAATTTGCTGCAACGGTAAGTTGATTAATTGTTCCAGTTGGTGACGGTGGTATTGGTGAAGCAGCAGTTATCCAACTATATAATGGATTTATGCATGTTGTATATGTATTCCATGTATCACCAGTGACACTGATATTGTTAACACTACTTGAATTACTTAAATTCAATAGTGTTGGACTAATGCAAATATCTGCCGTACTTGCGCCCAATTCTCTATATTGCATACCATAATATTCTGCATCTCCATAACGAATTATATTCATACCACCAGTATTATTAATCGTATTCACACCTGTTGTCCCTATTTTTGTTTCAATGTATGGCGTTGCCAATGGTACTGGTATTGTTATAGTCATACTATTACCAAAATATTCATAAATACCTGATTTAATATATGCTCTATATTCATATTGAGTACCAACTGTTAAGCCTGTAATAACTAAAGAATAATTATCGACAGCCAATGAACCATATTGTGACACTTTTTTCCAAACACCATTTAATTCTCTATATAGTATACCATATTCAGTAAGAACATCATATCCCTGAATATTTTTGCCACCACTATAGAATCCAGTAACTGGCAAACCACTTATTGTTACACCTGACATTGTTTCTACAAATAATATTGGCGGAGGTGGTGGTGGAGCAGGTATTGTTTGGGCAATCATAAATTTTGCACCATCACTACCATAATATTGAAGAATTGGGTTACCTCTCATATCTGTGGTTGTTGATGAACCAGAATATATGTTAACCCCTCTTCTATACATGAATTTTTGTTTAGTAAACACACTATTTCTAACCAATAATCCACCTCTTCTTAAAATAATTGTTGCTGGTAATAATTGATCCACAAATCTTTGGAAAAATGCATTATATTTACTTAAAAACGAATATAAGTTATGAAACGTATAACCATTAGATTTTAATGGATTATCATCTGGAAGATTCGCTCTTTTTAAATATTCAACATAAATCTTTAACAATGCAGGATACCAGCCACCTTTAAAATCACTGATAGTCTTTCTATTTCTAGCATTTACCATTCGTTTTTGAATCAAATCAATGAATTCAAGGAAAGATAGTTGACTGATATCACCCACACCAAACACATCAGAAATTACTGGATTAAAAAGCGCATTTCCACCAACAAGATAGTATACGCTTATAACCATACCATATCTAAGACCATTTGGCAAAAATATTTCATATGGATTCAATGCATTTATTGTATAATCCTTATTAGGTTCTAATGCAATACCGTCAACTAAAATTTTAATATCAGTGGTGTTATTTGCCTTATAATTAAGTTTATAAACATATTTACTTGCTAGACTATTGTAATATAATTTACTGCTATTAAAACTATCAATTCTATGAATTTCGCTTCTGGCAGAAATATCATCACTACCATCTACTTCAACATATGCTACTTGTATATCAGGATTTGCCTGCAAATACGATATGACTTCAGGATTTTGAATAATAATTTGACTAGAACTTGATGTATTATTTGGGTCGATAATATAATCACCAATGAATTGAGGCGTGCCTTTAGTAAGTGCAATACCGTTAATTGTCACCTGAACATCCCCACGTGGATATGATGGTAATGGAATTGCAGTTCCAGTTGGGTTTGCTTTTACTCTTGTCACAACATAATCAACCGTAACCCCACTAATTGAATGTGTTCCACCACTATAAATGAATGTTGCTTGAATTACGTCTCTTCTTCTGGTTGAATTTTCTGCGAAATTTCCATTTAATATTGTAAATGTTTTTGTAACTTCGTTAATACTATAGTCTGCCTGATATGTAATACCAGTAGTTGTTCCAGTTTTTGGTGCATTTAATAATATTCCGTTAAAACGAACTTCCAAATCACCCAAAACTTTATTTGACGTGTATGTTGCTGGAAGTGGGAATGTGTTTTGTGAACCAGTTACACCTAAAGATATATTCACATATGAATATGGTAATGTATATCCACTTGAATTAATTGCAAAATCTTTCTTAATGTAATCATATACATCATATTCAATTCCTCTTGAAGTATCGAGTGAAACATCAACTTCTTTTGTATTGATTACCAATCTACTATCATCTTGATAATAAATTGGGGTTGTATCGTCAATTCTATACGTTGCACCGCTAAGATTCCATGATTTTTTGTTATCAACAGTTCTTGTTAAATTAAATCCTGCCATGCGGAATACATCCAAATATGCTTGACCACTATCAGTGTCGCCAGATATTTGAAAAAAGAATTCACTTGTTTCTAATGGTGCTTTGGGATATCCGTCACCGTCGTATGAAAATGAATTTGTTGGGAAGTCATTGATTGATAATTCAACAGTATTTGGATTAATTTTACCATCAACGGTATATACGTATTCTGTGATATTAATAAATGGTTCGGGTATGCCAATTAAAAGAAACATTGATTTAATTGCGTCCCTAGTTCCTTTTGATTTCCAAAAGTAACCAGTATTCATTAATATTCTTCGCCAAAGTTCAATATTAATTTCCGCAGGAAGTAAATCTGTTGTTAGATTTCTCTCGTTTTCGTCAACAGTTAAGAAACTATTAACCAATTCCATTTCGTTAACTAATGAGAAATAGTCCCACCCAAACGTGTTTGACATATTTTTAATTAACTGGTCTGGAATATTATTGATCTTGTTATACGTTACTGTATTAATATACACCAGAGAATCAATAAATTCTCGTATTTGATCGAATTCTCTACCGTAAATTCTCAACAATTTAGTCATTTTTCCTTCTTCTGTGAGGTCATATGCCTTCATTGAAGCAGGTGTTAAAAATCTTGCAATTAAATCGGTTTTTATTTTATCATATTTAGCACCAATGGTTAATAAAGACTCTAAAAATCTTTGATAACTTGGTGTATTAATATCAATGTTATAATAATCGCTAGTTGTCCATAATAATGTGGTATCTACATAAATTATACTACCGTCATCTAATAATGTCGGGTCTTTAAGTGTGAATTTAAATCCATTGGTACTTTCTCTATTAGAAATTATGTATTTCTCATATTCATTCAATAATGACCTAAATTCTTCAAAAACAAAACTATTTGGTTTAATATGAAAATCAAGAACAGAAGCGGTACTTCCACTAACTTCGGCAACCTTGGCAAATGGATTTCCATTTACTTTAAGCATTAAATAATTACGTCCTGTTGTATTTCCAGTAAATCCTACAATATTAAATGTATTGTTGTCGGGATATAATGAAGACCAAACAACATATTTGCTGTATGATAGATTAAGATTTTTTAATTCTTCGTCATTTGGCAAACTGGTATTGCCATAATTATAAACCAAACTAAATGTATTTACAATACAGTTTACAGGTACTCTAAATGTTGAAGTATTGGTTGACCAATCATATGAATAATTAGTGTATGTGATATTCCCACCTCTGGATATTTGGGAGTTTACGAACAAACTACCCGGGTACGAAGTAATAATATTTTGAACAGATACTCTCAAAAATTCATACGCCGAACCAAATCTAATAAATGTGTTTAAATCAGTTTTATCTAAATTTAAAACAGCATTTGTTGCATACTGATAAATAATGCTTGATTGAGTATCTGAAATGCCTATTGTTTCTAATGTTACTGGACGCACAAATGAACTCAAAGTATTAGTATAATCAATATACTTTCTACCATCAAAATTTGATGTTACTCTGAAACTGCCAAACGAAAATATTGTTTCGGATGCAGTATTGTTAAAATAATTACCATTTAAATTCTGGTCAAGATTATTATTTACTACTTTTACTTTTGCCACAAACTTTACATTTTACTATAAATACGATAAAAAGAAAAATCCCAATGGGTTGCATTGGGATTTTTCCTAATTTTGAGTTATTAATAATTAAATTCCAGCAGTAACATCATCAAAGTTTTCTGTAACGTCAATATTTGTTCTTCTTTCCTTAACTTCATACAATGGAACATTACTTATATCATCTTTAATTTCAAATAAATTAAATTGTCTTGTAATTACTCTATTTTCATCATAATATGTTAAAATACCATTTTGAACATCCTTAATCTGTTCACCTGCAACATAATTGGTTAATGTATCAATGGTATTTTCAACCATTTCAACCTCAACAACTACGGGTGAAAAATACGTGTTTGACATTAATATTGTTTGTCCAATATTACCAATAAATGGCAATGCATTTGCCTTTACATCAGAAGAACTACTTGGTGTTACTTGTAAGAAAATTAATGTACCTGCATCATCAAAACGATATCTAATTGCTTTTTGCGTTGTATTTCCAATATTTTCATTAATCGCAGATACTTTATTTGATGTAACAACGTATCTAACAACATTTCTTAATTTAGTCCCGTCAGAATTAACATATTCAATTCTATATCCCTGCAATGCGTTATTGGCTCTTAAATCTTCTGGAATTGAATTCATGTCGATAACAATTCCTTTAATTGTTGGCAATGCTGATAATACACTGCAATCAGCAATTACTGTGGGAACTAATTTAGGCTTTAAGTAAATTGTATATATTCCCAATTGACTAAATATTGATGCAGGTAATTTCAAATCATATAAACCTTCCAAAAGATTTTCAGTATAACCTACAATTCCTTCATCATATTGCACGGGTGCTAAAAAATCTGCGGTATTATCGACCTTGGTAATTGTACCAGCAGGTGTTTGTCTATTTGGGGTATAATCGTAATACATGTCAATATCACTGATATTAACATCTGAAGGTCTGGTTATTCCTATTGTTCCAATTGCCATGTTATGAGTTATTTACTATTTTAAAATAATTACCACCTGCATATGTTTCCAAATCACTTAAATTTTTTATATATTCTAATCTGTAATTTTTATCAAATGCGGATAATTCCTGTCTTGATATAAATACATCATCATTAATTTTTGGGTTGCTGATAATGTTTTCTTTGTTTGGATTTTTATAATATGGTACATTAATAAAATTTGCACTAGCAGTTCCTTGTGGTGTATAAATATTCAATGTTGTCCCAGAAGTTTCCCCCGACATAATATCAATATATTTAATACCACCAAGATAATAAACTATTTTATCTGCTGGATTAGAAACAGAAAGGTCTACACCGTCAATATTGACAGTGCCACCAGTGATATATTGTTTCGTAAATACATTTGTTACAGTGTATTTACGCAATTCACTTAATCTGCTACTTGATGTCCCCGTTATTACCATTTTTCAAATTTAAATTAAATATTACATAAAAGATGTGGTTGTTGAAACTATTGTACAATTATTACTACTACCACCACATCCATCAAGATATTGATTATTACAAATTATCGATGTCATACCAAAGTCTGGCATTACCGAATCTATTGTAACCGTCATATAGCCATTCTGAGTATTAAGTCCAATAGAACAATCGAAACTACCTGTCACGAGTATTTGTGTAACATCAGTAATACCATAAATTGTATAAGTATTAGTTACGTTTTGTGTATCATTTTGTTCGACTGGATAATTACCACCAGATACTGAAGCAGTTACACTATCAATCTGAGTCCAACTACCACCACCATTAGTTGAAACTGATATTGTTGTAGTGGCTTGAACTGGGTCTTCTCCACTAGTTCCATTATTATCACAATAAGCAGTAATATCATAACCAAATGTTATTGAGAAAGTTTGACCTTGACTGTTATTAATTGCTAATGCATTTGATGAAAAATATACTTGCGATGGACTTGCAGTAGTAGTTGAAGTACTTGTGCTAGTTGTTGAAGTACTTGTACTTGTTGAAGTACTTGTGCTAGTTGTTGAAGTACTTGTACTTGTTGAAGTACTTGTGCTAGTTGTTGAAGTACTTGTACTTGTTGAAGTACTTGTGCTAGTTGTTGAAGTACTAGTCGATGTAGATGTACTTGTGCTCGTTGATGATGTTGAAGTACTTGTGCTGGTTGACGTAGTTGTAGATGTGCTTGTACCCGGGCATCCTGTTCCAGTTGGAGTACCTAAACTTGGAATATTAGTATATCCATAACTTGAGTTTGAAATACCATCAATAACAAAAGTTGCAAACAAATCAACACCTATCGCAAGATAAAAACTATCATTTATTGAATATGTCCCTTGAGAGTACGGTCCTGATTGATAATATGAACTTGACGGACACATATACAACCTATAATAATCTTGTGGTGCTGCTGTTGTAGTACTTGTTGTAGAAGTAGTACTTGTTGACGTACTGGTACTTGTAGAAGTACTTGTGCTAGTTGTTGAAGTACTTGTTGTTGATGTACTGGTACTTGTTGATGTAGATGTACTTGTGCTAGTTGTTGAAGTACTTGTGCTAGTTGTTGAAGTACTAGTCGATGTAGATGTACTTGTGCTAGTTGTTGAAGTACTGGTACTAGTCGATGTAGACGTACTGGTTGACGTACTTGTCGTAGATGTACTGGTTGTTGACGTTGAAGTAGTTGATGTACTAGTTGTTGTCGTGGTTGTGGTTGTTATACGAATAACACTCAAAACATTTGAATTAGTACATGTACCCTCGGAAGTGATTGTAATAGAATTAGTTAAGTCATCCACAGTCACAAGAACCCCATTAAGTAACTCTGTTTTAGTTACAGTTGCGGGAACAGATACACCCACATCGGGAGTTACCGAAAAATTAGGACCTGTATCGCCACCTAGACCACTATATTTTAATTTTATTAACATTACGGTACTGATTTAATTAACGTCCATACACCAGTGTCATATCCACTTGCATTTAGTCTTGAGTAAATTTTGTAATTATTTATCGGGTCTGAATTATTTGTTATTTCAATTCTTAAATAGTATTTATGGAATTTCCATGCATTACCATAAAGATACCAATTCGGTAATAAATTTGGTGCATTGTTTCCATAGAATGCTGGGAATGGGAGTTCTAGATGTAAATCAACATCGTATGTTGTTGCATTCAAAACACCAGTATATAAATATCTCGCATCAAATTTTGAAACTTCTCCTAATATAGTGGATACTTCAAAATCAGCACTTGCAATAAAATTTGATACATATTGACTTCCCGTGCCTTGTCCTGACGTTATTATTTCATATACATTACTACAAGTCTGGTCAATATATTCATTAGGCATTTGTGCCATATTAATCGTTATTTTATAATTAATATCATCAAAAGTAAATATTGAATCATGACCAAAATACATGTATTTTGTAGTATATGTATCACCACCAGTCATCGAAATCCTATGATCAAATTCAAACAATTTATAATGATTGGCTGATTGTGTATCAGTACTATAATTCGTCCAATTTGCATTTGCTATCGTGGTATTGTATCCCGATTTATAATTATTGTAGTCAGTTGCATTAGTAAAACTATATGTTAATGTTGAACCGACTTTCTTGATCGTCATTACCCCATTTAATGTAGTGTACGTATAACCGCCTTTAATCCACCCCCAACCGCCATATGTGCTTCTCGGTATTGATATTCTTTGTGCTGATTGCCAATTAACTGACCAATAAAAATATGCTCTCATATATGTACCAACATTTGTACTTGATATGCTTGCAGGTCCTGCACCAGTTACAAAGTCAAAATCGTATGCACAATTTGCATTATTCCAAGTTACAACAAATGAATTTGGATCAATATAATTAACGCTATTACTTGCGGGTGCGTAGTTGAAAGGAAGTGCAGTTGTGAAACATTTCATTTGCAATTGCCAGTTAGTATCTGTTTGTGATGGTACATTATAACTTGGTGCTACCGTAATTTTTAAATAATCACCACTAACATACGTGCGCTGTTTTAAATCGATAACACCTCTATACCATTGATTTTTATATATTCTAGGCATTGATGTTAAATTATCGGCAATATTATCGTCACCAACAACCCAATCTTCCATTGTTGTTTCTACATCATTCGATACAAGTTTAATTGTGATACGGTCAGCGACACTATAACCATAAAACATAAACGCAAATTCTGTCGTATCATTACCAATAATAAATCTAAATGAACGTGTGGCTTGGTCTGCAGGCATTGATGTATTAATATATGTAAGTATATGTGAATATGTGCCAGTTGTTCCGTTGCTACAATTATATGCTTGAACCACTATTGGACTAATATATGTTATAAGATCAGGTGAATAGCATGTATTTGGCACATTTTTAATCGAAGTATATGTTACACCACCAATTATTACATATTTAATTACTGGATATAATGTACCACCCTCAACTGGTTCATTTACAAATGGATGTTGTGCTTGTATTGCGACATCAGTTCCCATACCAGAAATAAAGACTACATCGCCTGTTCTTGAACCATTTCTCCATTCAATTACATAATCAGTAATTGTTAATGTATTTCCAGTGAGTTTTCCTACACTGAATGCACCAATACCACCTGAAGATGATACAAACCTTAAATCATAAGTTGTTGCTGCCGTACATACTTTTAATACGTTAACACTTATTATTGCAGTATCTGTTAATAATGGTTCTGCAATGCTTGTTACTTTCACATCCAATGAGAATAATGGGTGTGTGTCATATACAAGTAACGTATTATCGCCAACAGTTAAATCACCATTATTTGAAGCAATTGACATCGTATTGCCAGTATTTCCACCAATTATTGAATATGTAACATTAGGATCATCTGGCGAAATAACATCACCAATGAATGTACTATTTGGAGAATTTTCATAAACATCAAAACTTTGGTCATTTATTACCACTGCTGTTAATTCTTCAGCAGTTCCACTTCCAAATAAACAATCGGGTGATGATGTTGTTGTACTAGTCGTTGAAGTGCTGGTACTTGTTGTTGACGTACTTGTACTTGTTGTTGATGTTGATGTGGTTGAAGTACTAGTTGTTGATGTTGATGTGGTTGAAGTACTAGTTGTTGTCGTTGTTGATGAGCCAGTATATGGTAACGTAGTTGTTGTACTAGTTGTTGAAGTACTGGTTGTACTTGTAGACGTACTTGTTGAAGTAGTAGATGTACTGGATGTACTAGTAGACGTACTAGTTGTGCTTGTAGTGGAAGTACTTGTAGACGTCGTTGTTGTAGATGTGCTTGTTGTAGTGGTTGTAGTAGATGTTGGTACTGGAACAAATTCACCAAATGCATCAAAAAAACCAATATCAGTTACTTCAGCAATTAACCCAATCTTCATATGATAGACTTTGGTCAAATCTGGAATAATAATAGTATCGCCACCTGTAGTTCCAGTCGTTACTATTTGTAATATAGTTTTTTTGATTACTTCCATTAAAATATATTATTTTGTAATAATTTTTCAATATTATCATATTGATTATATGGAATTCTCAATAATTTAATATTATTATCATGTAAAAAATTATTTTTAAACTTATCATTCTCTTGTGTTTCAGAAAAACCATTTTTTCCACCAAAAGCATCAATTATTTCGAAATGATGTCTACCATCATATTCAATAACTAAATTATGATTGGGTAAATAAAAATCAAATGGTAATTTTCTTTTTTTCCTAACACAATTCTCAAAAGTTTTTTCTCTAATAAATTGAACTTTCATGTCATATAATAATTGAGCAATTTTCTTTTCACCTTTTGATTCTTTACATATGGGACATCCCTGTTTTTTAGATAAATGATTATTTGGTGTTACTTGAAAATTTCCGTGTTGCACACATTTAACAATTACCTTTGTTTGTGAATTTATATAATTTGTATCATCATAAGAAAATAAATCACCAAATATTTTTTTTGATTCAATAATAAATTCATCATTTGTCTTGCGATTTAATCCAACACATTTTTTACATCCACAACCATTTAAATGGTCAAAAGGTCTTTGTGTAAAAAGACCATGTTTGGGACACAATATCACAACACTATGCCTAGCATCCGTATATGTCGAGGCACTATATATGTATTTATTACCATGCACTAATTTTGCACGTTCAATAAATTTGATATTTGTTAAACTATCTCTCATTATATTGTCTTTTTACGTAAAAATACTCGTATATCTTTTTCGGGAAAACGTATTTCAAACATAGAATCTTCTGTTGAGTATATCGTATTATTAATAATTGTTATTTCTCCAGTGGACGTATCTGTAATTGCCTGTGAAATTGTATTATTTGAATATTGACCACCCACTTTATTATATACTTTAATACTAACAATATTTATAACACCATTTGCATCAAGAATTTGTCTTTGAAGTCTACCTAAGAAAACGTCTTGATTCATTTCATAATTATTAATATCAAAATAATTTCTAACAATTGTTATAATACTATTAGCAATTTGATTATCCGCAATATTTTCAACATATACGTCAATATCAAATGCCAAATTGAATATCTTACCGTCTTTTACTTCAACATAGTCATTTACCATTCTATATTGGCTGAGATATTCAGTAATATTCGTTTTCAATAACGTATTACTGGTATTCGATAATTTACCATCCGAACCAATATCAAGCATTGAAATCACAACCTTATTGTTGATTTTGAATGCGTTTGCACGAAATGGTGAGCCGAACTGCCCGGGCATCTTATAAATCTGTAACAAATAATCTGTTAATGTCACATCTCTCATTTGTGATGAGAAATTATATTTAATTAACTGCCTGATTTGCTCAGTACTTAATCCGTCATTACCACCAATTGCAGGAATTGGATTACTTACTTTTAAACTTCTCTCAACTGATTGTTTAAAGTCTAGACGAGAACCATTTGATGTTAATGTATAATTACCGATTTGTGTCAATACTCTTGCACCGACATTTGAATTTACACCGCCACCAGTACGATATTTAACAAATAATGTATAATTTGCTTTCAATTTTTCACCTAATGCGGTATTATTTAAGAAATTTTCAAGAAAATATTTATTACTAACGCCTTCTTTAAGAAAACCATTTTTAAATGCGTCAGCATCTGGATCACCAGAACCAAATGTTATTTTGCAATAGCCATTGGTTGTGAATTCTTTAATGAATTTTTTGGTAACATCAATCCAATGTGCCGCCTTTAATCCATTGGTATTTGTATTTGCTGATGAACTTAAATAATTTTCCACAAAAATTCTTTGTTGTGCTAGATAATCCACCTCATAATATCTATTTGCAGAATCATTAAATTCTGCTGCGGTTGGATTTGTTATATAATTCGTGCCTTCTAATAAAATTATGCTCTCCACTTCAATTACGTCTGGATCAGGTAATACAATACTAAAAAATGGTACAACATCATTAACAGTAATTACTCTTTTGAAAATATTTGAAGAACCGTTAATAACTACTTCTCTTTTAGTAACACTATAACTTACAACAACACCATTTGAATCTAAATTAGGAATAATTGAACGATTAGGATCACCTAAATTGCTAACGGGGGAATTCCAATCAATGACATTTTGTGTTTCAAATATTTTTCCACCGCCAACTACTTGCGCACCAGCAGCCAAAGTTGGATAATATGATGCATCTGGTTTATCACCAAGTACTGGAATGAATACTGTAAAATCCACCACAGTAACTGACGGTCTTTTTGCAGGAATATTGAATCCCATATTTTTTGCAATATTCAATATCGATGTTCTTTGTTGAGCATATTCAAGTTGAGTTTCTTGAAATACCCTATCGGTATTTATGCTCAAATTATTAGCGACACCTGCATTAAGGTCAATAAGCATTGCACCCACAGAACTATCCGTAAAATCACTAAGTACTTCAGGATATGTTTGCTTAATTAATGAAATTAAGTCGGTTCTTATTTCGCCAAATGTTCTTGAACCATAGCGTATTACATTTGTTGTTGTATCTGTTGTCATTATATGATATTTTTTAAAATTTTATCAATATTATTAATTTCATTAAATTTAATTCGCAATAGTTGAATGCCATTTGCACGTGCAAAATTATTTTTAATATTATCATTCGTTTTTAATTTTTCAAATGCACTTCTACCTCCAAAAAAATCAATTGATTTATAATGTTGTTCACCATCATATTCAACAAGTATGTTTTTTTCTGGTAAGTAAAAATCAAAAAATAATTTAAATTTATTTTTACATTCGTCAAATGTTTTTTCTCTAATGTATTTAACATTATTCACATCCAAATATTTTTTAATTATTAATTCACCCTTGGATTCTGAACATAATTTACAGCCTTTACCACTTAAATGATTTGTTGGTGTTTGAGTAAATTCACCATGTATTCTACAAACAATAGTTATTTTATTTTTTGCATTAACGTAGTTTGTCTTAGAGTAATCATATTTATCACCATGAATTAATTTAGATTTTTCAATAAATTCGTTTGTTGTGCTTGAAAAATATTTACTATTTTTGTCATATCCGCATTTATAACAGCCACGACCATGTAAATGGTCATCAGGTGTTTGTGTAAATACTCCATGTATATTACAAATTATATTAACATTGGTTTTCATGCCACAATATTTTACATTAGAATAATCATACTTATCACCATGAATTAATTTCGATGATATAATAAAATCTTTGGTTGTTTTACCATATCCAACACATTTATCACAGCCATGACCCGACAAATGTTTATCTGGCGTTTGTTTAAAAACTCCATGCTTATCACAAATAATATTTATTTTATTCTTACATCCAGTATATTCAACATGATGATATTTATATTTATCACCGTGTACCAATTGTGCTTTTTTTATAAATTCTTCTGTTGTTATTTTTTTTCGCATTGTATTTGTATTAAAATTGTAAATCAAGACTTCCTTGTTCACTAAATGCATCTTCTGCATATGTAAATTTAATGTTAACGTTTAATTGAGTATCAGGAATTTGTTGACCATTATCATCATAATTCCAATTAAAATTGATACTATTGATGGTGAGTGCTGGAATGTACATAGAAACAGTTCTTTTTATTTCCTGTTCAATATCATTCGCAGTGAGGGAGTCATTTGGCTCGAAAATAAATTTCAATAGATTCGTACCATAATCTGGTTCATAATATCTTTCGCCCCTTTGTGTTAGCAATAATAAAAGTAAATCAGAACTGAATGCAGTTTTGGTTACTTTTGTCATTAAAAAATAGGTATTTGTCGAAACATCATCCCTAAGTGGAAAATTAATATTATATGATACCATTATAAAAGATTTTCATATAAATACTTATAAACAAAAAAATCCCGACTATTAATCGGGATTTTACTTTGAATTGTTTTTTATTGTCCTTTGGGTCTTCGACCTCGCTTTCCACCAGCCATTGCCTTTGCTTCATCCTCTTGCTGTTTCTGCTTATCGTAGAGACTTTTGATGGATTCTTTCAATACAATTGCTTTGTCTTTATACTTGTGGTATATTCCAGAATGTATTGCCAAATCTGGCTGTTCATAAGATACTGTATCAGATTCTGAAACAGCGACACCTGCAAGACAATCTTCAATTGCGATCCACTGCAAATCAGCAGGTAATTCATTGAAAATTGATTCGTTAATAACGATTGCGAAATTAACGCCATCACTGAGTTTTTCAACCAACTCATTTGATTTGATTGCTTTACAAACATCTTTTTTTTGTTTGTTGTTGCAAAAAACCTTAAATTCAACCCAACTTCTGATGGTGGTATTGTCCCTAACCTTGTCAAATAGTTCTACTACTTCATCAGATGCTTCAATCAACTTTGCCATAAAATAATTAATTTTAATTGTTAATAAATGTATTATATTTCCTTTTAACCTCTACAAGTTTTGTTGTCAAATCATTAAATGCGGGATTACCCTCACTTAATTCAACTTTGAATTTTTCTTCAAGTTCGTTTACAAATGTCAACATATCTTGAATTGAAAGAGTTACCATATCTTCAATCTCAATTAATGTTGCCAATTGAGTGTTTATTGCGTCTTGTTTTTTGATTATTTCCATTTGCTTTTCATATTCAGCATTTATTGCTGCTGCTTCTTCTTCGGTAACTTGTTTCGCTTCGCCACCAAGTTCATTCTTCAATTCATCTAATCTTTCAGCAATTTCTCTATTACTTGATGGTATTTTTACATTATCTGCTAATTTATCAATTTCGACGATTTTTTTCGCAGCCTCTGAATTAAATTCCCCATTCTCAACTGCATTTTTCAATTTATTTAAAAAATCTGATGCCATAATTACTTTTTTAAATTATTCTTACATTCTCCATTTCAATTCCTTCGAATTTCCAAACTTCAAATGTATTGTTATGTTTTATTCTTTTTTTGAATCCAATGATTCCAAATCCCATTAATTCTCCATATTCATTCTTTGCAAAGATACTATTAAAATTCGTAAGTTCAAGAAAAATTTGAGAATTTTCTTCGATTTCATCGGTTTTAAATTTTAATGGAATGAAAAATTCCAATTGCCTATATTCAAAACCAATTTTCTTAACGTGAACATATTCTGCAAGTTGTTCGATTTTATTTGCAACTTCTTCATTTCTACTCACTTTAATTGGAAATTCAAATGTTTTTGACTTTGTTGCAATATCCAATACTTCAAAAACTTCATGAACATCATCAGTTTTCTCATCTTTTTTTTCATCGATTTTTTTCAACACATCAAATGCTTTTGAAAAACCGACTTCTATTGGAGTGTTGTCAAATATGTACAACAATTCATATGAATCATCTTTGGTTCGTCTTTCTTCGAATTCGAGTTCAATTACTTCGCCAATTGTTTTACCAGCATGCTTGTGTTTATCGTCAAAAAAACCATAATGTTCATATCTTCTGCCATACTGATCTTTCATGCCATAATTCAAACGATGTTTATCAGCAGTGACTGCAACCTTGTGTGGGGTTGCAGTCCTGATAAATTTATCTGCTTTCTTTAGAATTTCATAATAGTCCTGAACATATTTTTCATCACGCTGACCCGCATAAAACTTTTCAAGTAAATTGCTTCTATGCAGTTTTCTTGTTGTTCTTTTATCTTTTTCAGCCAGATCATCAGGATTTGCTTTCAATATTTCATAATCAGTATTGACCATTGCAATACCAACTTTAATTAGAAAACTATGAATTGATAAGTATATTCTGAGTATAAATTTTTGAAAAAATCTCTTCATTTAACTGCCATTAATCTCTTATTTATTTTTGCAGAATTAATTAAATTAAGTGCTGTTTTGCTAGATATTTTCATATCAGGAAACAATTTTTTTATTTTCCTAATTTGAAAATACATCCAAACCTGATAAAAGAACAATCGCACCCTAACTTTTGCTTTGTAAATGAAGTTAAGCAAAAAACTCCACTTACTTTTCCTTTTCTTCCCATATTTTTTATAGAACTCTTCAAACTTGAAGTATGGACTTTTAACATTTTGTTTGCCCTTACGTTCGCTTTCTCTGAGAAGTTTAATTAAAATATGTGCTTGATATTTTGTAAATGCTTTGTCAAATTCTTTCATGAAATTTCCCAATTTTTCAGGATTATCATCATCCCTAATGGTTAAATTAGATAAAATAAAAGCACGAATATCATTTGCCTTTTTATCAACCAATTCGTCATATTCTTTCATTGAAAGAACTTTTTTCTTTTTAAAAATCTTAAATATTTTCCACATAATATTAAAATTAAACTGATTCTAATGTTTTTACAACTGCTGCTTTATAAAATTCAGCACGTTTCTTAGTTACGTTGGCAAGATTATATTCTTCTTTAAAGTCTTCATATAACTGCTCACCAAGTTGTTTTCTTAAATCGGCATTTAAGATAAGCCTTTTTAGATATTTCTTCCAATATTTATGTGCATTTTTTTCTGCAGGAATCAATATACAATTTTCCATATGCCTGCCATGAACATTATATGGTGGAATATCTGAACATACAATAGGAAGTTTCCTTGTCCAACATTCAACTTGTTTTAGATTTGATTTCATTCTGTTGAACGGATTGTCTGCAAGCGGTGCGATAACAATATCGGTTTCATCCAATACTTGTGCATATAAATTTGCTTTTTGTGTCCAACGTCTTGCAAAATTACCTTCATTATCATATGTAACATTTCTCTCAAAATTCATAAGCCATTGAAGATAATCTGGATTGTTAATCATTCTATGATTATTTGTTAGGATTTGTTCATAGTAATAATATACACTTTCTTCAGAATTAATATCTCTTTGTTTTTCACTAAAAACATTATTTCTATATTTTTCCCTTAACGCATCAGGTATTTTATGAATTAAATCCACATTACCCCTTGAATTATTAATTGATTTAACTACTTCAGTCGTCCATAAACCTCTTTTCTTGAGTTCTTCACCAAATTCTTGATTGAATGTAACATCCGTAGTACTTCCTTCAGTATCCCAACCAGCAATAATTATCTTAAATTTATCTTTTAAATCAACATCACTTGAAATAACATTCATTACTGTTTCAAGTTGTCTAATATCACCCCTGTGAGAAGAACCTGCCATGTATGTGATTCTAACACGACCATCAGGATCAGGTTTCCAATTATTTTGGAATTGCTTCATCCAGACGGAGTCAATTGAGTTATAGAAAACACCAACATTATCTCTTCCCGTTACTGCACGAATCTCTTGTGCAAACAAATCAGTAGTTGTTGTAACATAATCAGCAATTTTCAAATTCTCAAGAATTGGAATGTGTAATTTTCTTTCTTTTCCAACCATATAATATGGATGATCTTGATGCAAATACCAATAGTCGTCAATATCAACCATTAAGATAGTACCAGACTTTCTTAATTCCATTGCTAAATTATACATCTGCCTTGTGTCATTTAAAAATTGACGATGATAATGTATAATATGAAATGTTTTTAAATAATCAATAATGTTTGGGTCATTGAAATCTATTTGTGGATTGATTTCAACATGAAAATCATCCGAATGATTTCTTTCTAGTTCCATCGCAGGAGTTAATGTTCTAAAATAATTTACACCCGCACCGTCGAGATTATGAAAAAGTATTCTAATTTTTCCGTCCATGTCTTACTTATAAAATATTATAAAATAATGTAATTTATTATTAAATACGTAATTTAAACGGAAATCTTGAATTTTTTAAAAATAATTGCAAAAAAAGTCAACATTTCTGTTGACTTCTGTTGTAAATTAATTAATTAATACTTATTCAGTGTGTTCTTTTTTATCGAGTTTTTTCTTTTCAAACTTTTTCTCAACTTCTTCTTTTTTTGTTTCTGTTTTATTAACTACAGGTTTTTCCACTTTTTTAACTGCATCATTTGGTGTACTTTGCCCCGTTTCTGTAACAATAATTAAATTTTTTACTCTTAACCTGTGTACTGATAATGGCAATGATACAATGGATAAAAACACACTTTCATTCGGCTTCAACACTATTGTTTTTTTATTCATACTATCTACATATTCGATATCTAAATTCGAATTATATTTATGTTCACGTTTGCCAAGAAGATGTGTAATGTTTGTAATTTTGTATGTGCTCATGATTTTAATTATTTTAGTCCTTGAATTAATTTATCGCCGTATTTTATTCCATCATACCCAAGTTTCATTGCTTTTTCTGCAACTGCCTTATTTTTTAGGTTAATGGCTGGCATGTTATATTGTTCACCCAATTTTTCAAAATTTATATGTGGAAACCATATTCTTGCAATAATATCAACTGGTTCTTGACCATCTTTATAAGTGACACCCAATGCATTAGTATCTAAGAGATTATCAAAATCAATCTGATATTTACTATATCCCTCAATTGGACTTAATGTGAAAAAATTACCAACTGCAGAATTTTCTTTAATTGGATTTTTTCTATACGCTGTGATTGTTTGTTCATTAGCATGGGGAAATTCTTTCTGAATTTCGGTATTATACCCTTCCAATTCTGTTAGAAATTGATTTTCATCATCACCATAATAATTAATAGCACTTTGCATTTCAACTTCTTCTAACCCCTGTTGATGTTCATATTCATAAATGTCTTGAATCTTATTTAAAATTCTACAAGCATCTTTATTATTTAAATTGATTTTAACTGCTTTCAACGGAACATTATCAACCATTGCTTTAACCCATCTATGATGACCATCAAGAACATTCATTTCATTATCAACCCAAATAGGGTTTAAATCATCAAGTTCCACATTTCCTACTTCATCTGACAGCGTAATCCCCTGAGACGGATTCAACTCTTCGGGATTTGTCTCAATCACATCGTAATCCACATCTTCATCATCAAGTCTTTGTAACACAATCGTATATGGTGCACTGACTTGCGGAAGAAAATATGGTTTATATCTCATATCAATCATTGTAAATATTTTAATATAAATACGGATAATTTAATTTTCATCGGATAAATATTTTCTTACAATTTCCTTTAAATTATTTACATTAAAAGGCTTTGTAATGAATTCACAAAAATATTTTCGATTTTCATCATTCACTTTTCCCATAACAGTATATGCTGTTATGGATATTATTGGAATATTTGAATACGCTTCTTTAATTATAACTGCCGCTTCTTCACCACTCATTTCTGGCATATTCATATCCATTAATATTAAGGATATCTCTGGATTTGATGTAGTAATCTCAATTGCTTCCTTTCCATTTAAAGCGTGTAATATATTAATACCCAAATCTTTAAGAATTATTGGATACATCCTAAAATTATAGGCATTATCTTCGGCAATTAATATTGTTTTCATGTTACGAATAGATTTAGGAGTTCTTCGTTTATTATGTTGGTTAGTTTATTATTTCCTTCAACTAAATGTAGTTGACCATTATTCGCACAAAATATTCTGAAATTTATTTTCTCAGGAATTTGTGACTGAATTTGTTTATATGATTCAATATCCGATTCTCTATCGTCAAATACATCAATCTCTCTTAGATCAGGAAATTCTTTAATATAGTCAAGAATTTTTTGACCTTTTGATATTTCAAGAGTTTTCATGTCAACTTTATCAACATGCACTTTATTATCTGCTAATATTTTTTCCAGTTGTGGACGTAATTTCTCCCTTCGTGATGTTAATATTATAACATACGCTTCAGGGTCTTTGTCTTCCATTTTCAATAAATTCAATACACCATCAAACAATTGTATATCAAATATGTTTGTGTCAAGACTTTCTGGTCTACCCCACCAACCTTTATGTGGATAATCCTGTCCAGTTTTTTCTTTCCAAATTTGCATACCTTCCTGTGGTTCAGGTGAATTGGAAAGTGTACCATCAAAATCGAATGCTATTAATCTTTTAATCATATGTTTCTATTCCTTTATCTTTTAATGTTTTAGTAAAATTATCATAATACATAACCTCATTTTCACCAATCATATCAACCCAACCCTGTTCTTTGGTTAAATTATTATAAATGTGCATAACCAAAACGTCATGCCTAACAAGATATGCTAATTTTTCTTTAGTATCCCCATCACCAGTTATTGGTGTTCTACCATATTCGAAATGTTGTTCAAGAAAACGATATATTTCAATAGGTTTAATCCAGATATATCTATACCCCGTAATAAACACCCAATATTCGGCTTTCGTTACAGATAATGCAGACAATTTACCATTCATAAAAATCTCTAAAAGTATATTTCCAGTAAATTTTGATTTAAAATCATTTTTAACTTCAACATTTTTACCTGTACGAGGTCTTACGATATCCCAATCACTATTTGCTTTACCTGTATTATCAATATAAGCATCTGGATCATATAGATAGTGATCAGGATTTTGTATTAATTTCAATATTTCTTCTTCACCAATATCACCAGCAATTTTTGCTTCTTTAAATTCGCTCACTTCAATTATCTTTTAATTTCAGTTACAATTCCAGTTAATTCCAATTTAAATTTAATTTCTTTCCAATCAGTTAAATTATTCGACATTACTGGTTTACCACCAGCACTTCTATTAACAGCAATTGTTATATGTGGTTTGGCATTCATTGTTGGATATCCTTCAACACCAACTGCCATAACTTTATCATCAATAGCATAATCAATTACTGATAAATTTATTTTATCACCCAAATCATCTTGAAACTCAGGTTTTATCGCACCCATATTAATTGTCATATGATGCGCAATTATTTCCCAGCCTTCAGGAATCATCATCCTAAAAACTTTTACCAATTTATCGTGTGATTGTTCGTCAAGAACAACTGCACTGTAAAGAACATTCATATCTTCAGTTAATGTATTATTACCACCTGCCAAAGATAATAATTCTTCTTTATTATTTCTAACTTTATCCGAATAAACTTTAATCAATAATGATTTCTGCATATCGCCAATCTCTTTACCCTTTAATCCAAGATTCATCAAATCAGTACCATTAACAGCCAATTCAGTTGTTGTTTTAGGATATTTACCTGTTAGTAATTCTTGTGCTGCATTCTTTACATTATCGGGAACAATTTGACTATTAAGTGATTGCGGCGAATATAAATACATATTATGGGCAACTGATCTACTTGCAATTGGATTAGTACTATCCATGCTGTATGCAGTTTCCAATGCCTTCAATTCCTTATATGTATCGTTATCACCTTTTAATTTATCTTTATAAAATTCAGCAGGACTATCAAGAGAATCTTTGGTCAATAGATAAATAAAATCACCCATTGTCTTGGCATTATTGAATAGATTTTTGGATTTGTACATATCAATTTGTGGCTGTACTCCAAATATTGCTTCATATAAACCAGTAGCACCCAATAGTTTTGCACCCAAGAATATATTGCCTTTTTTAACAATTTTATCGAATTCTGTTAAGATTCTTTCAGGTGTAATTTCTTTTATTCTGTCAGCATTTTGAATGATTTTTTGCATTGTTTTTGGCTCAATATTGAAACCAAAACGACTTGCGAAACTAATCATGCGCAACATTCTTAATGGGTCATCACTAAATGCTTCAGGATTTGCTGCAGAAATACTTTTATTTTCGATGTCATTTAAACCGCCTAAAGGGTCAATAAATTTACCAGTATTAATATTAATCGCCATTGCGTTGAACTTTGCGTCCCTGCGAATTAATTCTGACTCAATCGGGATATTTTTATCGTATTGAACATCAAAGCCACGATGACCGCCATTGTCATTTTTTTTATCTCTTCGTGGAAGTGCAATATCATAATCAGTACCATCAGAATCTACGAATTTAATTACCCCAAACGATTTTCCAACAACATCAACTTTTCCAAATTTTTTTAAAACAAAAATCAAATCATCAATATCAATGTTACCAACCACCAAATCAATATCTTTATTCGGCTTATTTAATATTAAATCCCTAACAACACCGCCAACGGCATAAACACTATATTCACTTTCTATTAAATTTTTAATAAAAGGTTTATTTCTTAAATTTTCAATAAATTCATACAATTTTTCCATTTTTTCTTAATCTTTGAATTACTGTTCTCACAGAACTTTTGGGTATTTTTAAAATGTTTGCGATTTCAGACTGTTTTATTTTCATGTTATAATATTCAAGAATGTCGTCAATAATTTTATTAGATAAATTTCTTTTGGTTAATGTCGTCAACATATTATTAAAGTCATTAAATTTATTTTTTTTTCTCTTTAAATAGAATCCATCATCTTCATACATTAGACCATAAATTTTTTCAATATTATTATTACCCCTTATTTCCAACATACATGATTCTTCATTTTCACGTCTATGTCTTATGTTTGAACTTGATATATTATATTCATATAAAATTTTTTTCAACTGATTTAATACAGATAAATTACCAGAAAAACATACAGTATACTCAATTGTTTTAATATTATTATTACGAAAATTGCAATATATTGACCCGTCTCCATCGAAAAATCCTCTCAAAAACGCCCATTCGTATTTTTTTTCGTATGTTGGGAATTCCTTTGAAAGATATGTTTTATTATTAATAACACCCAAATCAATTAATGTTTTTACAATATTTTTCGAACTTACTGATAATATAACATATGATTTATTTTTTTTCGCATCAAATCTTTTATAAATAATTCCATCATATCCCAAACACTTTTTAATATGTTCCAATATTTCAACATCTTTATCTGATAATCCAATTGTCAAATAATTTCTAAATACACTACCATCAGCATAAATAAATCCCAATATATATGCTTTTTCATTACTATCAATAATATTAAAATAATTTTCATTTAAACTATAAATTCTTGGTCTTCCCATGGCATTGTTTTTAATATAAATACTAACACGTCTACGAAAAGAATCGAAACTTACATTAATAATCTAGCCACTTTAATATTATTTATAATTATTTCTGCTTCATTCATATAATATTTTGGGTCAACAACCATATCTGAAGGAAACATATCTTCGGGATATTTTCTACCATAAGCATCTGTTTTATCAACATATCTCCTTTTAATATATTCTTTTATCGATTGTTCGCTATAATCTAACAACTTACCAATTTCCCACGCTTCTTCTGGTGATTTATCAGCAAGATATCCATTATGACTCATTGCAATATCGTATAATCTCTTAGCATTTCTTTCACCTCTTGGAGTATCTCGATAAACAACATTCATGTCAATATTATGATGTGCTTGCTCCACAGGAATAAATTTAAAACCATTTTCAATTGCAAGTTTTTTTAAATTATTACCCACCTCTGCATTCCTGTGACCTTTAAAATGAATAAATCCAACATCTTTCTTGCCATCAATCATTGACTGCAACGCATCTCCGTCACTATACGCATCTGATGCTTCAATTGTTTCATCAAGATTTTCACGAAGAAAGTCAAATAATTTCATTTTTCCATCCATATTTTGTGTATGAATAATATCACTCATTGTACCATCTTCATAGTCCATATATATTGAAAGATTTCCACCTTTTACCAAATTTCCAAAAACATTTTTAAGAACATCTTTCACTCTATTTTTATCAATTCCATTCAATGACAATTCACTACCTTCTCCATCATTATAATGAGAATACATCGCACTAACCCAACCATCTCTAATTGCATCTGCATATACATCATCAGAATTTGGATATTTATCTTCAATATATTCGACATGCCCCATTTTAGGTATTTCAATAAATTCATTGTTAGGAGATACCCATGCCCAAAATTTTCGTCTATTTGGAACAACGTCTTCATTTAGATATTCTTCGCCAATTATCGAACTCATCTTTTCTTTTCCATCAGCAGTACCCATGTTAAATGAATCATACCCCTTTGGATTTTCATACTCCAAATATACATTATTATTTCCATATTTAACCAAATTATAAAACATTTCTTTAAAAACAGAAATAACACGTTCTTTATCATAGCCATTTAATGACAACGAAGACTTATATTGTTTTGGAAAATATTCGTAAATAACTCTGACCCATCCATCTTCAATTGCTTTATCAAACACTTGATCGTAATCCCAACTAAAATTCCTATAGACATTCATTATATATCCTTTATGATTTAGTTTAGGAACACGAATTAATCTATTATCAGGAGATACCCATGCCCAAACATCTTCATTATGCCTTATTGTATCTTCCTTTAATGATCTGATCTTCAAATTTTTAATGTCACCTTGATTACAAGCAACACTTGTACTTCCCAAACCGCCTAATCTACATTTCTTCTTAACATCAACCGTACTACTACCTTTCATTGCTGATAGAATACGTTCATCCAATTCATGTGTGTCATCGGTCATTTCGCTACCACCGACAAATTCCATATCTTCATCAATTATGTATTCGTCTTGTGTCGCATCATCTGCATGTCGATATTCCAAATCTTCATCAGTAGTTGTTGGAATATTATTATCAGTTAATGGTGACGTATCATTTTGGTCATATGTTGGAAAATCATCACGACCAATTGAATCAACTTGTGAAAATTTAGCACTTCCATCTTCATCAATTTCAAAATTTCTTGGTTTCTCACTTGAAGGTGATTCGCTACCAAACCCAACATCAAAAAACGCCAATGCACCATTTTGTTTATATCCAAGATTGCTGGGATTGATATAATCAACGCTTTCAATACCATATTTCTTCAACTCTTCTGCAATCCTTATAATTCCATAAAAGAATTCAGCATCTTGTGGATTTCTTTTCATATATGCATTCACCTTATCCTCATCCACACTAAAATCTTCTTGGTCGGTGTAATGTAAAATTACATCATAGTAGTCAACACCCATAATTCTCTTGAAGGCAAATTCCATTCTATCGATAAGCCTTCTAAATTCATTCACATCTGTTTGTAATTTCTCCAATATAATTGCATATGTTTCAGGTATTTGAGTTGTCTTTGGAGAAATTCTTATCACTTCATATGGCTCTGCAATATATTGCAATGGTTTGCCTTTTAATTTAAGATTTTCATTTGCTTCTGTTCTATCGCTGGTTATTTTCAATACTTTATTTTCACCAACATCATAAGCAACTCCAAAATTACCACCACCAATATATTCTAATTTCTTAAATCCGTACTTTTCAGCAATTTTTTTTGCTATTGCTTCAGCAGTATTAACATCGTATTTTTCGTCCATCATTTCACCTTCATATAATTTTAATGGTTCTCTATCATAAAATTTCTGTTCAATCAAATATTCTTGAAGTTTTAATAAATTAATATAAAACTTCTTCTTATCCTCAACCTTATTTAATACTTCTTCGAGATTATTTACACATTCATGGAAAACTTCCATTAAATATGGCATTACCGTCAATGGTCTTGATGGATAATTATCTCTATTCGAAACAAAGTTAATAAAATCTTCATTAATTGTATCAGTACCATCCCCAACACCATAAGGAATTAATGCCCACATGCCATGTCTTATAATATCACCATCATCAACGTATGAGAGATCATCATCATTTCCGTCAGCATGATTGAATAATTCATACATGCGATATGGTTGCTTATCTTTTCGTGTGTAGTGTGTCTGATATACTTCATCATTTAATCCATAATCAGTTATTACTATTTGAGATTGCCCATTACGCACTACTTCACCATAACTACTATATCTACCCAAATCACCAGCACTTTGATTATAATTTATAATAAAATCGAGAATATTTGCTGCAAATTCATTTTCATTTAACTGCTCAACAATATCATCATCTTGATGATGTATACCTCTACTTCCTTTATTACGAAGTTCGTTATTTCTGAGATAATAATATAATTCACTTAAATTTGGAATACCAGTTAGTTGAATGATTCTTTTTTCCGAAACTTTTTTTGCTTTTTCTGCAATAATCCAACTATCATCATCTGCAGATTCAAATACTTCAGTGACCAAATCTTGAGTATAATAATCTCTACCAATACTTGATTCAACCTCATTTTGTGCAACTCCTTTAGTATTTTTTGCGACTTTAAAAACTTTTGTTCCGTCAATATCATAAACAACTCTACCACTACCACTACCTAGTTTGGTTAGATACTGATTAGCATATTCAATTCTGCCTTTATATGATTTGATTTTAGAAAATTCAGGTAAGAAATTCTGTAAGAATTCGTTGTATGTCATGTTTTAAATAATTATAGTATATCCATAAATACAGAATTAACTATAAAAAAAAAGCGCAATTCTTATTGCGCTTTATTCTTGTTTTTTGATTGAAGTTCTCGAATCGTCTCATAGACAATTGTTTTCACTAAATCTTTGTTTTCATGCAGAACTTCTTTAATTCTTTCCACTGCGTACATTTCAAGAATTGTACTTTTTATTGCTTCCTCAACGACAGGACCGAAATTTTCGATCAAGTAATTATTTACAATTTTCTTTACATTTTCGGTTAAATATGCTTCATTAATTTGTTGTGGTACTCCATTGCTCATTGGTGCACCTACTTGCGGAATTTTTGAATATCCTTCAATGGATTCAGCCAATGTTTGTTTTCTCCTGACTTCCAAGTCACGATATAATTGCTCATCTCTCTCAGGAGACATATCGTAATTTTCTCTTGGTACTGGAATCGGAGTTCTTTGTTGAGTAGGTACTGATTCGCTAATTTGTAATTTAGCAGATTCACCCTTTTTAATTGAAACTTGATTGTCAACAGTTTTTATTAAACTGCTTGATGCAGTTTCTCTACCAGTATGTAACGATTCCAACAAACCATTTAAAAATACATCTTTGGGTGCAAGACCAGCACCAACAGTTTCACCTAATTTGGATGAAACCATGTTTCTTTCTCCCTTGCGGGTTTCAATTTCATCCCTGAGTTTATTTAAATTTATATTTTTAGCCATTTTATAAAATATTATTATTTTTTATAAATACATTATTGTTTGAAAAAAGTCTTTCTTTCGAATGGAATTGTAGGAATTTTTGATTCTTTTAATTCGCCTTGTAATTTATTTTTTGTGTCATTGAAGAACTTATCAGGTGCTTCTTTTTTAACCAAAGTATCTAATAGATGTGGTAAACTGCCAACAATTGCTTCTTTTGGAACTTTATCTTTGTCTCTAACATCAATAATCTCAAAATCATTATTATTGTTAATGGCAACCAAAAAACTACCTTTAGATTTTTTATAAACCCTGCTTGCAATATTGCTCAAATTAGTAACATCTCTTGCAGTTATTGTACGATTGTTTTTATTACCATGTGTAAAATTCGCCCATTTACTAACTTTGGTCACACCAGTTGTAGTTGGTACTCCTTCTGGTTCGACAGGTTCTTTTTTACTTGAAACATAAGCGATTATTGAAGCCATATTTTTATCAGAACCTTCTTTATATTTCGGTGGTATCATTACAGTACCATCAGTTTTGACAAATCTTTTCCCTGTGGGATATACTTTTTCAATTTTATCCACACGGAACATTCGCCACCCGGGTACTTGACCATTCTCGGTCATCCAATAATCGTGTTCTTCACTGTCAGGACGTGTTGGTCTATTTCCAAAGGTTTCGCTTTTACCTCTGTCTTGCCATGCCCTTAACAATAAATTACCATTTACTTTCGACGTGCCAAGAACATACGGTCTTATTGTTCGATACCCTCTTTTGTTTGTTTCATCACCAGCATAATAAATATAAATGTATTCGTGATTATTAATATAATCCACGATATCATTCTGATCAACGCCTTCAGTTAAAAGATTGCGAAATTTTTTAATGTTCTCAATTAATATTTTAACTTCTTTAAACATATTATGCAGTTCCTGCGTTATATTCTTTATTCTTATTGAATTTATTTTTCACAATTTCTCTTTTTCTTTCTTTGATGTCAGTAGCACCACCAACTTCACCATTCACTTCACCCTTTCCTAATTCATCACCAGTTGATAATGCATCGGGATGTCCAGCAGTGTACTCGTTATTGTTGTTGTAACTATTTCTAGCGACATTGGTTTTTCTGAACCCTTCACTGTAACCTTCTAGTCTGCTCATTTTTTATATTTTAATTGTTTTATGTTATTTACTATAAATACAAATTATTGTAATAATTGATTTAATATGTTATCAATATTTTCATAATCAATATAACTAATTCTCACTAAGTTTAAATTATTTTCTATAACATACATATTTTTTATGTTATCATTATATTTTCTATATTGCAATCCCACATCACCACCAAAATATTCAACACTTTTATAATGTAATTCTCCATCATATTCTATCAACACATCATAATCAGGCAAATAAAAATCAAAAAATAACGACTTTTTATTTTTACAATTATTAAATGTCATTTGTCTCAAATATCTTATATTATTTTTTTCAAAATAATTTCTAATTTTCATTTCACCTTTTGATTCACAACACTTGGGACATCCAGCACCATTCAAATGATTATTAGGGGTTTGTGTAAAAACACCATGTAATTTACAAATAATTAATATTTTTTTGTTTGACTTTTCATATTGCACCAAAGAATAATCATATTTTTCATCATGCATAATCTTAGCATCTTCAATAAAACTGTTTAATGTTTTTTTCTTACTATCACATCTCTTCTCTAATCCACAAATATGACAACCTCTACCTTTTAAGTGCATTGAAGGAGTTTGCTTAAACGTTCCATGTTTTTCACAAATAATATTAATTTTTGTATTAGCATTTACATAACATATATCATCATAATTATATTTATAACCATGTATGGCATTCGCTCTTTCAATAAAAATATTATTTGAATGTCTTTTCAAATTACCTATATTTAATGAAAAACAATATGGACATCCGTGATTGCGTAAATGATTATTAGGAGTTTGATTAAAAATTTTACCACATTTATTACATTTTATTCTTACACTAGTCTTATTATTTAAATAAATAACTTCAGAATAATCATAACTATTACTATGTAATTGAACGGCTTTATAAATAAATTCTTCTCTATTACTTGTTTTCATTTTAATAGGATTTGAAAGCCAAAGTAATGTATTCTATCAAATGTGGTACAATATCTAAAAATTTCATTTCCTGAACATCGAACCAACCATAATTTGTGTTTTCATGATCAAGAACCACATCAGTTGGTTCACCATCATATCTACATGCAAACACATGTTCAATACTGCTCTTGTGCCTTTGTATTGTGAATGAATTTACGAATTTCTTAACATCCAAACCAGTTTCTTCCTGAATTTCTCTTTTAACTGCCTTTTCAGGAGTTTCGCCCTTTTCAACTCCACCACCAACTAATGCCCACTTATTAGGCATCCAAGTATCTTCCTCGTCTGCTCTTTTTAATAACAATATTTTATTCTCATTATTGACAATAACAGCAATTGCATTTTTCTTCAATTCATCTTTATTTTCATTAAGTATCGATTGAAGTATTTCCCTATCAATTGTTCTCACCAAATAATCAACACCGCTTTCTTCATTTAGTCTTGGATTCTGATATGGCTTTAATTCAGAATTTGGATTTGTCGTCATATCACGTCTTACTTCTTTAGACCTTCTAATTGCATCTCTGTCAGTACTTAACGTTTTTTCAATAAAATCTTTCATCAAAGTTCCACCAGCAAGTGCATATTGAACTTTATCACCAGTTTCTGGATTAAAAGTATCGAAGAAATTTTTCAATCTCTTCAATGCCTGATAAGTTAATACACCGTTTTTAAGCACGAATTTGGCTCGTTTAACGCCAGTACCACTTGGATTGGATACTAGGGTTGCATGTATATATTTTAATACACTAGAGGGCACAGAATAGGTCTTATTGTACAATTCTTGATTAGCCATTACTTTCTCTCTAATAAATTTTTCAATTTATTTACATCCTTCTTATCCAATTTAAGAATCAAATCTGCAATCTTTTCAAGTTTTTTTTCTCTGACTTCATTTCCCTCACCCTTTTTACTGATTTCATCTTCATTTTTCTTTTCAACTACTTTATCTTCAGCAACTTTAGATTCATCGATTTGTTCAGGTTCTTTAAATGCGTTTTCAAAGTGTTTCTCAACAATTTTGATTATTTTCTTTGCATATTCTGCATTTACTTCTTTATTCACATTGCTGTCACCATCAACGATTTTCCTATAATCAGATTTAAGTTTATTTGGATTTTTATAATAGAACTTCAAAATTTCTACATATCTCTCAAACATCAATTCTTGTAAATCACTGAAAAGTTCAAGTTGATCTTGATTTTCTTCTCCTTCAAAGAAAGGTAAAAGTGTGAATCCAAATCTACCCAACATATCGTATCTGAATGGTTGATTACCAATTTTTGCATTATAATCCGTTGTGTTATTGGCTTGTGATTCCAAATCTGCACCATTTGTTGGAATACCATCATTACCAATCAATTCCCCATTGGCATTAATTATTTCAAACAATTCTTTCTTATTTATTCTCATAACAGCATATTTCTATATAAATACTATTAATTGTTAATAAGCACCATCACCACCATCATCATATTCAGGTTCTGGTTCATTTTCGTTTTCCATTTGTGAAATGAAATAATTAAATGGTTCAATTGCTTCCGCTACCTCAATGAAAAATTTATCTATTGTATATTGTTCAGGAGAAAGACCATATTGTTTCAAAAAGAGTGGAAAATATTTTTCACGTTTAGCCATTTCCGATTCCAATTGAATTTCGGTATCAGTTTTTGAAGTTAAATCAATTGCACGTAGTTCTTCAATTTTCCTTTCCTTTTCTTCCCTAATCCTATCAAGTTCCAATTCTATCTCACTTTTTGGAACTTGAACATTTTCTCTGACAATTTGCATGTATTCGCCATTATATGCAGCCACATGATATTCACTTCCATCTTTAATTAGCACTAAATCACCATCTTTGTAATCATCATTGATTGATCTGATTCTTGGCTTATTACTTTCGGTCATTAATTTATTCAAATGATTTAATGCATTGTCGTATATTTCATAATATACTTTGCTATCATCGTACATTTTAAATCCATTCCACACTTTTCGTGGATCATAACCAGTTTTATTCCAAAAATCAACTTCAAGTTCTTCCAAAAACATTGAATCATCGTAATCGTCATCATCGAAATTTTTCAATACCAACTCATCGCTTGTAAAGTCTTCTTTTTTCAAATCACCCTCTTTACCAATTTTAACCAAAATTTTCTTTTGTATTTCAGGGTCAAATCCAACCAACAATGATTCAACACGTTTATTAAACGCATCAAGATATTTTTCATAATTATACTCGCCTTTCATATTTGGATTCTCAAGCAAGTCTTCATTGCTAATAAGAGTAGCACAATATCTTTCCTTGCCAGTAACTTTATCAACAATAATTCTAGAGTCACCATGCGATTTCTTATATCCCGAATTTACATAATATACAACACTATCCAACTCAGGTTCTGGTGGCATATAATTTGCAATATATTTTAATTTATCGTCAATGGTCAATTCCTTTTTAACTTTACTCAAATCCAATGATTCCCTATGTTTTTCAAAAAGTTCTTCGGCAATTTTATTCCTCTTTTCAATTAAGAGTTCCATATGTGCCTGAACACCCTTTTCCCTACCATTTTTGTCAGTACCTCTTTTCTTATATGCAGTCAATGTGGTTTTTATCTTACTTTTGCTTGCAATCTTTTTCAACGGAATTTGCATATAACGAATATCATCACAATAATCGTAATAATACTTAACAAATTCACTACCTTGACCATGCAATACCATATTCAAACCCTTATCAATAAATTCTTCAATGTATTCAGGCATTATTTTAGACTTGATTGTATTACCAGTCAATTTGACCCTTTCTTTCATTTCACCAGTCTTCTTATCTTTAGCCAAAGAAAGTGAAGCATAATTAATACGTGAAAGATTCAAACAAGACAACGAATCACCATCATCATCAACAGACATAAACGGTGGCTTCATTTCTTCTTTATTGTATTTCTCAATCAATGCATTCAATCCAACTTTGCCACCATATTGCCATAAATCTTCAATCTTGCCTTCTTGAACACCTTCAATAACTTCTGTATCAGTTACTTTAATTGTTGTTGTTTCTGGATAACTAAAGTTAATACCGTCAGTTACTGCAAGTAATGCGGTACAACCATATTTGGTGAAGTAACTGATAGCATGACGCAAATGTAACCTACCAGTACAGGTAATCCTTGCCGCACATACGTTATCAGACCAGTTGAATGATATTGCCGAACCCAAAGCACCGAACAAAGAGTTGTTCAAAATTTTGATAGGCAATTGTTTTACCTTACACATTAACAAATCAGCAGGACTCAATTTATTGTTAATATATTTAACGTGCATTTCGTGGTCAATTTGCTTCAACAAAGTAACCTCTTCATTATTCAAGTTATCCCCATTTGCCATTTTTTTATAGATGTTACGAGTAGTTGTCAAATACAATAACATCTTCTTCAACACATTCGTAACATCAAACATTGGAAATACATTATCCGTTAATTGAATCATTGGATAAAGTGATGCATAGTCAATCTTTTTAATTCTCTTTGAGAATCCTACTTTATAACATCTTGCCAAACCCCCTGAAAATCTTTCGATTTTATCAGGAATTGGAATTGCTAGATCGTTTTCATAACTCCATGCGGTCATCAATAAGTTCCAAATCGATGCAGTACCCATAGTACAAACACGATGATATGTGGTTGGAACAATTTTTGCCAACATGAATGAAGATTGATTGTATAATTCATCAACCTGTTCAGTTTCCCATAAGTCATCCAAAAGGTATTGTTTTACAAGTTTTCTGCCACTGGTAAATAAAACAGTTCCTTTGGGCAATGCCGCACTTTTGAGCCATGAAACGAAACCACTATCGGCATCAAGATATTTCTTTCTCATTACTTTATATTCTTCGTCAGAAATTCTTCCTTTATTTCCTTGAAGAACATATAATTTCTTTGCAGTATCTTGATATTCTGTAGGAATTTCAATATAGTCATTATTTTCATTAGCCAAAAACATTTTATTTTGGGCATAGAATCTACCGATGGAATTATCTTCACCCTTAATATATGTTCTATTTGGCTTGGCAATTTTTTCGTACTTTGCGATGTATTTTAATTTACTTTCTTTCAAGTCACTATTCACCGCAATTGTTTTCTTTACCGCATGCATAATATCAATGATAGAATAACCCCACATTTCAGTAGCGGTATACTTATCAGCAGTATTGCCATATTTAACGGAAGTATTTGCCCTTCGCCTTAAATCAATACCTGATTTAAGTCCTTGTGGAAGTTTCTTCAAATCCATTTTAAGTATTTTTGCTCTACCCAAAAGGAATTCAAAGTCGAACATTTCAGAGTTATACCCCGAAATTACGGCAGGTTTTAAAATATCAATTAAATTAAAAAAGTCTTGAATAAGAGTTGCTTCAGCAACATCGTCATCCAATTTTTCTGCTTCAAGAATTGTTTCATATCCACGATTATCTCTGACACCAATTGCAAATACCCTTGATATTTGATGTCTCAAACCAGTGGTTTCAATGTCAAATGTGAGTTTATGAACATTTTTATATTCTTCAAAACCTTTGAAAAGTCTTGTCTGCGTGGATATAAAAAATTGCTCCGTAGTTCTCGGAGCATAAAATAAATCACGGTTTGGATAAATGATATCGCCTTTGGCATCTCTGATAAAATTGCCATCGCCATCGACAGCCTTTTCATATGGATTTATACCACCATCCCTCAAATATGTAACAATTTCATTATATGATCTATTGCTTGTCAATTTATAACAATAACCATTGACCAACCTTTTTTGATTTCCAGTTTTTAATTTGGTAATTTTAATGCCGTGTTTAATCCTTTTCTTTACAATGAATTCATCTGTTTCACCAGCATATAATTTAATGCCCAATTTAGACAAATCCTTCATGTACATGAACGGTTCATAATAAATCTTTTCGATTCTGGACTGTTTATTTGGCTCATGTATCACACATTCTGCGATACAGTTACTTGGGTCAGTCTCGACATTCACCAAATATTTTAAATCATTATTATAGCCTTCAAGAAATCCTTTGATTTCTCCCAATACTTGTAATTTATCCATCGATACTAATCTTTTGAGTTATTTTTAAAGTCTTTCGTCCCTGACGCTTCTTTCATTTGATTTCTTGCTTTATCCACCTGATATTCATTATCAAGAGTAAAATCGAAATTAATGTATAGTTGAAACGGTTCATTTTGATATAATAAATCATATTTATGACGATATTTATTGCCATCTTCGTCAACTACTTCATATCCATTATTTCTTAACGCTTTTACGTGTTTCCGAAGCAAATTATCCTTGTAATTATCAGGAAATCTATATGTATGATAATATTGACTTTCAATAATATGTGAACATGGAACACATTCACAACATGGCTCATATTGGACAATTCTAGCATCTTTAGACCCGATTATCCTTGGATTTTCACAACTAACAATTAAATTTAAGTATTGCTTGGGTAATTCATCAGCCATCTGCCATTTACTTTTTTTTGTCAATGGAAAAACTAATGGCGTTAATGTGTCGCAAATTGGTTGATATGATTTATAAATATTTTGAATATCATCCAAATATGAAATCGCATCATCATTCATGACATATCCAATTTGTATTTCATCGACAGGTAGACTTTGTGAATATATAATACCAAGTATCCATATTGGTATTTGTTTAAAATACAAACCACTCTCATTGGCACTGATACTTGCTTTAAAAACATAGCGGATGTAAGACATTCTACTGCTAAATTCTTTCAAAAATTCTTCCCGCAATAATTCAATTCGATTTTTCTCCAAAATTGATTTCATTTCATTGTTTTCAATTTCAATATAAATCGGAATTACATGATTACCTTCTGAAAGATTTTTCCATACTAAGTATGTCGAATCAAGTCCACCTGAAAATAATACTGCAACATTTTTACTCATGATTTTGTTTTATATGTTAATTTTTTCGTTTTTCTGTCATAGTGGTATCTTTTATCGCCAATAATAAAATAATCACTTTTAAAAGTATCTTCTACATTTTCAACCATAACACCACTGAACCACAATGCTGTTATCGCATTATTTGCAATCACCTTGAAATAATTGTCTTTCTTCTTAATTTCAAAGTCCAAATATAGAGAAACATTTTCATCTTCCAAAATGTTTTCCAAAATAAGTTTGACTGCTTCTACGACATCTCTTCTGTGTTTTTTACTTGAAATATCGACACCATAATTAATCGTTGTAAACAAAAAATCCTGAATAGGATTCAATCCTAATTTATATCTACTTGCCATGCTTATCTTTAATTTTTTTAATTACTTCACCAAGAACAGATTCAGCAACATTTGATGTATAATCTTCATTATCCATCACCTTAACAATTTCTTTTCTCTTGCTTTCAATTGCTGAAAATATATAATCATCAATTGTATCTCTAAACATTAACGGATATATATTCACCACACTTTTCTGACCAATTCTATGTAAACGGTCACTAACTTGATCGTATTCACCGACAGAATATGGTAAAGTCATAATAAATAACTTACTCGCTGCGGTTAATGTCAACCCATAGTTACAAGTCTGTATTGAACCAATGAAAACTTTCATATTGCTATTTGGGTCTTGAAATTGCTTAACAATTTCAGCACGTTCTTCAACTGATTGATCACCAGTATGAAGTCCTGCAACATCACCCAAAAGTCTTTTGAGTTCATAAAGTGGTTCTTTGAAAGTATCAACAATAACTACCTTTTCACCAGTCTCCAAAATATTTTCAATCAATTCAACAACTGGCTTAATTTTCAAATGAGATGTATATTGCCTCAAACGAATCATAACTGTTAATGGGTTGGATGTCGGATGCTCTACAAATTCATTTGCAACGCCAGTTTCAATTTCATCATAAATTGAAAATTCATTATCTTCCATTTCCAACATAACCTTCTGATATATTTTATCAGGAAGATCGTTCAATACTTCAAATTTCCTTTTCCTATGAGTGAATGGTGCAATTTTGTGATACAATTCTTCAAGTTTTTGTTCTGCAGTATCTGTAACATATCCCCATCCACCTGCAAAATCATAGGTCATACCGCAATAATATTCGTAAAAATATTTTTTTGTTCCAAAGTCCAATGGCGATATTTGATTTAAAACTGTAAATAATTCATATGCACGATTTGGCGCAGGTGTTCCAGAAAGAAATATTTTACTTATTTTCTCTCCTCTGAATATTTCCTTTTTAAATGTTTTATTGAAATTTTTATAGGTATTGGCTTTGTTGTTTTTCAGTTTTTGACTTTCATCACAAATAACTGCATCAATTTTACCAATATTTAATTTTTTCCACTTTTCCTTAAATTTATCCTTATTGCTTGGATTAAAAAAATCGTAATTAAGAATTATGTATTTAGCATCTTCAATACTACATTTATTCTTTTTCCATTTTACTATATGTGAATTGCTTTTGGTAAACTTTTCAACCTCATTATAGTAATTGAATTTAAGGGAATTTGGCGTGACAACAACGACTTTTTCAAAACCATTCATTTCAACGTAAAGAATACTCGAAAGAGTATTATGTGTTAATATACAATTATCTGTTACATATAAATGGTCATCAGATTCGATTAAAATACATTGCGCTAATTCCGTTCCAAAATATTTAACATCAATGATTGCACGATTTGGTAGATATTTTGTTGGTGCAACAAACGTTTCAATTTTTCTTTTTAATTTAAATGGTATAAATTCTGGAGGCAATTTAATTGTTAGTCTCCAATATAAACGTTTACTTCCATTATATAATACCCATTTTTCTTTTAATCTTCCAATTCCACCTAAAGACTGTACAATAAATTGAATATCTTTAATTAATTGTTTGGATGCAAGTGTTATTTCAATAATGCCATCTTTACGTGAATGACCATCGGTATCTAAAATACCTCGTAATAGTTCCAATCTTTGTTTAATTGATGCAAATTTAAATTCATTGGGAATAAATTTGGTGTATGAGTCACAACCTTTTAATCTATATTGTTTTAATGCCTGATTTATGTAATTATTCTTACCATCAGCAGTCAAATAATAATCTTTTATTGAGTTTCCATTAATAACCATATTATGATTAGATGGAAGTCTTAAAGATATTTCATTAATCATTTCAATATCAATTGTTGAAAATCCAACAGAATTTTTTGTGGTGATTGAACCATCGCCCAATAAACAACCTAACACATATGGGTCAATCTTTAATAATTTTTCATCAAATTCAACAGGTTTAACTATTGGGATATAATACTTATGATTACCATTTGCAAATGTTAATCCACTATCAATTATTTCACGCAATGTTTTTGTTTGAAATGGATTTTTACGCCAATTTCTGATATATGTATTTACATTCCAAAGATGTTCATCACATGAACGTGCTGATGTTCCGTCATTAAAAAAAACTTCATATATTTTTTTTATTCCTTGCGGATACACACCTAACACTTTTTTCGGTTTACCATCACTTCCAATAATTAAATCACCTACTTTAACATTACCCATCAAGACCCATCCATCAGGAGTAAGTATTTCAGAATTAATATCTTGTGCTTTACCTAATCCCATTTCATGGGAAATCAATGTGTTACGAGTAACATTCATAAACATTGCCGCAACAATTTGGTGGGGATATAACTTAATACCTTCATTTAAAAGTGCATGCATTTTGTCGGAAAACTGCACATATGTTTTTTCGAGTTCTTCTTTATACTTAACCCAATGCTCTTTTTTAATATCTAATTCAGCAATGAATTTTCGTTTTTCTGCTTCTTCAATTTCAATTTTTTTGATTTGCTCAATAAAAACTTTACGTGAATCTTCATTACCAAAGTCAAAATGAATTTTATTTGAGCCTTTATATTTTTTAATTAATAAGTATAATGAATGTGTTGAGACTTCCCACGCATAATTTAATGCACTCCATTTTCGAGTATCTTCAGGTAATTCCTTAATGCGTTGAATAAGTTGGTCATTCGGGGAGAATCTGAGAAAGTAAGATTGTTTCTTACCTATTCTCTCGCAGTGCACTACAAATAAAAAATTGTTTTCCATATTTTCATTTAATTTTTCAAAATTAATACATTATTTGCAATAATGCAACAATTCACAAAAACTATTCACAATGAACAACAAATTGATTTCTTCAGTATTTATATAAAAATTATTTATTATGGAATCTGGTGTCTATATGATTAAAAATACACAAAATGGTAAGGTGTATATCGGAAGTTCAAAAAATGTTAACAAAAGATGGATTGAACATAAATATATGCTAAATAATAACACCCACAAAAATGCATATTTGAATAATGCATGGCTAAAATATGGCGAGAATTGTTTTGAATTTTCAATCATTGAATTTGTTGAGTTATCTAAATTGATTGAGAGAGAACAACATTACATAGATTATTATTGTGCATGCGACAATAAATTTGGATATAATTTATCTCCAAATGCTGGAACTACTTTGGGTTGGAAACCATCTGCTGAAACAAGAAAAAGAATGAGTGATAGTGCAAAGAAAAAATCACCAATTTCAGATGAAACAAGAAAAAAACTAAGTCTTGCTAGAATTGGAAACAAATATGCTTGTCGCATAGTGAGTGATGAAGAAAGAAAAAAAATGTCTGAATCACATATTGGTGTTAATCGTGGTGAAAAAAATGGTATGGCAATTACTGATAGATTTGAAATAATAGCCATGCGAAATGATTATGATAATGGCATGAGAATATCACAAATCATGAAAAAATATAATAGAAAAGAATCATTTACTCGCCAAATAGTCAAAAGAGAACGATGGCAATGGTTAAATGACGGTAGTCTTAACAATACTATCTGAAATTATTACGTTAATATAACCATTAGTAGGCAATGCAATTTTACCACAATCACCTTGCCCAAGAAAATCAATAACAAAACTCGCCAAAAATCTTCCTGCTTTTTTGGTATCTTTTAATTTAAATTTATATACAAGCGTATATTGTTCTTCTGCTGGATAATTTTCTCTATCATTATTAACGACAAAATCTGCTGCTACGTTAGCAATACGATATAAACCAGTGTCTGCATCTATCATCGAAAAGGTTATTGCCACATTTTCTAGCATGTTGTCAGTAATGCCATATTGTTCTCTAACTTTCTGAATAAGGGGATATTTCAATTCAGGAAGAGTGCTATCTTTCTTAATAAAAAAGTTATTAATGTCAAATGTAGAGTAATTCATTTATTCTGTTTTTTCTTCACTATTATTTTTGTCTCTTTGGATGGTCTTCATGATTTCTTCTCGATTCATATCCAAAGATTTGATTCTTTTTTTAATTATAACACTTACCGAATCGCCTGTTATTCCCAAAACCAACGCATCGAATATTCCAAAAGGATGTCCACTTATTTCATTATAAAATCTAAAAAATACATACGTACACAATATTGTTGTCAAATATCTACGCCAGTTATCTAAAAACCAGAACTTCCAACTCCATTCTCGTGGAGTTTTAGGATTATCAATATCCCTTCCAGTTACTTCTGACAAACCATATATAATATAACCAATAAGAAAAAACCATAAATATCCCAACAACTGTGCAGTTGTAAATTCACCAAACATCAATTTAAATAATTCTTCTTTCATTAACCATAAATACGCCATTAACAAATTTTTCTCAACCTGATGACACCACGAGCCATACATGCGCATGAAGTACCACCACCCAATGCATATATTTGAATGTCAATACAGTGTGTTCCTGCAGTTATAAGTATGTCTCTTGTTACAAATTCACTCCATTGTGCACCACCAAATGAAGCAGCATTTTCAAACGTACTTTGTATAACACCATCACACAAATAACGAACTCCCGTACATTTTCCATTACTTAAATTACCTTGTCTAGTATTAATATCAATTTGATATGTGCCTGTTGTGAATGTACTTGCCGTATATCCATAGTATTTAATTGGTGTTATTGATGATGTTGCCAATGTTGTGAGTCTATCACCATAATGATAACTACCAACACCATTAACTTCTACATTTGGTACATATAATGTACCACCACTCATATAAAATCCAGTACAACCAGTTAATGCGCCATTGCAATTGAATAATACCTGACCATTTGAAGTTCCATATGTATTACTTGGATGTCTGTGATCTGCACGTGCATATGTTAAACAAGTACCAATTGCTGCAGTTTTATCCATTAACGGAGTTGTTGTAGATGCTTGACTAACCACATAACAAGTAGTAGCCACCTGACTTGTACTTGTATTTGGTGTTGCAGTTGGTGCATATATTGCACCAGTAAATGTAGCACCACTTAAATATGCTTTACTGTTGAGAATTGTTTTTGTTTGTGCGGTATAACCACTATAGACAGGAATTATAACATATGTATTTGGTGCTGTTGTTCCAGTGTAGTAATTAAATATTGAAGTATTTAATTTGCTATTGAGGCTGCTTGCAGTAGATGCAGTATATCCAGTAAATGTAGATGTTAATACTCTACTGTTTATATCATTTAATGTATTACCACTATAAGTGTTAAATTCCGAAGTATTTAATTTACTATTTAATGCAGTACTTAACGTACCACCGCTAATATTAACATTAATCACACCGCTATTCCAAGTAAGAGAATTTCCTGCAATGCTTGAATCAACATATAGTCCAGAACCATCAGCCAATAATGCTGAATTAGTTGGTAATTTAACTGCGATTACATTATTTCCACCTGCTGGTGTTATTTTTATACCGTTACCCGCAAGAATTCCTAAAGTCTGACTATATAATGTAAAATACAACGATGTAACTCCAACAGTTATCGGATTTGGCGTTGCTAATATCCAAGAAGTTTTTGAATTAGTGCTGCCGCTTAACACTGCAGCATACGCATTTTGAACCACTTCGCCACTAGGTGTTCCGTCAAAATCTGTACTACGTGTCATTGCAGAACCACTACCATTGTAATCATATATTCCGTTAGTAGCACCACTTGTTTGATCTTTTACCAATACTCTATAACCAGATTGCATTGTAATACCATCAATACTAGCAGGCGCACTCAATAAATTTATATTACCAGTTGTTGCTACATTTACCGCTTCTTTAGGTGTCAAACCACCAGCCAACGAATCAACGTATGCCTTATCTACTAATGAATGGGTTGCAAATCCAGCGTGATAATTATTCGCATATTCAATACCTGCCGTGCTTCCAGTTCTACTATCAGTGAAAACTGCAGAATTATTATTTATTCTAAACTTCAAATCACCATCACCATTTGACAAATCAACATGATATCCTTTGAAATTCAATGAATATGTTGTAGCACTAATTATAGTATTTTCTGTTAATGTACCACCAAGTTTGATATAGTGGTCATCATAATTAGTGACACCATTTGTAGCACCACTATATATTACATTAAGAATTGATTCTGTCGCTGCACTATATGGATTAAATTCATCATGTGTTACCACTAACGGATTTAATGTACCACCTGAATATGCGATGATATCATTAAGACAAACACTATTCAAGCAAGTAGTTGACGGTAAATTTACATTTCCAGTAAATTGTGGACTTTCAAGGAAAGCAAATGTTTTTCTTGCACTACTACTTGTGATAGTACCATACCACGCATCATTATTGAATTCAACAGCACCTATTTGAGGAGACGAAAGTAAATTTCCTGACGTAAATTTCAATGGGGCAAGTGTTGTTGTGCCTGATTGAATATGTATTATTGCTGTTGGTGTAATTTCACCAAATCCAGTACCAACTGCAGACACTCTTATTTTTTCAGTTAATACGCTACCATTTGGTGTACATATCATCATATCACCATAAGCGGTAGTTCCATTACCTTTATATATTGTTTCAATTTGCGAAAGAGTTGTGGCTATATTATTTACTGTCGCCCTTGAGCAAATATGACTAATTTTATCATTATACATTACATTTGTTGAACAATCTAAAGTACCTCTTGATTTAGCAATTACAAAGCCACTACCACACGCATCATCAGTAACTAATCGCATTTTTAGGTCAACCGCATCGGCATTTACAGAATCAATTTCAACTAAACTTGGGGATGCACCCACTACGTCTAATGTTGTTATATTTTCACTAATTTGCAACACATTATTACCAGTAATTGTGCCACCGCCAATACTAGTCCTACCAATAGCATCAACAAAAAATTTTGAATTGTAATCTAATTCTGCACTAAATATTGAAATTCGTTTATCACCATTCAACATCACACTTTGCACATATGGAATTGCTGATGGAATGCTTGCAGTTCTAAAACGAACCCAATACAAATCATATCCTTCTTCAATTCTATTTGGTAAATATGCCTTAATCCAACCACTCATTGATGAACTATTCCATGAAATGTTGCCATTTTTTGTTAAATCATTTGTTCCATCAAGATAGAATGGATTTCCAATCGAAATGTCCACCCACGAACTGCCATTCCAATACTCAGTAATTAACGTTATACCAGCACCATACGAATGTAAATGAAAAAAGGTAGTGTTAAATTTAAGCAAAGAACCCACATATAATGCGGCATTTGTATTTCCAGCGTTAAATATTGGCATAAACATATCATTATCAGATGTACTTAAAGTACCCGTTTCATCAATATAGTTGTCAACATTTAAAGTATAATCTGGATTCAATAATATTTCATTAAATCCATTTGGATGTACTGTAAGTGATGCAGTAGGTAATTGCGAAAATGCCGCAAAACCCCACATAGTATTTAAAATATGACCACTGACATTTTCAAATGTAACGTAAACGCCACTTTCCAATAATGTAATTCCTGTAGTACATGGATTAGAAGATGACCAAGACCCATAATTAACTCCCTTATCATAGGAAACCCTCCAAATAAAAGTATCTGTTACACCAATGCTATTAATTTTTACTTGAAACAATGATGTAAAATATTTATCATATGTACCACTTAATTTTAAATCATCTGTTCCACCTGAAATCAAGAAGGGATGATAATCAACAATATTTGAAGGACTATTTATACCAATTCTACCACCAGAAGAAGCCACAATTGGCACAGTACCAGTATCTTGATTATATAAATACCAATATCTTGCATTTTCATTTCTATACGTACCTGCCACCCAATTCACAGTATTATTATCCACCCATTGAATTTCTTTATCTGATGCAACCAAACCATCTATACGCAACGCATTGGTTTGGATTAAATCGGGATTCGAATCCTTTATGTCAGTACCATATATGTTAATAAGCGTATCTGGGGTTGTCGTTCCAAAACCAGTAAAACCACTAACAGTATCAACATTTATCACTGCAGTAGTACCATTTGCTTTTGTAACCTGAAGTGCATTTATCGTATCACCAGTTGGTCTAATTTTATTTGTTACCAAACCACTATTAAATGTTGATTCAATATTTGTACTTGCACCAACTTCAGTAACACCCTGTAAGCCAGTATATGCTGAATATGGAACATAATCATTGATGTTAGCGGTAAAATCAAAATATTTATTAACATTATTCCAAATTGGAAATTGTCCACTTGAAGTTAGTGGTGTTCCGTTAACATCACTCAAGTCTTCCAATCTAGGAAGTGGTGAAATGCCTGTAAATACCAGCACAACACCCTGATTTATATGTTCATATGTTACCACCGCAACTGGCACTGTATATGCGGGTGCTGGTGGTGGAACATTTGTCCAACTCCCACCAGTGGTACTTAAATATAAGCGAGTTCCTGCACTATATGCGAACGTATTCAATCCATGAACCAAACCGCTAGATGTGGCAAAGCCATTGTTATTATTACCAATATCTTGGGTTAGCATTAATATTTTCTTAAATGCAGTATCTTTGTTACTTGCATTGGCTAAAACAACTGCTGGTTTATTACCACTAGCACCACTAATAACCACCAATTGACCATTATGCATTGGTGCACCCGATTTGTTAACAACACGAACAATTTCTTCTTGCCCAATTTGTAGTGTAACATCAGAATTTACCCCAAATTCAAGCGTTAAGTCATCTGGACTCCATTGTAATTTACCAACTGCGGTTGCGGTTGCACCTGTTAGATTATATTGTATTGATGGAAATATCGGAGTTCCACCAAAAACTTTTTGAGGAGAAGTTTGATTTAAACGTAAAAACGTATTTGGGGCAGTTGTTCCTGTATATGTGTTGATTTCTTCCTGATATACAACTACACCATTTTTATCCTTAAATGTTGCATAACGAGTTGCTCCTCCAGTAAATCCAGAAGTAATAAATTTAAGTCCCTTTGTATTATCAGTATCATCAAATACTTGAAAATTATCCGAATTAAAATACGCCGTAATATCACCGAGCCTAACCCAGTTAATATTATTTGACCAATATAGTCCAGCATCTTTAATTCCCGTCATATAAGTCCCATATGGTTGTCTGACAACATAAATATCGCCAGCATATGACGAAGCAGGTGAGGGTAGATCAATATATTGTGCTACTTGAGGATACGTTGTACCCGATGTTGTACCTCCGCTAAAATTATTATTAAATAAATATGGTAGACCTGTTAATAAATCAATTGTAAATGTTGCCATATCATCTTAATTTTTTTATTTATTTTTCAAAATTTCGATTTCTGCTTTCAATTCTTTGATTGCATTAACTAATATTGGTATTAAATATGTTTCGTTCAATTTTAAATAATCAGAATCACAATTGTTTACAATTACTGGACTAGTTCCCTCCAATTCCAAAACATCTTGTGCTTTAAATCCATATCTTAAACTACCATAAGGTATTTCGCTTTCACGACACTCTCTAAAATAAAATGAAACTGGTTTAAGTTGATTTACAAAATTCAATCCATGATTAATGTCGTTAAAGCATATTTTATCTCTTGCATCAGAACCTGTAGTCCATGCAACTTTTATAAATGCATTTGTTGTTGAATTATTACCAATTACAACTTGATTTGATTCTGTTGTAATATTTTTAACAGCCGCTTCAACACCAGCAATATTACCAATTGCCACATTATTTGAACCAGTAGTGATGTTAAAACCAGCACATGTACCAATTGCAATATTATTACAGCCACTTGAATTTGCTTTAAGTGAATAATGTCCACTGGCAGTATTACCAGAACCAGTTAAATTAGTATGTAACGAACAATAACCATTGGCTATATTATACTTACCACTGCTATTACATCTTAACGCATAATAGCCATTGGCTATATTATAACAACCAGTTGAATTGCCATTTAATGCAGAATAACCATTGGCTATGTTATAACAACCACTGGTATTATTCACCAACGTAGAATAGCCTAATGCAGTATTATAATTACCACAAGTATTGCTTGCAAGCGTTTGTCTACCAATAGCAATATTATAACAGCCAGTTGTATTTACAAGAAGTGCTTGATATCCAATTGCAGTATTAAAATTACCCGACGTGTTGCACAATAATGCTTGATTACCTGCAGCAAAATTATATGTACCATACGTATTATTATATAATGCCTGATAACCTTGGGCAATATTATCTGTACCAAACGTATTATTATATAATGCCTGATAACCTTGGGCAATATTATGAAAACCATCAATTGTGTTGTAAAGTGCCTGATATCCTTGGGCAATATTATCATAACCACATGTATTACTATTTAATGCACCACTACCGATTGCCACATTATTATAACCAGTGGTATTACTACATAATGCACCACTACCGATTGCCACATTATTATAACCACATGTATTACTATTTAATGCACCACTACCGATTGCCACATTATTACAACCAGTAGTTGTTGCAGTTCCAGCACTAACGCCGTAATACGTATTATTGCATGAAGTACCGCTTGCAATTGTTCCACAACCAGCAACAGTTGAACCATATGTTAGATTTGACCAACCAATTCCACCACCACCACCGCTTGTAGCGCCTGAACTTAATTTACCTACATCATCGATATATATTATATTAGTTTCTACTGTTTTAGGTGGTAGTTTGGTTATACATACACAACCATCAACCTTAACCATCTTATTATTGAATTCACCATAAATCAATGTGTTTCCAGATGAATTCGCAATATATAATTTACTTGAACCAGTCTCCGAATAACCAGCATTATTACCGATAAATGTATTTCCACTACCAACATTAAGGTAACCAGCATATGCACCCAATGCAATATTACTACATCCAGTAACATTATAATAAAGTACTTGATTGCCACTGGCAATATTATCACACCCAGAACAATTGGTGTACAATGCATTATATCCTAAAACAATATTGGAACAACCATAAGCATTTCCAAAAAGTGCGCTACATCCCAATGCTATATTATCACAACCACAATAACTATTTTGAAGTGAGCCATAACCTAAAGCGACGTTATTAGAACCATTATAATTATTATAAAGCGTTTGAGTTCCAATTCCTATGTTATTATTTCCAACATAGTTACCAAGTAAAGCATAACCACCGATTCCAACATTACCACTACCCCATATATTTTGATATAAGGTATATTCACCAATTCCAATATTATAGTTAAAACAATTATTATAAAGTGTTCTATAGCCTGCGGCAAAATTACTAGTACCATTCTCATTACAATAAAGTGTTTGACACCCTATTGCAATATTATTAGAACCGCTAGTATTTTTTTGGAGTGCAGTATTTCCTATTGCGGTATTATTACAACCACACGTATTTTTTTGAAGTGATTTATACCCAATTCCAGTGTTATTATGTCCACACGTATTTCCAGTTAAAACTCCATAACCAATTGCAGTATTGCCACAACCAATGGTACTACCACTCAGTGCACCATGTCCAATTGCGGTATTATATTTTCCATTACATGAAGCATTTACATATTTGTTATTATATAATGCTTGGTAACCAATTGCAATTAAGCCACAACCATTAGTATTACAGTAAAGTGCTTTAGAACCTAAAGCGATATTATTTGTTCCACCCGTGTTTAAATAAAGAGAACCAAAACCACCTGCAATATTATTACAACCCACAGTATTTTTTGAAAGTGCATTACAACCAATTGCAATATTATTACAACCCGTCGTATTTCCACTTAAAGAACCAAAACCAGCCACAAAATTATTTGTTCCAGTTGAGGTGTTATTACCCGCACAACAACCGATATAAACACTGCTTATTACATTTGGCGATGTTCTCAATATAGTATTTCCACTTATTTGATAACCACATGCAGTATTTAATTTTGCACTATTACAAACATTCAAAGTATATGCACCAGTAATAGTTGTATTTCCAGTTAATGCACCACCCAAACGAACATTAGTACCAACAACATTTAAGCCATTATTCGCTGTTGAAATTCCTCCACTACTTGTAGCACCGCAACTTAACTTACCTGCAGCATTTATATAAACAATGTTTGTTTCACTTGTTTTTGCAGGTAGACCACTTAAACAAGTGATTCCAGTAACCGTTAATGCTCCGTTGACTTTCAATAATTTATTGTCAAATTCACCATAAATTAATGAACTTGTTGCATTATTTGCTATATAAAGTCTATTTGATTTTGTTTCGTCATAACCCGCACAATTGCCAATAAACACACTACTTGAGCCACTTACATTTGAAAAGGCAGCATTGCAACCAATTGCAATATTATTATTACCCCCGCAATTATAGTAAAGTGCACGATATCCCATTGCAGCGTTAAAACAACCACTGGTATTCAATATCAACGAACCGTGACCAACTGCGTTATTAAAACAACCACAAGTATTGTTTGAAAGTGTTTGCTGACCCAATGCAACATTGTCGCACCCATATTTATTCCAATATAAAGAATTGAAACCAATTCCGACATTATCCGAGCCATCTGTATTATTAAAAAGTGCTTGATACCCAATAGCGTTATTATTACAACCATTAGTAATTTTTGCAAGTAAACCAGCACGTTCCCCAACATATATGTTTGATGCATTATTAGATGATAGCGTAAGTATAGTACATCCGCTTATTTGATAACCAGTGTTTGTGCTTAAAAATGCACAATTGCCTATATTTAGAGTATACGCACCATAAATATTTGTATCCTCAGTTAATTGACCACCTAGTTTTACATTTGTGCCAGAAGAAGTTAGACCATTACAAGCAGTTTGAATTCCAGTAGTCGAACCACTACTAAAATTGCCGCTGAACAAATATTGTTGTCCAGTTAATATATCAAGTGCAAATATTCCCATAAATTATGTTTTAGTGTTTATAATAAATACAAGAAAGTTTTTAATTAATACAACAAATAAAAAAAGGATGAAAAATTTTCATCCTTTAAAATATCAATAATTATTTCATTTTATATATACGTATATATCAATCTATTATCCCAAACATAATTAAACAATTGGCTTCCGTTTGGAAATTGAGTTACATACCAAACATCACCAACTTTAGACATTTTTTTTATTTGCCAAATTTCTCTGCTGGTATCATGACCGTTATTTGAAACGCCTATATAATATTCAGTTTCTGAATACGTATGAATTAATGTTACTGGTTCAAATTTAGGGTTTTGAACATTTATGTCTGTACTTTCTAACATGATGTAAATTTTTTAATATAAATACTGATTGATGTTAATTACGCATCAACAGCATCACTAAATTCAGGTAATGATTTTGCAAAAATATATGCTTGTGCAATGAAGTTATAAGTAGAATTTAAATCAGGTACAAATTGAAAAATAAAATCACTATACTTATAAATATTATTACTACTATCAGCAACATCCTTATTTTTATAGCAACTTATTCTTACTCTTAGATTTTCTTTACCGCCAATAATACCATCAATAGGTTCTATTTTCCAATAACAATCAGTAATGGTAAGGTCAAACTGTCTGTTATAGTAACTGCTAATTAATCCCATCTTTATTTTTTTATTGTTTTTATTGTTATTATTTTTACATAAATACTGGCTGATATCAATTAAGTATTAAATGCATCATTAATTTTTATCAACACACATTCATTATGCAGGAAATACTTTTAATATTTCGTTGGCACGACCTTGCGCAATAACACCTAATAATTCAAGTGCTCGAACTCCACTAATTGTCTGCGAATCAGTTAAATCAATATCCAATGCTTTATTATATTTAATCCACCAAAGTTCCACATCAGGATTTGTTTTCGACAATGCCAATATTGCTTTTGCTTCATCATCAGTAAATCTATTTAAGAATTGTAGTGGTGTTAATACTTTTAGCATTGCAGGTTCAGGTGGAATTGGTTCAACGTAAGGTAATAACATCCAATCATATCCAGTAAAATTAGGATAAGGTTCTCCTACAACTTTTTCACCACATGGTGGTGGAGCAATTTTTGTGGTTCTTCCAACTATTTCTTCTTCGGAATACCATCCATAAATGTCAAATGAATAACTCATATTTTTCTATTTTTTTGTTTTTAAATTATTTTATACTTGATATACAACTTCCATTGCAGTTGCATCCATCCAATATGCAGCATTACCTTTTCCGACAGTACTATCGTCAACATAAATTGTCTCAGGCATTAATATGTATTTTGAATTTATATAATTAACAAATCCCCAGTCTGCTCTAATTGTAGTTTTTTTACTCGACCAATTTATGCCATCAGGTGAATATGCTACGTAATAACTCGGTCCTGTTGCCGTATTTGAACCAATTTGACCTGCACTCGCACCAACAGCCACAAAACAATTATTGGCATATACGACACTTCTCCATCCTCTTGATTGAGGCATTGTTGTTACAGTCCAATTTATTCCATCTGTTGAATAAAATGCATTTGTTGTTGTTGCATAATACCACGTATTACCCAATACAACATATTTTCCATTACCATATGCCACACAATAAGACTGAAATGAAGGATATGAAAAATTAGCAAAATTTCTAGTTGACCATGTTGTTAAATCTGTTGAGGTAAATACTCTTGGATATGCATTATCCGTTCCAATATATAATCCATTACCATATCCCACTTTAACAAAGGACGCTGGAGTTGCTTTGGCTGAACTCCAAGTTATACCGTCTGCAGATGTATATATGTTACTTCCAGAAGTAAGAATAAATTGATTATTTAAGAAATATAATCCTGATGGGGTTGCAGGAAATGTAGTACCATAAACCGCACCATATGTTGCAGAATAATATCCCGCCGTAGTAGAATTTGATGCAATAAGATGTCTGCCAGCACCAAATGCAATATATGGATAATATGTACCTGCTGCACCCCAAAATCCAGTCCAATTAGTTCCATCTGAATAATTAACATATCCTTCATAACCTGCTTCATCATTCATTCCTCCGAATACGTAGAACCCATTACCATATGTGGCAGCAGTATAATTCCTGCTATAATTTAGTGAATGTAACGTTGCCCCCAAAGAATCTGTTAATATTGGGTTTCCAATTGTGGCTGGATTATTCGCAAATATATTGCGCTTTGTCTGCGATATTCCGCTTAAATTTGATAGTGTTGCCATAATTAATTATTGTCTTTCGTATACAATTTCGTATCCATTAAAATTTATAAAATTTGTTATACTACCGCTATTATTAAACACAAGTCCATTGCCACCACTTATCATATATATCCCGGGTGCAAGAATTGTAGACGGCATTGTAAATAATTTCCATGAAATTCCATCCGATGAAAAAAGCACATAACTTCCATACCAAATTACAAAATTTGGTGAAAAATACCCACCTTGATTAATTCCCATGTATGTTCCAACATCTGCTCTATATGTCCAAGTTATGCCATCACTTGTTGTAAATAATAGATAGGGAATACTAGTATAGTTAGTTAAATATGCTGCCAATATGCTACTACTACTTAGAGCACTGCCTAGATAATTTACATTATATGTTCCAACATTAATAGTTCTTGTTGTCCATGTGCCATTAGCCGCTGTTGGTGATGTATAATATGTTTTACTATACAACACTGTTGCGATATACAATCCTCCCGTATAACATACTGTATTGGTGAATAAAATTGCCGAAAGTGTCCAATTTATACCATCTGTCGATGTTAACAATCTCGCAGCATTATTGTATAGAAAAAATAAACCACCAACAAATGTTATATATGAATATACGTTACTATAATTAGTTAAAGTTCTACTTGTCCAAGTTGCCCCATCAGGAGAAGTAAAATATGTTGTATTATCACTACCTTGAATTATAACGAACAATCCAGCACCAAATGCAATCATTGTATTTATTTGACTTGTAGGCAACGTACCGCCAGCAGTCCAAATAGTTCCACCGCTATTCATATAATACGTTTGTGAAGTAGTAGTTGTACAAGTCACAAACTTATTGTTTCCATATGCAGAATTTATAAAACCAAATGGTGGTTGTGCAATTTGATACCCATATGACTGTGTATTTGTTGCACCAGTACCAATAATAGCATTACCAGATGAAAATATTTTTCTTTTTGTTGGTAAAATACCAAATAATTGACTTATTTTGCTCATATATTAATATTTTCAGTTATATATTAAATTATAACCCATCCATATGCAGAACCTGTGTAAATTACTTCAAATCCTGCGTTTAATTTATCAATTGTCAGGTCTTCAGACAGTCCCATAATTTTATTACCATTTCTACCCAATACACTTGTCGTAGTATTTGATAAGTTAGATACTTTTAATGAATCCCCATCCGATGGTGATGCTGGCAATGTTAATGTCAAAGATGCGGTTAACACATATAAATAGTTCTTAACTGCATTTGTTGCACCAGTAATTATAGATACAGTTAAACTACTGCCACCACTTGTAGCACCTGAACTTAATTTACCTGCAGTATCAATAAACACCACATTTGTTTCAGTACTTTTTGCAGGTAATTTGGTGATACACATACACCCATCAACCTTAACTATCTTATTATCAAATTCGCCATAGATCAACGAAGTTGTTGATGAATTGGCAATATATAATCTATTTGACTTGGTTTCGTTGTAACCTGCACAAGTTCCGATAAATACACTACTATTCCCAGTTATATTTAAATAACCCGCTTGACAACCTAATGCAATATTATTAGTTCCCTTTGAATTTAAAAATAATGCAGAAGAGCCGATTGCTATATTATCCGTACCTCCCGTGTTACTATAAAGCGCAGCAGAGCCTATGGCAAAATTACTAGAACCAATCGTGTTTCCTTGTAATGCTAAATTGCCTATCGCAACATTATGACAACCACTTGTATTTTTACACAACGAGTTATATCCTGCTGCAACGTTATAACATCCATTCGTGTTGTTACGCATTGTCGCATAACCAATCGAAACATTATAATTTCCCTTCGTGTTGGCAAATAATGTATAACCACCTATTGCAACATTACCAGTACCACCAGTATTACAATAAAGAGAAGCATAGCCACTTGCAAAATTGTTACTACCATTTTTATTGGAATATAATGTACTATAACCCAATCCAATATTATTTGTACCACCAATATTACAATTAAGTGCTTGACAGCCAATTGCGATATTATCAGTTCCTTTCGTATTATAGAATAAAGCATTATATCCAATAGCAGTATTACTTGTACCACCAGTATTATAATAAAGTGCTTGATTGCCAATTGCAAAATTATCACTACCAATTGTATTATAACGCAATGCTTGATATCCTATTGCACTATTAGTACAACCACTAGTATTACCAAAAAGTGATTGATAGCCTACTGCAAAATTGTTACTTCCAACTTTATTTGAATATAATGCCTGACAACCAATTGCAGTGTTAAGACAGCCACAAGTATTACTATAAAGTGCTTGGTGTCCAGCGGCAAGATTATTATTTCCACTCGTATTATTATTTAATGCACCACTACTCAATGCAACATTATAACAACCACAAGTATTAGCACATAATGCATTACATCCTAAAGCAATATTATAATTTCCTTTAGTATTACTATAAAGTGCTTGGTATCCATTGGCAATATTATGTGTGCCACCTGTATTGGAATATAATGCAGTATAGCCTAATGCAATATTATAACTACCAGTTGTATTACTATGAAGTGCATAATACCCTGCAGCAAAATTATTACACCCACAAGTATTACAATATAAAGTATACACACCCATTGCAGTGTTATGTGTACCACACGTATTACCATATAGAGCATATTGACCCATTGCAATATTATATGTGCCACCAGTGTTGCAATATAATGCACATAAACCATTGGCAATATTATTACTTCCTGTTGTATTGAAACGCAATGCATTGAAACCATTGGCGATGTTATTACTTCCTGTTGTGCTATTACGTAATGCCATATAACCAACAGCAAAGTTATTACATCCAGTTAAATTAGAATATAATGCCTGAAATCCGATTGCAGTATTAGCACAACCACTAGTATTACTATAAAGTGCTTGATAACCATTTGCAATATTATTACAACCAGTTGTATTACACATAAGTGCTTGACAACCTAATGCAACGTTATTATTACCAGTTGTGTTACACCTAAGTGCTTGATAACTCATTGCAATGTTATTGCAACCAATTGTATTGCACATAAGTGCAGAATAACCATTTGCAATATTATTACAACCAGTTGTATTACAATAAAGCGATTGATATCCCAAACCGATATTATTTGTTCCCCCAGTATTGCTATAAAGTGCAGTAGCACCAATTGCAATATTATTACTAGTTGTGGTATTATTTTGAAGTGCTTGCGGACCGATTGCAATGTTATTACATGCAGTGGTATTTTTATAAAGTGCTTGACTACCTATCGCAGTATTATCCCAACCACAAGTATTACTATTAAGAGATTGGCGACCAATTGCAATATTTTCGCCACCCGTTGTATTATTATTAAGAGCCATCAAACCAATCGCAAGATTATCACCACCCGTTGTATTGCATGCAAGTGCATTCCATCCCATTACAAAATTATTTGTTCCAGTTGAGGTGTTATTACCTGCATTACAACCAATATAAACACTGCTAATTGTATTTGGTGCAGTTCTAAGGATGGTAGTTCCTGAAATTTGATAGCCACAAGTAGTATTTAATTTAGCACCATTGCAAATATTTAATGTATAAGCACCAGTAATCGAAGTATTTCCAGTTAAAGCACCGCCTAAACGAACGTTTGAATCAATAACATTTAAACCATTATTTGCTGTTAAAATACCACTTGGTGCAGGAGTTTGCCAAGTAGCATTTCCACTTGCATCAGAAGTTAATACCTTTCCATTTCCACGATTGGGTAATATAGATAGTGTTGCGCCACTTGAAACCTGAAATGTGCCATGAATATCTGTACATCCAGATAAAATCATTGTATCACCTACACATTGTTCAAATTTATTGTTATTTAAATTCAGTTTTGTATCAATTGAAATTGCCATACGATTTGTTTTTGTATATATTAAATAAATAGTTTTGTAAAGTAAAGAATCTCATTAAATTGATTCGATATAATCTTATTAATTGACATATTTTACCTATAAATACTTTTCAATTTATATGTAACAAAAAATCCCGCCAAATTTGACGGGATTTTAAAAAACTATGACAATTTGTTATTTTTGTTTATTCACTGCTTCAATAATTTTGTTAATATCGAAAAGATTAACTGTATCATATGGAAATTGTTGAATTTGACCAGAAATATCATCAACCAAATATGTATATTTATCAAATTTATTAATAATATTTGCATTTGGTTGTACGTTGATATGTTCTTCATATCCAAATACTTTAGATGAATTGCCTATCCAACAAACCGTGCTTTGTAAATCAAGTGCACGTGCAGCATGTGCGGCGAAACTATCAATAAATAATCTTTTTGATGATAATGGAAATACGCCATATAATTCTCTTAATGGTAAATTCAATGCTTCGGTATTTTGCAAAGCAGGCTGTTCTGGCATTCTAATATGTAAAATTCTATATGATTTGGCGAAATAATTCACAAGTTTTTGTGCGATCTCAATCGGCATATCTCTATACCAAGATTTTTTGGAGTATTGTGTCGTAGGAGAACCACCATGCGTTTGTATTAGCATAATTGGTCTACCATCTGGTTTAATCTTATCCTTCGCAATTTCGAGTTCTCTGGGGTTTAAAAACAACTCTGGTTTACTTCCATCAAAAGGAATGTCAAACATTTTACACCAAGTTTCAGTTAGATGCTCTTTTCTTAAAATATGATCCGTTTCATTATATGGATCATGCTTCATTATGATTGTATCATCTTTGATGTAATCTTTGAAATACCTCACTTCTCCGTGTGAAAAAAACCTAAACACATTTGGATTACCAAATGCAGGCGCATCCCATGATGTAACCCAAACAATTTTTCTATCTGGATATTTTTTCTTTATTGCTCTAATTACTGCAGTCGCCTGAATTTGCTTACCCTGTCCACCTTCGCTATGAAAGATAATATATTTATCGTTATCACTAATTCTGTCGTTTTCCATTTTTTAAAGTTTATTTGATTATAAATTTTTATACTTTTTTATAAATACTAAGATAAATCAAAAAATCTCAATATTATATATTTTTTATTAGAAAATTAAGATTAGAATAAAGAGCACTAGTACCTAATCCAACATTATCAGTACCAGTACAGTTACCGTATATTGCACATGTACCAATAGCAACGTTACAATTACCTGTGCCAATTTGTATGTACATAGATTCAGTACCGATTGCAATATTCCAACTACCACAATTACTCATACCCGCACCCCAACCTAAACCAACGTTATAGTTTCCGCTAGTAACACGTGAAAGTGAACAATAACCAATACCCACGTTTCCTTGACCATTGGTAATTCGTGTAAGACCACCGTTTATACCAGTATTATTTACACCAGTTGTTGTAGCCGTACCTGCTTGATAGCCAAGAAAGATTGAACCCCATGTTTGACATGATATACATAAAATTGTATGCCCACAGATTTGATAGCCATATTGCGAATTTATTTTTGCGCCACACATATTCAGTGTGTACGCACCCGAAATTGTAGTATTACCAGTTAAAGCACCACCCAATTGAACATTTGTGCCATTTTTGGTTAGACCATTATTAGTCGTTTGAACTCCTGATGTAGTGGTTAAACCAGTTACATAATTTCATCAACAATATCATATTTATTTGTAAATGTTTTTAATTCGCCATATCTAAGTGAACCACTGGTCTGAACAATGGTTAACCGAGCCAGATAAATTTAGCGTATCACCAGTTGCTTGATAAACTTTCGAATTTGATAAGTTTAATTTAGTTATTAAAGCCATAATTATTGGTTTATTTTATTATTATTTCCGTTATTTTATATATAAAAAGTTTGATAGACCATATAATGTGTTTAATAATAAAATTAATTAACAAATGCCACTGCACCCCAAAATGTTCCATTGTAAATAAACGTTATTGAACCATAATCAGTATTAATTGTTGAAAATGGTTGACCATTGATTCCCAATGGACTACATATTATAATTGGGTTAGTTAATGCACATGACCCAATATCTGCAATTGTTACTTTTTGACCAAGTGCAGGACTATTATACAAACAAATCGTTGAAGCCACACTTACACCAACAAAACTATCACTAGCCGTTGTTGTATAATTTGAAGATACATTACAAACATTAACAACATTTTGTGTTGAAGCCTGAGTAACTTTTTTAATTACTTTATCACTTGAATTCCAAACTAATATTTGGTCAGCACTTGTACCACTAACAGGAGCAACTAATAATGAAGTTGCACCGCTTGTTTTAAATGCACCGTGAACAATTACACAATTAGTATCAAACTCACCATAAATTAATGGATTAATTGTATTTGAATTTTCAATGTATAATTTATTTGAACCATTTTCGTTAAAACCTGCATTTGCTCCCAAAAATACGTTTCCACAACCCAATGCATTAAATCCAGCGCATAATCCATATGCAACGTTATTACATCCAGTAGTGTTTGCATATAATGCGTTATATCCATTAGCAAGGTTATGTGTACCACTCAAATTATTGAAGAGTGCTTTATATCCATTAGCAACGTTACCACAACCACATGAGTTGTTATAAAGTGCTTGATAACCAAATGCTACGTTGTCAGTACCACAAACATTACTAAACATTACACAACGACCAATTGCAACGTTATTGTCACCAATAGTGTTGTTTCTCATTGCTTGATTACCAATGGCAGTGTTATTACTTCCAGTTGTAGTGCTTCCAAGTGTTAAGTTACCAACAGCAAGATTATAACAGCCAGTCATCGTATCATTACCAGCACCACAACCAATGAAAATTGCTCTCGCTGAATTTGGTGATAGTCTGAATACAGTATTACCACTAATTTGATAGCCACAAGTTGTGTTTAACTGTGCACCACCACAAATATTTAATGTGTAAGCACCTGTAATTGTAGTATTACCAGTTAAAGCACCACCCAAACGAATGTTCGATCCAGTTTTTGTTAAACCATTATTCGCACTTTGAACACCAGAAGTTGTGGTTAAACCCGTAACATATGCAACATCAGGAAGTGAACGTTTTGTAAAATATGAACTATTGTCATTATTATATTTAAATCCTCCGAAACCATAGCCAGTATTTCCAATCGTTGCAGAGATGCCTGAAAGTGTTAAATAAACTCCACCATAGGTTGTGTCTGTAGTACAAAGAGTTGTTGATGGAAGTGTACCTGTTTTATTTACACAGAATTTTGCATAATTTCCCGCTTCTGTGGTATCTGTAGATATTAATAAGCCATATGAATTATTGCCATTTATTGTTGTATTGCCAGTTAATGTTCCACCAAGTGTGATGTTATTACCAACTCTACCTAAACCATTACCGCCACCAATTCCAGTTGTACCACTGGCAATAATCGCATTAACAACGAATTCTTTGTCAACAAGTGTACGATTGGTGAAATTAGATGAGTAATCACCGTCATAGCAAATACCTGTACTACCTGTACTACCATATACCGTACCACCACTGCTCATTGTGAAATTATTTCCAATTCCCGATGATAATTGAAGTGAGGTGTTGTTTAATGTAATCGATTTACCGTCACCAATTAGTTTTGCACAATTTGTATTTAAAATTAATCCGCTATTAGTACCATTACAAATCTGAAATGAATTACCACTCATATTTATGGTAGTTGTACCAGTTAACGTTCCACCAAGTTTTATATTACTACCAATTCTAGTTAAACCATTATTAACAGTAGTTCCAGTTGCCGCACAACAAGATATTTTACTATCTACATATCCTTTATCAACTAATGTACGATTGGTATAACTACTACTATAATCAGAGCCATATTGCAATGCATTCGTATAGTCAAAATACATCTGTTTACTTGCACCAGTTGAATAACTTTGGAAGTATGTGGTTGCATTTGAACAAATTGACAATGCACCCATATAATCCGAAATAGGATTACAATATAACATACATATATTATCATCTGATGGAGATGCTGCGTAATTACCAACGCTCAATTGTCCACCACTACAAAATGTTCCTAATTGTAATGTAAAACCAGTATTTAAATTAATGTCAACATCACTACTCAATGTACCACCAAGACAAAGATTTCTTCCATCATAATTTGTTATTCCATTTGTTCCACCAGTAATTGCATTAAGCCTAACACATTTCCCCAAATCATCAAGCGCAATATAGTGTGCACCACTACACATCGTGATATCAATACCAGAATTTGGCTCACTTAAAACATCAATCGTTAAAGTAAATAATGTAAAATTTAATGCCGTTGATCCAATATATATTGGATCAGGGGTAGTTAATACCCATGCAGTATTTTGATTAGTATTACCTGTTAATACCCACATATACGTGCCCGAAGTTGTTTCACCACTAACAGGAATACCATCAAAATCTGTGGCACGTGTCCAAACACCACTACTTGCAATCCACACACCATTAAACTGTGGAGAACCCACCTCATCTTTAACTAAAACTCTCCAACCATTTTGAACCATAACACCATCAATTGTGGTTAAACCAGTATATGGATATGGGAGTGATGTTGTTGTAGCAACATTAACGGCTTCTTTAGGTCTCAAACCACTTGCAACTGCTGATACATATGCAACATCTGGAATTGAACGTTCTGTAAAATGATTACTATAATCTGCAGCATATTTCAAACCACCAACATTACCATAATCAGTGATTATTGACGCACCATTAAATCCAACATTAAAAGATGATAAACAATTTAAAGATAATCCATGTGTATTTAAACCACTTATTGTTGTATTACCTGTTAATGTACCTCCTAAATGAAAGTTAACACCAGTCTTTACAATACCATTATTTCCAGTTGTAATTAAACCTGCAATATATCCTTTATCTACCAATGAACGATCATCATAACTTGCACTATAATTAGCACCATATTTCAAACCACCACTACCAGCCATGCATATTGATTCAGTACGAACACCCATCAATATATTATTACAATCCAAACTGAATGATGTTGAACTACCACTGGTTGTTACTTGAAATTGATTTATATTTGTAAATTGTAAATTATTTATATTTGCACCATCAATTGTAGTGTTTCCAGTTAAAGTACCACCTAATCCAACTTTCTTATCGCCAGTTGTTTTTAAACCATTTGTTGCACCAGTTACTTTTCCTGTACCAGTATTTCCAGAAAGATATATGAATGAACTATCACTTGATATTGCAATAATTTCGGGAGTTTTACTATAAATTGTTCTAAACTCTAATTTATTATCAACCAAATCTGCATAAACAGGACCACCAATCGTTACGGTGTTACCCGTTGTTAAACTACCAACAACAGTATCAACCACTAAGTTTGAACCGTTATTATATGCACTTCCTGTTGTCCAACTATTTCCAGTATATGGAAATTTTGTAATTCCATCATAATATGATGGCACTGCACTATATTGAAACGTTCCGAGTTGATCAGCAATATTTCCATCAATTAATATCCATCCAACCAAATCTGCATTACCAGTATATTCGTTCCACAAGAACGACTTAACATATTCAGATGTTTTTACATATCCTCTTTTTGGAATGCCATCACTTGGTGTTCCAATATATATTATTCCATCAGCACCTCTGTAGAAATAATTATAAAGTGAGGCGTAATTTCCATCATAATCGACACTAAGTAAATGATTAAGTGGCAATGTTTGTACACCAGTCTTTCCACTGAAAAAACCTAAATTAGTTGCACCTGTAACAAAGTCGCCAACTGGCAAATCTGAACCAGTTTTTTTCTCAACCAAATCTGTATTGGTTACGCCATCTTTATACCAATATTCAACTCCATTAATGTTAACCGTTAAACCACGATATCTCTCACTAATCGGTATTGTTAAATTAGTTGAACCAGTTGATGTGTATGCGGTGTTACCACTTGATAAGTATTTGGAATCAATTGGCTTACCAACATTTATTTTGAAGTTGTCATTTAAATTTATTGCCATCTCTATTTAATTTTATCTTAATTCAATTATTGTATTTAAAGTAGTTTGATAGTTGCTAACATATACTTTATATCCATGTGGTGAACAACCAACATTTGCCCAAATAGTTGAAGCAACATCTGAAACAGTTGCTCCGCTTGGGAAAAGATTACCTCCAACACTAACAGAACCACCAATCACACCATTATTTAATGTATTAACATACCAACATGTTTTATTCGCAGTTTCAATTGGGGTTGCGAACCATACATAATCATCTGAAGTACTACCAAAATTAATATAAATTGTACCAGTACTATCACTAACTACTTTAGTTCCACCAGTTACCAAATATTTATTTGGGGTTGGTCTATTAACTCCAAAAACACAGCCGCCACTCGCAACTTTTCCATAATAATATGGATACATTCCACAAATTGTACATGTACATGCAGGTGATGTAGTTCCTGAAGATAATGCCGAAAGCCACACGCTACAATCACTCGCATAAACTGGAGTACTTCCAGAAGAATAACTAATTGTGCTCGACACTACATTATTACCCACTTGAACATTTGCAGGTGGAACACCATGCACATAAGTACATAATGTTGAACTTATAGATACTGGAGTACCACCCAATTGGACGAAATTATATCCTTTTGGTAAACCGCTTCTACATGAAGAACCACCATCATATACAGGAGAAACACTTCCACTGTCAAATGAAGCAATTAAACAAAGATTTGATATACATGTTCCAACTTCATATGTTGAAATCGCTGGTGATATTGAAAATGATGTTTGTGATGGTGCTACAACAGTTGGACACACTACGGGAGATACCATAGATTTTATAATATCGGCAATTGGTTCATTATAAATATTTGAACCAGATGGGAGTCCACCCACAGTACATGTAGTTAATCCCGTATAGGGATAATTTCCACTTCCACCTGAAGAAGACGCTAATAGCACTATTTTACCATTACTATAAGTTAATACCTCACCATTAGTTCCGCCTGTTGCAATAATTGGTACGTAACCACCTGCACCATTGGTTAATGTTAATCCACTAGTAGTCGCTATTTTAGTTTGACCAGATAATGTTAATGTACTTCCAACTAATTGTTTAAATTGGATATTGTCTAAATTTGGTTGTGCAAAAAATGGCATATTTTTTATGTTTACTTGTCTGTTATATTATTTATAATAAATACAAAAGAATCTGATTAAAAACAGTATAAAACAAAAAACCCCGCAGGAATTTTTCTTACGGGGTTTAATATATAATACTGAAAGTTATAAACCGAATCTTTCTTGTCTACGAGCCTTTTTTCTTAACTCGCTAACTTCTCTGAAAGCATTTGGGTTAAAACTTTCTCTTTTAACCACTGAAACCATGTGGTTATATTCATTTTCGGTTATTACCTGACCAATATAACCCTCTGTTTTCAACATATAACTTTTAGGTGCAGTCCTTGAAGTAGGTTGACCCACGTCATCAAGTGTTGCATCAAAATTTAATTCAAGAAGTTCTTTAATTCTATCTTGAACATTTGCAGTCATATCCTGCTTTGTTTTTTTCAAAGCCAATTCTAATAAATCAACAATGTTTTCACGATGCGATTTTCTAACTTCATTGAATTTTTCTGTAAACAGATTGCTTGCAGTTTTTTTCTTCAATTCAGAAATAATTGCTAGAGAACCATAGCAGTCACGAATCATTAAATCCCAAACTTGTTCAGCATATGTGAATGAAGGGAATTTATCTATTGCAACAATTTCACCATCAATCAATACAATAATACCAATCAGATTGGCTGGACGTTCAAAGTGAGCAATAAACTGCTCAAGTTTCTTGTCATACTTCTCAAAGTAAATATTTAAGTAATTACCTGTATTTGCTTGAGTATCACGTCCTAACTTCTCAACTGCAGGATAAATCCTTGAATATGATTCTCCTTTACCAACAGTGTCAAAAACCATTTCACGCATTGTGACAGGAAGCATACGGAATTCCTGAGTACCATTAAAGTAACCAGTTTGTGAACCCTGTACACAACCAGCATCACGATAAACAGTATTTGATTTGGCTGATATATAACCAGCCTTAGTCATACCGTGATTCTGAGCACTTTGCTTAGTCACAACTGCCATTTGAGTTGGGACAATAACTTCCTTATTTTCAGTATTAGTGAAATTAATCTGACCATATGAAGAGTTACCTGCCTTTAAAGCAGTCAATGGATTCGCAAAGCGACTATCCAATGAAAATTCAGGATCAGTCGTTAAACATACAATTTGCATGTTCATAATTGACTGAACTACGATGTTACCATCACTATCCTTGACAGGACGACAACCTTTCAACAATTCTGTAAATTCTCTTGTATTCATGGTACAAATTTTTATGCGTTAATACTAATTTTTTTTGTCCTTTTAACAGGTGTTGTTTCCAAAGCCAATACTTGACTTTCCAACCAACGTTTTGTGTCAATTTCAAGCAATCTTGCGTTGATTTGTGGTTGCAATGCACTTGGGTTGTTTATTGCCATTGTGACAACACCTTCACCCAATTTTCTTACATTTGCACCCATTTCAGCACTTGTGATTGGTGAAATCTGAAACATTGGAATATCTCTACCTGTTTCTGCTTTCCAGATTGAAATAACTTCATTTGTTAATCCATCATATGCATTTTCATATCCATCAGTTAAGATGAAGATCGCATCATATTGCGAATTACCTTCAACTTTCATCAACCTAATGAATGCAGTTGCCAAATCTGTAGTGAAACCATCAGTTCCAAAAACAACTGAACTTTTTGCAGATTTTGACAATACTCTTGAAGTAAAGTCTGCAATTGCTCTTGGAGTATTCTTTGATTCTACTTTATTACCTGACATTGAAGCACTTTCGTCAACAATAATACCGATACTTTGGTAGAAGAATCCCTGAATTTTTTTCTTTTCAGCAAGTTTGTCAATTGCGTCACGAATTTCAGCAGTAAAAGTAGTTTCATAACCTGTTTTGTACAAAGCCATGAAATCAGTTGCTTTTCCCATATCAACAGTTTTCTCAACACCCAACTTTTCAGTTGATTTTGTCTGACGAACTTGTTGGTTAACTGATGTTACTTCAACATTTTTCCTTATTAATGCCTTAGTTGCTTCCCTTTGTGTTTTAGTTGCCCACATACTGTGGTATTGTGGGTGTTTTACACTTGAGATCAAACCAAGCAATACTTCTTCAGGAACATTTTTAATATTTGTAATATCAACCCTTGCTCTCTGATATTCGCTCAATAACGGAAATTCGTTGTAACTTACATTTTCATCTTTTTTGAACAAGAAAAGTAACAATTTAAATGCTTTCATAGTATCACCATTGAAATATTTCAAAATACAATCATTTACAATTGCAATTTCCTTTTCACTACCCAAAAAATTAAAATTTTCATTTCTACCTTGAGTTGCAGTAACAATAACACCGTTGTTATTCATATAGAGTTGTTTACGTGCAATTGAAAGCAAAATAGATGTTTTCTTCTGACCATAAACGTGTTTCAATACTTCAGCAATCTTGTTACGATATTTCATTGAATAGAATTCAAGGTTTGCTTGACCCCAAAGAAATCCAAGAATAATTTTCCTTGTTCTTTCGTTATTTACTTTTGCTTCTTTCAAGTCAACGAAAAGACGAAGAACATATGGAAGACCATTTTCTGCAAGATTATTTAATGCAGTAAGTACTGCTTTATCACTCAATCCATTGTCATACCAATCAATTGGATTAACAATATTACACGCACCGCCTTTAAGTGTCTGTTTAAACTCATTGAGCAATACTTCAGACACAAATCGACCCGTTGCTCCCTTCTGACTTGCTATAATCAAGGGGAGTTCCTTTGAAAGCGAATACTGATTCCTAATTTGAGTCTGAATTGCTTTCAATTGTTCGTCTTTACTGTGGTAATAGGTTGCAGAACTTTTTGCACCGCTTGCAACTGTTAGACCTTCAATCAAAGATTGTTTGATTGAAACCACCATGTTGTTTGTTAATACCAATTTTTCCATCGTCTTAAAATTTAATTTTTACAATTATTAAAATCTACATTATTGCATTATACGAATATTCAATCAATAATGTTACAATTTTCTACAAAAAAAATGAGCGAGATGGCACAATTCTGCACCATGTTCCCGCCCACTCCAAATTAACCATTTGATGACTTCTATCAGGAATCTTGCTAACCGTGTCTAGGTATTTTCCATATAAACTAATATACAACCAACACGTGCTTCACACACCATTAAAGTGATACCATTTCTGGTTTCTTAGTGTGATACCCTTGTGTAACCTCACTTCAGGCTTCGTCACCTTCACTATTTTCATAGTTAAATAAAATTATTTTTGAAAAAAACTTCACTTCTGAAGCCAAAACCATTCTTAACCATCAAATGTTAGGTGATACGCCCCGTTTTTTATGAAAAAACTCTGGTATCAACAACCAAAAAATTTAGGGAACATTTTAAAAGTATTTTTTGTTTTTAATGCAAGTTTCACTGACTTGTGCCTTAACCGCTAGGCTAATCGTTCATTTTTGGCGAACAATATCGGATTCGAACCGACGAATTACTGTAAACACTTTTCGTTTTCCCTTCAATACCCTACCTCACACTTTGTATTGCTACAGGGAATGCGAGGAATAAGATTTTAAAATCCTTCCGAAACTCCACCCATCAGGTAATGATTCAAAAGTTTTAATTTTTTTATTCACAATTCCATTCGTTATCCAACGAGTATTGTATTGTGAATTATTCACACCCTTTGATTTTAATTTATTAGCATTACCAATTTTTATTTTAGATTCTTCCCGATGTTTCTTTCCTATAAAAGAACTAGAATTTTCTGAAAAAAATATTTGTAATCCTTTTTTAATTTTTTTTGTACGATTTTCACGCCACTCATCATTTTTCATTAATTCGAGAAATTTTTCACATCCTCTTTTTGAATTAATGAGTTGCTGTTCGTGTGAAAATCCACCAGTTCCTCCAACTCTTAAATTCATGCACTTTGGGTCATTCAATAAATCATCATTTACTATGTGATTTTCTCGTTCTGCTAAAGTAATTCTATCTGGAAAATACTCAAGTATTTCAAAACTAAAATTTTCTTTACCATTTCTTTTAATAGACCTTCTTAATCTATTACCACTTCCCAAATATCCATCATTTATAATATCTGTTGAATGCATTCCAATATAAAAATTACCATTTTTTAAATTTGTAGTTTTATATATGAAATGATACCTTTTTTCAATTTTTGACATATTTTTGTACTTTATAATAATAAATACTATAAAGTACAAAAAACGTCTCGTGGAGGGTGTTGGAATCGAACCAACAAATCATTGTTTTCAACACAATTGCTTTACCTATTACTGTAAACACCATGAGTTCTCTCAATGAGAAGAGTAGTTAAATAATGTTTTTTGTTTTTTATTTTGCTAACCCTCCATATTATCTTATTAAAGAACGTTTGAAGATTACTCTTCATTTGTAGCGGGAGAGGGACTCGAACCCCCGATTTTTTGGTTATGAGCCAAATGAGATGCCACTTCTCTACCCCACAATATATTTTTAAAAAGGACATTTCGTCTGTTACTTTGTTTTTACAAAGTTGGATTTGAACCAACGGCATATTGCTTAACGGGCAATCACTCTATCCTCTGAGTTATTCGTACTGTATTAACAAACAGTTTCCTTTTGTTTTTTAAATCTTGTTAAAGAACTTTTGTCCTAAGACTTTGCAAACATACAACGCTTTTTTTTATTATGCAAGCATTTTTTAAAAAATTTTCTAAATATTTTGCAATTACCTTGGAATTATAAATACGTGGAAATTTACAAAAAGTTACATTTTTTATAAAAATTTTATTCTTTTTGTATAACCCCCTGATTTCTACGTGCTTCCATTAACATTTGATGAACAGATTTGTGTTCAATTTGCACTTCATCGGGATTTACCAATCCTTTTTCCACTTCACCAACATCAATATTTTTTCCAACTACATGTTCTACAATGTTACTTTTTTCAGTTGGTGGTATTTCAAGAGGTACTTCAGTTGATTCACCATTCCATTCAAACGGATCATCTGTTGTCTCAGGTTCTGAATTAATTTCATTTGAATTTGGTGGACTTGATTCATTTATATTAAATTCATCAGTATATGATTTCAATAAATTCTTAAATACTTCATCATTGTTTATATTCTCACTATTTGCCCTATCCATTGAATTACTAATGGCTTCATGCATTTTCATGCTTGATGATGAATCGTTCATTTTATTTATTTTATTTTCCATCTTTTCAATGTCCTTTTCATCATGATGTTTTATGTTTCTATTTATTCTCGTATACTTATTTTCTCTATCGTGTATAATGATTCTCATTGTATCATTATCAAATATACAATCAGTAAAAACTTGTCCATCTTGAGCAAATCTTGCCTTGATGATTTTAATATTTGCCAGACCTGCTAATTTTTGTTCAGATGTTTTAGCAACTGACATGAAAAAGTGTGCCTTTTGAATTCTTTTAATGCTACCACCACTTTGATGTGCATCCACGAATTCAGCCTCAAAACCACTACGATTTGATTGAATTGCAGTCCACGCAGGAATATCTAATTCAGATGCTAACGCCTCAAATCCTTTAATAATCGCTAGTTCTGCTTCATTTCTATCTGCAGATTTCTTATGTGATTCAAGGCAATCAAGATAATCCAAAACAAGTATATCAAATTTAAAACCAAATTTCTTTTGGTGAGATAACATCCAATTTTTAATTTGAGGTATTGTGGTATTTTCTTGGCTAAATCTTTTTATGATCAATCTACCCTTACCTTTTAATTCTTCTGCCTTTTTATGTACAATATTTGCAACAATTTCATTTTCTTCTTCATCATCAATTTTACTCAAAGGAACTCCAGACCATATTGTGTAATGTTTACGTTTAATTTGGTCTTTAGTATCTTCAAATATTATTTGTGCCACATTCTTTTCATCATCGTATGCAGTGTTGGCAATTTTGGTTAAAAGTGTAGTTTTACCCACACCTGATGGCGTTAACACAACCCCAATTTCACCTTTTCCTAATCCACCTCCAGTTATACTATCAATTATTTCAACACCAGTTGCAATGGTTTTCCTAAATTCTTTTCTCAATGCACGGTCAATTCCATCGAATACTTCTTCACAATCATCCTCTTCTTCTCCAATATGTGCAATTTTTTGAAACTTTTCTTCTACGCTTGTGACAACATGTATATTCCTAATTTCACCATTTTTTGTTTTATCAAGAATAAATTCAGCAAGTTTACGATATTCTTGCTGTTTAATAAATGTATTGGTTGTTTTTTGAACGACATCGCCATCATGTAACATCTTCTTGTTGACGATCATGTCGTTCCACATTTCAATTCGCTTGATTACGGAAAAAAGAGTTTCTTCTTCAAGAACATTATTCGGTGATTTGTACTTATTAATTGCTTGATGAATACTCTTGTTCTGTAAATTTGGTACTTTACCAAATTCTTTATAAAACTCATAGATTATAATAAATAATCTTTTGAGATTTGGATCATCAAAATATTCTACCGCCAAATTTGGTATCATTTTTTCGGCAAATTCTGGTTCAACCAGTAATTGCCACATTAAACGAGTTTGAAATTCAGGACCGAGATACGATGTTAATGTATTTTCAACTAAATCACTCATTACAAAATTACTAAAAAAATTAATGGAAAAATTGGGTGGTTGTTACTAAATCACACACTATAAACTAAATACACATCAGAGACACAATTACAGCGTAACAACCACCCAAAATAAGATGAATAAATTTATTTACTCAATCTTCTCAACAAGTCTTCTCTTTTTGCTGGAGCAAATTCACGAATTTGTGAAATTGAATAACCATATGTGTTGATTAGATCATAATCATCCCACATATTTTTAATATCAATTTTCTTGATTTGTTGATAAATTGCGTTGCTAATTTCATTTACTGCATCAACAATGTCAAGCGACCATCTTGCAACAGGATTGAACCCGTCAACATAAAAAGTTCTTTCAACAATCGGTTTGTCATTAATATAAAAACCGATTTTGTTTTCAACGCCACGTATTGTTTTCTCTTCGATTTGTTGAACAAAGGGTTGTGGATTATATCTCATTGAACTTCTCAGTTCAACTGGATATAAATTTATCATCCTTTGATGATATTGATACAAATCAAAGTCTTCACTCAATTGGGTATCATAACTTTTCTTTGAAAGAGTTTTTTGCAACTTGGTAACTGCACGAGGTAAAATTTCCCTAATATCGATTGAGTACCTTGTGAACGGATTAAATTGATCTGCATCAAATACGTTTTCGCACAACAAAACATCTTCCTGATATAAGGAAAACTTAAACATGTTTTTATATTCCTTTTCGACCATTTGATAAAAATTAAATTGTTAGTAAATATTACAAATATAGCACATCTTATCTAGAAACGAAAGAGTTTTTACAAACTATTTTTATTTTTCTTCATGTATTCTTGAAGTAATTGCTTTTCATGCATTACTATTGTATAAAACGGCTCTATATATTGAACATATGTACTATTATATACTGTTAAAAAACCATCCTCAGTCATCATTGGCAACAAATTTTTACTCCCTCTATTTTCTGGTGATAAAGGAACTTCTAGTTGCTTTAATTCATCAATTGCTTCTTCATTAAGCATTGGCTCACGTAGATTAACTAATTTATAATTAGTTATTAATCGGCTGATGCTTTTTAATAAATTTTCAAGTGATTTTAATGGTTTCTTTTTGTTTGCAACCCTCTCTTTATTAATCTCATCTGCTCTTCTGCAAATTTCCCTTACAGATACGTGCTTAAATTTTAATTCAGGAAAATTTTCCAGTAATGTTTTTTCACCCATTCCCTCAATACCTTTGATATTATCAGCAGTATCGCCACAAATTATTTTTAATGTCAATGCATTTGAATAATGATGATCGAAATGCATGATATAATTTGTTTTATTCACTGGTTCATGTATGTTGGGGAATAAAATCGTAATATTCAAATCCAATAATTGAGCAAAGTCTCTATCGTTTGAATATAACAATATTTCTTCATCGTTGTGATGGTCTAAGCAATACTGTGCAATTAAATCGTCTGCTTCAATACTATCTACCTCAATTTGTCTCATGAATAATTCTTCAGCATATTGCTGAATTCTCATTCTCTGTTTCAAAATTGATTGTTCTTTTTCTTCTTCTCTACGTATTTCCGCAGCAGTCATTTCAATTTTCTTATACCATTCTTTCGATTTTCTGTTCGATTTATACTCTTTATCGATACGATGACGATAAATACCACCCGCTTCGCCATCCCAGACCAATACGACTTTATTTATCATATGTTCTTTGATTAACTTGCGGATGGTAGTTAAAAATTGATATAATCCCCCTATATGACCAAATTTGGTCGTATATACATCTTTTGCACCGTGAAATGAACGTTTCAAAAGATTAGATGAATCTACCAATAGTGTTCTAGTTTTCATCAATCATCACTTTCTTCGCTTTTTTCAATAATGTCATCATTGAATGAAATTTTACCATTTCCATCAACATTTCTGAATTTCATTTCAATTTCATCAGCGTCAATTCCACTATCTTCAAATAAGTTGCGGAAATAAAGAATATTTGCTTTCTTATATGTTTCCAAATCATCAGGATAGATGAAACCATGTGGGGTTGAAATAATTTTACCTTCCATCGATATACCACCAAGCGGTCCGTCAATGTGGTTTTTAGCCACATTTATCTTAGTTTCAACACCATAAGATAGTTCACGTTTTTTACTTGTTGCAGTTACTCTTTTTGTTGAGTGACTTACGATACCACCGAAATGGAATATTAATCTTGAACCAAGATAGAAAGTTTCACCACCTTTATGTTTTACAACACCTTGATTCATATTATCAATCCAAATCTTTTGAACTGCAATTAAGGTATTGGTGTATGGTTTATTGACTTTTCTACTATTTGGTAATGTATTATTCAATAGGTTCATAAATGCCTTTTCATACGCACCTGCATTCCACATGTTATTTTGTGAATCATCTTTTTCCAATGCATTAACTGTTTTAATACAGTTTAATGTACCAATTGAATCAATTGCAAATGTGATATCGAATGGTAATTCTCCACCATCTTGTAAATCCAAGATATAATACATGAACTTTGCCATATCTTCAATGGCTGCTTCCTTCCTGTCTTTATCTTGCAATTTTCCAAAGTTTTCAAGGAGATATTCATTATCAATATGTAGATAATTACCATTCCAATCAAAACCCATCATGGTCAACCTGTCTCTACCAAGGTTGTTTTCAGTATCAATGATAATAACAAAATCACCCATTTTTTGTGCAGCAACAATTCCCTCACAAACTGCAGTTGATTTTCCAGTATTTGAGTGACCACGTGCAAGATTAACGTAGCCTTTGGCAAAACCGGGTAGTCCTGTCGCTTTTTTAAATCCTTCGGACAATTTAATCCACTGAAGCGGTTTATCTGGAACATCCTCACCCCCAATTTTTTTCTTGAAATTATCTAACGAAAATGTTTTTTTGGGTGTTGGTTTACGTACCTTATCGTTTGAAGGTACTTCTTCTATTTTTGCCATAAATTTTTTAATATTATTAAGGGGAAATGATTTACTTTTGAGATTTCTTACCCAATCTATCTAACTTACTTTTAAGCCTATGACAATTTGCACATATTGTTTGTAAATTAGTAGGATTGTCGTTTTTTGTGATTCCCGTCAATGTGGTCAACATCTAATTGACATTTATCGACAGGTATGAATCCGCAAATATTACATCTATCTTCTTTAAATTTAGAATATGCATTACGGTGACAATACTCACATGTATTACCATATCTACGTGTACCATCTTTATGAGTTCCTTTATAACGTAGTTTTCTAGTTTTACATTGTGGGCAAACATCGCCATCATTTCTTATAATGTTTCTCAAAACAAATCATTTCCCCTTATTGGTGTAATTTTTAACCCTTTTTAGAAGGGCAGATCATCGTAATTTTCACTATCTTCACCAACTTCATCAGTGGTATCGTTAGTGGTATTACTTGAAGCCAATATCTCTGCGCCTAAATCAGATGCATCATCTTGGTATGTACCTACTTTTGATTCAGTAATGTTGCTGATTGTAACCCTTGGATATTCTTCATCAAGGTCTGATGCTTGTTCGAAGTCTTCATCCTCATCGGGATCAAGGTTACGATTACGAGTGTTTGCGGCTTCTTCCAAATCAGGACGACCCGGGAATACCCAATGTTTGTTGTTCGAATCAGTATCATCCCAATACGGATTTGTACCATTTGCAACCATTTCAAGGAATTCATAAGGCGTAATATTCGGTGCTTTCTTTGGCAAGAAAACGTCTCTCCATGTAATATCATCATCAAGCCACTGTCTTGCAACAAGCGGGTCGCTATGAAGTTGTGATTTTCCACGGAAAGTAATTGCGGAAATTGTTTTGTAGACGTGACCATTAAATTCACTGTCAGTCATAATGATACTTAAATCAGTACCATTTACAGGACTTGAAAAGTCTGCTTGTTGTGATTCCATATATTCTTGTAATATTGGAAGCAACTTATCAAGTGTTCCCTGATTTTTGTAGTTGTGTTTAAATCTCCAGAACTTAACACCATCTTTTTCTGCACCTTTGTCGATACCACGAACAATGTAGAATTTTTTGGCTTCCCATTTGACTGCCTCTTTATAGATTTCATCATTTTTTGCCTTAATTTTCAATTGTGCATCGGTCATATTCTCTTTTTTAATGCCCTTTAAAGATTGGTCTTGCTGTGCAAGCAATTTTTTGTGTTTTGCACATAAAGGACATGGTGCAGGAATCATAACAGGATTGCCTGATGCATCCAAAATCGGATTGCCATTAACATCCAATTTTTTTACTTTTGGATCATTATGTGCAGGACAATAAACAACAGTGCCGTGTTTTTTCTTACCACCAGCAGCGTTAGTAGTAACTACATGGAAGAATGCTTCTTCAATGTGTTTCTTGTTTCCCTTTGGGGGCAAAATCCTGAAAAGTTCTTTTGATTTACGAGGAACGAAATACTTTGCTAAGATGTCCTCACGTGTTTTTCTGTTACCTGACCCAGACTGAGATTGTTTCTTCTGAAAGTCGCTAAACATTTTTTTCAAGTCTGACAAATCACCACCTTGGGCATTTGTCATGTTTACATTTTGATTTTCCATTTTAATAAAAATTACAGTTTTAAATTATTTTCAATTATATAATTGTGCTACAAATATAGCCTACATTTTCTATAAATACAAGAGTTTTTAAAATTTTCAGTAAAAATTAAATGTATTATTGATTAAATAATACATTTCCGTCACTAACTACTGTGAATGACAATGTTTGCTTATTTTCATAATAATTTCCATTTTTCAATCTAATTTGTAAATAATAATCTTGAGGTATTAACCATGATGCATCAAGATTAAATTCATATCCAGTATTTGTTCTATTTACGGCAGTAAATGGAATTATGTCAATTTCATATTTTTCACCTACTGTTGTGAATAGTCTATATTCAATGTCCAAAGGTAGGAAATTATTTTGATTTGCATATAATTCTTTTATTGTTAGTTTTATTTTTCTAACAACACCTGCACTTACATTCTCTTTTTCGCTAATTCCCCAGAAATAGAAGAAATAATTATTAAAATCAATCTGATTCGATTGATTAAAAGTATAATATTTATCTTGAGAAATTAAATAAAATTCACCACTATATGAAGTGCTTCTACCATTAACAATTAATTGCCATTCATCTCTAAATAAAACGGCATCTGGGTACATTGCTGAATTAATATTCAACGTTATTTTATAAATTCCCTTACCCACATTAATAATTGAGTCACCACTTAATGTTTGAATTAAAACATCTTCATAATCATAAATATTTACACTATTTACAGTAATATTTTGTTGAAATTGTCCGATATTTACGTATAGGTATAAGTCATTATCTTTATCTAGATAAAAATAATTTCTATCATCAGTAATTGTGTCGTCAATTATTGTTTCAATATATGGTTCATAAAATGTATTGGTCTTTTTTGCATGAAACGCAACTGCTTGTCTGAATTCTGGATCGAGTTGTTCATATATGTCAGCAAATTTAACTCCCAATCCAAATGAATTGCCAGTATATGCCGATGTTCCAGTATAACCAGTTCCAAATAGTCTTTGGTTGATATAATCAGTTACGTCAATTTCGAGATTTTCACTGCCTTTTTCAAATCTTTGTGTTCCAATAATTTGAGTATCTCCGCTGGAATATGCTCCATAAACGTCCCAAGTATCTGTGGTTTTTCTGTAAAACCAATTCGCTGCTTGCTGATTTATGTTGGGGTTGTCAACGATGTCAACATATGGATATACAGTATTGTCAAAAACAAAATCATAACCACCACCTTCATCCCAATCTTGATTAATGTTGAATACATCTAAATCAAAACTAGTTGCTCTATCGATATTTAATGTATATGATTTTTTTCCAATATATTCTTGTGCATATCTAATTGTATTGGTCATATGTAATACGTGCTTAACAATTCTATTTGGATTAATAAAGCCGTTTGCTATTTTATTTTGCAAATTACTTAAATCAACGTCAAATATGAATCTGCTCACCTGTTTATTGAATGTACCATACGATATTTCAGTAACTGGATTTTGCGAATTGTTGGTTAGATTATTATCTATCAACGTATTGTTCTTTAAAAAATATGACCTAAAAATTGACATCTTACGTTCTTTTACTATAAATACCCATAAAACAGAAAAGACTACACAAGGTAGTCTTTTATATGAAGAATATTTTAATTATTTAGTCTTCTTCTACATCATCACCAACGTTTTTTGACTTATATCCAAGTAAAATATCTGTCATTTCTTTATCATCATCAGGATTATCAACATTATCAACTTCGATATTATCATCCTCAACGTCATTAGTATCAACATTATCTATTTTATCAACTTCAAAGTCTTCTTCGTCGTCTTCAGTTTCTTCACCTTCTGGTTCTTCTTCGGTTTCGATCTCATCATCTTCGATTTCTTCTTCTTCGGGTTCTTCCTCACTAACATCGTAGTATTCAGGGTCTTCTTCCAAATTAGCCATAACAACTTCCAATGCTTCCATTGGGTCTGGATTTTCTTCCATTTCGATCTTTAATCCTGCCAAAATTTGATCTGGATCATATTCTAATGGAGATTCTTCTTCGCTTCCAACTTCCATTTCTCTATCTTGTGCAACTTGCTCAACTTCATCACCTTGTGGTTCAAATGACATTCCATCATCTTCTTTTTCATCTTCATTCATTGATGCTAAACTTCTGGTGAGTATTCGATTTGCTGCGATTCTAACCAATTCGGCATATCTTTCATATGAAATATCTTCAATACTTATACCAGATGCTGCCAATTTTTTATCCACAAGTGTTTTTGCAAATTCAATTGCTTTAAGTTTTTCGCCAAGTGGTCTTTTTTTCACATAACGTTGTGCCGTTGTATCCGCTAAAGATTCTCCAAGTTTTGCTTCACCACCACTTAACATTCTTTGGATTTCACCATTAACATCACTTGTTGTTATACTTTCTTTAGACTTTCCTTGTGTTGTTAAATTATTAATTGCAGTTGTAATAATTTTAATTTTATTATCAGGCTCATTTCCAACAACTGATTTTTCTTCGTCAACATATTTATCCAATTCAGGCGATTTAACTCTAACTGCAGGATTTGTTGGCTTTTCGTCAGCATATGCTTTACCAGTTTGCATCTCACCTAGCACATATTTATCTTCATCATCTAATTCAGGTGCTTTTACTCGTACTTTTGGATTAGTGGGTTTTTCATTTGCATATGCTTTTGGAGTTTGCATAGGTCTTGGAGTGCCGCCGAATGGATATGAATCGATTTTTTTCGCTGCTTCTAAGTATTCTTCGTCAATTTCAGGCGTTTCATCTTCAAAGTCAACATAATTACTAACGACATCAACAATTTCTTGAGAAAATTCATTATTAAATCTTCTAACTTCATCAGTATTTTCATCAGCCTGATAATCTTTGGAATTAAAATCCATCAATGTTGCTGTATTAATATCATATACTCCATCTTGATCACTTTCTGTGGCAGTAACCTTGAATCTGAATGTAATTGTATTTCCACGACCATCAACACCAACAATTTCAACAAACGTATCGTTGCCACTTGTTAAAGTATTTGTCTTTTGTACTCTTAAATTACCGTTTTTTAATTCTTCGAATGAATGCAAAATAATATTATTTGTTTCAAAAACTTCTTCATTTAATTGCATTTTATTGACATTTCTCATCATTTCGAAAAGTCTGTCTTTACTGCCTATTGAATTGTATATTTTCATGATCTATTTTTTTATTCGAATATTTCAGGATATAATTGACCAAATTCTCTCATAAGGATACCAGCAAGCGCATTTGCTTGATTTTCTTCAGTACTTCCCGTCTTACCAGAATTTATATTTAATTTACCCATTTTATTTTGTTTGTAATGTACTAATTCATGAGCAATTGTTCTTAATACATCTGCCAAATTTCTATTTACCGCAACAACTACAATTTCATTTGTTGCTGGATTATATCTACCAAAAGATTTATTTTTCTGTGCATCTGTTTCATCAAATGATAATTTGACCATTGGAACATCATCAAAATCAAGTTTTCCATCAACAAAGCCAACAAACTTGTTAACAATTTCTGCCTTTTTTTCTATTGGAAGAACTTGTTCATTAAGTTTGCCAACTCTTTTCATCATTTCAAAGAGTCTTTCTTTTGTGCCATGTGGATGAAATACTTTCATAATTAATACATTACCAATGAAATATCATATCTGCTTAATGGGTCTTCTGTAGTTCCAGCACCAGCAGCAGTTAATGTGCCTCTAATTTGTTTTGGTTTACCCATTTTATCAACGAAATCAATTCCAAAATACCAAGTCTTTCTCTGTGGTGGCATAGAACCATCATATTCTGCTTTATCTACGTACCAATCAAGACCCATGTTCTCAAATTCTTTAAAAATTTTATGAACATTTTGCCAAGAACTGTCACTAAAGAAACCACGTGTTAATGGTTCTACTCTTCTGTAGATTTTATTAATTGCTATTTTCTTATCAGAAACACCATCAATCTCAGACTTTGCAGCAGGTTCTAATTCTTCGTTAACATTCTTTTTTTTTACAGATTCACTTATTTCATTGAAACTGTTTTGAATATCAATTTTGGATTTCTGTGGTAAATCATCAAAATCGGCAATAAATGTACCATCAGGTAGTTCTTTAATTCCCTTCTCCTGTGCATTTTCTCTTTGTTGATTAAACCAGTTATCAGACCACAAATCATTTAAATTAAAATAATATGGATATGATACTTTTGATTTATTCATGAGTTTTTCAGTGTTAGTGGGTTCACGAACTTCCTCAACATCAGCATTTAGTGTCTCAAATTTAGAATTCAATCCTTGTACCACATTATTGAGATTTTCTAATTGACTATGAATATTTTTCATTGCCTCAATATTGTGCTTGATGATTTCATTCTGAATTTCATCAACTTGCGGTTCTGGATTGACGGGTGCTGGTGCTCCCATATCACCTTCAGGGGGTACTCCTGCATCATCAAATGCAGGTACTGGAGGTTCTGCATCTACACCTGCAGGTACACCAACTGTTGGTTCAGGTGGTACTGTGCCTTCTGGCTTTGGTGCATCTTCTTCTTCACCTGCTTCATTTGTTACTTTAGGAATTTCGTCAAATTCTTCATCTTCCCCAACTAAAGGACGATATCTAGGTGATTCATTTACCCTATAATCAACACGATATTTAAACTTCCTGAGTTGTTCCTCAAAAAGTTTCGATTTTTCTTTATTTTCCATTAAACGAATGTTATTAATACTGCTCTCTTAATAATTGACGACCATCTTGTGTAACAAAAATTTTGTCAACACGTTCAATAAGTTCACCTCTAGGGGTTAATACTTGTTTTTTTACGTTTTCAGACTTATTCATTTCTTCTTCTTCCGAAGTTCCAATGAAATTATTAAGTGCTTTTTCTACATTATTTTCCATAGCATTTATGTTTGTTTTTACATAAATACTATCTAACATTCATTTTGTCAATAATGTGACTATATATCTTTTAAGTTGTGGAAAATTAGGCAAAATTTTATAGTAATATTCGTAAATTTCGCCATTTAAATCAGTGTGTATTGTATTGGTTCTTTCAGAAATTCTTTCGATAATCTTATTAACATCAAATTGAAAAAAATTATACGTATTTAAGTTAATTCCTGTTATTTTATTTTCTGCTGACAATATGTATATCATTTCATTTTTGAAATTATACATAACATCAATATTTTTGGGCACTACATCCATTAAATCATCAATGTCTTTCAATTGAAAGAACACTGGGTCTAAATTTATGTACTGATATTTAGAACTGAAATAAAATTGTGGTACAGAGTTTATGAAATTCTCAACACCTTTAACGTGTGATGCCTTACTTTCATCAAAACTACATTCCCAATATAATTCATTTCCAATAATCTTTTTGTGCAGAATATTAGCATTTTGAATTATTTCATTATCGGGATTACACGCCTTCATGAAAGACCAACCAACATATAGCGTTGGCAACGTCTTGTCAAGTTTATCATATTCAATTTGTTTATTGTAATAATTAACAAATTCCACATTAGTATGATTAACTAACTGATCTTCATAAACAATGTTTGCAATTTTCATTTATTATAAATTTTTAAAATTTTACTAATCAAATCGCTTGTTGACATTTCTTCTCTATTTGAAATTATTATCGTTTTTCCACCAGATTCTTTCATAAATGTACCACCAACATTATCAAGTTGGTCAACAGTATAATCACCCCCTTTTGTTATAATATCTGGCTTGATAAATCGTACTAATGAATCTACACTATAATCATCAAAAAGAATTATGTAATCAACCGAACGTAAACCACTTAACGTATATACCCTACTACTTTCAGAAACAATTGGTCTATCATCACCTTTAAGTAATTTAACTGAATGATCTGAATTTACACCAACAATTAAAACATCGCCCAAATCTTTTGATTTACTCAGTAAATTAATATGATTTGTATGAATTAGATCAAAACATCCATTAGTGAATATTATTTTCTTATCCCTCAATTCATAAAGTAATTGAGAAATCTCTTCCTTCTCTGTTTCGAAATTATATATTACTTTATTAGTCATATTTCCTCAATTCTTTTACTCTTATCGCAAATCAGCAAGTCATAACTTGGTTTTTCATTCATTATTAACTTGTTAAACTTGCAATTCCATTTAATTAGTTGCTCATTTGTCAATTCTGTCCAATCAGTACCACTTGCTCTACCTCTTGCAGTCCAGTATACGATTGTATTTCCTTCATCATATAATTTATTAATTTTGGCAATGTTTTCAAATATTGGCTGTGCGTTTACATATCCATCATCTGAATTACATATTGTTCCGTCAATGTCAACATAAATTACCATCATCACAAACTTTTGATGCATCTATCACAGTAACACCTTTCTGTGAAACTGCCCAAGATGCGCATTTATTTGCAAACGTTATTGCTGTGCAAATATTATCATTTTTTATGAAATCTGCAACTAATGCGGCAAAAAATGTATCACCAGCACCACACAAATCTTTGACATCTGTTTTATGTTCAAGTTTAAAATGGTCTTTATTATTTAAAATAGCACCATTTTTTCCAACAGTAACAATCAAGTTATTTTTATATCGATTTGTGAGATATTCTTTATTTGCATTGAATTCTTTTTCGTTGATCTTAATGTATTTAATATTATCGCTCCAACTAAAATTAAAATTCTTTTTACTGTCAACAAATGTCAAATTATGATTGTCAGTAATATATTTAATATCTTCCTCTTCTAAGAATCCTTTATTATAGTCACTAATAACGATTGCATAGTATTTGCTAAAATCAATCAGTTTTAAATCTTTTTTACCAATACGTTTAATTCTGTCCTTTTCATCCACTCGTAATATCATTTGGTTCGAAACTTCATCAACGTATCTGGTTTTTATCGGTCTATCATCATTGGTAACTATATCACAATTAACACCCAATGCTTTGAGATTTTCATAGACATTAATTACCATTCCACCATTAATTACAAATCTGGTTGGTACAAATACTGGAACTGGTGCTTCTGGACATAATCTATCGCATGTACCATACCTGAAAATATCTTGACATCCATCGCCAATAACTAATACTTTTTTCATATTATATTTTTAAGAATTGCAATTATTTTTATTGCTGCATAACCATCTCCAAATGGTGATTTATAGTTAATCACATAATTATCAATGTGTTCATTAAATACATCACTTAATGCGTCTGGACTTTTAACCATAAACGTACTTGTTCCAATTGCTTCTGGTCTCTCAGTAACAATTCTGCAAGTTAAACATTTTTTATTGAAAAAACTACATTCTTCCTGTAATCCCCCACTATCAGTAATAACCAATCTTGTTTTAACCAATAGTTCAAGCATATCTTCATAAGGCAGTGGATCAATTACATTTACATGTTTTAATAAATGTTTGTGTTTTTGTACATTTGGATTCGGATGTATTGGTAGAACAAAATCAAATTGTGGATTTTCTTCGGCAAGTTTATCAATTTCAACAAACCATTTATCTAACCAATGATGATTTTCACGTCTGTGTAACGTAATTAATATTTTATCCGTATATGCACATTTATCCTTATAAGGTAAAAGATTATCGATCACGGTGTTTCCAACAACGAATATATTTTTTGTAAAATTTTCATTTATCAAATTAAGTCTGGTGTGATCTGTTGGACATAAATTAATATCAGAAATTGCCGATATTATTCGCCTATTTGCTTCTTCGGGATACGGATTTTCATTATCATACGTCCTCAAACCTGCTTCGAGATGAATAACTTTTATTCCATTATGAAATGCACTTAATGCAACTGCCATTGCTGAAGTAGTATCGCCCATCACCATTACATGTGAAGGTCTTATGCCATTAAAATCAAATACATTATCGCTTAATATTGAAGAGACAATATTATCCAATCTATTTTTGTTTAACTCTTCACTTTTAATGTTTAATGTTTTTGTTGGGGTATGTTCTTTTAACAAATCCTGATGTTGTCCTGTGAATAATGTCAAATATTCAATGCCTTCTTCTGTCAATACGTCTAATATTGGTTTTATTTTTATATATTCAGGACGAGTACCATATGAAATAAGTAATTGCATATTATGCTAAATTTAATTTTCTATTAATATATATTATCTCATGGTGTTTATTACCACCACCAACTTCATGATAAATTCTAAAATTCTCAGACAAATACACAAATAATTCATTTATTTTTCTAACACCTAACTGAAGATGTATTTCAACCGCTAAAAAATCAATCATTGATATATCACAACTTCGCAACATATCATATTCAGAACCTTCTGTATCTATTTTCACATAATTCTTTACACCTTTTATCTTAGCGTTTTCGATCACCTCTGCCAATGAAATGGTTTTTACGTATTCATAATTATTTTCATCCCATTCTACAGAATCTAAAATAGATGCATTACCAGAAACATTACCACTTTTGTGCGATTTTAATTTAACTGTCTTATTGCTTTCATTTGTAACTGCCAAATTATAAACACTAACATTTTTTAAATCCTTTACATTTTTCACACATTCGTTATATGTATATAATGCAGGTTCGTAACAAAAAACTTTACTAAACATATTTCCGTATACTAATGGAAATGCGCCCACATTTGCTCCAATATCTATACAAATACCATCGCCATTGAAATAATCTGGAACGCTGTATCCACTCGCAACACCGTCTAGTCGCTTTTGCAACCAATCAGCACCATCATCAAATTTTATACTCATAATTTTCGTATTATATTAGTTATGTAATTAATATCAGAAGCAGATAATTGTTTCTTTGTATATTCCGACATATACCAATTATCGGTAACTCTACCACCTCTGCGTAAAATATGACCGAAATCCAAAAAATATCTTCCAATCGTACCTAAAATAATTGCACCATCATTTTTTGCAACATTTCTTAATTCCCAATCCCAAGGACTAATGCCTAATTGAAAATATTTTTTAAAATATGATGTTCTCCAAATGCCGTAATGAAGTGATAGTCTGTATTCCGCATCTTGTTGCAATGCAATGTATTGAAAATCACCATTATCTTTATATATTATCGGGTTTTTATAATTCTTTTGTGCTGCAGAAGTTACACAAATTTTCATGACATTTGGGTCTGTTTTCATGACATTTTCCATATCATTTAACAATGACAAATCCAAATTATCAACAGCCACGATATCATCATTACCATAAATAAAAAATTCATCATCAAAATTTTCAAAAAATTTCCAAAGGTCATTGGTAAAATTTTTTGCCCCAGTATCTTGACCAAGACTAACAAACTTCCAGTTTCCCATGTCAAAATCTGGTTTTTTATAACCTAATACAACAACATCCAATTCTTTGCCATTAAATTTATCCATTGTATACTTATTGGCTTGAATTATATTGAGATATGCATCACATGTTGGAATGATTATTTTCATCTTGATGATTTTTTGCCTTGCAATATATCAAGCCAATGGTCAGTCATTTCATACATCATTTCTTCAAATGTATATGTTGGTTTCCAACCAAGAGTTGTTCTTATTTTTGTTGAATCTCCTTTCAAATAAGGAAGTTCTTCTGGTCTTAAAAATTTTGGATTTTGTGTTACATAATCACGATAATCAAGACCCAAGTGTGTAAATACCACGTCACACATATCCCTAACTGAACGTGTTTCCATAGTACTAACAACAAAATCATCAGCAACATCATGATTAACAATCACATGCATTGCTTTTACATAATCTTTTGAATGACCCCAATCTCTATATGAATCCATGTTGCCAAGTTCAAGTTTATCCAACATACCTAATTTAATCATGCATGCATTTTTTACAACTTTACTTGTAACAAAATTACTTCCACGTCTTGGAGATTCATGATTGAACAAAATTCCATTACATGCATGCAATCCATATCCCCTTCTATAGTGTCTAACTACGTTGTAACCAAAAACCTTTGCACAGCCATATGGCGATACTGGATTCATTACTGTTGTTTCTCTCTGAAAATTATCACTTTCAACACTCAATCCAAACATTTCTGATGAACTCGCCTGATAAAATCTGGCTTCGGGACATAATCGTTTGTATGCTTCCAACATATTAATAACTCCCAATGCATTTGTTTGCACGGTAAATTGCGGGATATCAAAACTGATTCTAACATGACTTTGTGCTGCTAGATTATAAATTTCATCAGGTTTAACAAGTGTTAATATCTTTTCCAATGAAGTTTGGTCTAGTAAATCTCCATAATGTATGTGTAATTTATCCCTTATATCGTCAACACGATATTGTTGATTTTCAGCAACGGAATTTCTTCTGATTATTCCATGTACTTCATAACCAAGACTTAATAAATATTCTGCAAGATAACTCCCATCTTGACCAGAAATTCCTGTGATTAATGCTCTCTTACTCATTTTTAAATATTTTCATTTGTGTTAAATCAACCCAATCAGTAACAACCCATTGTCTTGGTTCTGTTTGAATTGCTTTGTCTAATTTATTTAATCCGTTTTCAGCGGTTTCTGGTGTCATATAATAGTGATATCCAATAGTATCAATATTTTGTTCACGCCAAGGAATTAATGGTATTCTACCATCATATGACATTTTTTTCAACTGAATGGCTGCTTCTTTATTGTCTGTCAATATAACACCACCACGTCCAAGACTAAGATGCTTTTGATATTGAAAACTAATTGACATAAAAGTATTTGGAATGTAACTATTCTTTTTCCACAATACTGCTGCATCAATTACATTTTCAGTCAGATAATAGTAATCTAACCAATTTTCATCTTTCCAAATTAATTCAATCCCTAATTTATGTGATAAAAAAGGTATCGATAGATATGTACGTTTTGGAACTGTTATGCTTTTTGCATTTGTGTATCGTAAACATAGTTCAACACCATGTGTACATGAATCAACTGCAACAGCATAAGGACTACCAAAAAATTTAGCCAATTTTTCTTCAAAAGCACCGATTACTTCAAATCCCATTTCTTAATAATTTAGCATTTTCCATTATTTTACTTCCATCAATTTTTTTAATTAAAACTGCTGGATTTCCTTTATAAACACCCCATTCTTCTGTGTCACCCATTAATAAACTACCTGCGGTTAACAAAACACCTTTTCGTAATCTCGAATTAGGTAATACAATTGCATTTGTCCCGATATTTGAAAACTCTTCCATAATAACCGTTCCAATTATTTGTTTTCCTTTAAATTCAGAAGGTATCATTGCACCAAACAATCCACTATCATCGAATCTATCCGAACAACAAATAATTCTAGCACCTGCCATTATATTATTAAATCCACTAACGATCAACTTGCCGTCTTTTCCACCAATACAGGTAACATATGGTGATATGTGAACATAATCACCTATTTCTAAAGAAGTTGTGCAATAAAAACCAAAATCGATAGCAACATGATTGCCAATTTTTACCAATTCTGGTCGTTTTATACGAACAAATTCATCAATTAAAACATCATCACCTTTTATCATGTTAGAAATACTTTATCATATTCCTGACCTTCGTAAGGACCTGTTTTATATTCATACACAATAGTATCATCCTCAAGTATCTCATACGTATGACCTCCATACAGAGTAAATGATGCGTCACCTGCATATAATATTGGTTCGGCTATTATTGTATCATCCAAATCATAGAAAACGCATTTTACTGAACCTCTTATAACAATCCAAGATTCTTGTGCAATTTGTCTTGGATATTCTCTGTGCTTATAAATGTGTTTATGTGGTCTAAATGTTTTTCCACTTTGCATCTTCAATGCTGAACATTGAATAAAGTTGTCGGGATTTACGATATCAACTCTATCGACATCCTGTTCTTCAATTTCTGATAATCTTTTTATCATGTGAAGAACCTTTCTCTCAATTACATTAGAATAAATAATTTCCATATTACCAAATACATACTTTTTTTAATGTGTCCGCACCACGTAAATACCCTCTTGTTGCACCTAAACTCATCATATCATCCAGTGTAGAGCCAACGTCTAAATACGTATTTTTGGGCGATGATTTAAAACATTCATGAATCAGGATGTTTGAAAACGGTCCTGCACAAAATAAAAACATGTGATCTTCTATATTATTTTCTTCAATGTACTTTTTCATATCATTTACCAATGAATAATTTTCCATCCAAGCATTAGTTCCAACATTAAATGTTTTGACAATATTGTCTCTAAATGGTAAATCATATGTAATTGCCTTGTGATTAATGACCATAACTACCTTATAATCACTAAATAAAGGAATAATGCGTTCAACATAAGGTGGATAATTTGAATTAACAAAAATATTTCCCCATGTTAAATGGTCATCATCAAGACCAGTTAATTTTTTTAATCTATTGTGCTTTTCATCACCAACACAACATCTGCAAGCGATGCCAACATAATAATTATCTGCTTTATGTTGTGCAGATTGCAACAATTTTTCTCTGAAAAATTTGTGTTGTTCTTGTTTGGGGTCGTAGATGAATTCACCATTTAATTTTTTTCTTAAATCAATGAATTCGTCGAAAAGAATTATCATTTCACCATCGTTATTTCTAGATATAGCAAATGGCTCATGATTTTTAATCATCTTTTCGAATTTTGCAAAGTCTTGTTTAAAGTCTTTCATATTTATTTGTTATTTTATGTTATTTACTGTTTTCCATCCATTATTAATAAAATGTGCTGCAATATCGTCTCGTTGACCATAATGGGTATTTTTTAACCATGAAGCATTTGCATCATTACCTACCTCAAGTCCGATTCTAAAATCACAACTCCACAGATTTTTATTGCTTTCGGGATGTGGCGGGACAAACGTATTAATCCCACCATATTTTTGTGCAAGAAAAGAAAACATCATGTCCTCTCCATTTTCCCATGTAAATGGTTTTTCATACCAAATATATTTAATCCATTCCTGCCTGAAAAACCAAGCATGTCCCACTAAATCAACCCTTTTAGTTGTGTTTAAGTGTTGACCATTCCACCCAATTTTATCAAAAGGAATATATGATTTATTTTTAAAAATAACTCCACTTCCACCCAAAATACCATTAGATTCTGGATTTTCAATAATATTCATACAATTTTTAAGCCAGTCTTTTTGAGGAATTATATCATCATCAAACATGGCAACAAATGGTGTTTTAACTAAAAGAGGTACTGTAAATCTACCCCAAAATTTAGTATTCCAATTACATGAATACGTATTAATTTTTGAATCTTGTGGAAAATATTGTGCTACGTCAGTTTTATTATACCAGACGTGAATATTCTCGCTTTTTACTGGAATTGATTGATTTTTAATTGCTTCAATCTGCCTTTCGAGCATGTGGGGTCTTCTATAAACATTTAAAATTACGCTTATCATAGTTTTTCAATATATTTTTGTGTATAAACACCATGATTATTATTTTTTCTATATTCACCATGTAATTTTGATTCGTCGTTGCCGTCGTGATATACCAATGAATTTGATGTTCTAAATATAATACCTTTATCATTTTTTACTTGTTTTGCAACTTGTGACCATGCTTGTGCAGATGAACCTGCTTTAGCGATTTCAGTCGCATTAACTGGCTTCATTTCATAATTCATTGATTTAATTAATTCTATGTCAATCAATGCAATTCCATCAATAAAATCTTTTCTACCCCACCAACTTTCAAAATCAGATTTTTTCTTAAATGACCACAGGTGAGGAGAAATTGCCAATATTGAATTATTTTCTTCTTTTTTCTCAAAATATAGATCAAGAATTGTATTTAAAAAATGACTTGATATGATAAAATCATCATCCATTTGTAATACAGTATAACATTCAATATTTTTAATATAATTCCACATTTGATTATAACAAAACCAATGTAATACTTTACCATTTGGTTTTTCATTTTTTAAATAAATTATTTTAGGAAATTCATTAACTAAGTTATCATATTGTTTATCATCAGAACCATCATTCAATAAAATTATTTTAAATCTGTATTTTGTCGGTTGTGTATAAAATTGTGAAATTAATCTTTTGACTTTTTTATATCTATTAAATGATGGTATGCAAATTACTACATCATAATCAACAAATACTTTTCGCTTATATCCAGAACTAGTTGGAACATCATATGGTCTATCATTTGATATTGTCCTTCTTTCATCACGTGTTAAATTTACTGCGGATGGTAATGTTACATTACTTCCAGTATTTCTTCTCTCGCTGCGAATCTGTGATTGTGAATCAAAAATTGATTTTGTTGGCGGAGGAGTAAGTACTTTATTATTTTGTTTGTCACTTAAATGTCTTCTTTCATCTGGCGTTAAATCTAATGAATTGTTCTGTAATTGTGAATCTGTTGTTTTGGTTGTATCTAATTCAATTTGTTTTTCAGTTGCTAGTCCACCCGATGTCCTTCTTTCATCACGTGTTAATGATTTAACGTCATGTAAAACATCAAAATTTCCACTTCTTCTATATTCCCTATCATTCATTTTATTTTTTATCTCATTTAAATGTGAAGCACTTTCTTGAAATTTCTCAATTTTTTCTTTATTGAAGATTTAATATCAATATTATTCTTTTTCATTTTAACCTAAATACTATATGTTGTGTTTAATTCTTATTGCGTTTAAGGCATCAATTTCACTGTTGTCATTAGACGTAATACCTGAATCTAAATAGTATGCATAAAATGTTTGGTTTGGAACTAAAATACCTTTACCACCATTTTTTACAATAGTTAACCAAACATCCCAATCTTGTAATCTCTTCAGATTTTCGTCAAACATTGGAAATAATTCTCTGCGAACCAATGTCATAGTTGAAATATAATTTCCATATCTCAATGCATTTTTATTAAATTCAATATTTGGTATCTGAAAATTTCCTCGCATTGGATGTGTTTCAGGATGTAGAACAATTCCATGATAACCAGTGTAGGCAAATCCAACATCTGGATTCTTCATCAAAACATCATATAATGAATTAATGTAATTTGCTGGAAGCAGAATATCATCATCACAGAAAAAAAGAAAAGGTTGTGTTGATTTTTTAAACCCATCGTTTCTTTTCTTAGGTGCACGACCATCATCATCGTTTATAATGATTTCATTCACATTATTTGCTTCAATTAATGGCAATACCATATTCTCAAAGAAATCTCTTCTGCTTTTGCTTAATGGTACAATAATGCTAACTGGTAATCCATCATCAATTTTATCAATATTTATCATTATCTACATTATTTATTTTTGTTATATAATTTTGATATTTTTCATATTTTCTATCTAATCCCCTAAATTCATCACAATAAATCATATTATATAATTTAATTAATGATTGTTTTTTTCTAACAATAATGTTTGATATTCTACCCAAAGGAACAATTAATCTATATGTTGAATATTCAATTTCATTATTGTTAAAATATTTTTCAAGACAACTCCAATCATAATCGTATGACGCAGTAATAACAAATTCACCAGAATGATATTTGTTATTTCTATATTGATAATTAAAATGTCCATCGCCATCAAACAATCCTAAAATAAAAAATGGTTTAAATTCTTTAGAAATTATTGAAAATATTTTATTAAATCCTATGTTTGATTTTACGCCGTAATCATATTTATTTAAAAAATCAAATAATTCTTGTGAATAAATTCTAATTGTTCTTTGATTTTGTGCCTTTTTAATCTCTCCATTAGAATTTTTCCAATATTTATTAATTTCTTTACCTATTGTCCACCCATAACAAACATCATTTAATATTCTAAATAAAAATTCAGCATCTTCTTTAACTAAACTAATTGAGGTTAAGTGTTTATTGTTTCTACCAATATATCCATCCGACCACAAATATCCTAATATATAGGCAGAAAATTTATTCTTAACTGTAATAATATTACTAACATCATATTTTTCAAGATTATTTATTCGTCTTTTTTTTCTAATGTTATTTTCCTTAACTCCGTCGTTCGTTTTTAATTTTAATATATGTGCGCTTTTTTGAATTGTTTTTTTACTTCTATTTAAGGCATTCATACAATATTCACAACCGTAAATAGGATAATTTATTTTTAAAAACTCCTTTTCTTCAATATTTAATGAATTACGTTTTTTGGCTTTTAATTTTAATTTTGTAGCCATTCCAATTACTGAAGACCAACTTCTATTTAAATAACTAATACAATATTCAGAGCCATATATTGAGTAATTATTAATTAAAAAATTAATTTCTTCGTCTGTCCACTTTTTCATTTTATAGTTATTTTATTATAAATACTCATCTATTGAAAAAGGTAAATCGTTTTTATATTTATTTACAAATAATTTTCTATTTTCTTCCCATTGGTCATTGACCATACCAATTGATTGATGTAATATTCTAATATCAGTTGTTACACCAATATTACATCCTTCCAACATATTACTAAAACTAAATGAAATATCATAGAAATGAAATCCTTTAAATTCTTCGTCCCAATTATGTGTGATATTATCAAAATTAACTGCAATAAATAATCCGTCAACCAACACAACTGGCTTGATATACCCAGCACGTGGTTCTGCATATACATTCACCCAACTGGAATTACCATCAGTGTGTTCAACAACTCCGTACATTTTTGACCTATCATGCCACCATACACCATTTTCTGCCAAATATGTAGTTCCAGCAACGCCAATAATATCAAAATTACTATTATTGAATTTTGTTAATAATAATCTACCCCAATTCTTTGTCTTAAATGAAATGTCCGAATGGCAAAACACCATAATTGTGTTAACATCATGATGTTCTTTAATTGCAGTATTATATACTTTAGTTAAACTAAATTGATTGTAATTTGTATAACAGACAATTTTATATTCGCAACCAATTGTTTCAGACACATGCTTAATAAAATTTTCATTTTTTTCATCCCCAAAATGTGATGAAAAAATCACAATGATTTTATTTTTTTTCATTTAAAAAATTTTTAATTTTAATATATTTACGTTCTAATCCCCAAAAATTTTTATCAACATAAATTAAATTATAATAGTCCAATATTGATTTATATGATGAAATAACCAATCTTGAAGATTTACCTAAATTAACAATAGATTTATATATCTTATATTTTATATTATTATCAATTAAATAATTTTCAAGCGTAGACCAATCGTAATCATATGTGGATACAAAAACAATTCTGCCATTAATATATTTATTTTTTGTTTTATTTATACTAAAAGACCCATCACCATCAAATAATCCCATAACAAAATAAGACTTTAAATTTTCAGGTATTACATTCCATATTTTATTAAAATTTTTTACACTTTTATATGAAAAATCATTTTTTTCCAAAAATTCAAATATTTCAATTGAATTTGTGTGTATTTTTCTTTGTCTTTTAACATATACTCTTTCTTTTTCTGAATTTATCCAATATTTTTCAATTGGTTCACTAATGCTCCACGAATTATTAATGCTATTCAATATTGTAAAAAGATGAATTGCGTCTTCTTCAATTAATGAAATTGAAGATAATTTTGAACTATAAGAACCTATATGACCATCTGCCCAAAAATAACCTAAAAAATATGAAATTTCCTTGTCACGAATATTAATAATATTATTAACATCATATTTATTAATATTTTTATTTTTTAAAATATTAATAAAATTATTTCTTTTAACATTAGAATCAACCTTTATTTTGAGTCTAAATGCAATATCTTTTACATATTTTTCATTTTTATTTAATTTTATTGCACAATATTTACCACCAAATTTAGGATAATTTTTCCTTATGAAAGAAATGTCGTCAATATTTTTTTCTAAAATATTTTTTCTTTTTAAGTTTAATTCAGACACTTTTGACAATATTGCTAATTTACTTCTTTTTAAATTTTCTATACACACATTGACACCATATTCAGGATAATTGTTTTTTAGATAATCTATTTCATCATTTGTCCATTTCCCCATTTTTTTGTTTTTATTATAAATACTCAATAACAAAAAAAGTTTGTAAACATTTACAAACTTAATTTAATTATTTTAATAATGCAAGTATTATTGTTTTTTATATTGAGTTAAAAACGCTTCGTAATCCGCTTTCACTTTATTTAATGGAAATGGTATTCTAATAACAGCATTATCTGGAATATCAAATTCACTAACATATATATTATTGGCATACAAAATCAGAAAATCATAAAATGGATTTCCATAATATTTTTGAGATAGTTTATCCAATCTACTGAATTCTGTATTCCAATTCTCATACTTGTCACTTGCATTTACGGGCAAATAAACAAATGGCATTGGTTCAGTAGTACCATTATCATTCTTTAATATCGAATATCTATTGTAATCTACGTATGGCATAATTAATATATTTTTTATTCATAATTAACAACATCGTTGTTTTGATTAGTGGTTACATTTTTACTTGCCATTTTTGCAACATTTGCAGCATATGCATCTTCTAAATTTTTCTTTTCTGTTGTCAAAATTCCGTTAATATATGCTTCTTGTTTATCTGCTTCATTTGACGGAAGTTTATACATACCATTTGAAGTATAATTGGAATTTGCATAATAATTGAAAGATACGGCATTTTGTAGAGCATCGATAGGTCCTTTTAACGATTGACCACCAATTATTTTCATTTGCATTGATATTTTTGCTATCATTGGTTGCATACCAAATCCTTCTGGATTCATATCCCAAGTCGTTTCGGAAAAGTCAAAAGCAATACTTTCAATAATAACTTTTGTATAATAAAAATCACCAACTCTTAAAATACAAATTGGTTGTCTACCAAAAACTGAATTTTTTGCTCTTAAAATACCATTTTCATCAACCACATTATATCTTTTTGCCGCACCTTGTCTTGTACATTGATGTAAAAACGTCAATCTTTTATGAAAATCTTCAGGTGTTTGTGAATGGAAGGCAGGATATAAATAATTACCACCAACCGATTGATATCCATTTAGAATTGCAGTTTCACTTGCCTTTCTTTCATTCATTACTAATTCACTTGGTGAACTTGCATTATTAATTTGAGTTTGTAGTGTATCTATTTCAAGCAATAATTGATCTATTGTTGCCTGTTCCTCAGAAGTTAATTTTTTATCAACTTTTTCAAATGTTTTACTGTTTCTAAATATATTAATATCCGCACTTCTTTCCAATTTAGTATTTCGTAATGGAATTGATGAAGCAGTTGCACCATTAACACTGGCATTCATACTACCAGAAGTTGATGTTATGATTTCAATTCCCAATTCTTGTGCTGATTTACCATAAATTGCTTTTAATCTTGCCTCAATTAAATTTTTAGTTGCATTTGCTCTTCTTTCACCTAATGCAGTATTGTATTGTGCTTCTGTACCATTTACACCATTTTCATTATATAATTTAGAAGCAGTACCAACAATTCTAATACTATAATATTTTCTAAGATATTCATTATCATATACATTGGTTAATGTATTGTTCAATTTAATCGAAGATGTTCCAACTTCATCAACTACATCACGTCCAACATCATATTGTGATTCTGGATCAGGACCTACTTCATAATACACATTTCCTTCTTCAGTATAATGTTCAATTAAATTATTAACATAGTAAACTGGTTGATTTAAACCATATGCAGCACCATCACTTGAACCACACTCTGGAATAATTTCGTAATGATATCTTTTATACATTTCATCAAAAATAGAATTTAAATCATCAGTTGTAGACGGAACATTATTTGGAAAATACACATGAATTGGGGTTGGTGCACTAATTCTTGGTTCAGAAATAATACCACTACCTTTAATATCATCTATTTGTTTTTGTAATAATTTTATTCTAAGTTCAAGATTATCACTATATTTATTTTCTAATAAATCAGATTGACCACCAAATGCGAAAAATTCTGCAATATCTTTTTGAAGCGTTTTACTATTACTAAAATTTCTCAATTGTGGTGGATAGTCAATAAGCATTGTAAAATTAAGATTGGCAGTTCTTTCTGAATTCATGTAGTTATACATTGGTTCATTCCTACCAACCATAACAGTTGATTCATATTTAGCGGTAGCAGTTTCATTAAAATCAATATTATATGGCGGAAACCACATAATACGTCCATTGAACGGACCGACCTCACTGGCAGGAATTTTTGAACCGTATTCATCATCAATAATGCCATAACCATCTTTGCTAATTACACGAACTGCAAGATTTTCAATACTAAACATCATGTTTTTATTTTCTAGGACACCTTCTTTATTCAAAACAGGATGTATTCTAGGTAGTACTGAATTAAAAATTACTGAATCTTGATTTCCACCATAAACATTATTTCCATTGAATCTAATTGCTTTTGCAAATTTATCGTACTGATCTAAAACTGAATGTTGACGAACACCAGTTTTACCAGCAAATTCAGGAAGTGCTGTTGAAGGTGCTTTCCACACACCAGAACCATTAAATCCAACAATTTTATTATCTTTTACAAATGCTTTTCTTGTAATATCACCAACTCTACCTTCTGTGGCATTAATTAAATTCCTAGTATATTCTAATAATCCAACATTTATATTAAATCCACTTTTCAAACTTTGAGGTTGAACTGTAGCATCATCAGGAAGACCTTGTAATTGAGATAATTCTTTATTAGTTTGTGAACTAACACCATCTCTACCCCAAACAATTTTATTATTAATGTTATCATTACTGAATTCAGTATCATTACCAATCCAGTTATTCATATTATAATCTTGTGAATATCCTAAACCTGCTTGAGATAAATTTTCAAACGAAGTTTTTGAAATAGTGTTACCAAAATAACTTTCAACATATACTGCATTTGGTGCATATTCTTGTATTAATGCGCCAGTTGAAGTGTATGCATAATTCATATCTGAATTTGCTCTAGCAATTGACTCTTCTTTTGGTCTTGTTTTTAAGTAAGGATATATTCTATCGTCATTAAAATTAAAAAATGTCTTAGTAGCATTATAAATAAAATCTCTTGGTTTTATTGGTTCGCCTGCTTTATCTGCATATTCATAAAAAACACTACCCTCTTTACCTTGCTTATATGTGTTTTTATTAACCGCACTGTATAAACTATCTAATTGAGCAGTACCTGTATTTTTTATATAATCATCATTTGTTGGAGTTTTAACAAACGGATTATCTGCAGCAACATACCAATAAACTGCCGAATTTAAAAATTTTTGAAATGGTGTAGTACCTGACTTAACTGTAATACTGTAATTTACTTTTTTAGTAAAAAGTTTAGTGCTTGGATTATTATCAAATAAATTAGCAACTTTAATTGTTGGAAAATTGTCTTGAGCAATACTAGACATAGCATTTAATGCCATTTGTTTTCCCAACATAGTCAAACCAATTGTTGCTAATGGTGTTCTATTAGTTACAATTCTTCCATAAACAGTATTCTCCAAATTATAAGATTTAAATGGAGTTAATACGCTAATAACACTATTAATAGCATTAACCGTCTTATTCACCGTAGTTTGATTGGCTGTTGGATATTCAGCATCAGGTGTATATATATTTCTAGCAGTTACTGTATTTCTAAGTGTTTCAGTACTCGTTAATAACCTTGAAGGTGTCATGTCTTGCTCGTTTGCCATTCAAATATTTTTTAATAAATACTTGCATAATAAAATTATATGTTCTATTTTTACATTGGATAAGACCATCCCAAAACAAAAAATTTTTATCACCCTATTTTTACCAAAAAAATATTGGGTATTAAATTAAATTTAACTAAATTTACGCTTTAGATTTTTTAATTTGAATTTTCTTTAGAAAATGAGCATAGTATTCCTTTTATCTCAAATTTTGGTTGAATTCGAAGAACTCAATCACAAATCTTGTAAGTTTGTTCTTCGGGTCGCAGACTTGAAGAAAGAAGTCTTGCGATGCTGTGCGGTGTAGTGTACGCAGTACGCTATGCTGTACGCTTGCGAAGGCTTCATCAAAGTTACAAAATTTTGAGGAGAAAAAAAAGAAAAATTTTTGTTTTTAACATTTATTAAATAATTTTAACATTTGTAATTATAAAATAATTTTTGGTATAGTTTTTATAATAAATTGAAAATATGAATGATAGTAAAATTTGTAATGTATGTAAGGTTGAAAAATCGTTAAATGATTTTTATAAACATAAAAAAGGATTTCTTAATAGACAAGCAAAATGTAAGGAGTGTTTTAAAAAAATGTATTTGCCAATAATTAACAAAAGTTCTACTAATTATTATAAATTACATCCTGAAAAATATAAAGAGTCATATAGAAAATACTATGAAAAGAATAAGATTAAATGTCTTGAATATAGAAAAAAGTATTATTCTGAAAATAAAGACGTACTAAATCAGTATTCGAGAGAATATTATTCTAGCAATAAAACCAAATCTAACGAGTACGGTAAAACATGGAGAAAAAACAATGCAGATAAGTGTCGTGAATATGCTCGTAATAGATACAAGAAAAATTTGGAGTTAGCAACAGTAAAATGGATGAGAAATTTTTTATATCGTACTGAAAAATTTGGTTTTAATAAAGAATATTTAAATACTGTTATGGAATTCGGTTATTCACCAAGACAATTGATTCAAAGAATTGAATGTCAATTCAAAGAAGGAATGTCTTGGAATAATAGAAAAGAATGGCACATTGACCATAAAAAGCCGATATCATCATTTAAGAAGGGTACTAGTCCAAAAACTATTAATATGTTAAGTAATCTACAGCCTATATGGAAAACTGATAATCTTAGTAAGGGAAGTAAATTTTAACAAATTATGTGGCTGGCTTACTTGCTTCTCTTCCTTCTTTCGAATAATTTGTTTTTTGAATTAATGTATTGACATTTATTACTTTCTGCATAAATTTCTCACCATCAATATTTAAAGTAATGTCATTTACGAGTCCAACATTCTTATCTGCAAATTCAACTTTTAATGGAGACTTTAATAACGTTGCTAACTCAGCCAACATACCACCACCTTTAGTATTTGCACCACTAATTGCAGTAATTGCATTTTGGACTGCAATCCAATCATCTTTACTTCCTTTCATTGCTGTTCCCATTCGTTCAATTGATTCAGCCACATGTGCAGTAGCAAGTGATGCACCAACAATTGTTGCCATAACTCCAGCAAATGCAAGAATTCCAATTCCACTAAGTGGATTACTAAATAATGCCATTGAACCAGCAATTGCTGCAATACCACCAGCCACCATTAAAAAGTCTTTACCAGCACCCTTGCTTTTATCAACCAATAAACTTAACCCTTCTGCCATTACTCCAATACCAGCAGCAGCAATACCAATACCTGCACCAATTAATGCAATACCACCACCTACGGCTAATAAACCCGGTCCTGCTAACATTCCTAATCCACCAATTACTGCCATACCAACACCCAAACCAATTAATGTTTTATTCATTAGATTGAGTTTCTCAATATCAACATCTTTTATTGATTTTGCTAATTCACTAATACCAAGTGCTGCAGCACCAATACCTGCACCAATTCCAAGACCAGCAGCACCAACACCAGCACCTGTAGCAAGATTTGACATTCCTCTTGCTTTCATCATTTCAGGAGCACCTTTTCTAATAGTTCCTGCTTTGGTCTGCCACCACTTACCTCCAGCAGCACCCCCACCACGTCCAATACCTCCTTCAGTACCACCTCCACTTTTACCTATAAATGGAATTAATTTGCTTAATATTGGTAATTTATTTGCCAAATTATTAGCAAGAATACTAAGTCCACTTATAAGTCCTTTCCAAACAATACCTGCACTCAATAATAAACCAGCAGCACCCCACATTCCAAATTTTCCAACAATTGGGTCAGTTACTGCTCTCACATTACTTAAAACTGAATTTATTGTTTTTAAAAATGGTAATAAAGCACCTTTTAATGCATTAACTGTATTTTTAAATGCTTCATCAAATGTTTGTGCTTCTTTTGCTCTTTCTTTAAGTAAGACTTGTTCACTAGCAAATGCATTTGCTTGTTCTTTTGTTAAAGTGCTTATATCTCTCATAGTACCGCCAAGTAATACTTGATACTTACCTGTTGCAGTATTCATTGTAGCAGCACCTTGAATCAACTCTTTTTCACGTTTATTTAAACCCAATCCAGCAGTTTGCTTATCTAGCATGGTTAAATCGAGTCTTCTTTGAGCAATTTTAAACATTTCTTCTTCGGCAATTCCTAATGTTTTAGCAACATTAGATAATCTATCTCTATCTTCAGGTGAAATGAATTTTTCAAACGTACCATCTGAATTTTTTCTAAGGGTATATATTCCCTTGGTCATTTCAGAAATTTTTTCAGTCATTTTATCTGGCTCGTTACGAGCGATATATAACCATTGGAATGGGTCCATTTTAGCGAACTCTCCACCCATAACTTGCAGATTAGCACCTAGTTCAATTACTTTATCTAAACTTCTTGTTGCTTCAGCAACATTTAATGCTGTGGTCATTTCAACTTTAGTCTTTTCAGCACTCATCGCCATTTGACCCATTGCTTTTACACCACCCTGAAAAGTATATGTGCTTAATTTTTTGAAATTATCGGTAACATTTTTTAATACTTTGGTTGTATTAACTCCCATTCTTTCAGAAGTATCAACCACACCTTGTACAAAATCCATACTGCTTTTTGCATTAAGTCCCATGTATTCAAATTGTCCAGCAAGTCTAGTCGCTTGTTCAACTCCTAATCCAGTACCTTTACCAATTGCAGTAATATCTTCAATCATCTGTGCTGATAATGCACGTGCTCTGCCTGTTTCATCAGCAAATCCTTCCATTATTTTTTGAATATCCTCTAAGTTTCCACCCAATAGACTTACAGCACTAACGGATTGTTCAAAAGATAATCTCATTGCACTTGCTTTTGCACCAGACAATCCTAAATTAAGAATTGTTGATTTAATTACTTTATCAGATGCTTGTAAATAAGTCCAACCAATTTTTAATTGGTTGCCCATTTCTTTTGCAACATTTACCCCAAGTTGTCTCCAAGTTAAACTTGATTTTAATAATTCATTTTCTATTTTAAGTTGCTTATTTAACTTGCCTTGTTCAGCAGTAATCTCAGTTATAGTTTTTTCTATTTTTCTTAATTCAGCATTTCTGGTTGCTTCACTAAGTGATGTATCATTAACTAATCTAACTTGTTCAGCAAGTAAATCATTAATAACTTTTCTGTTATTTTCCTCCATTTTATGTTTTAGGAAAATAGCCTCTTCTACTGCACCAATTTCTCTATATTTATTGGCTTGTTCTGCTAATAAATCATTAACTTGTTTGAGATTAGTTGCATCTACTTTAACAGGGTTTTTTGCCATGATAATTTAACGTTTTATATAAATACAAAGACCAAGAAATTGTGTTATCTTGGTCTTGTGCTTTTATTTCTTACCTTTTCTTGCATTTTTTCAATTTCTTCATTTTCTTTTTGTAATAGAAATAAGAAATGTCGTCTGCGGTAAATTGGTAAGTTTTCAATATATTCTGCCTGAAATTTAGCGTGTTTGGTCAATATGAATATCTCTTCATCGACCATTTTTTTATATTCCCCCGCTAAATGCTGGGGAAAAAAAAATCTATACCTAGTGTTAAAGATGCATTAAAAACATATCCATCATTGGTCATAAATTCATAATTCATATCAATACCGGGTGATACTTCCAATATTCTTTTACGGATTGTAAATGCATCTAATGCTGGCATTGCATCAATAAATCTATTAATATAAGACCTATCAGTTTTTTCATTAATTGCAACAACATGTGCTTTTAATTTCAAAGTATTATATTGACTAAATTCTTCGTTATAAACTTCTTTAATTGATTCTGCTTTTTTGAAAATCATGTTTTCTTCCCCAGAACTCAATAATTTAAATGTGACTGTCTTTTTACGCATTGGCAATTCAACTGTAAAGTATCCAAATTCGTTTGGAAGTTCTTTCGGTTCTTTATATCTAAGTTGTAATAAATCAACTTTCGTTGTAAATGGTACACCACTCCTTGGGTCAGTTACTTGGACAGTATAATCTGAACCATAACTTGAAGTACGTAAGAATAAAACAATTGCTTCTCTATCACCCTGCAATAATTCATCAACGTTAACACCTTGAGTTTTGATTTTTCTTTTTAAAAGTTTATCCAAAACAGTTCCATTTTCAATTAAAGACGGTGTAGTTAATAAGTCCTCATCTTTTGATGTCATGTACTCAACATTAACTTCAGATATTCTATTTGCATAAAATAAACCTTTTGATGGTAATTTAACCACTTCATAAGAAGTCATTAGATCAGGATCAGTTTCTTTTGCCATAGTCTTTTCATAATCTTCTTGATTAAATGAAGTTGGCTTTGGAATTGAAATATTTGAAACTTTTCCTTCTTCTTGAGCATTATTTTCTTTATACTTTTTTAATGCATCAGCAATACTTTCTTTTTGTGGTACTTTATTATTTTCCATATTTTATAAAATTTTATACTTTTTCAATAAATACTATAAAAAAAATTTTGTAACAATTCAAGATTTTTATTTAAAAATCGTATTACTATGTGTAATTAGTAATAATTTACAAAAAATAATTAAAGTAATACATTAAATATGGCTAGAGATAGAGTTAAGGAAAACAAAGATTTTGAAGAAATAATATCGGTTAATAGTAGTGAACAAATTTCAAGATTAAAAGACGAAATAAGTAAACTAATTCCAAGTGATATTAAAATTTTGGCAAAAAATGAAAGCCAAAAAAAATTAATTAACTCGATAAAAAATAATGAAATTACGATCTGCGCAGGACCTGCAGGAACGGGCAAGACGTTCGTTGCAATGGCATATGCTTTGAGTTTGCTTAGAAAAAATACAAATAGATTTAAACGAATTTATCTAGTTAAATCAGTAACTACATTAAAAGGTGAGGAATTAGGGTTTTTGAAAGGGGATATGAAGGAAAAGATTGAACCCTTTATGTGGAGTTTTTACATTAATATGGAAAAAATTATTAATGAATCATCAATTAAAGCACTTATTGATAGAGAAATAATAAGACCGTTTCCTCTTGCATATATGCGAGGTGCTAGTTTAGATGACTGTATTATAATTGCAGATGAAATGCAAAATGTTTCTTTAGATAACTCAAGAACATTACTTACTCGCATTGGTAGTAATAGTAAAATTATTCTTCTTGGTGATATGAATCAAATTGACATGAAGAATAAAAAAGAAAGTTCATTAGAATCTTTATTGATGATGTTCAAAAATGATTCAAATATTGGTAGTATTGAAATGAGTGAAGAAGACACCAATGTACGAAATCCGATTATTGATTTAATTGAAACCAGATTTAAAGAATATTTGATTGAATCTGGTAGTTCAACAAATAACGTTAGAAAACAAATATTAGTTGAAAGCAATGGAGACTAAAATTTTAGTAATATATGTTGGTGTTTCGGGTGTGCGTAGTGAGGACATCTCAACATTTGTTCATAAAGTAGGTGAAAAAATTATTCCATCAACATTCGATGGTGAAGTAATTCTACTTCCAACAAACAGTGTTGATACAAGAATAGAATGCATTAATCCAAAATATATTACAGAGCCAGAATTAATTGCTGAACACACCGAAATGATGAAAAAATTACAAGAAGCACTTCAATTTCAATTGGAGAATTTAAAAAAAGATAAACATGAGTAAATTAAGAGTCGGAATTGACATTAATGAAATTTTTAGAGCAAAATGGTTACAATTCGACAGGTTTTATGCACAGGAATTTGGTGAGGAAGGAATACCAAGTCAGCCATATGTCTATGATTTCTTCAAACATTATAAATGGGAAGACAAGGTTGAAATTATTAAAGAATTAAAAGAACCAGAAGATATGCCAGAAGACATTAATCCTTTGGACTATCAACACGATGAAAAACTTGGTGAAGCACCTGCAGATGCTTTTTTGTTTAAAGCACCTCAAAAAATTGAATTAACCGCAAAAGAAGTATATAATAGATTTATGTATGAAGATTTTGTGTTTGAAATTCATGCATCTGCACCTATTATGTACAAACAAATGGACTTGCACGTTAATAATTTCTTGTTGAAATATGGTGATAGTGTGAATTTTACCTTATTGTCCGTTGAGAATCGTTTTAGTATTCCTTCAACTTTGTTCTTTTTAAGTAAAATGACTGCAAGATTCAAAAACATTCGTTTTGTTGATAAAGCAACTGAAATGTGGGACGATATTGATGTGTTAATCACAACAGACCCTGAATTATTGCAACTTGGCACTCCTTGGGGTAAGAAGTTAATTAAATTTAAAAGACCTTATAACGAAAATATTAAAGCAGGTTCATTAGAAGCACTACAAATTGCTGACTTAATTGACAATTCTGATTTTGAAAAAATAATTAAATATAAAAAACAATAAAAAATGAGCGAATTATTAAATAATGAAGCACAGAATGCTGAATTAGAAAAGATTGAAAAAATTAAAGCATCTCTTAGTAGAATAGCAGATAAAAAATCAAAATTTTTATTCTGTGTTCCAGAAGCACAGACTCCTGTTGCCAGTGTATATGAAATTTATTTTCACGCAACGGTAGTAAAAAATATGGGATATGAAGTAGTAATCTTAGTAGAAAAAGGTGACTATGTAATTCCAACATGGATCGAAAAAGAACTCACTAATTTCAAACATATGTCAATGGCTGATCCAAAACTAACGGTAGGTCCTGAAGACGTGATGGTAATTCCCGAAGTTTATTCAAACGTAATGGAACAAACTAAAAACTTACCTTGTGTGCGTGTGGGATTATTACAATCGGTTGACTATATGGTTAATGCATTGATCCCGGGTACTGATTGGAAAGCATTTGGTATTAACGATATTATTACCACATCTCAAACGGTAAAAGAATGGGTTGAATCTTTCTACGGTATTAATAAATTCAACATTAAAACTTACAATATCGGTATTCCTGATTATTTTGAAAAATCAAAATTGCCTCAAAAACCAGTTATTTCGGTAATTGGTAGAAATGCTAACGAAATTTCAAAACTTGTTAAATTATTCTTTAGCAGATTCCCGCAATATAGTTGGGTAACATTTGACCCAATGCTTACCAAAAGCAAACCACCGCAAGCAATGCGCAGGGTTGACTTTGCAAAAAGACTTCAAGGTAATTGTGCTGCTGTATGGGTGGACAGGATTGCTTCTTTTGGTACTTTCCCACTTGAATGCATGAAATCAGGAGTAGTGCCTGTTGGTTTAAAACCTGATATTATGCCAGAATATTTGGTTGAAAGAGATGAAAATGGTGTTGCAGTTGGTATCGTTGAAGGTGCTGGTGTTTGGACTGAAAATTTTTACGATTTACCTGTATTAATTGGTGAAGTATTGATTAAGTTCTTGGATGATAATATTGATGATAAATTATATGAATCGATGGATAAAGTTGCATCTAAATATACACAAGAAGCAGCAGAAGCACAATTAATCGAAATATACCAAGGATTTATTAATCAAAGAGTAGAATTACTTCAAAAAGCAATTGAACCAGAAGTAAAAGAATAATTTTAAATTAAAAATATATAAAAATGAATATTTCAGTAATAATTCCAATACACGAATACAACGAAGTAGTTAAGAATTACTTAGATAAAGCAATTGAATCAATTGTTAAACAAGAAAATGCCACAGAAGCACCTAATTTGGTTGTGGTATATCCACCTGAAATTGAAGAACAAGTTAAATCACATACATATGCTAACTTACAAGTTACTTATGTGAAAAATGAAGAAAAAACTGATTATCAGTCACAAGTAAATCTTGCAGTTAAATCAGTAACTACTGATTATTTTACAGTGCTTGAATTCGATGACGAATATAGTACAACATTTTTCAAAAATGCAAATAAATATGTTCAATCATATCCTGATATTGATGTGTTTTTAACTATGATGATTGAAGTCAATGAAAAAAATGAAGGAATTAAATTAACAAATGAAACTGTTTGGGCACAACAATTCGTTGGAGAAAATGGTGAAATGGGTTATTTAAATGCAAATGCACTTAAACAATATACTGACTTCAAATTGTCGGGTGCTGTTATTAAAAAATCAGAATTTTTAAATATTGGTGGATATAAATCAAACATTAAATTAAGTTTTATGTATGAGTTCTTACTCAGAGCATTAAACAATGCATGTAAAGTATTTTCAATGCCGAAAATTGGATACAAACACCTTGCTTCAAGAGAAGATAGTCTTTTTGACGGATATTTGAAAACCATGTCAATGAATGAAAGAAAATTCTGGTTTGATGTTGCAACAACTGAAGCAAATTTTACTACAGACAGGACTATCGATACATCTAGACTTAATCTACAGGTTGTACATAAACAATAATTTCATGTTGAACCTATTTTAAATGATGGAAAATGAAAATAGTACACCGTATTTTGCAGAAAGGGAAGAGAAGGCAGTTTTAGATTACATAAAATCAAATTCACTGGAAGAGAAAAATAAGATATATAATGAAATTCTTATTGAACCTTTTCGAAAAATGATTCAATCTATATTAAGACGTTATCCCATACATATTGGTAATTATGATATGAATGAAGTGGAATCGAATGCTTTAACACATTTAATCGAACATATGGTCAAATATAGACCATTCATTCTCGAATTCAATAAAGTAGGCACTAGTAAATGGACTAAATTGGATGTAAATAATAGATTTTGGCTGGCAGAAGATGCTAATGAAAGATTATTATCTTTAATAAAAGAAGATAGCAGTAATAATTACAGAATATTTAATTCAAAAGCATTTAGTTACTGTCAAACCATAATCAGAAATTATTACAAAGATCATAGCAAGAAAAGTTATACCGAAAAGAAAATTAATTTATCTTTTGATGATTATGTTGATGAAATAAATGAGAATTCAGAATATACATATGAAATCGAAATGGAAAATCAACATCAATTAGAAAAATTAATTAATAGTGTAATTGATAAGATTGAATCTAAAATTAATACCGATTCCACAATGAAGAAAAATGAAATCATTGTGGGTGATGCAATCGTAAATGTTTTAAAGAATTGGCATGTACTCTTTATGGAAGATAGTCCAGACGGTAAATATAATAAAAGAATTACAAATAAATTTGCAAAAAACAAAATTTTGTTTTTCTTGAAAGAACAGACTGCACTATCAACCAAAGAAATACGAGTAGCAATTAAACCATTTAAAGATATATACTTTATTGAAAAGATTGATTATTTAGATGACTAAATAATCAATCTTTTCTAAATAATTATTATTAGTATTTATATGTACTAAAACTAATTATCATGGCAAGACCACAAAGAAAACGATTACAATTTGATGAAGAAAGTGTAAATAAACTACTTCAGGAAATATATGACGAAAGTCACAACATCAAGGCAAAAATTACGAGACTTTTTACTAAATGGGAAATTAAAGTAAAAGAAGGCGGTGAAATTGCTGCTATTGGTGACCAAATTGTTAAACTTATTTCCGCAGAAGCAAAAAACCAAGATCAGAAAATAATGTTATTAAAATATTTAAAAGAGGTGGTTTTTGATAATAAATCTAACAACGGTAATAATACCCCATCCAAAGCAGAAGAAACTGGTGAAATAACTCCAGAAAGAAGACAAGAATTATTAAATTTTGTTCAAAAAGAAGTTGAACGAAAAGAAAGAGAAAAAAGATCGTAATGAGTTTACTTGACGATAAAAAGAATGTTTTTACTAAAATTGGTGCATATACATCAATGGTACAAAATGTTAATAGAACGAAAGATACAAATCTTTTTCCGTCTATTAATAACAAAGAAGATATTGTACCATTTTTATTAGATACGTTAAAAGTTATTGTTGGTACTGAAGCACTTAAAAAATTAACGGGGGAATTATTCACCAAATTAGTTGACAATGCAGAAACCAAAATGAAAGACGCATTGAAAAAACAAGTGACACAATTTAATTCAGGTGATGGTTTACCTACAACATTTACTACAACAGGATATCAAATTCCTGTCAAGGATATTGATGTATATGGTAAGTTTAAAACAAGTCCAGATTCAAAAGTCGGTAATCTACTGTATGATCAAGTTAAGCCAAATTTTGATAACTTACTTTATAATGCAATAAAAAACGAAAGTACTACAAGTATTGGTGGACTGAATATGACATATTCACCATATACCGATGAAATTACTTTTAAAGGAAACCCCGCAGCATCAATTGGTGCATGGACTAATAATTACATTGACAGTTTAACTCTTTTAGATAAAAAGGAATTCATGACAAATGTCATGAATAAGTTATATGGTAGTGTAACATCAAATCAGAATAAAACTGTTAATGAAACATATCAAGAATTAGTTGTTGATAAATTAATTGAACAAGTAATAGATGACAATAATGATACATTTGAATTATTGCCAAACGATTATGATGAATTAATGGCAAAAGCAAATGAAATGGTAAATGGTGTTCTTAATTATAATATGGGTTGTGGATTATATGCAGCAAGTTTAAATATTGATAGTTTAAGTACAACAATATCAAATATATCGGGATCAACTGACGAATTTTATGTTAGTAATCAAATTGATAATACAATTGATGAAAGTATTTCAAATCAAGATGTTGCAAGCGAGAATAGTCAGTCAATAAAAGATGGTTTTTTTCAGAGACTAATCAGATACATCGCATTAGAAATGAGTAAGGCATTAGCAACTACTCCGCAGATAAGAACGATCTTGGGTATTACCAGCGCATTTCAAAATGGTGTTGTTCAATTAGGTAATCCAATTGATGATTTAAAAAAATTTAAAATATTCATTGCTTGTAATATAAAAGAAATATTGAAAATGATTAATGAATATATTTTTAATACTGTTAAAAAATATTTGGTTCTATTATTAAAGCCAATAATTAGAGAAATCTTAAACGAGAAGATAAATCAATTTAAGAAAATATTGAAAAGTTTATTACCTCAAAAAATAACAAGTGCAATCAGCACTGGATAATTGTAAATTATATTTGTTATGATAGTAGATCAGAAATTAAACAAGCAGTTCGTTGGTGTGTATCTTATTGATGGAGATGTTAATGGAACACAACTTGCAACAACAACTAAACCTAATTGGTTTAGGAGATTCGCAACTAGATTGTTTTTAGGTTGGAAATGGATAAGTATTAAAAAACTAAAAGCAAATTAATATGGCAATTGACTTCAATAGTGCAGAATCAATTATTGGCGGTTTTGATAAAATATTACAATTATCGTCGATTGGCGGTCCGCCACCCGTTCCAACACCACTTATTTTATTTGGTGTACCTCAACGTGCTGGTTTGTCACCAATAAAAATTGCTTCACGCATTATTGCCAGAAAAAGCGAAGCGGGATTACCCGTTGGAGCATTACCTTCTGGTGGAGTTAGTCCTGATGAAATAATGGAAAGAATCAGGGTTGAAGAAATCATAAATGCGCTTCAACAAGATGCCATTATTAGTGTGGCAGTTCCACCCGGGATTGCACTCTCAGCAGCAGGTATTTCACCAACAGGTCCTGTTTCAGTTTTTGGATCAACAATTACATTTATTAAAGGATATGGAGTAATTCAATAATGGAAGATTATAGTAATTATACCTTAATTGAGTTGAATAAAATGATAAATGATATTCAACAAAAACATGAACAATTAAAGGGCGAAATTGTTAATCATTCTTATGAAATTGAGAATATTGAAAGAATTGTTAACGATAAACTTGAAATACTTAATAATTTAGAAAAAAAATATATTGCATTAATTGAAGAAATTACAAAAAGATAATGGATAAACCATATATACAAATAAGTAACCCTTATAGACCTGAAGACAATACATCAGTCACCAGAACAATATATTATGGTGAAGTTATTTCTATTGAAGATTCAACGGACGGTGGAAGAATTCAAGTTAAAATATTAGGACTTGATAATAAAACACCTAATGCTGATTTACCTTGGTGTTATCCATTATTGCCTAAATTTTTCCATATTTATCCTCAAGTTGGCGAAGTCGTTAGAGTTTTTATTGAAGATATTAAATATCCAGAAAGAAGTAGATATTGGATGGGAAGTGTTATTTCTCAACCACAGAAAATTGGATATGATTCAGTATATACGGCATTATCAACAACCAACATGGCATTGACCATACCAAGTCCAGCACCATCAACATATCCTGATGCAGATGGTGTATTTCCATTAAAAACCGATGTGGCACTTGTTGGTAGAATTAATGCCGATGTTATAGTACGAATAAATGAAGTACATATTAGAGCAGGAAAACACGAAAATGATAATATTTTAAAACTTAACACCAAAAATCCTGCAGACATTAGCCTTGTTTACGAATCAAAAACGGGAAGCACTGGTTATCAAAGTAGTACTGTTGTTATGAGTGATAAAATTGCATTAATATCACATACTGGAACACCACAATTCAAACCAGCAAGAGTAGAACAAAAAGACAGGGAAAGAATATTTGCGGAAGGGCATCCAATGACAAGAGGTGATGTTCTAGTAGAAGCATTGAATATAATGAGAAATGCATTAATTAACCACATTCACGGATATTCTAATCTGCCAGCAGACAAAACTTCTGCAATTCTCGATTTAGAGAAAATTAATTTTGAGGCAATTTTACAAAAAAACATTGTAATTAATTAAATTTTTGTATATTTGCCCCTCATGAATGTTCCCATAGAAATACCTAGTGAATTATTTACTGCGTTCAATAATGTAACATTTTATGATGAACCGCATAAATATTATGCCGAAAACAATGAATTGATTTCGGTAACTACTCTTATTCATAAATATCAGGAAGATTTTGATGAACAATATTGGTCACAATATAAAGGAAATCAATTTAATATAAAACCTTCTGAAGTTTTACGAGCATGGAATTTCATAAATAAAAAAGGCACAATAAAAGGTTCAGCAATTCATGACTATGCTGAAAACCTTTTTCAAAATAAGAAGTTTGAATATCCAAAGCAAACGATTTTAAATGAATTTGGATTTGATCCTGTGTGGGAAGAATATAGAATTACAAAAAAGCATGTCGATAATTTTTATAATGATGTTCAAGGCAAATTAATTCCAATTAGAACAGAATTTGTTGTATATGACAAAGAAACTCACATAGGAGGTATGGTTGACATTTTATTTTATAATGTCAAAGCAAAAGAGTTTCAAATATGGGATTGGAAAACCAATAAAGATTTTACGAGTGAAATGAAAAGCAGACATTTGCTCGACGAATTATATTTACTCGAAGATTGTGATTTGGAAATATATTCTCTTCAATTAGAGTTGTACAAACAAATAATAGAAAAGAATATACCGATAAAATTGGGCAAATCTTATCTTGTTTGGTTTTCACATAATAACGATAATTATAAGATTATTGAAACAAAAAACAGACAATATTATATCAGTCAAATTTTATCAAAAAGAATTGCTGAAATAGCAGCATGATTAATCTTTGTTTTTTTCCTTCCAACAAAATCTACAACCATCATATTTACCCTTTAGCATAAACAATGCTTCTTTTTTTGTAACATATTGTTTATTACTAATTAAATTAGTGTGACAATTAGCATGTTTACTTTCTAATTTGTGAATTTCATTATTACCTAAATTCACCAAATAACCAAATCCAAAAAATTTGTTGAATTTTTCCCAAAAATTTAATTTCATATTTCTTTGTTTTAAATTATATATGTGACCAAGTTTTTCTTGTAATTATTTTATTAATTGTGGTATAACTTACATTAAAAACTGTTGCAATATTTGGTTGTGAAATTTTTTCTTCATGGTACATCTTACGAATATTAATTATATCACTTACCATTAATTTTACATTTGTCTGTCTATGTGTGGGAATTCCTTTATGACTTAGCGACATTCTATTTCTACCTTCAATAGACACCTTTTTATTAAATTTAGGATGCTCCACACCTAATTTTCCATACATTGGGTTTTTATCACCCAATTTTTGTAATGAGAGTAATTGCTTGGTTTTTTCTGAATGCTTACAATTTAGAAATCTATTTTCGGGGTCATTAACATTATAACCATAATTATTATCAAATGAATTGTAGTTAGATATTAAATTTAATTCGTTTGCTAGCAAATCATCTATCTCACATTTTAATAATATCATAAATTCAAATGAATCTGCCCCATATTTATTCCATGATGATTGTAAATGTAGATTATGGTGTTTGTTATGATTTAATCCCCACTTATGGTCTCGCCATCTTTTCTTAATGTCAACAGCACTTCCAATGTAAACCTTATTATTAATTTTATTTAAAATTTTATATATTCCAGTTATCATATAATAAGAAATTGCGTAATAAATATAAATACTTATTACGCAATTTTACTTAAATAATACCTAACTATCTGATTACATGTTAAGTATGCAGCGCCACGGTTGTATTTCCAAAGTAATATTTGTTAATTCATCATTGCCGTAGTCGTTGTCTCCAAAGTCAATTGATGTAATCATACATTGCTCCAAAAACCATTTTTCAACCTCAACACCTGTTGGGTCTAATGCTTTCAATAAAATATTTTTCTTATATCCAGCAGCATAACCCATACGACCTGTGAGTGATTCAGCATGCAAACGAACCCATTCCATAAGTTGTTGTGATGTTGAAGGACCGATTGGATCAAGGAACGTAATACTCATTGCTTCCCAATTATATCTACCAGCAACATAGTTTCTTTCGTTCATATAATCAATTTGTACTGAATTGATTTTCATTGATGGTCTTTTAAATTTTTGCACTTTCCAAACTTCAATTCCTAATTCGTCTGAAAATTCAGCAAAGAATCTATTAACCCTTTTTGGTTCGTATTCAAATGGGATACCCCTAATCATTTCTCCTGCCATTTTGTTATTTATTTAATTTTGTTAATCTTATTTTTTGTTTTATCATAAATACTATTCCTTTTAAAATTTATTTATGATTAAATATTATTTAGGCATAATACCAGTTCTTCTAAAGAATCTTAATTCATCTTTTGATAAAGTATTAAGACTTCTTTCTTCAACTTGTTCTTCAGAAATTATTTCAATTTCTGCATCATTATTAGTTTGACCAAGAAAATAGTTTTGTTCCATTGAAATATTTTCCACTTCAGAAACTTCAACATTATTTTCTTCAGTTACAACTGGCTCAACATCAAATACGATTGGTTCAGTTTCAACAACTTCTTTGTTTTTCTCAAGGGTTTCTTCCGTATTTGTGTATTCATCCTCAAATTCTGCCTTTTTTCTATTTTTAGCCATTTTCAATTAATTAAAATTTATATTATTTTGATTTATTAATGAAATTAAGACCCACACAATATGTGGGTCTTAATCTTTTCAATTATTCGTTATGCACCAACATCAGCAAATGATGCTCCAGAAGGTGTAATAGTAAATGTAATTCCAATGAACTCAACTGCACGTGTTGGTTTCAAGAAAATCTCACCGAATAACTCATTCCTATCTCTAGTCTCAGGAGTGTTGTTACTGTCGTCCATTTTGATTCGGAAGTCAGTTAAACCTCTTTCTCTCTTGATTGTATCAAGAACTGGAGTTGCTTTTGCCAAGAATTGGTCGATTGTTGCTTGGTCATTTTGTTCAAATACAAGACGGATTGCAATATTTGCAATAAGAACTTTAATTTGAAGTAATAATCTGCGAACATTAATTCTATCAAGTGCACTTTCTTTAACCTGAAGAGTTTTCTGTCCAAAAATTGCCGTTCCAGAATCTGCAAAGTCAGCCATTGGATTAATTCTTCCTGCATATAGAATATCACGTGCTTCGAGTGATAATTTATATTTAGATTTTCTTGCAGCAGTCACACCACGATTCAAACCAGCAGGTGCAAACCAAGGGAATGATGTGTTATCAGTAAACGCCATTGCTTTTACTACTTCACCTGTTGGTGGAATGTAAATATTAACGTTATTTTGAGTATCCCTTATCTGAATCCAAGGGAAGTATGTACAAGAATAACTTGAATCAATATCTGCAGTGTCAAGTAAATCAGCAATATCTTGTGCTGCAAGTACATCTGCCTTACCACCATCACCAATTGTAACAGGAATTGTAATATCAGGAGAATCAATAACATAAAGAGTATCAGTTCTTTGATTTTCAATCATGTCAATTGTGTCCTGAACTAAAATATTCTGATCTGACCAGTTAATGCCCGGGGTTACAAACACGTTAATTGTAACTTCTTCAGGATTTGCATATGTATTAATTGCAGTTTCCCATGCTTGGAAGTCATTTTTAGCGTTTCCATTAGGATTAACACCGTCATAAATTCCATTAAGACGATAATAATCACCATATGAACGAGCATAACCAACACCATTAATACCTCTATTAACATCCCAACCATCAAATCCACGAGCAGGTGCTAATGTGAATTTTCTCGTGTTTGAATTATAATATACGGAAGTTGGATCAACTACATCACTTACTGTTTGGAATGCACCAATACCGCAATCAAATCCATATCCATTTGAAGTAATGCCAGAAGCATATTTATCCATATGGAATCCATTTGTTTTTACATGTGATAATAATGCACCAGTTTCTGGATCATAGGCTTCTTGACCATTAAAATTAAAGAAATTTTGATTAATGCCAGTTCCAATTGAATTTGTTGTGCTATATGCGGTTTCTGAAACACCTAAAAATACTTTTTTAACCCTGTCACCACCATTATAATCATATGAAGTTTTGTAGAATATCTTTGGTGCAATACCTGCGATTACTCCTGAAGTGCTTCCACTTGTTGTTGCACTAACCGCAAAATTGTTAAATAAATAACCCTCAAAACCTGCAGGGAAATCACCAACAACAACGTCAGTTCCAACTTCAACCATCACATATTTGCTCTGTAGATCATATTCACCGTCTGATGTACCAATACGCTGTCCAATATAACTATTTTGTCCAACTACCATCGTACATCTTGAGAATGTTTCCAAAATATTTACATTATCATCAGTATCATTAAAATCACGAATAACTACGTCAAATTCAAGTGTTGCAGGATTAATATTAGCAATACTAATTTTAATTTCTTGATTTGCTGCATCACCGTCAGAAATGCTGATGAATTTAAACAATCTACTTACTTTATTACCTTTAACTTGAGAAACAACCCAAGGAGTTTCTGGTGTTCTGAACTGTGTCTTATAATCTGTATAAAAATCAGTATTACATTCAATTAAATCACTACTAACACCGAATGCATATGGTAAAATTGCTGGGATTCCATATGATGTGAATCCAGAAACACCACTATAATTAAGAATAGAATCACCATCACTGTCGAGTTTTTTAATTAAATCTGGATATACTGCTTGTACCCAAATTTTAGTATTTTTATCTTTTGGTTGAAAACCAATTACGTTTGGTAAGAAACTACTTGCATTTGGATTCAACGATACTACAAATTCTTGTGTTGATGCACCACTGGTTGCAATTAATTTAAATGTTCCAAACAAATCACCAGTACCTAACAAGGTTGTATTTCCACTCACTGGTAATGATAAATCCTCTGTTTCCCATTTTACTGTTGTGGGTAAATTTACATTATCATAGGTAGTACCTCTACTTCTAACCAATGCAAGTACCATATTTGCATATTCGGTATATTGTGTTGCCGTAAAGGTTGTTGTAGTACCAGTAACTGTACCAGCACCAGTAAGAGGATCATATGTTACACATTCAAACGTATATGAAATACCACTAAACGATGTATCATTTATTTTGTCAAATCCCAAAAATGCAGTACCAGTATCGCCAGTTGCCTGTATTCCAACACCCAAAAATGCATAATCTGTAAAAGCAGTAGGACCGAACGCAGCCGTTACTCCTGTAGCAATTGTTGATGGGTCTACTCCTGCATCCAATGTAATTGCCCATCCTTTATATGCATCATATCCACTTAAACCCAATACCCTCGTAATCCACATTTGATTGGATTCTTCTAGATATGCGTTTGCAACATATGGTAATTGATATTGCGGATTGCCGTTTGATAGCCTTGCCACACTCTGCCCACCAAATCTTTGAGCGAATTGGGTTTTATCCTGAATGTAAACAGGTTCAAAAGCAGGTCCTTTAAGTGTTTCACCAACACCACCTAATGTAGTAATACCCACATTACGTGTTACGAACGTTAAATCACGTTCTCTAAATTTTATACCCGGAGAGGTAAATACGAATTCTGCCATGTTTATTAATTATTAATATTTTTTGTTATTATTTTCGTCTATTAGCGTTTAATCGCTGTTTTCAATAAATACTAAAAAATAACGCAAAAGGAGTTTTTATAAATTTATTATCATCTTGTTATTCTTGTTTATAAATCAAGATTTTCCATTTTTTTCTCTTTTTTATCTAACATTTTTATTTTTTTTAAATTTTTATATCAAAATAATTCAAAATTTGATAAAAATTTTTTTTTAAAAAAAGTGAAAAATTTTTTCTATCCGTAAGATTTTCTTTGAATTAGTATTTATAAAAAATGTTTATTATATGAATAAATCTCAGAAAATCTACATGGACAGCACCTTACAAGGTAGTGACATGTATATCAAGGTGAAACTCGAACAAGATGTTAAAACAGTTGAATTTCTCACCATGAAGTTGGACACCAAAGATGCATATCAAAATTTTAATGCTAATTATGGTGTTTTAATTGGACGTGTTGTTGCCAATGGTGGTGTGGGTATACCTAATACAAAAATAAGCATTTTTATTCCATTATCTAATGTTGATGCAGAAGATGGGGAGATTACTAGCATTTATCCATACACAACACCAAGAGATAAAAATAATGAAGGTAAAAGGTATAATTTACTACCACGTGTATCACAATATGATCCAAAAGTAGGTACATATAAACCAGCACAGCCATTTGGCTCATTTTTAATTAAACCCGAATTGGTGACAAATCAACCGTTTCTTAATGTATATAAGAAATATTATAAATATACTGCATTAACGAATGACAATGGTGATTATATGATATTTGGTGTTCCAACTGGTAATCAAACAGTTCACATGAGTGTGGATATTACAGATATTGGTAAATATTCAATGTCACCACAAACAATGATTGTTTCAGGATATCCAGCAAATTTATTTACAAAAAATGGAAGTAGAATAAAAGCAAGTGAAGACTTAAATGATTTACCAAATATTGAAACCCAAGAGATTGATGTAAATATAATTCCGTTTTGGGGTGATACTGAAAATTTTGAAATTGGCATAACTCGTCAGGATTTTAGAATTCGTGCTGTAGTTGGATCGAGTTTTACGATATTTGGTACATCGATGACAATGGGTCAATATGCATTTTATGGAAATGCTACCTATAGTAATGAGAATGGGGGTTTATATGCAATGAGTAATACATACCCTTCTCCGCTAGTTCCATCAATTCGAAGTAATATCGATGTCAGAGTTAATAGAATCGCCCCAATTGATATTAGAGTATTTTCATTTGAACCTAATTCAAAAAATATTGAATTTGATGGTGATGGTGTAACATTTCTTTCTGGATTTAATCCTGACATTGACATTATTGAACTTTCTGATAGTGATTATTATAAATTTACTGATGATTATGGTAATTTTGTGTTAAACATTCCATGTAATCAAATAAAAATAATTACAAATGATTTAGGAATTGAAACTCAAGTTAGCAATAATTCATCGATTGGTGTTTATAGTAAATTTTATGGTATGATTTTAGCCAAATATCCTGATGTTGACACTTTTCAAATAGTTTCAGTTGGCAATGGTGAATTTAAACGAAATCGACCACCACATCCCGTAAGAGGATGGTTTAAAATACCACAATCAATAGGATTAATTGCTGATGGAATGACTACTGATGGTAAAATTAACGGTCTTGATTGGGAATTGAATAATAATAACTGGAGAAAGGAATATTTTCCATTTAAAGCGGGTGAAATTTATAGTATTGCACAATTTTTCCCAACAAAAAATCCATTAACGTATAATGATAATGTTGCAAATGTTAAATCTGAAAATACTTTTGGAAATACAATGAATGTAGACGGTGATACGTATGTTGTCGATATTCGATCTCAAGGCGGAGCATGGTTTAAAGTATCTGGAGTGGATAATGTTGATAACGATGCATCATATCCAAACTACGATAATAGTAATTATATAAAAAAACCAGTTACTGGCAGTACACCTGAATATATATATGATTTTCCATATAACGTTACAAAATTTTCAAATCAACCAAGTGGCGAAACTTATTTTGGAGGTCAATGGTTAAATTTTTCACTATTTTTTCCACAATACGCATTTGTTTTTGATAGCGTTGCTAATAGAAATTTTAACATGGCTGATGTTTATCATAATAATTATGATACAGAGTATTTTATAAGTGATAATACTCAAAAAATATTTGCAGGATTAAGTAATACCAAATTTTTGCTGAAAGGAGATGCTTTTAGAACAAATTTCATTCGTGTTCCAAGAGAAGAGTTGGAAAAATTAAAACTTATTCCTGCAAAGGGAATTAATGTAAGAAAATGGAATACAGGTCAAGATAGTAGATATAATGGTATTCAATTATCCGCAGACACATATAAATATGATCCAATAAAACCTCTTATTGTAATTACCGATGGAAGAACATATGATAGTGGATTTGGGTGGGATGCAAATGCCCCATATGCAGGTGCTCCTAGCACAAATCCGACAGCATATTTATTTAGAGGAATGTATGATAATGATTGTGTGAAATTGGTTTTTGATTTAGGTCTAATATAAAATTTTTATTGGTATTTATAATAAAATAAAACTGTGGAAATTCAATTAAATAGTTATAAAAATATTAATTCAGTTAATGTTGATTCTTATAATAAGTTGGAATTAACAAATAAACCTATTGAAATTACTGAATACAGTATTAATGAAGTTATTAGTGCAACTGATATATTTGATGCCGAAAGGGAAGTAAACCCTGTTTATAGAATTTATGGTAAAATTGAATACATGTCGTTATTAAACGGATTAAAACTCAATTATAACCAATTTCAAGACTTTTTTCTACCACAAACAATCGATTCAAAAAATATTTTAAATTCATTTGATTTTTATTTGGTTAAACCAGCAGATACAGGTTATACTAGTGGTACAACCGTAAATGCTATTACTAAAATAGTTAGATACTTTCAAGTAATAGCAACACCAAAAGAATTTGAAATATTTCCAATTGGATTTTCAAATAATGTCTATGGAGAACAAGCATATACATTTAATTTCAATGTAGATTTTGACGTTTCAAATTATTTTGACAATATTGGTTTTCCAGTTAATGAATTGTTTTTATATGCACAATATAAACCAACTACAATACCATATCCAATTGAAGGGATGAAATTTACTGAATTACATGTAGATGGTACGTATACAATAAAAACCTACTTATTGCCATATACATTATTAAATATTGGGGATTTTATAAAAACACGTAATGAACAAAAAATCGGTGATTTGATTGAATATAATCTACCTGAATTTTTACAAACACAATTATCTGGACAGACAATTTATATTGAAACAATGTATTTTGACGGCAGTACTCCAAAAGCACTAATATGGAAATACAATCCATTTATTCCGCTAAGATTGAGATATTTTTCCGATGATTTATATACAGCAAATACTGGAAGCACATCATATGAAGAAGTTCAATCAATACCATTATATGCAAAAGAAATTGGAGATAATACAGGAAATTATGTATGGAGAGAGATATTGCCACAAGGATATTCAGACCCATTAACTGGAATTGGTGTTGATTACCCTTTTGTAAATAAAAAAAGATACTTATTTGCAAGTATTGTTTTCGATGTTGTTCCTGATTTAACAGATACAAATACACTTGCAGCATTTAAGGATGTTTGGTTCAGTAGAAATGCAACCACAGTAAATTATACACCAATTGGTGATATTAACAATATAGGAAAACCATGCCAATAATTCGTGAAAAATTGAGAAGTATCGGTCAGAACTTGAGCCTAAGAATTGGCGTAAGTGGAAATAATGACTTTACTGGATATCAGCAAGAAATTGATAATTTAACAACATTTACTTCGCTGGATTTGGTAAATCCTGTTGTCGATGTGGAAGAAAGAAAATTTAAATTAGGACCGATTGTTGATGTTTCATTTTTTACTTTTTATTTTTTTAAGAGTGGAGCATATAATACATCATTTTTAAATGCTGGATTTACACAATCTGAAATCGATAATAATAGTGTTAAGTTACTTAACAGTTTTTTTATTTTAGATTTTTACGACACATACGATACAAATATCCAGAAAAAAATATTAACAAGTTATTTAACAAAATTGGGAAATAAACCTGAATATGAAGTTAGAGCAAGTACAAATAATCAATTATATAATTGGTATATCCCTGTATGGTATATTCAGTCACAAACTGGCAGCACTTCAACTGCTTATGCTAAATTTACCTTCTATAATGCTAAATCTGGTACAACAACTTTATTCTACAATCAAGATAATATAAATTTAATTACCGCAGAAAGAATGTATTTTAAGGTTCAATTGGATTTAGTTAATAAAATGTGGAAATTTGTGGGTACTTCTGCACCAAACATGAATGCAAAACAGCAAATTAATAATACTCAATATAATAGTAGAATTAATAATACAGTTACTAATACGGATAGCATTATGCAAAATTATCCTAGTGGCAACACTTATCAATATACTGGAAACACATATACCACAATTACTTAACGATGTAACTGAATTTTGGTCTTCTTGTAGTTTTTACGATTTCGAATTCTTTTTCGTCTTGAATAAATCCCAATAACTTTAGGGTATATTTTGACACAAAGAATCTATCTCCATCAATATTTTCGATAGTATTTGATTCCGAAAATCCCTCAAACAATAATGGAACTGGATTTCCCTTGATTCCAAGATATTCTTGACGAGATGCAAAATTTTTAAGTACTTGTTCATCATATTGATTAACGTCAACTCTATATTTGGTAAATAAAGTTGCTTCATATATTAGATCAACATTTGTTGGTTCTGGCATTTTAAATCTCAAATATACAATTTCCCCATTATCTAAAATCGGAACATCCATGTATCTGAATTTACGTGGCTGCGGAATGCGATATTTTGTACCAAGTCTAGTTCCTGCTTGTTTTTCGGTACGTCTTACAGTAACATATGGTGTTGGAACGTTTTTATCATTGTCGGTAAATTTCCAAGTCTTTGAAAATTCTCCCCATCTATCATTATCCAAATAAAATACAGGTACTACATTACCATCGATTACTGCTTTCATGCCATCACGATTGACGTAATCGAAAACTGCTTGGTCTAAATCTTCAAGCAATATTGTTCTTGGAAGATACTTTGTTTTTGTGTCGGTTTGACGCATAAGTTCTTCAATTCGATCCATACCATATTTAAGATATTCAGTCCCAATCTTAGGTGGATTGACATCAAGAGTCAGTTTAACTTTTTTAGGATATGCCATTAATCAATATTTTTATATAAATACTCTTTGTTTTTAATATTTAATTGTTTATATTTGCCTACTTAATATACATACTATGTTAGTTGAACGAAAAGAATATAAGGAAGAGAATGGTGACATTGGATATGTAGAATCTGTGTTTAAATCAGATAACGTATTAAAAACAACGTACTTTCCAAAATCAGAAAGACTTTATATTGCATTTAGCAGAGGTCATACTTATTCGTATGGAAATGTTTCTCCTGAATTATATGCCGAATTTGAGGAAGCAGAATCACAGGGAGTTTTTTTTCATAAAAAAATTAATAACAAAACAGCATATCCTGCTCGTAAAGAATTTACACTATACCCTAATGAGGTTAGAGAATTAAAAGAAATTGTTGATGAGCATGATCAAAAATTGGAAGAAAATGATGAAGAGTGTTGAAGAATATCAAAATCTTGTTGAAGTACTTAAATTGGCATTAACTTTTTATGCCAAAGGTGATACTCATTACATGGAAATCGATGGAGGTCAACAAGCCAGATTCGCACTCTCAAAAATTGAAGAATTTAACACTTCAACAATGAGCCTAGAAGACGAATTAAAGGGCAAAATAGCCGAAATGACGAACATTGTTGATAATCTGGATACAATGGCTGATGATGACATTTTAAACGCTTTAAAATACTTAAAATAAGATGAGAATATATATTAAATATCATAATCCAGCATGTAAAGTAGAAACACATGGAAATTGGATTGATCTAAAATCTGCTGAAAGTGTTGAACTACGAAAATGGCAATTTAAATTAATTCCATTGGGAGTTTCAATGAAATTACCAAAATATTATCAGGCAAATATTGTTCCAAGATCGGGAACTTTTATCAAATACAATTTAATACAGCACAATCATTACGGTGTGGTGGACGGTCCTGATGCCGAACGTCAAGGTTATTCAGGAAATAACGATATTTGGAAATTCGGAGCAATTGCATTCGAGAAAACTTCGATTAAAGAAGGTGATAGATTGTGTCAATTTGAAATAAGACCAATCATGACTGCTCCTTGGTATGTTAAATTAAAATGGATATTTGACAGCAAAATCAAATTTATTGAGGTTGATGATTTGAAATCAACCGATAGAGGGGGTTTTGGTCAAAGTGGAAAATAATTGCTATGAAAGAGATTAAATCAAGATATCTACGTGATATTAAAAGGGCATTAGATACTGGCGAAATTAATGAAACTGTTCAAGGAATTGTTAATTTAATTAAAACAGGGAGAATGACTATAGAATCATTTACTAATGACGAAAACTACAGATTTAAAGATGATTACAATCCAACTGAAGAAAAGGTCAATGAAATTAATAAAGCATATGAACAATTTATTGTTGATAATGGCATAATCGTTGAATTATACGAGGATGAAGATGTTGTTGATACATTCTGCAATGCAATGTCATTGTTTTATGATAACAATAATCCATATGCATTCTTATTATTCAATGAAACATTTAATGTTGAAATTATTAAAAACAATTCCTTTTTATATACCGAATATTTAGGAATTACTGAAAATGCAGTTATTGATGAAAAACTGAAGATTTATGAAAAATGGAAGAATAAAATTAATAGTTTTAAAATTTCCAAAGGAAATAAATATGAGATTGCAAATTACTTGGAATGTATTGATACTTTAATCTCAATATATGAGAATATACACATGACTAAAATCAAAAGAACAGAATGTTTTGCCTTATTTTACCCAATTCTTAATGAAATATATAATGAGTTTAATGTTTTTGATTTCGTTGAGAAATATTATAAAGCAATTCATAGCCATGCACATACTCGTGAAGATTTTTTAAATATGTTCGTTGAGCAATATTTACGACCATATAGATTAAAGAAAGAAACTAAATTATTTTGATAATGGACACAAAATTAAGTGAATCGCATATCGGGATATTATATTATCTCAGCGAAGTTGACCAAAATGTTTCTGAAGAAATGTATGAACCAGTGTCATTCGAGACGTGGAAAATGTTAAGAGAATTAGAACCAACGAAATTTACAGTTCCATATAATAGTTATGTTCTCATGAAAAAAGAGCAGTTTGAACGTGAAGTGGAAAGTAGAAAAAAATCGACTATCGAACTTAAATCATTACACTATACTACACATCCAAGTAGTATCGGTGATACTCAGAAAGCGATTAGAAAGGTGATTGATTCACCATTATTTGTAAAATGGTTTAATGATAGAGATATAGAATTAGTTGAAAGAATAATGAAAATGTAAAATAATTTTAATTAAAATAATATCAAAATGGACGAAAAATTTACAATAGAAGACTTCGTTAATGAAAGTGGTCTCGAATTTAAGAATTTATCAGATGAATTGTTCAGAGTTTATGAATTTCCTGATATGGAAGTGACAATTACAGAACCATTGCTTCTTAATGTTTCTGCAAGTGGTGGGCATAGAATTTTTGACGCACAGGGCAATTCTAATTACATTCCTGCTGGGTGGAGAAGACTATACTGGAGAGTTAAAGAAAATAAATCAAATTTTGCTTTTTAAATATAAAAATTAATAATAAAAATTATGAAAGGTACAACAGGTATTAGAATTAGAAGAGAAAGTGCAAGAAAACTTCTTGAAGCACAACTCAAAAGGGGTACAAAACCTGAAAAGGTTGACGGTAAGACTACCAATAACATGATTCCATTAACTCCTACAGATGTTACAAGGATCAATCGTGAGATTGAAAGACTTGAGAGTAGAAAAAAAGTAGTTTAATATGAAGCAATATCTGGATTTATTACAAAACATCATTGATAATGGTGTTGAAAAAGAAAGTGGAAGAGAGAATATGCCGAATACAATCGGCATTTCTAAAGCCGACATCAGCATGAATCTCAAAGATGGCTTTCCATTACTTACAACAAAAAAAATGTATTGGAAAGGCATCGTTCACGAACTCCTCTGGTTTTTGAGGGGTGAAACAAATATCAAATATTTGGTTGACAACAATGTAAATATTTGGAATGGTGATGCATATAGATGGTATCTTAAATTTGTTGGTACAATGGTTGAACCAGATTATGATTATCTCCAAGATGATGTTGTTGAAAATAAAATCAGACCATTTACAATGGAAGAATTTATTCACAATATCAAACTAGGTCATTTAGGCACTGACCCAACATATAAATTGGGTGATTTGGGAAAGGTATATGGATACCAATGGAGAAATCAGAATGGTGTTGACCAAGTTAAAGATGTATTTGATGGGTTGAATACAAATCCATATTCACGTTATCACATTATCGATGGCTGGAATAAAGCAGATTTTCCTGAAATGGCACTTCCGCCATGTCACTTGCTTTATCAGTTTATTGTTAGACCATTGGGCATTGGAGAAAGAGTTAGCCTTTATTATAATAATGGCGATGATATTCATAGATGTATGGGTCAACCAATTTTTCCTGAAGATTATGTAAGTAGTGATAATTTTTTGGAAGATGTTCCAGACCCAATAGGTATTAAATTTACAGATGAGGACAGTAAATTTTTAGATGATCACAATATTCCTAAATATTATCTGGATTTAAATATGTATCAACGCAGTTGTGATTCATTTCTTGGAGTACCATTTAACATCGCATCAATGTCATTGTTTTTGATGTTATTTGCCAAATCACATAATATGATTGCAGGTGTTGCAAACTGGATTGGTGGCGATACACATTTATATGTTAGCCATGTTGAAACAGCAAAGGAACAAATTGCAAGAGAACCCTATGCACTGCCAACAATGAAAATCAACAAAGATTTAAAAACATTGGATGATATTTTAAATCTAACTATCAATGACTTCGAATTGGTTGATTATGAATCGCATCCAACACTTAAAGCAGAATTATTTACAGGATTAAAAAAATAAATTATTATGGATGAAAGATTAAAAGACGTTAATCTAATTGATGAATTGGATTATACTTTTGTTGATGTTGAACAACAACTAATCAAAGATGAAATACGTTGGGGTGATACGTGGAAAGAAAGGGGATTGGTTTATAATGGTCAATCTCAAGAAGTACGTTTTTTCTATTGGGTAAAAGAACGTTTTGATGATTATATGGAAAACGGTACTGATATGCCTTGGAAAAAGATAATTGGTGAAGCACATATTGCTTTAGTAAGGGAAAAAAAGTTGCGCTAATTGAATGATAATTTTGTATATATCGATATTGTTATTAGTAATAATAATTCTTCTTCTTTCGCTTACGATATATTTTTTCCTTAAAAAGGGAACGTATATCTCAGCAAAGGAAAAGGAATTTATTATATTTGTTATTGATATATTCAAAGAATATGGTGACGATTTAGGTATTCAGTCAAAAGAACAACATAAAAAGTTGGTTGAGGAATTGGAAAAGATTAAAAAGAAACATTTAAAATTATGAACAAAGATTATGCTGCGGTGAATGAATATTATGATGAAAATCAGAAATATGAGTTTAGAATGGTACATTTTCTTAATAGACAAAGACCAATGTCAATGGTAGATGCTGGATATGTATTTGAGATAAACACGGTTGGTAAGTATGACAAACACGATATTGATTTTGTTAAAATATCTCCAGATAGAACTAAAAAGATTCTCGCCACAATAGAATTCGAATATGCTGCAAAGCAATCACATTGGGACTTAGAAATTCCAAGAGATAAGTGGAGTGGGATTAATTTGATGGATAGAAAATTATATGGAGAGTCATTTCGTTTTTTTATGAAATCATCACCCACTTTTAATAGTTTTTTTGTTATTGATTGCGAAGATAATTTCGTACAGAAAAATGGAAGACACCAAACAACCAATCATTCTCTTGGTTTTGAAACAAATGATACAATATATAAACTACCGTTTAATTTTGTTGATGAAAACACATATCGTGAAGATAAAGTAATTAAAGTGTTGATTAATAAAAACATATGTATTTGTGAAAATGATCCCACTTATAACATATTCTACAAATACATTTCAAGAAGATTAAATTTAAAATTTTAAAACAAATATTATGAATAAACGTGAAATTTTGGTGGAAAATTACCCAGATGAAGAATTATTGTGTTATGATGGCTTTGACGATGCAATTATTGGCGTGACTTACAATAAACCTACCAGTACTTTTGTTGTTTGTTATTCTAGGGCAAAAAGTATTGAGATTATTGTAAAAAACATTAAGGAAACAAATGAATCATCTGATGAAGAAAAGTTGACGGACGATGAAATATTGGAACAAGCAATAGATCATTTCGAATTTAATGTTGATGGTGGATATGTTGGTAATAAAACACCAATATTCGTTGATGACGAAATTTTTGAAATGTATGCAGAATAAAAAAGGGAGTTAAAACTCCCTTTTTTTATAATGTGAAAACGTATTGAGCATATTCGTCATTACCGTTGTACCAATTTTTATAATCATATGGATCAATGCCTTGTCTTTGTAAATATTTAGCAGTAAGAATATTTACATTCTTTGGATTTACTTGGTTATCTTCCACATCTCTAAAAAAGTAATCTTTCTTAAATTGACGTAATTCATCTTGATCATAGTCACGATATTCCCAACCAAAAAATATTTTTCCATCAACTGCAGGATTAATGTTTTTCAATACTGCAAAGTGTGAATATGCTGGATTTGCACGGGTTTTGCCCCAATTAGCCATTTCATCCACAGGTTTATCTTCAATTGGGAATGGTTCATTATATTCCTCATTTAATTTGGGTTTGAATGAACTATCAACTCTACCCATGACTTCAAAAAGTCTTTTTTTACTATCTTTTTCCATATTTTTATTTTTAATTATAAATACTTATTAATTTCCCTTAGTCTCACTCAAAAATGGGACAATATCCTCTTTAACTGGAACTCCTGTAATTTTTTTCCAATAGTTTTTGAATCCACCAATGGTTTTTCTAGTTTCATCAGTAATAAGATTGGCGTTTTCAACTTCGTAGTATCTACTTTTTTCGCCACTCATATTATATTCAATAATATCACCACGATTAATTTCGACTTTCTTTTCTTCGAGTTCTTTTAAATAAACACCAAATGTAATATTGCCAGTATCATCACGAGTAATTCCACCAGCATTTCCCCCATAATAATCTTGTTTGGCATCCTCAATAGTAACCATAACACTCACACGAACAGGTGTCATGAATTTCTTGTCTTTTGCTTTTGCCTGCCCATATAAAGCATGTGATTTACTTTCAATCACATTAATTCTGTGAATTATTACTTCTTGAGCATTATCAGTTTGCAAATAATTTCTACCATACATAACATCCAATTCAAAAGAATTTTCTGTCATGAATAATCCATATCTTTGTTGCTCAAGATCAATTATTTGTTTTTTTTGTTTCATTATAAATAATCCTCAATTGGTTTATCATTTATTTTTAGTATTTTAATTTGTTCTGGATCGAATACAACTGTTTGAAAACTTGGATATTTGGCAACAACTGCATCATAACCATTAGATGTTAAGAATTTTATATCATCATTGTTAATATGTTCGACCCCTATTTTTTTATTAGTTATTGGATTAACAACATCTGAAGTATATTTTCCATTGTCAATAATAAATGGATTTTTAATATCGAGTAATACTTCATATTTATTTTTTCCATACTTATACATTGGTACTGAAGGAAGAAAATATATTCCTCTATTTGTTAAAGAATGTTTTCTAGTATATCCAGCATCATCCTGACCCAAAAATTTAGTAAATAAATTATCTGAATAATGATAATATTTTTTATTTGGGTCAATACTATTTTTATTAAAATCTGGGTTTACACTACCCATAATTTCGAATAATCTTTGCTTAGTGTCCATTATGTTATGATTTTATAACCATCTCTTTCAATATTATCTAAACCACCAATAAATTTTTGATATTGTCTATCAATCACTTCTGGTGGTACATTTGATCTATCAACACCCGCTTCAATATCTTTTTTTATTCGTTCTTTACTTACTTCAGGATCAGCATCAAATATTTTTGCATATGCATCAAAATCTCTATTGACATTCTGTTTTAGAAAATCTAACATTCTTTTTCTATCAGATGAACCAACATTTGTTGCATCAAAAATTACATTTTTACCAGAATTTATTGCATCAATAACTCTTTGATACGCAATATTAAATATTTCATTACCTCTTGATTGGTCATTAACACTACCAAGTATTTCTCTCCGAATATCATCAGGAGAAACTACAACATAACCCTGTCCTTCGAGAGTTTTAATCCACGTAGATTTCCCACTTCCAGAAATACCAACAGGAATGATAAAATTTGGTTTTTCTGATTTAAAATCAGGATTTAATTTCTCCATTACTTCAAATAATCTTTGTTTACTATCTTTCATATTAAATCGCTATAATTGGGAACATTGGAGGTTGATATCCACGTTCTTTGTTAACATTTTCTGCTATTTTAGCACGTTCTTCGGTTAAATTAACCTGACGTAATCTATCTAATTGTTCTAATAATATTTTCTCAGTATCTTCTTTTAATTTAGTACCTTCCTCCAATAAATGACGATAGTCCATTTTCAATTGTTTTTCAGTGACACCTAATTCCCCTTCATAAAATCCTCTAATTCCACCAATAACCATTTTTACTTTTGCAATCAAGAAATTACGAATTTGTTGACGAGCAACATCATTCATTTTACTCCATTCCAATACTTTGGTTGGTGGGTCTGATGGTAATTTAACAATATCGTTATTTTCTTCCAAACACTTATCCCTATCAACAGGATTAGTATCATAATACCAATACCAAACTTTTCTACCTGCATAATGTTTTCCCCAAGATGCTGATATTTCGTGACGGTCACCGGGGATTGGATACAAATGTAGTATTTTTTCTCCAGTTGCCAAACCAGTAATTCTATATGTTAAAATTGACTGCAAAACTCTTTGTTTCATTCTTCGGTCTTGTGCCCCAAGCAAAGTTGAATATGTTGGTTGAACATACATCGCTGGACGACCTAAATATGACCAACCGACCATGCCCGGTGCCCATGCGTTCAATGCAAATGGGTCTGCCAATCCAGCATCAATTTCAGGTGGGGTTTCCCACAATACTTCATTAACTTCTCTACCTGCAGGAATGATATAATGTTGTGTATTTGCCTCAGTAACAATGAAATCACGTTTTAATTCCCATCCAGCAGCAGCAGGTGCATTAGTTCCTAATCCAACCTGTTTTGAATAAGCATATGTAAACGATTCCATATAATGATTTGATTTATTTGTAAATGCAGAAAGGAAATCACCAGTTTCTGTATTCATTCCTTCCAAACCAATCCATTGCTGTTGAATCAACCAGTTATTAACCAATGATGAATAGTCTTCAATAACCATTTCTAGATATGAATCCATCATTTCATCCTTCAATTCAAACGGTCTCAAGGGATAACCTAATTCATGTTTAACATGTAGGTATAATTTATTTTTATCAACTGTTGTAATTAATCCCATAATTATATATATTTGTAGTCATTTAATATAAATACTTTAAGAGATTTAATATGCTTAAAATTGATTATGAAATAAATTTGAATGATAATGGTAGACCATGTGTTGAATTATCAGAAGATTATGTGGATAAGGCTGAAGATAAATTCTTTGCAATTGAATTAGCAAGATACTTTCTTCAAGGTGCTTACGAACGTAGAAGTGCGCAATTTGATGAAGAAACTGCAAAGAACATTGATATTGCAGTTCGCTTGTTAGGTCAAATTGCTGATGAAATGGCGCACATATTATGGGATAATATGAAAGCAATGGGTGAATTAGAAATGATGTTGGACAAAAAATACCATATCATGGTTAAGTCACTTGAAGAAAGAGATTTAATATTAGATAAACCAATTGTTTACGAAGGTAAATTATTTTTTAAAATTGGTGGGTTGAAAGTATTTGTTACAGATGAAATGAAAATATTTGAATATAAAAATAATGATAATCATTGGGAGGAAGTAAATGGAAACTGAAGATTGGAGAAAAAACGCACCGCCAATTTTGGAATGTGAAGAAGGACTTAACCCACCACACTTACAAAGATTAAATTATAATCCAAATTATTATACACCTAATGAAGAGGAATTAAAAATTGGTGATGAAATAATAGTAGGAACATATGTTTCTAATAGTGATGGTTCACCAAACATCCGATGGACGGAAACAAAGATAATTGGATTACCGTTATGTGATTTTTATCATCCTTATGTCGCATGTAAAAAATTAATTGAAAAATGAATCACAGACCAACACCAGAACAGGAAAGAATCTTCACTTTCGTTAAGAAAAGACCCGAAAATGTTTTAATTAAAGCATTTGCAGGCACTGGAAAGACATCAACAATTGTTGAAGCAGTAAAATTACTACCCAAAGACAAATCAATAATGTTCTTGGCTTTCAATAAACACATTCAAGAAGAATTAAAAACTAAATTACCTGAATATGTTAGATGTTATACCACGTATGGTTTAGGTACGTCAGCAATTAAGAGAAAATATGGCGATAGTATTGAATTTGATGAATTCAAAATTGATAAGATTCTTCAGAAGAAAGAAAAATCATGGAAATTAAGTGAAGAATTTGACAATGATGAAGAAATCTCAATGTATTTGAACTCAATAAAAAAATTGGTCAATCTTTGTAGACTAACTTTGACAGTAAAACCTGAATATGTTCCATATATTGCAGAAAGATATGATATTAATATCAAGAAAGCCAGTGACATAAAAAGAGTTCTTAAAGTATTGGATGAAGCAACTCTTGATAGGAAGACATTCGATTACACAGATATGATATATCTGCCAGCAATTGATAATAGTATTTGGATGTTTCCGCAGGATTATGTATTTGTTGATGAAGTACAAGACTTGAATCGTTGTCAAATAAAAATAATTGAAAAAACATTAAAAAAAGATAAAGTTAGTGGAAAATTAACTGGTAGACTTATATCTGTCGGAGATTCTTTTCAAGGTATTTATGGATTTAATGCTGCAGACGACAAATCATTTGAATGGTTCGAAAAGTTTCCCAATACCAAAGTTCTTCCACTTTCAGTATCGTTCAGATGTTCAAAAAATGTTATTACAAAGGCACAAGAAATTGTTCCAGATATAAAAGCATTGGATTCTGCCCCTGATGGTACAGTGAGAAGTGGTAACGCATTAAATGAAGCAGAAAGTGGTGATTTCATTATTTGCAGAACTACAATGCCATTAGTAAAATTATTTTTCGAATTTCTTGTTCAACACAAAAAAGCAATTATTAAAGGGAGTGATATTGGTGTTCATTTGATTGAATTAATTGGAAAAATTAATAACATTGATAAATTGAGAACTTTTTGGGAACATGAACTTGCTGTCATGAGAAAAGAATTAAAATCCGATGGTATATTAAATCCTGATGAACATAGTGGTTATTCTGCATTGGAAGATAAGGTAACTACATTACTATTTTTAGCAAGATTATCATCTAGCATCGATGATTTAAAATCAAAAATCAGAGTCATATTCACAGACGAAATTCAAGGAATTGTATTAAGTACTGTTCACAAAATTAAGGGATTGGAAGCAAATCGGGTTTTTATTGTAAGACCAGACTTGTTACCATTGCCAAATGTTAGAAGTTGGCAGTATTTACAAGAAAAAAACTTGGAATATGTAGCCATTACAAGAAGTCGGTTGGAACTTATATATGATTTTGACTGGTCTGATGAAAAATAATTCTTCCATCGGTAGGACATGGGATAATACAAATCAATATACAACATTTCTTATGATTTACACTAAACAAATGATTGAAGACATAAAAAACTCAAAGGGTTTGATTATGATAAAGTTGCAAAAATTGAGAAAATTATGCAACTTGAAGAAGAACTTAAAATTCTTAAAGAATTTCATAAAGATTCTTGGGGTCAATATGGCAGTGAATTATGTGCTGGCGATATGATTGCGCAAGAAGAAAAATTAGAAGAAAAAATTAAAAATTTGAAAAATGAGATGGAGAGTTAACATTGAGGGTAAGGATAATCAAAGAATTATCGTTACTTTTGACCCCAAATCTGAAACTATTGCATTTATTGGTCAATATAAACCACATAATCAAGATTGGGTTGATTTTAGCGAAATAAAACATTCAATGCATATTAATTTACAAACAATTCAAGAATTGTTGGGTAAGGTATATGATGAAATGAAAATAAGACTTGAAGCATATGAAAATATCAATGAAGGTTTTTCAGTTATAAAGAAAATCGAAATTCAAGATGAGGAATAAATTTGAAAAGATTGGAGTCGTTGATTACGATAAAAATCAGTTTTCCTCATTGATCGCATATCAATACACATTTAGTCTTCCAGATGGAATGAGTGGTGTTATGGCAGATATTGCATATGGATTTGAAATGTTTAAACTATCAAAAAAAAATGAAAATTGGACATTTGGTGATTTAATGACGAGTAATCCTACTGCAACACTTGAAGATTGTAAAAAAGAATTAATTTCGTTATTAACTGAGCAATTTAGAATAGAACTTGATAAATATATAGACTCCATGAAAAATGGAGAATAATTAATATCTCCATTCTATGCCTTTAATAACTTTATTATTTGCACACCATCTTGAAATTGTTGATTGATTAACATTTTCAATTTTGGATGCATGTGAAGTAGATTCAAAAACATCGATAATTTCATTGGTGTTTTTATTTATCTTATATACCTTTTTACAAATTACTTCCTTTTGTTTATCAGATAAGCCATTTTCAAGTTTTGTTTTGCTAATTTTATTCTTAGTTTCTTCATCTCGATTCTTTCCTTTCCAATATTTAGGTGAATTTGCTGATAAATATTCTCTTTCTTCTTCAGTTTTTACTTTACCATATTTTTTTGCATCCTCACTACCTGCTTTAGCAATTCTTTTATTAATCCATTCTTCATTTTGGATAATACCCAAATGTGATTTTGACATCTTCTCTAATGTCTCAGTATCTGGAATTGCATTTTTACCACCTAATTCAATATTATAGCCAAATTCTTTATTATTTGAGTTAAATTGTTTAATATAATAAATTTCTTTTTCATTTAATTCATCTAAATCCTTGGCAGTATCAATAATTTTAAATTCAAAGTTATTCCACCCATATTTTTTAAATGCATTGTTGATGTATATGTTTCCATATCCTTTTTCATATTCACGAATTCTATCACGAAATGAACGAATTGTTTGACCAATATATTTTTTATTATTAACATTATTCGTAATTGAATAAATAATTCCAGAAATTTGGTAATCTCTCTTGGGATATTCAATTATGATTGATTTGATAGTGCTGAGATATTTTTTATTCTCTGTTTTACTACCCATAAAATAAAAATATCTTTGTTTTCTATATTGTGGTACAAATATTGCATCGGGGTAATATTTTAAAATTTCATCACGTTTCATGCTACCAATTTTTTTTCTAACCCAACGTGAAAATCTTAATTTACCATTGATAATCACTCCAAATCTAGTTGCCATTTTATTACCATGATAATTGCCACTCATTAAACCAACATAAAGCCAATTTAATGATTGATAAATTGTACCAATTTCACCAGCAGCAGGGTCAACAGTTGCAGTTATTATTCTATACTCAGTATTTTTTTTAATCCATTTACATGCTCTACTTATAAAATAAGATGCAGTGTTTTTTGGTGTCCACCATAAACAAACACCACGACTTAAAAGCAACAACTTGTCCTCATATCCATATTTCACCCAAGCACCAGTATTTTCAGAATATTCATTCCCAAATACTAATACACCTCCCAAGTAGGATTTATCATCAATAATAAAATAAATCCCAAAAAAATATTTATTTGCGAATGGCATTGAGTGTAGCCATTCATATTCAAGTATGATTTTAGTTGCAGTTCCCTTGTCAATTCTCTTAATAATGGTATTGTTTAAATCAATCTTATTAACATCAAAATCTAATTTTTCTGTTAATTCTTTTTCTTTTCTAATTTTATATTGATAAGCAAGCATAGATATATGTGTTTATGCATAAATACGTACAAAGATAAAAAAAGGTTGCATATTATGCAACCTTTTTTATTATTTATTTTACGGCTTATTGTAAATCACCGATTCCGAAAGTCTGAAGACCATCGCAGAAGATTCTACCATAATAACGGTTAAGAACCATTTTCTTTGCATAACGAGTCATGATACCACGAATTGGTGTGAAATCAAATGGGTTATACATAACAGGAGTTAACTGCATTGGGACGTATGGTGCGTATATGTAACCGGTCTCTAGGATACTTGTTCCTTTGTGACCAACCAATACTGTGTTAGCAGGTGAATATGGGTCACGGTAAACGATATAACGTCCACTAAGTGTACCAATTTTCTCAATACCCATGTTATATTTATCTTGCTCTGGAGCAGCGTTAGATACGTGGAAGTATTCAAGGTCATCAAATACTGCACTTACTTCAGGAGATACTACTACCCAAGATGCGCCACCACGAAGAGTTGCTTTGTGGATTTGAGCAGAAATCTGGTTGATCTTTGTGATCAATGTCTGATTCCAGTCTTTTTGAGTTCCGTAGTATGTGTTAGATTGTCTACGAAGACCGTTGTAGTCCCAACGAGCAGTCCAAGCAGCACCACGACGTAAGTCACGAAGAATCTCACGGTCAATTTCTGCAGCCATTTGCTCAGAAAGAAGAGCAGTAAGTTCTGCTTCAGCATCGATGTTGTGGAATGCACTAACGTCTTGTGCTAATTCAGGAGTCCACATTGCACGCATTTTACGTGTTTCAACAGAAACAGTAACTTGGTCAAGTTGGAAGGTAACTTCAGCCATTCTTGAATCTTCTTCAAGGTCTGAATAACTTCTGTATTCGAAGAAGAATGCAGGAGCAGTAGATGCACTCAATGGTTGGTAACCATTAGTTCCAGCGTATTGGATGTCAACTACAAGAACGATATCGCCTTGTTTGTTAACGATAGCCTGACCATATTTCTGAACCTTTACGTTGAAAGGAAGAGCAGTGCCAGCAGGAAGATTCTGATCAGTGAAACCAGCAGGTGCTACGAAATCAGCGTCAGAAGTAATTTTCAAACTTGCAAGGAAAGACTCAGTGTCCATCTGAACACCAGCAGGACCTACTAATTTGCCAGAGTCTGCTACCAAGAAACCATGAATAACAACTTGTACAAATTTATCGCCATATGTCCAAGAACCACCAGTTGTTAAACCAGTATGAACGAACATTTCACCTTTTGAACGGTCAAACAATGAAGTACCTTCATTTGCATATTCAGTTGCATAGAATGCATCATATAATGAACGAGTTTCGAACTGTGTTCTCTCGTTTACAGGAGCACTAGCAGCATTTTGGTATGCGCCATCAGGTGATGTGTGTTTCAAACCATCAGTAGTTGTGTGAGTACCATCGAGTACACGAACACTTGCTTTTGGGTTGATGTAGTACAATTTACCAATAGGTAAGTTAAGTGCCTGTACAGACACGATGTCATTTGCCAAAAGTTTAGCAAATACCCTACGAATAACGGGGAACGCAACAGTTTCGAACTGTCCGCTTGATGTAGAGTCAGAAGACTCATTAATCATATAAGATAACTGGTTTTCGAAAAGTTGTGCACAATTCTCTTTCACGTTACCATCTAATCCCTCTAACAAACCGATTTTTTCCCAACGGTTTGTTGTAATTTCTCTTTGTTCACGAAGTTGTTTCAATCCAATATTACCAACTTCTGCGCTTTCTGTTAAAAATCCCATTTTATTAAATTTTTTTGGTTTTTTATTTAATTATTTTTTTGCCTCTGTTTTCTACGTATTCGATCAAACCTCTCATTTTCTGAATATGTTTGTCGTTTGCGTAGGCAGTTTTTTCCACCACTTCATCAATAATTTGCTTAGAAGAAGGTTGTATAGAAGCAGATACTTTATTCTCCATGCTTTCAGTAATAGTTTTCTTTCCTTCTTTCATTTCTGATAAGAAAGATTTGTACTTTTTCTGTGATTCGGTGATGTTATCAATTTTCTTAAATTCATTGATAATTTTTATTTTTTCATCTTGCGTAAGTGCTAAACTTTCATTTACAAGAAGATTGTTAACGTTAGCCAAATTGGTGTTGAAAACAGCCATTTCTTTTAATTGATTACGATATTTTTCAAGAGCATTTTTGTAATTTTCAACCAATGCAGTTACATTTTGGTTTGCTTTCTTACTTTCATTCAATTTCTTAGTTAATTTCTTATTCTCTTCAATCAAAGTAGTAAGTTTTTTGCTTTCCTGCATTGCATCACGTCTCCTGCTTAATTGCTGTGGACTAACGTAATTATTACCGGGTAGGTGAGCAGAAGATTCAATTTTATTAGCAGCATGAGAAATACCAAGTGCTTCTTCAATACCTTCTTCTTGAGCACCGCCAAGAACTGCATTGATATCATCATCTGTAATAACATCTTCTTCAGACATCATAGGATTAAATCCTTCTTCTTCCTCTTCCTCCTCTTCTTCAGGAGTATACACTTCTTCCTCTTCTTCAGGAGTATATACTTCTTCCTCTTCTTCTTCCTCTTCTTCAGGAGTATATACTTCTTCCTCTTCTTCTTCCTCTTCTTCAGGATTCATGCTCTTGATCATTTCATCAAGTTCATTTCTCATGCTTACGAGTTTTGTGAAAGCATCGCCACCTCTGCCAAGGGGTGATCCACCTTTTTGTCTAGGTAAACCTTCCATACCTTGGAGTTCTTCACCCAAACCTTCCATTTCTGATATTTCTCTCTCAATTTCATCAACAGTAATAAGTTGGTCGTCTTCTTCAGCACCGTCTAAAGCACCATCCAAATCAAGTTCAGTAATATCGAAGTCTTCGGTTAAATTAGAAATTGGTTTTCCGCTTGACGGTCCTTTGAGTTTATCTTGGAACGCTACGCCTTTTTCCAATTTACCTTTACCTTGATTGGGAGTTTTAGTCTCAACATCGCCCATGAAATCTTTTTCACGTTCTTCTTCGATTTTAGTTTTAGCCTTGTCTTTAAAAGGATCACTTTTTCCAACAGTATCAGTGATTTTAACATCTTCTGCTACATTTTTTGGTTTTGTGTCAAAAGGATCGCCTTTACCAACAGTATTTGTGATTTTCACGCCTTTTGATGTTACTTTAACATCTTCGTTTTTTGACTTTGGAGTCTCTTTTTCGTTTTTCATATCAGATTCTTTATTTGATTTAACGTCATCTGATTCCTCAGATTCTTCTATTGCATCGTCTAATTTTTTATAAGACTCTTTTGCTTTATTTTTATTTATTTCTTCTTTTAATAATTTGTTGAAGTTGTCAGGAAACTCATTTGCCAATTTATTTTTGGCTTCAATTTTCGCTGCTTCCGTAATTGCATCATAATCAATTATGGCTTCTTTAATTATAGATGATTTTTTTTCGTCTTTCATGATATTTTATTATCGTGCTAATACTATAATTTTTATATAAATACATAATCTTTGCGAAAAAGTATTTTTTTTTATAAAAATCTTGCATATTTAAAGGATTATCTTTATCTTATGCAAAATTTTAGTCTAAAAATCTATTAGTAGCATTTATTATTTTCATTTCATCTTCTTTGAGATACAAACCATTTGATTGTTTTACGTATGTTTCACCAAATGTGCCTTCACTGCCTTTATTTGGAAATAAATAAGCACCAAATGTGCTTGGAGATGAAACTAGGTCGAAACCAATTAATTCAAAATCACCCTGTACCAAATTTTCGCCATTAACTTCTTTCAATGTTCCAACACCACGTGATGAAATACCCAATCTTATTTTGTTTTGTAGATAAAGAACAATTTTATCGCCAATAACTGAGCAAACACCATATTTAATGAACCCGGGTGATACGATAATTTTTAACTCTCCAAACAATACGTTCTCTTGTTCACCCTTTCCCCACCACATTTTTGTAATCATGTGTGAGATATTTTGCAATGAAATAATACTGCTGTCTGGATGGTCTGCTTCAGAAACCGCACTATTTGAATCAATTAATTTTTGATATTCATTGACTTGTGGGATTAATACATCTTTTGGGTAGATACGACCATTTCTATTTTTCACACCCCATTTTTGCAAAATACATGGAATTAGAACTGGCTCATTTGGTTTTAATTGAAAACTTTCGGTAATTATTGCTGGGTTTAAGTCATGACCAATGTATCCAGCATCTTGTTCTATTAAAATACCGAATCCTAATTGACCTGCCTGTAATATGTTACTCATACTAAATCTCTTTTTATATAAATAGTATTAATTATCAATTTTATATTAATACAATGATTCAACTTGATTTTCTTCCAGTTTTGCGGAGGTGTTGTTATCATTTTCAATGAATATTTTGGTCTCCAGATTACTCAAAACATTGTTGATTAAAATATTCATCTCCTTTAATTTTTCAATTTTCTTTGACATTTTCTTTGGTTTATTTGATTTTATTATTTTATTATGATGTGTTGTTGAATTTCTTCAAGCATTCTAATTATCTTTTCAGATTCAATTCTACCAAACTTATCACTCAAATCTAATAATGTCGAAACACCACCCAAAACATGTAATGTCTCTTTTTCAGATTCAATCCATTGGCGACTTTTTTCTTCTTCACGCTTCAACATTTCAAGTCTTATTTTTTCAAGTGCATCACAATGTTCTTTTCGTATGTTATTTAATTCGGTGGTATGTTCATTGCGCAATAATTTTTCCTCCACAGATTTTCTGGTAATAGTTTTTATCATGAAAAAAATTGCAACAACTGCCAATAATAATAAACCGATTAATGTGTATAAAAATATATCACGAGTTATATCGAGATAAGCCATCTGAGATGCTTGATTAGTCGAAGTAAGCACTTGCAATAGTAACATTATATTCGTTTTCCAATAAATAGTTAAAAAACTTCCAAATACCATATAATTTTCATATTTTCTCTTATATTGTATTTATAGTAAAAATCAATAAAATGGCAAGTAATAACGTAGTTTATATTGAAGACCCTAATAGTGTGAACATTAATAATAATATGATAAATGCAATTCCGCAATATCAAGACATGCATATTTTTGCGGAATTAACAGCAAAAAGAAAAGGTAGAACTGTATTAGTATCTACCGAAGGTCATACTTATGAAACAAAAAAAACTGGATTAGAAGATTCGTTACTTGTTAATTTTTTAGGTGTAAATCAAAATGCTGACAGTCCAAATTATTTGAGATTTACTACAAATTATTATGATGGTAGTACTGGAAACGAAACACAATATGAAGGATTCGGCATAACCAGTATAAAAACATTAATCAACTCATCATTCATTCCACAAGTAAACATACAATTTGTTGATATTAGGGGGGTTACTTTCTTTAATCAAGAAAATTCTCCATATAGAGTATTGTTTGATTTTCCACCACCAATTTTTAATTTAAAAATAAAGGGGTATTATGGAAAAACATTGGAATATGATTTGCATTTAGTAAAATATACTACTGAATTTAAAGCAGAAAATGGTAATTTTATTATCGATGCACAATTTGTTGCGCTTACATATGCACCACTAAGTGATGTATTGTTCAGATATTCAATTAATTTTCCATTAATGTTAAGCGGAAACACATCAACGCCAAGTACTGAAACACCACCAAAAAATACAAACGATTTAGTTTTGAAACTAAAAAATTTATATTCAGCAATTAGTGATCAAATAAAAACAGACGAGATTAGTACTCAATATGATAATACGTTGAAAAAAATTACACAAAATGCCGAATTGCTTGGAATATTATCTAATTATAAAAATGATTTGAATGAAAAAGGAACTGCGTATATTTTTGTTAACGATATTTCACAATCGGAAAATCAATATCTCACAAGAACTAGTGATCAAATAATGTCTAATGTATTGAATAATCCCGCAACAGAGGTAAATGCGGAATCTATTATAACTCAATTAAATACATTATCAGATTACGATAAATATGTAAAGGAACTTTCATCATATACATTACCGTCAAACTATGTGAATAGATTATATATAGGATATATGATAGGTGTAAATAGACCACCTGCAGTTTTGAACAATGCGACTGATATGAATAATGCATTAAAAACATATAGGGGATTGCTTTTAAAAAGAGTTAAAGATGCAACAACAACAATTAAATTTTCTGATGATGATATATTACAGCCGATAACATTTAATAATAATTACAATATTACAAATGGCACATATATTAGTGATGGAACTACAAAATATGTTGCAATCGATGTTACGAATTTTTATTTGAAATTATACAGACAAAAAGTTGAATTGGATAAAAGTAAAACTGCACTGAGTTCAACAATTAATACCAAAATTAATAGTATGATTTTGAATCAGTTGGGTATGCGACCAACAATTTATAACATATTTAAAATACTTTTGGATGATGTTGATATATTTTTCAAAACAATGAAAGAAACATCTGATCGTGCAGAAGATCATCATGAAAAATATAAAAATATAATTGCGGGAAGTCAATTAAGGGATTCTGGAAATAAGGCAAGTGAAAAAATATATTCCTTTCCATTGCTAATTGACCAAAAGCCAGTTACTGGTGGACTTAGGGAAGAACGTGTATCACCGCAGAGAATTGACAAAATGTTACCAGAACCATTTCCTGAAAGTAAATTGGTTAATGATTTCATTCAATCATTTACTACCCAAAGGCAACAAAATGCTCTTGCAAACATGAAATCCGAGCAAAATGACGATGGTAGTAATAAATGGTTTCCAATTTCTCCAGTAGATTCTCAGTTGGTTGGTAACAATGTTAAAAGTCCCTATGCAGATATTGATACAAGTACTGGTGGTGGGCAACAATCAGTTAATGTTAGTCCAGATGCTAGAATTACACAAGTTTTTAAAATTGTGTTGGATAGATTTTACATGCTTTCGCAAGGATTTATTCCAAATAGTTTTTATGGTAGCACCAGTGATGTGAATAATGCTTATGTTGAACTATATGCAAATTCTGAAGCAATAAATCTAGCGACTTCAGTAACACAAACCAATTATGCATCTGTATTAAAAGAATTTGCATCACAATTTAATGGAAGAGTTGATAATTTCTACAATTATTTAGATGCCAATAAAGAATTTACTGACACATATGCATTTCCAGATAATAGTAAACTTGAAATTAATAATATCTATGTTGATAAGGAAAATCCAAATTACGTTGGTTCAACAGTATACAACAATACCATTGAAGAATTGGTTATAACATCGGGCAGTACCAAACCAATTGATACTTTTGTTAGTGGCATTCAAAAAAGTGGAAGTTGGTTTAGTAGAATATTAGGAAATACTGCTCCTGAACAATCATATGTGTTTACCAAACAAAACGTATTATATGTGAAGGATGATTTTGTTGAAAACAATAAAGTTGTCGAAGCAGATAAAAAGACCAAATACAATGATACTAATCTTCAAACAAGATATTTGGTTAATATGAATACCGTTAAAAGACCGAACAATGATCCAAATAAGGTAAATGTTTCGGGTAAAAATACCGCAACTCTAGATGCAATGAGTCTGTTGGTTGATAAGGGTAATGCTGCCTTTACTGACATCGGCGGTCCAGTATCTCCATATGCCAATAAATTAGATAGTTTTTCAAATATTATCGATACTTGGGTAGAACAATTATCAAAAAATAATAACGATGATGCAATATTCACCGATGATTCAATAATTAATCAAGAAAGTACTGCATTTAATATTAAATTGAGTGTATTACTATTTTCATCTAATTTTGGATATACTTTAAGTCCATTCAACAACTCACCGAAAAATTTAAATAAATTTGTATTTCAAAATACTGCAGCAATTGCTGTTCCAAATTATCTTCCTCCTTATATTGGTGTATTAGCAAATGCTAATAATGAATTTGTATCACAAATTGCTGATTTTTATCTAACTGGCTCTGGAAAGTATTTAGACAGTGCTGGTTTGTATTCATTTGCAGATATTCATGATATTAATGCTTATTTATCAACTAGGGATAAATATCATTATATGGAAAAATATGGATCATTTGTTACAACATATAGAAAAGATATTTTACCGCAAATTTCAAAATTATATGATGATGCTAAAGCAATGATTGCTACGGGCAGTACAAAAAGTGATGCATATAGGACTTTATTAGACCCCAATTCGAAAAAAAATCAAGGCGGTAAATATTTTTCATTAATCATTCAACCATTGTTGAAAGAAGTTAGCATTCTTTGTTATAGTCAGAATAGTTTTAGCAGTGCAACAACGCCAGCAACATATACATCATTAAAAAGTACCAACACAAATGCAAGTAAAAAGGCAATAAATGATAAATATTTCAAATTATTTTTCAGTAAATTAGTTCAAACAATTGCAGATAAAGAAAAGCAACAAAAAGAAACTGAAGACGAAAATAAGAAATTAACTGGTGATGAGGATGTTATAAATCAAACATATTATTCATTCAAAAATATTAATGATAAGTGGCTATGTAATAATAATTATACGTCTACACATGGATATCCATTTGCCAAAGATAAGAGATTAATTGATTTGTTTGCATTCGTTGACAGAGCAATGAACCCAATTGGTGATACTATACTTAATGCAGAAGCGTTGATTACATTATCGGAAGATACAACCGTTTCTATATTTAGTGTTATATCAACATTATTATCGCAAAATGGATTTATATTTTTTCCAATACAAAATTTTATGTCGTATACTGAACAATCATGGAATGATTGTTTCAAAATAGATGTTGATGGTACTGTACCACAAACACCCGCATTTATATGTATGTATGTTGGTGGAACTGCAAGTTATCCAACAGATGTTGGTGGAGGATTTAAAAATGACGGCATTGAAGACATTGGTAATACTGATCTTTCCGATTTTAATACCAAACCAGAAAATCCTGTATCTAGCGATGATAATCAGGTTGAAGGAACTGGATTTAATTTTTACAGACAAGTAAGAGCGTTTAAAGTTAAATTTGGTCAGCAAAATCAATCAATGTTTATTGATGTAAAAATTGACAGTAAAGAATATCCAGAAACCAATGAATCATTAAAAATTCTTTCAAAGTTAGCGGGAGATAATAAATTAAATGCACCAATACCAAAAGGACAAAATTTGTATAATGTTTATGAAAATAGAGCATATAGGGCAACAGTAAATGGATTTGGAAATGCCATGATTCAACCAACACAATATTTTCAATTAGACAACATACCTATTTTTAATGGTGCGTATTTAATATTGTCCGTTGAACATACAATTGAGCCAAATAAAATGATGACTTCATTTTCTGGAACTAAGATACTTAAATATCCAGTCCCAAGAGTATTGAATCCATCTGCAATTATTGGATATGATGGTGGAGATTCCAGTGAAACACAAACGATTGCTTCATCATCTGCTGGTCAAATTGGAACTGGTGTTTCAGGTAGTGTTACTCTGGGTACTGGAACAAATAATGTCGCTGACAAAGCCAAATATAATTCAATGTATACTTTTAAAATTCAGTAATTATGGCATATGTTAAATTAACAGTTGATGGTAAAAATTTTATAAAAAAAGCCTGTGGAACTGGAACATCAAAAATAATAGGTAAAAATAAATATGTTTTGCCGTATTGTAGTCCAGAAACATCCCCAAGTAAAACATGGGAAGCAAAGGCAATGCACAAAGGCATATTGATCATGAATAATGAACAATTAGCCGAAGCACTGATTGATTGGTACGATACATATGGGATGGAATATCAAATGGATGCTAATGTTCTAGCAGCACAGGCATTTCAAGAATCAGGATATGTAATATGGAATTATGCTAAAACAAGTACCGCTTCTGGTATTAGTCAGTTTATTAGCGGTACTGTATTTGATGTTATATTAAATAGCAGTAAATTCACACCAGCAGAAAAAGCAGCATTAACAAAAGGATTGTCGGGAAACCTGTTAAGTCTTGCCACATTTAAAGTTTCGGAGTTAATTGGTAGACAAAACAGACCGATATTACACCAAAACATTATTGATAATCCTGAAATAATGATCAAAGCGCAATATGTGTACATGAAACAGATTGCAAATAAAAATTCATTGACAAGCAATGCACTTTTCGGATATAATCGAGGACCGGGTTACATCCGACCAGCATATAGTGATTCAATTGCTGCTGCAGCAAGTAAGGGAGACGGATATGAAAATGAGGGAATAGACTATGTTTATCAAATATTTAATATACTTGGAAACAGGGAAAATTCAAGATTATATGGATATTATTTTGGATATGATTTTTTGGGGATGAATAATACATTCAATAATTTCGAAGCGGATATTGCGGAAAGTAATAATAGAGGACATACATAAACAAAAAGAGTTACTTTACAGTAACTCTTTTTTTAACTCGTGTAGACTAATTATATCATCATTAACACTATTTTTATTATACTTCATTTCTTTTATTTTCTGAATTGCCTTAGTTATATTGTCTCTAACATTGTCGCTATTTTTTCTCTCTAAAATTAGTAAATTTTCATCCTTATAATATTCTAATAATTCTTCTTTTTCATTATCACCATAACTAATAAGTTTATGAAATAAATTCCTATCATTTTCGTCTAACGATTCATATTTTTCATTAAATTTATTAACCGCAATTTCAATAACATGTTCATTAATTTCGGCTGCTTCAATACTTTCAACCAATTCTTTCTTTGGTTGCTTTATGTGATTCAAAACAGTTGTAAATGATTCATGCATGCAATCAACATCTACGTCATCATAATCTTTAAGAGATTCTTTAATCAAATTATCTATTGCATTGTATAACAATATCATATCATTATTTTTTGGTATTGCATTTTCATTAACAAATGATTTTAATTTTTCATGCTCTTTATTAATTTCCTGCAATGTGTATACTTCAAATAATTTAATATTATTATCAATATAGCGAGTTGCTGTTACATCATTTTCAATGTGTTTATTTTCAATGTTATCAAACACTTTAAATTCTAATTGTAATATTGGTGAATTTTTCACTATATTGATAAAATCAGAAGTCATTTTCTTTGATTCTTCAATCAAGTTATTATTAAAATAAGAATCTTTCAATTTATTTGAAATCATGAAATTAACAATTCCTATATTGATATTTTTCATACGATTTGATTTGATTTATTATAAATACTATAATTAATTGTAAATGTTTACTATATTTTATTTATGTGGAAAATAGTTAAATTATTCGCTTACATCAATGTTCTCAATATCCTCAATATTAATATCTTGTGCTTCACTAAATTTTTCAACGTTCTTATTTATGCTTTTACCTGTAGATAATAACTTATCGATCTCTGCAATCATCTCTTGAGCATTCTTATTCAACTTTTCATTTATTTCATTATTTTCGTTAATTATCTTCTTGTTCTTGATTACTTTTTTATTTTCGGGTACGTTACTTGATCCAAATACCATATTTTCAACATGTTTGGTAAATTCATCAACGCTTAATCTACCTTCAGCAACTGGTGGTAATCCACCACCTAATTCAGGTGCACCTCCTAATTCAGGTGCTCCACCTGCTGCACCTCCTAATTCAGGTGCTCCCGTTGGAGGTAATTCACCACCGCCTAATTCAGGTGCTCCCGTTGGAGGTAATCCACCACCGCCTTCAGTTGCACCAGTTGTAGGCAATCCTCCTTCTGGTGATGCAAATCGTTTATCAATATCCGCAAATAAACCAGATGCTTTAATTTTAACTGGTGCATCAACAAGTTCTTGTTGTACAACTTTTTCCATTTTCTGCTGTTTCAAGTCTTCAACAATTTCTCTATCACTCATATTGAAAATCAAACGTTTTGCATTGGTATGTGACATTGCTGCAATACCTGCTTCACCACGTGTTAATTCGGCATATGTCTGTGCTTTATCACGCATTAATTCAGATTTCAATAATTCTTGTTGTATTGATGGGTTTGTAAGTGTTAATTGAAAACTATTTAAATCTTCGCCACTATAACCCAATAAATACAAATGAACCATCGCCATTTTATTGAGTTCTTGTATAATTGCTTGTTGAATACGATTTACTTTCTTGGCAAAACGTATGTCATATTGTGCCATGTTTTTTCCAGCACCTGCTGCGTCTTGGAAACTTAGAAATGGTTTCGGAATGCCAAGACCAACAAATAAATTATCTCTAAGATATTCAATATCGGCAATTGCATCTAGATTATTTGCACCTTCCAAAGTATCAATACCTGTTTGTGAGTTGCTATTTCTCATTGGTAAGAAATAATCCTCATCATTTCCTAATATGTTAAAACGATAGTCGATTTGTCCGTCATTTGGAGCAACTTGTGCAACCTTTTTAAATTTGGTTGCAACTTTGTAGATGTATTCTTCAATATCTTCTTCGTCAATGTTTCCAACATCAATTTTGAAAACTTTCTTTTCACCAGCACGAATAATACGATATGTTAACATCGCATCTTCTGCCATAACTAACTGTCTGAAAACTCTACGAACCTTATTTAAAACAGACGAACCATATGGAAGATACTTGTCATCACCCAATAATCTGAAGTGTGCAATTTCAAACACATTGAATTCATCACCTGTCATTCTTTCTTTGAACTTAACAATTGGTTTGCCGTTTTGAATTCTTTCAAATCTTTCAATTTCATAGTTAACCAATTGTTTTACGTGTGAAATTCCTTTTTTCCTTTCACCATACATTAAAACAAAATTATCACCATATTTTACTGTATTTCTCACCCAGAAAGGTAAATTAACATTCACGTTAACAATATCATAGAAAAATTCTTCCAATAATAATTTTATTCTTTCCTTAGATGAATATATGTTAAGCATTTTACCATCAATACCAATTGTGGTTGCTTCTTCCATGAATAAATCCAATGCACTCGAAATAATTGGATAAAATTCCATACCTTCATAGTCGATGTAGGCTGGTAATCTGGCTGCTTCATACTGCAATGCTTTTTGAAAACCCCTATCAGTAGTCCTGAAAAATTTATTTTGGAGTTCTCTTTTTTGTTCTAATTCTAATCCTTTTTGACGTATTTCTTCAGGACTATTACCTTTAATGATAACCTTTGTGTCTTTAACGGGTTGTGTTGAATTAGGCATAGGTGTTTGGTCTTGAAATCCAAAACCATCAAGATTTAACATTTTATTTAATTCTTGATATATCGTTCCTTTTTTTTCCTGTTCAGCCATTTTTATAATTTATTATAGTTTTTTATAAATACTTTAATTTTCACGAAAAGTTCGTTTTAAGTATAAATACATTCTACATTCTGTTTTTCTTATCTAAACCACTAAATAACCATGCATTTGCAATATATGGATTTAAACTTGATGCGTTACTTGGCGACATCATTGGCTTGTTTTTAGTCATGCCACTATTTTCCATTTCTTTTATATCGTTATTTGTGATAAGAGCATTAATCAATTTTTCCGAAATTCCTTTACTTTGTTTGAATCTTGCCATATCAAAATTCAATACAAATAATCCAATTGATAATCCCATGATTGAATCATCGTGGAAAGATCGTTTATGGTCAGCAACACGGTTTCCAGCAACGGTGACAAAAGTTTTTAATTCATTTAATAATCTAACTGATCTCACAATGACATCTCCTAAGTTAATTGCTCTTTGTAATTCCAATAATACTGATGCACGGTTGTTACCGATGAAGAAACCGGGTATTAAATCCACAACCATTGTTGCACCGTCGCCCATTGTTTTATGACCTTTCTTGACATATCCCTGAAGTCTATCTCTCGACGGTTTGTGCGTAACTTCTGCATAATGAACACTATCATACCCTGTCTCAAGTAACTTTTCAATGGTTTGAATTCCCAATCCACCTGTGATATCAACAACGCAATACGCATTATTATATCGTCTTCCATATTGGTATGCTATTTCGGAAAGCATTTGCGGTGTTACTTTTCCATAATATTCTGCAACTTGCTCAACTTTATGTCTTTTGATTTTAACTTTTTTAACTTTATCGCCCTTTTTAACAACTTTTTCTTCGACAAATTCAATTGTTTTTAACATATTGATTGTTGAATTATCTTCACCGTGTCCTGATGATGCGTCAATCGCCATAATGTAGTCTTCACCAGCCAACGGGTCTTCCCAAATCCACATATTATTATCGATATATTCTTGGCGGATTGGTGTTCTAACTTCTTCTTCCTGAATTCGTTTTAGATATTCTTCAGCAATAAAGTTATCTCCAGAACCTAAGAATGAACACAAAAGTTCTTGTGCAATTTTACGCATATCACCGTTTGCATCACGAACTTGTTCTTCAAACCAAGGTGAACTTGCTTCCCAGCCATCATCCATTAATTGAATTCTTCGCTCTTTGCTCCAATTTTCGTCTTCGATTCTAATTTCGTTTTGTTTGCCTTTATTTTTCAACCAAGACAATTCTTTATTATATCGAGGATCATTATACCACCATAATTCAACTGCTTTGAAACTATTTTCACCTCTACGTGCACCGTCAAAGTGTTTGTAAAACACTGCATCCAATCCTGATGGAGTACTAACCATAATTGCACCACCACCAGTACCCAATGTTGGTTTTGCAGCAGTCCAGAATTTATCTCCTTTTTCCGTCCATGCAGTCTCATCCCAGAAAATTAATGTTGGTGTCATACCACGAAGACCACCTTTTGCAGAAAACGCACCGAGTCTTGAATTATTGTCGTAAATTTTTAATTTCTGAGTGTCTTTGAAATTACCATCACTTTCACGACCAGTTTTAGGTCTTAACCAAGCGGGACATCCTTCAATGAATAAAACAACGTCACTCATAATTTCATCACGAGCAGTTTCAAGTTTGTCTGCAATGATTGCAACCTGTCTATTTACATTGAACATTATGTACCATGCAATATATGCACATGTCGTTGTAGAAATACCTGCCTGACGATATTTGTTTGCAACAACAAATCGATTGGCTTGATATGTTTTTATAAGTTCTTTTTGAAAATCAAATAAGCGGAATGGCACTATTTGACCAGCAACTCCTTGTGTTTGGTCGAAAACTGTTAAATATGTTTCAATAAAATATATTGGGTCTGTTGCACAATGAATATATTCGAATTCTTGTTCTAATAATGTTAATTCATTCGCCTTTTTTGCAACTCCATCTTTAGTGATTACAATAGGCTCAACTCTTCCAGTTTTTTTTCTTATTTCATCCGCTAATTTTCTAAGTTGTTCTTTTTCTTTATCTCTTTGCGAATCATAGGGGACAATTGGAACGTGTTCTGGAAATATATCGTCCTTGTCTTGAATATTGTCTTTATCAACGCTCATTTATAAAATTTTATAATAAATACTATCAACTATATAAAACCGCAGGGCGGGATAGATATCTAGACCTACCCCGCCCCGAAACTCCTTCTCGTTGGAGATGAGCAAATGCCGAAAATGCTTAACATTTTCTTTCCTGTTTTACTGCATGAGTAATCAGTTAGTATAAATACTAGAACTTAATTGAAGAAGTTTCAACAAACTCATTATTTTTCAAAATGATTTTTCTAGCACTTAGCATATCTTTAATTTTTGCTAATGTCATTCCATAATGAAAAACCAATAATGGTAACTCATCATTATCTTCTTCAAACATTTTTTCATAATCACTAAATCCATTGGGTTTGTCGTCATCAGTACGTTCAATTTCGTATGCCAATGCGTGAATTGTGTGATACCCGTGCATATATTCTCTATCCACTGATTCATGTAAACAGAATAAATCAAATGAATTGGTTTTTAAACTAATAACAGCGTTGATATATTCTTCTGTTGGCGGTGCTGCATTGTCACATGCTGGCGCAATGTCCCAACACCAGCCTTCAATATCAATATTAGTTTCATCTAGTGAGAATATGAATTCGTATAAGCCTTCGTTTTTTGAATTATATCCAATCTTCAGAATATAAATCAATTTTAATTTATTATCTTCGTAATTCATATGGTAATTTTTCCATAAATACATGGAAATAAAAAAAGCCACATAATATGTGGCTTTTCGTGATCATTTAAACTTTTTTACTTTAAAAATTTCGTTTTATAAGATTCAAATTGTTTATCGATTGCTTCATCTAATTTTTTCAATGCTTCAGATTTTTTACTTTCATTTAAACTTGCTTTTCTTAATCCTGCTTTTTCTTCAAGACGTGTGCGAATGTATTTTCTCAATTTAACTTCAGATTCATTTATTTCAGTTTTTTCATCCACTTTTTTCTTTGTTTTTTCAGCACCTTCTCTTTTAACGCTTTTCCACATTGCTGCAGCAGCAACTGCTTTGGGGTCTTTAGCACCACCTTTTTCAGCAGCCTTTTCTACTTTCTCAAAACCTTTTCCCTTTTTACCAATGTCTTCACCTTTTTTTGCTTTTTTTACAATTTCAGATTTCTTTTCTTTTGATAAACCTGCTGATGGTTTCTTTGATTCTTCAACTGCTTTTTTATCATAGTCTGAAGTATCTTTCATTTTTTTGTTACCCAATTCAAATGCACCACCTTTTTTAGTTTTTGCTAACTTAGCGGTGAAAGCATTTCCTTCTGCTTTTACTTTTGCTTCATTCATTGCTTTCTTGAGTTGTCTAAAAACTTCATTTAAACCAACATCGACTTTAGTTCCATTTTCAGAAGTAACAGTTATTGTTGTTGGAGCACCACCTGCTTTAACAACACCAGCACCTAAAGTTTGTGCCGCAGGAGCGAATCCTACTTCATCATCCTTTTCGATTTCTTCGTCTTTTTCATATAATGATTGAGTTTGAACACCAGCAGGGTCTGTCATACCTTCTTCTTCAAGTTTCTGTCCTGCAAATGTATTCTTTTTACCAATATTCCATGCTTTTTGTGCACCTACATTTTTCGAAATATTTGCGGGCATACCCTTAATTATATTTCCAACAATTTCTGCTGCTTGTTCTGGTGCGATTGGTTCGCCACCCGCTTTACCAGTAGCAGCGTTCATCGCTTCAATTTTTCCTTTTAATTCGTTTGCTAATTTTGTTACTTGATCAACTTTGGAATTCTGAACTCCTTTGTAATAATCTTGTTTAATGTTTCCACCGACTTCTTTTGCTTTAGCCATTGCTGCTCTTCCGATGTCAGCAACACCTTTTCCTAAACCACCTGCTGCTCTAGATACTCCAGCACCAAACGAACCAAATAATTCATTAAGTTTTGCAACACTTTCTTCTTCAGTTGCTTCGCTCATTGAATTAACTTGTGGTTCTAATTTATCTGCATATTCTTCATGACCATAATCAGATTTTAATTTATTTAGAATTTCTGGATTAACTACTTTAATTACTAAAGCAACGCCATCAAGGTCACCATCATTCATGCCATCATTATGTGCATTTGCATATCCACTGACCAAATTACTTACTTCTTCTTCTCCGCATTCCATAAGTGCTTCTGCACTATTATATCCTCTTGATTCTGCATACATTGCGAAACTTCCACATTCTGAACATCTTTCTTCTTCAATTTCACCTGTTTCTTGAGGAATACTTGCACTTAAATCTTCTTTCTCTTTTTCTGGAACAACATTTAAGAATAATTTTGCAATTCTCTTTCTGTCAATAATATCCATTTCAGGAAGTCTGTCTTTAAGACCTTGTTTAACAATTGCCTTGAAAAGGTCTTCAATTTGTTCATCGCTCAAGTCTTGTGACGCACTTAATCCATATGCCAATTTACCTGCATATTTTTTCAATGTGTTATAATCGAATTCTTCACCTTCTTCAGGTGCTGGAAGTTCTTCACCGCCCATTTCTTCACCACCTTCTGGTTCAGGCATTTCTTCACCGCCCATTTCTTCACCACCTTCTGGTTCAGGCATTTCTTCACCGCCCATTTCTTCACCACCTTCTGGTTCAGGCATTTCTTCACCGCCCATTTCAGGTTCTGGCATTTCTCCGCCACCCATTTCAGGTTCTGCTTCTAAACCAGCAGCCATTTCCTCATCACCTTCTGGTTCAGCCATTTCTGCATCAGTTGCTGCGTCCAAATCGTCCAATTTTTCTTCTGCATTCTTAATTTCTTCACCTGCTTTATCTTCATTTAACCTTTTTTTGCTTCCATTAGCATTTGGCTTCAAAGTAAACGCTTCATTGATTGTGTGAAGTAACATGTTTCTTTGTTTATCTGCTTCTGCCAAAGATTTGTATTGGTAGTTTGTAATATTCTCCAATCCACCAATATATGCAAAATCAGATATATTCGGATCATTTTTAATTCCGCCTTTTTTGATATAATAGTGGTGATTTTCTTTAATAATACCATAAGCAACATTATCTGCCGCCCTTTTGTAATCAATCAATGTACCTAATGTACGATTTTGTGATTCTTTTATGCTGATTTTATTAACTTCTGCTAATGTTCTTAGCCTTTCGTAAAACGCATCTTTTGAAGTATGATTTTTCATTTTTATATTTTTAAAAATATTATTATTTACTTTACATTTTTTTATAAATACTTAAATAAGAGCAAAAAAATATCATAGTTACAATATTTCGTAGTTCTCATTCATTATTTTATTCTTAACCAGCATCTCAAATACTTTAGGCGTGATTAAATTTTTTCTCTTATAATCATTAATGATTGATTGATTAGCATTTTTATGCGAAACATTTTCATTCAAATATTTCATATTTTTATGCATGTGTTCTACCATGTCGTAAAAAGTTTTTTCAGATTTCTTTTTTTCGACATATTCAACCAATTGTTGTTTTGTTACGATAAATCTTCTCATAACTCTGGATTTAAAATTTCGTCAACACTCAACTCATGTGTTAAGTAGTTATTTTTTAATTCGATCATTTTCTCCAAATAACCAGTGTTTCTCAACACTTTAAATACAAGATTTTCAATGGAATATTCGCCATTCTTATCAAGACCAGTTTGTCTGTATTTCTTGATTTTATCTTTTAATTTCTTGTATTGGCTCATGAAATTTTTATTATTTTTGTTTGATGCTAAATCGTCAATAGCGTTCATTAAATCTGCAGATTTCAATTGAATATCAGCAGTATCAACGTTAATGATTTTTTTCACTGGCTTTTTAACCCAATCATCTTTCATTAGAGAATATACACCTGTTGAATGATGGGGTTCATTACTATCCTGCAAATACATTTCAACATCAAATCCTTTAACTTGTATCGGAAGATTATCTGCCCAAAGTTGTTTTTTTAATTTAAAAAAGTCACCTACAAATTCTTTGTTTTCTGAAATTTGATCAAAATCCAAAATAATGTGTACATCCAAATCAGAATTTTCGTTATAGTTGAAATTAGCAAGACTACCTGTGAGAATAATATCATTAAATTTGAGACCTTCCATATCAGTGAATTCAATGAATCTCTTGGCATTTTTTAATAGTACTTTTCTTATTTCTGGTTTTAATTTTTGATTTTCTTCCCAAATAAGTGGATTTAATGTATCATGCATTTGAATCGAAGAAACATCGACGTTTTCAGGTTCAATTACTTCTTTAAGTAAATCGCTAACATTTCGTTTTGACCAAAACTTACATGACCAATATCTGGGCGTTGTTTTGTCTTTGGCGGTATCACAATGATGACGTGCACGGAAACTTTTACGTCTTTCAGGATCATCACGCTTAATTTCCATGTTAGGATCACCAAAATTCACCTTTTTGACATTACCAGTACTTGGGTCTTTTACAAAGACTTTGTACTTTTTAACATCACCACGCATTGGCTTATTTAGTTGGACATTTTTTTTATCTTCTGCTTCGTTATACATTGTTATAAATTATTACCAGTTTTTAATCGGAACTTTTGGCTTAGACTCTTCTTCATCCTCTTCTTCCTCTTTTTCAGGAGTTTCTACTTCTTCATCCTCTTCTTCCTCTTTTTCAGGAGTTTCTACTTCTTCATCTTCGTGCTCTTCCTCATCGTCCATTTCACGATCAGCACCCAATTCTTCGCCTTCTTCGTCTTCTTCCTTGGTATGCAACCAATTACAGATTCCACTAAGATGTTCTTTTGCTATTGTAATTTTATCCTGAACCCAAGCAGGTACATCACCTTCAGGTAATTTCTTATATGCCTTTTTTGACATTTTAACAATTTCTTCTAATTTTGCTTTAGAAGATGCACCCTCATTGTCTTCATCAGTTTGTGTACCAACCTGCATATCAACATCTTCGTTAAGTTTTGGTTTGAATGTTTTGTCGAGTCTTCCCATGACCTCGAATAATCTAGTTTTACTATCCTTTTTCATAATTATCTAAATTTTGGTGGTATTATGTTTATTAAATTTTTATCGAAATTATATTTATTGTATTTAATGACGTTATTTAACATGAAAATAATATCTTTTGCGTTATCCTTTTTAATTTTTTTCTCCGCTAATAGTTTATTTATTTTCTCTGCTAAATTTTTTGCTTCTTCACTTGTTATTTCATGCTCTACTGGAAATCCAAAAATATTATTTAACTTATTTTTAAATTTATAATATTTCATAAATACTTCATTTCTAACTCTATTCTTAGTAATGTCTGGAGTATCTAGTTCAAATGTTTGCATTCCATGAACCAATAATGCAAAATTTTGTTTATTTTCTTTGTCATATGCAATTGAATCATCAAGATCAACCAATTGATCAACTTTTAATACTTCTTCTGGTGTATTGAATACGCTTGCAACAGGATAGCCTATTATTCCTTCCAATTCTGGTCTTGAACTACCTGCACTAATATTTAGTTTAAAATTTGGAACTGTATCAATAACATTCTTCATCTTATAAACTAATGGTAATGATTTGGTATACGCATAAAATATTACATCTGGCATTTGCTTCGCTGCTTCAATCCACGCTTGAAGATATGCACCTTTATAAAAATCACCACCTTCATGTATTCTCACATAATCGCTATGACCGTTTAATTGGAAATGATATTTCAGTGAATCAACAATTAATTTTGCTTTTTCTTCGGCAGAATTTGCTTCATTTAATAAATCGTAATTATGCCAATTATTCTCTCTTTTTGCTTTATATTGAACTTCCATCCATGCTTCATAGCACATAAATTCTGCCTTTTCCCCAACTTCTCTCTCTTTACCACTTCTACTGACTTTCATTTTGCATTTTTCTGCATAGGGACAAGTCCATCCAGCAGGCAATGAGAACGTGGTGATTTTCCCACCCAATTTACTATTTTCATTGCTGAATGTCAATACTTTAGATTTTTCCATCATATTTTCGATGGCATTTATAATTTTTTCGTCATTATTTTCTGTTTCGACTAAAAATTTTACTGTTTCATTAAATATTATATTTTCAAGTATAAACATGGTTACAAATCATTTTTTCATAAATACTAAACAATATTTAAACGGATGTAGTATTTATTATAAATTCTTGTGCAAAATGAATTTAGACTGCTTGAACGATATTATTACGGATAGATTGGCAATCCAAATTGACTTAACAAACAATAAGTCATGGGTTAATTTTAATACAAATTTAACTGCATTCAGTTTAACTAAATGGAGTGGTGCTGTTTCAGATAACATTAATTTAATTGATTTTGGATTAACTGAATTTGATAATGGCAGAACAAATATTATGTGGAGTGGTATAACACTTACACCAAGTGATACGTTATTTTCAATGTATAGAGTTGGCTATAACGATGTTTCAAATCCAACAACTGGTCAAACGAGTGGTGTGATTGCTACAACACAATTTCTTCCAATAACTGGAATTACTAGTACCACAGGAAATTATTTCAATCTAAACGGTGGTTATTTACAAGGATTTTTCAAGTTAAATGACTATAACTATGAATTACTTCCATCAAGGTATAACTATGGAGTTACTATCGAAACTGTATTGAATTTATATCCAAATTCTTACGGCATTTTCTTCATGATGGGTGCACGTGCAGAAGACAAATACAATCCATATTTTTCTGGCGAGACAATCACTGGTTTAACTAATACAACTGGCGTAACAACAAGTCTCGATAATTATTTAGATGCTCTTGTTGGAAAAGAAGTCACTAAAAAGTCTTTCATATATCCAGAAGACAATAAAGAAACTGTGTATTCAGAAACACTTCAAGTCAACAACATAAAGAATAATGTAATATCGTTTGAATTAACTGCCGATAAGAGATTGGCATATAAATATATTAATGATAAGGGATTAATCATAACAAATTCATCCCCAACAATCATAACGGCAACAGGCTTCACGATGATTGATGTAGTATTTACCCCAGATACAACATTCACAACTCCAATCCAACTTGAATGCGCACCACAGAGAACAGGTAAATTAGTTTTCTATGTAAACGGTCGATCAGTTTGGATTGTTAATGATTTTCCAGAATTCTATTTTCATGGGTTTGATAATCAAAAAGAAAAACAAATCGGAGTACCATACTCAATTAGTTGGGGTGGTGGTTCGTTTGGATTAAAAAATTCTTGGCATTACGATTATCAAACATATGTAATGTATAATGGTCAGGACACTAATTATATTAATAGTAATTTTATTGTTCAAGAAGACCCAACCATTGGTAATAATCTATTGAGCGAATTGGTTTTGAGTGCTGATAGTAATACTTTCGACTATACGGTCATGAATGTTGAATATACAGGTGGCACGGGAAACACATATTACATTAAATTCAATCACCCTATTTCAATTTTATCGAACAGAGATTATACCGTTGATTTATGGATTTATGATGACGGATTTTTCAAAAATACTGACAGCAGTGGCAATACAGTAAATAATAAAATATCAATTTTACCATATAGCGATACTGTTGATATTAGTGTTGTTGATGATACCGAATATATGTATCCGATCATAAATGAAAATGAACTTATATTGCAGGGACTTGGATTACATCCTTATCCAGATGGACAAGAATTTGAATACATTTACAGTGACGGTATCATGTATTATGGTGTGAGTGGATTGCCTGTTATTGATCAATTTGGTAATTTAAGCAATTATGGATACGCATCATCAATCAAATTATCAGGAAGTACAAATCAAAAGAGTATTGTAACAGGTCAAGGTGGTTGGAAAAATTTGAAGAGTACATTTAGAACACCAGACAATACTGGTCAAAAATTTGTAAGCATAGGTTTATTGATTGAAACTAGTGACGTTCCAAATATTGACAAATCATTGTTTGTTAAAGATTTTACATATACTGCCGAAGATATTTTGGTTCAAGACAGCAGAAAAAATAATTTAACTATCGAACAAAACTTTGATTCTGGATTTGTTGGTGGAATTCAGAAACTACGAATATATGATAATGGATTAACTTCAACGGAAGTTTTACATAATGCATTAATTGAATCTAAGAAAAATCCAAATATTGTAGTAAGTAAAGGTGGAAGAATTATAAATCGTTAATTTATGAGTAAATTATCTGAAATATATGAGGGATGGAAAAATCTAACATTTCCAGACCCAGAAATTGAGAAATTAGCAAAGAAAAGAATTAGGATTTGTGTCAGAAATAAATGTGATCATTTTACTGATTTAAAAATATGTAACTTATGCGGATGTTACATGCCAGCAAAAGTGAGAAGTCCTCATTCAAAATGCAATGAAGGTTGGTGGTGATTATTGTTTGCTTGATGTGACGGTATATGTGTCTTCCAACGCAACGCCACTAAAAGTATTATCTTCCAAAACAATTTTGCAATAATTATCAATAACCAATGGTTCACCGTTGATTATTAATTCAAGTTTTCCACTTAATGTTGTAATGCTTTTAATATAATCTCTTTTTTTATGCTCAAACACAGTATTTTTTGGAATATAGTGAAAAACAATTATTTCATCCACATCGTTCTTATTTGGAATTATTTTATATTTAATATTTTCATTATCACCGCAATTATCCCATTCACTAAAAGAACGAAGAATTATTCCGTCATTGAGTTCGTGAATGGAAGTAAATGATCTTATTAATTCTTCTTTTCTCTTATCTATTAGAGCATCAATTCTTTTTAATATGTCTGCCTTTTGGTTATTCATCTCTAATTAGCAATATGGAACATTTTTTACAGAATCTTTTGCATCCGATGTTCTAAAATCTGCCCCAGTATAACTGTAAATATAATCGATTGTGTAATGTTTAATAAATAATGATTGTATTTTCATTGGTGCTTTTTTAAATGCAACAAAATCAATTTGATCACCGTCTGCAGTACTCAAAGTAACATCAATATCGCTCCAATTAAAATAATTAAACCATGCTTCGGCAGATGGGGGAGTATCATAAGTACCTCGATCTGTTCTCTCACCCATACTTATACCAACATCATCACTTGTGAAATCTAAATTAAATTTAATAGGTTCTTTGGTTTGATCATATTTGTAATCAATGATTAGATAATATTCAATAGAAAGGCTATTTGCATCTTCAATATCTCCTTCCCAATTGCCACCAATTCGTGAATCATAAACTTCAATTTTTACATTTTTGTTCAATAATGAATCACAAATGAAACGTTTTTGAAATTCTTCATTACTAAGTAAATCAATATTTTCTTTCTCTTTTTGATATTCGTCATTACCAAGGAAATCAAAATCTGAAATTTCTTCGTTGATTATTTTTATGACTTCTTTAAATTCCATTACAATGTTTTTCACATAAATACTCATTATTTTACAATAAATACAAAAAATTTTGTAAGGATTTTCATTACAAATTTTCCACTGTTCAGTATTTATTAATAGAAAATCATTGCTTAATCGACGAATTAAGTTATGTCTGGAAAAATCGGGAATGATTTTTAAAATTTTATTGCCAGATAGTGGTTACGTAAAATTTTAAGACTGACAATAATGATTACAATTGCACCATGTTATGTGGTGCAATTTTTTTATAAAAGGATTAAGTATTTATGTGAAACGACTTTGAAATGAAAAAAATTCAAACAAAACAAAATTTATTTGAAATGATGGAAAAAGTGAATCCTGATTTCAAAGCAATAAATGAGGACGATTCATGCTGGAAAGGATATAAGCAATATGGAATGAAAGAAAAAGACGGAAAAGAAGTTCCAAATTGTGTTCCAGTTGATGAACAAGCACCACCACCAGATGTTGCTGCAGCACAAAAAGTAGCACAATCGTCAACTGCGATGCAAACTGCAAACTATCGAATAGATACGCCGCAAGAATTTGAAGCAGCCTTTAAATCATGGTTTAGTACCACTGGATTTAATCCACAAAAAAGACCATTGACAATTTCACAAGCACAGACATTGGTAAGAAATGCAATGATTTCACTTGGATATAAATAAATTTTGAAATTTTTTCAAAAATGTTTGTATTTATGATTTTAATGCATATATTTGCAAAGAAATTTAATTTAGTTTATAAGATGAAAAATTTAGTTAACATAGTTCCACAACCCCAACAGCATCCAAATAATGTTGAATGGGGAAACTATTGCTAAATTTTTTAGAAGAATTTTAGGACAAATTAAACCCCATTCGAAAGATTGGGGTTTTTTATTGCTTTTTTGTAACCTTTAAAAGGATAAAAACGTAAGTTGGTTCATTGAAATTTTGAAAATATTTGAAGAGGTGACTGAATGTTAAAGTTAATCAGGTGAAGGAGAGCCTTGTGCTGGTAAAGTTGGTGTCTGAAACAAGACACTGGTGACTGCACCAAGGGGTGGGGTGAAATACTCACACTGACCTAAAACGAGGCGTAGCAAGTAGTATGTGTATTATTCGGTTGCAAACGGTAATACATTGAACCTGACCAACGCCTATCCTCACTATGTGGGTTAAAGTCCCACCCTCTTCAATTATAATATATAACGGAGTGTAGTACAGTTGGTAGTATGGGTGCTTTGGGAGCATCAGGTCGAAGGTTCGAGTCCTTTCACTCCGACAAAAATAACTACGTGTGGTGTAGATTGGTCAACATGCCTGTTTTGGGAACAGGAGAGATGGTTTAAAAGCCTAACGCAGGTTCGAATCCTGCCACGTAGAGATACTTGCGTTAAACTACCTGCACGTGGTGGTATTGCACAATCAATAGATTGACTAAAGGTTTAACATTCGTTCTTTGATGATATTGATAATAATATTTAAATATTTTTCTGATGTTTGTTCTTTAAAATATTTTTGTTGTGATGTGTCTATAATACACAATCCGATTCCTTGTTCTAAACATTCATGAAATTTGCGATTATCATTATTTTGAATTTGAAGCAATTTATTGTTACCATAAATTGGTTCATAATGAAAAATGCCATTTAATTCAAATGCAAGTTTAAGCGATGGAATATAAATATCAAGTTCTGAATTAATTATAGTTTTATTATTAAATGATATTTCTAAATTAGGAAATAATTTAATTAATTCACACTCAAGATAATTTTCAAGTTTAGACCTACGATTACCAGTTGTTTTATGTGTATTGTTATATTGTGCAGCACAAGATTTTGAGCAAAATTGATTGCCAGTTTTAGAACGACTTATTTGTGATTTTGTTTTTTGAAAAGTAATGTTACAATAAGCACAAACAACATCAATTTTATTTTGTTTATAATTATTTGAACAAATTTCGGAACAAAATTTATTTTTATTTGGTGATTTTTCACCTAATTTAAGATAGTGTGTAATATATTTTTTCTTGACATAAAATAATTGTTTACAAGAATAACATTCACACTTTAATTTAGTTGTGGAATTACTATTATTAAATTCATCTATTGTATAGCGTGGTTTCATAATAATAAATACTCGAAAATTTATTTTCGAATCTCACCACCTAGACTTTTTATATGGTGTTTGAAGCATTTCGGTGATGTGTTTGACTGTGAATCAAAAGAAGAGGGTTCGACTCCCTCCGTACACCCCAAATTAATAATTATTGTCATGTATTATGTTGTTCAAGAAAATGTGTTCAGGGAAGAAAATTATGATAATCTAATATCTTCATTAAAAAGATTAAAATTGTCATATGAAATCGTTAAAATAAAACCATTTGTTGAAACATTTAAATTTAAAACTAAAAGGAAAGATGTATTTCCATTTGGTGCAGTTAAAATGTCGAGAATATCAAAACAATACGGTTGGATACCCGGTTCACAACTATCTGAAAACCATGATTATCAGATTTATAGCAAATATTATAAAGATAATCTATTGAACTATGATTCTGAAATTGTTAGGTTTGGTGATAAATTCAATAGAACTAATGATTTCTTTGCAAGACCAACTGAAGACACAAAAGTTTTCACTGGACGTGTATTCAATATGGATGAATGGCATGAATTTAAAGAAGAATGTATGACCAATGGTCACTCAACTATTTTAAATGAAGACACTTTAATTCAAATTTCATCTGTTAAGAAAATTCAGAAAGAAATTAGATTTTGGATTGTTAAAGGTAAAATTGCAACAGCAAGTCAATATAGTTTGGGTGGTAGATATTGCACAAGCGATATTGTTGATGAATCTGCACACACTTTCGTTAAAAAGATGGTGAAATTATTTGAACTTAATGACACATTCGTAATGGATGTCTGCTTAACTGATGACAAATACAAAATTGTTGAATGTGGTTGTACTAATAGTGCTGGATTCTATAAAGCAGATATGCAAAGATTATTAATTAGTTTAGAAGAAGCATTTTAAATTGTCTCATGGTGTAATGGTAACACGCATGTCTCTGAAACATATGTTCCAAGTTCGAATCTTGGTGAGACAACCAAATAGTCCTCTGGTGGAATTGGGAAACACATCTGTCTTTGAAACAGATACCCTTCGGGGTTTACAGGTTCGAGTCCTGTGGGGATTGCACTGCCCTGTTATGTAACGGCTAGCATATGAGATTTTGAATCTTAGAGTCGTGGTTCGAATCCACGCAGGGCAACTAAAAATGTTTGCAAATATTGAAAAATAATCGTATATTTGTAAAAAAACATTTTTATGTATAAATTAAAACACACACCAACTGGATTATACTATCAACCACATAAACATCGTGGTAGTAATTTAAGTAAAAGAGGTAAAATCTATCAAACAAACACACACGGACTTTCACGAGTATTCAAAATGTTTGAATCGAATCCAGATGGAAATAAAGGAAGAAATAGTCTATTTACCGTATTTTGTGAGAAAGACAGTCAAATTTATAAACAAACTAAAGATATTTTAGTTTGGGTAGATTGTTCATGGTCATATAATCAAATTAAAGCAGAAACTAACCTTAGTGATTGGATTATTGAAAATATCTAAATTATGGAAGCAGAAGAACTCTTGACATACATCAAGAAATGTGTTGAAGAAAAATTAGGTAATGATTATGAAGCAATAGTATCAGCAACTATGTATGATCCCGAAAAATTGCAATATAATGTTTCATTTTTTATTATGGAAAAAGTTGAAAATGGTTATATGCCAAGATTCACAGTAAACGTAAATGACATTACAAAAAGAAATTTTTAACATCGAGTAAAACAAGAAAAATGTGTTTTAAAATACCTCTTTTTTTCTTTTTAAATAGACAGTACTATTTTTGTATAAAAATTTTTTTATTCTATCTATTTGCATATTCCCACCATAATGCAAGTAATAAATTTTATTTTTTTTACCAATTTTAGTTTCATTAATATTACAATATTCCATTAAATAATTTTGATATTTTTTTAAAAAATCATAATTACCTAATATTGTAATTTGTTTATTATTATTTGAAATCGATATAGAGCCATCCCCATCAAAATATCCTCGCATAAAGTGATTTAGCATATCCTCATTTAATTTAGGGAATACTAAAGTAAATGTTTTATTAGGAAAACACCCATGACTTATTAGATCATTAACAATTTCTTTAGAACATATTCTTATTCTTGCGGATTCAAATTCTTTATTGAATCCATATTCTTTTCTTAATTTTATTTCTTGCGGAAAATTAAAATTTTTTTTAAATTCATATAGATGATCAATATCTTTAGATGACAATTTTAAGGTTAAATGATGTGAAATATTATCTTTAGATTTGTAAACACTACCATCAGCATATAAAAAACCCAGCCAATATGCTTTTACTTCGTTGTCAATATTTTTAAAAATGTTTCTATCAAAGTCAAATCTATAATTTTGATGATCGACAATACCATTTTCTTTTAATATTCGCACAATTCTTTTTCTATCAATTGAATATGTTTTACTTATCTTACTTATTGAAATCCATTGCTGATAATCTTCAATAATCTTATTAATTGTTTCTTTAGTAATGTTTCTATTTTGTGGTGAAACATAAACATTTGCCTCTACCAAAATATTTTTTAAAAATATAACGCCATGTTTATATTTCATTTTTAGAAATTTTAATGATTTTTCTTTCAAGTAGTCATTAATAACACTATCTTTGTCAATTATTATTTTTCTCATTAAATATTATTTTTATAATAAATACGAACTAAAATGAAAAAAGAACATGATTTAACCGAAAAACAAGAAAGGTATATTTTTCTTGATGATGTAAGAGTGCCTGAAGATGTGTATTTATATACTGGTGATAATATTTATCTTGGTTTACCTTGGAAAATTGTTCGTAATTATAACGAATTTATTAATGATGTCTTATTGAATGGTGTTGCCGACGGTTATTCCTTTGACCACGACCTTGCTGATATTCATTATGATACTAAGGCACACATTAACGTGGAAAAAACGGGATACCATTGCGCCAAATGGCTAATTGAATACTGTATGGATGAAAATATTAAACTTCCCAAAACAATATTGATTCATTCAATGAATGTTCAAGGAAGTTTAAATATCAAATCACTTTTCAATAGTTATTATAAATCACTTGGTTTACCTTCTATGTGATTCACCCATTCTTGTTGGTTGCGACCCACCCATTGGATGTGACCCTTCTGAACTTCTTGTAGGTTGAGAATGAACATCATTTCTCATCATATGTTGTTGACCAGATTGTCTCTGCATTGACGGATTATCTTGTCTTTGCATATGCTGATTGTTTTGCCATTGCATTGGTGGATTACCTTGTCTTTGCATATGCTGTTGATTGGATTGTCTATGAATTGAATTCACGCTTCCATGCATTGGTTTGTTTTCATTATGCGGCACATAATAACGTGGTTGATTACGCATTCCTTTACGTTCTTGCGGATTGAATTCTTTCCTATGCTCACCATTGAATCTTCCATTCATTTCCATACGTGGTTTATTGTATGATGGTTCATACCCTCTGCGATATTCACGATGAACAGGTGGTCTTTGTGGATGATTAAATTTTGGCTGATGATTAGCACGAAATTTTGGCTGCGGATGTCTATGCCATTGATTATACTTGAAATGATGATTCCAACCATATTGCTGCGGATAAAAATAATAGTATGGTGTACCATAGTAAAATGAATCATAATACCAATAATTGTTAAAATATGGATAGTATGATGGTCTGTAATAATCGTTAGAATAATTAATCACCAAATTGACGTGTTTTTGTTGTGATACACGATAAGTACTATCAAATTTGAGAGTGTCTTGCTTAACAGTATCTTGTTTAGCAGTGTAATTACCAAAAACAAATACTTCTGGAAGTATAATGTTTCCTTCTTCCCTAAGTTCATTCATAAATTGGTATTCTTCGTAAGTAAAATCTGTTCTGTGCTCCATTCCTATTAAAAGTGTTGCGATGAACATTGCTGAGATAAGTAAAAATAGTTTTTTCATAATATTAAATTTTATATGATATAATGCAATTACTATGCCATTAATTTTAATTAAAAAGAATTTAACAATCATTAACTAAAATCTTTTTATTTGGGTATAAAGTATTTATTATAAAAATTTCAGTCATGAAAAAACAAGAAACTAAACAAATGCTTTTCGAAATGGTGGGTAAGTTGGATAAAACATTCAAACCCGCATTAAATGAAGAAAAGAAATCAAATAAAAAAGGCTTTCATGCCAACATTGAAAAAGAGACTGTTGACAATAATAATTTCAGAAAGGTATTGTATACAGGGGAAAAACTTCAATTAGTATTAATGACTTTGAAGAAAGGTGAAGAAATTGGTGCAGAAGTGCACCCAACAATTGACCAGTTCTTTAGATTTGAAGAAGGTGAAGGAAAATGTGTTATTAATGACAATGAATATAATGTTAAAGCAGATGATGTGATAATTGTCCCAGCAGGTTCAAAACACAATATAATTAATACTGGCGATAAACCATTAAAGATGTATACAATTTACACACCACCAAATCATAAAGACGGTGTAGTATTTAAAACAAAATCAGAAGCAGAAAAAAGTAAAGAAAAATTTGACGGTAAAACTACTGAAAAATGAAAAATAGTAAACAAAGACTTTTCGAAGTAACATCAAGACTTGATAAAACATTCAAATTAAAACTGAATGAAAATACCGATGTTGTTGACGCAATTAAGCGTTTGGAATCTAATGATGTTGCATATATATGGAACTAAAACACAGTAAATTTGTTTGTGGTGCATGTATTTTTTCAACAAAAGAGGGTGAATGCAAAAATAAAAAAATAGTGGCGTTAATTGACTTATCCAGAGGATGTTGCAATCTTTACCAACCAAGAGAAGACGATGCATTAGACAGCAGTGAATGGAAAATAAATGAAAATAATTAATTTTTTTTAAAAAAAGTTTGCACATATTGTAACTTTTTGTATATTTGCAACGTATTTAATGAAAAACAAGTAAAAATTAAAGTGATGAAAAAAGTACTCGACATATTAATGGTGGCATTGGAAGCAGTCCTATTATGGGATGCAGAGGATATGCTATATACTGTCGGGTAAGTTTATATATTAATTACTCCTTTCTTTTACAAAAGACCCGACACGTGCAGAGTTGGGTCTTTTTTTTGTTAGGGAGGTTCTTTGAAATGTTTGAGAAATAAAATAGGACGTGTCGTATAATGGGTTGTATATTGGTCTGTCACACCAAGGGTTGGGGTTCGATTCCCCCACGTTCTGCCCTGTGGTCGTTTTTGTACTTACTAAGCATTTATATTTAAAAGTACAGATATGGCAAGAAAAGAAAAAAAGTATCACTTCATTTATAAAACAACAAATTTATTAAATGGGAAATATTATTATGGAATGCATTCTACCAATGATTTAAAAGACGGTTATATGGGTTCGGGAAAAAGATTAAGATATTCAATAAATAAACATGGTAAGGAAAATCATAAGGTTGAAATTATTGAATTTCTATCTAGTAAAACTGAACTGATTAACAGAGAAAAAGAAATTGTAAATTTGAACGAAATTGCTAAAGAAAATTGCATGAATTTAAAAGTGGGTGGAAGCGGTGGATTACGTGGATTGTCTGACGAATCGTTGAAAAAAATAAGAGAAGCATCTTCAATATATTGTAAGGAAAGATGGAAAAATAATGGTGATTTTAGAACTAAAGCAAAAGAGAACTTAAAGCAACAAGTAACTAATAACCATAAATTGGGAAAATATAACTATAATACATTTGCGGGAAAAACACATACTGAAGAAGCCAAAAAGAAGATGAGTGAAAAAAAGAAAAATAGATTTACTGGAAGTGAAAATTCACAATTTGGAACTTGCTGGATTTTTAAAGATAATATAAATAAAAAAATAAAGAAGGTTGAATTAAATAAATATATATGTGATGGTTGGATTCTTGGGAGAAAAATATAATCAAATCTCATAAACAATATGAGATAAAATGTTCGGTTGGTAAAGTGATAATACGTCTGACTTTCTATCAGAAGACACGGGTTTGAACCCCGTACCGAATACAATAAGGAAGATTGATGTAATGGTAGCGTCTGTGTTCTACACGCACATGGAAACAGTTCGATTCTGTTATCTTCCACAATATTTTTTCTTCAGAATGTTTGCATATTTCGAATTATCGAGTATTTATAAAAAAATTAATAATCATGAATTCGAAAAAATGCTTAGAATGTGGTAATGATTTAAATAATCAAAATAATAAATTTTGTAATAAAAGTTGTGCGACTAAATATAATAACAAAATTTATCCGAAAAAAAACAAAGAAATAAAAAATTGTTTGTATTGTGGAAATATTTTAGAGAAAAATATTAATAGATTTTGTGACATAAAATGTTATAATAATTTTCAATACGAAAATAAGACATTGACTAAGTTTTATGCTGGTAAAGTATATCAGAATGTCACATTACGAAAAATATTGATTAAATTACATGGCGAAAATTGTGTTGAATGTGGATGTGGAAATGAATGGAATGACAAGCCGTTAACATTAGAAGTTGACCATATTGATGGAAATTCAGATAATTGTATGCCAGATAATCTTAGATTAATTTGTCCTAATTGTCATTCACAACAAATTACAAATAAAGGTGGTATTAATAATATAAAAGAAACTAAAAGAAATATATATTTAAGGAAATATAAGAATTATATCGGTTAATTCGCCTATAAATGTATAATATCGGTTAATTCGCCTATAAATTATGGCTCAGTAGTCCAACGGCAGGAGACAATTGTTTTAAAAGCAATACAGTGTCGGTTCGAGTCCGACTTGAGTCACAATATGCACTCGTAGACCAACGGTAGAGTCGTCAGTCTAAGAAACTGTCCAGTGTGGGTTCGAATCTCACCGAGTGTACAATATGCTCTCGTAGACCAACGGCAGAGTCGTTTCACTTAGAATGAAAATGTTGTGAGTTCGAATCTCACCGAGAGTACAAAATTAACATGGGGTCGTAGTTTAATTGGCTAAAACATCTGATTTGCACTCAGAAGACGTGAGGGTTCGATGCCCTTCGATTCCACATATGTCCCGTTGACGTAATTGGCAACCGTATTGGATTCAAAACCCAAGTTTCTCAGTTCGAATCTGAGACGGGATACATTTCTGGAATCTCCAGACATCAGTATTTATTGAAAAAATATAAATTATGATTGCACTTTATTTTATTATGCTTGCAGTATTTGCAGGATATGTTGGATTTATTTGGAATAAGTATGGTGTATTGCCATCAATTTCGGATAGTTATTATGTATTACCGAAGAACATTAATTTTTTGTTCACATTATTTTGTTGGGGTTTTGCGCTTCCAGCGATGATTGTTGGTATTGATTTGACTGATAATTTTCTAATGTTTTTAGCAACAGGTGGAATTTGTTTTGTCGGGGCAGCAGCAGCATTCAAAGACAATGATAAAACAATGCACGAAGTCAGCGCAATTGCTGGAGTTATATTCAGTCAGTTATCAATCGCATTTGATTTTAAAATGTATTATGTGAATGCATTTTTTATCATTATGAGTTTGATTATATTATTAACCAACATTAAAAATAAAACTTGGTGGCTTGAATTGGTTGCGTTTGGTTCAATATGCTATGTTTTAGGTAAAGCATTATTTTAAAAACGTCTGGAGATTCCAGACAACATACACGTCTGTCGTCTAATGGTTAAGATAGCGGATTCCAAACCCGTTGATGAGGTTTCGATTACTTCCAGACGTGCAAATTAGTTATGCTGTAAATATACTTTTGCTGTTCGATATCGTATTTATATAAAAAAGATTATTATGAGCAGTAAAATTGAGAAGTACAGTAACAAGGAAATTATTTGTGTATTGTCACAAAGTAAATCATTAAGAGAAGCATTAATAACATTTGGCTATTGTAGTAATGGTAGTGGTGGATATGCAACAATTAAATCACAATTAAAAAAAAGAAACATTGAAATTCCTAAATACCATTATTATGGCGAGAGTGGGAAAAATAAAAATAGAATTCCAATTGAAAGTATTCTAATTGAAAATTCCACATATACAAATAGAGCAACATTAAAAAATCGTTTGGTAAGTGAAGGGTTGCTAGAATATAAATGTAAATGTGGTAATAATGGTCATTGGAACGGCAAAAAATTATCATTACAATTAGAACACAAAAATGGTGTGAATAATGATAATAGAATTCAAAATTTGGAGTTTTTATGCCCTAATTGTCATTCACAATCAGAAACATTTGGTGGTAAAAATAATAAATGTTCAAAAAAAGTCAAAAAAGTTAAAAAGAGTTCAAAGCATAATTTTTGTAAATGTGGTACAATTATAAACAACGAAAGTACTACATGTAAAAAATGTCACCACATTAATTTACGTAAATTAAAAGTACGACCAGATTTGAATGAATTATTAAAGTATGTTAATGAAATTGGTTATGTTTCTACAGGCAAAAAATATGGCGTTAGTGATAACACAATTCGAAAATGGATTAAAAATAATGTAACCTTTTAAACATTATTTACGTATAACGCTTGTTTATTATTAATAAATGTTTTATTTTTGAAACCGTAAATTAAAATCACAATGTTAATTATTTCAAAGAAAAAAGATTATTACGATGGTGTTGTAGGTACAATGGGTGTTGATAAAACACTTGTTTATAATCGTGAATTGACTGAAGTTGAAAGCAAAGATTTTCCTTCAATGTTCAGATTAAAAGACAATCGTACTGAAAACAAAATCAGAAATGCTTTTACGAGATTGGGAGGTAATGTTTTCAAGAAAGAATATCGTTCAATATATGAAACATATTCACATTTTATTGTTGGATTCTGTGGAAAACTTTATGTTGGATTTCAATTTTATACACCACATAAATTCGGTGAAGTTGATAATGTCTTAACAACATATGATTTTGATGTGGTTCGAGAAATTGTTCAAAATGAAGGATGGCACTCCAATTTAACTGAAGACTATAATTATATCATGAATTATAATCCGATTGAAATTTTTAGAGAATTTAATGTGCCTGTTTTTGTTTATGATGATTATGATTATAATAGTAGACGTAATGGTAAATTTTATCTCAATCCAATATTGAAAGAATATGAATTTTATAAAATATTTGATGCATTCCAAGCATTTCAGGAGATTGAAATGTTTTTGGGTGGCGTTTTGGGAAAAGGTGAAAAAGAAATTGTCGAAGTTGCTGACAAGTACAAAATCGAACAATTCGGATTTGACAAATGGAGTTTTAGAAAAGAACCAAGTGGAAAGAAAATTTGAATTTAGAGGAGAATTGTACTCAGTCGGTGATTACATTGAAATCGACGACAATAATTGGTTTGCATTTCAATCCGTGAGAAAATGTAGAATTGATTTCATTGGAAGTGACTCAACCGCAGTTGTTGTTGATAAAAATGGAATGAAAAGAACTATTGTTGGACATATTAATAATTGATAAATGAGTAAAATTAACATAGATATTATTATTAAAGAACTCAAAGAATGGGCAGAATCTGAAGAAGGTAAAGAATATTTTGGGTCTAAAAATAAAGAAGAAGATATTAAATTAAATCGTTTTAAACGATTTGGGAAATGGCTGAAACATAATGATTTCGATAAATTAATGTATCGGGTTATTTTAGAGCATGATGATAATTATATCACTAATTGCTATCATAATGGATTTATGCCATATCCAAATAACAAAATGCAATTTATTATTGACTATGTTTTTAGAAATGGTGAATCTGTTAAAGTACCAAAATTAGATTGTTCATTTCCAAATGAAGTCTGTGATTTCAATGGCTATTATTTTCAAATGATATTTGGTCAAGGTACAGTAGTTCATATCTATAACAAAGAAGATTTGAGATTGGTTTTGGCGATATAAAAAATGGCGGGGTGATGAAATTGGTAGACATCCCAGACTTAGTACTTCATACAAAGTAACCCAAATCTGGTGGTCAGTAATGACCGTGAGGGTTCAAATCCCTTCCCCGCTACAAATTATTATTGATGATATATGAGTTTATTATTTCATAATTGGCTTGATAAGGGATATTACGAAGATGATGGGTATGGATATACAAAAGTTGAAGACCCTGAACGTATTCGTGAATTAAAAGCAGAAGGCAGACTTTATGAGCACGATGGCATGGGTTTGTGCAAAGTAAATAAAAATGATGAAATAAGGCTTAGTCATGGCAAATACAAAGAATAGTAAAGAAGATGATTGTGGTTGCGGAAAACCATTAAAGATTAATGATCCACGAAGAAAAAACGCTGGTGTTAAAAAAATCATAAAGAAAAAATCACCTAAATAAAACCATTAGTGTATTTATCTTAAAACATTTAACATGGCAATTGAAGAATACGGAAACAGACCAAGACGTGATTACGGTGATAGACCAAGACGTAAAGAATATACACCTGCTGGTTACATTAAAAAAGAAATGAATCCAGAAGTATATGAAAAAAGAAGGAAAGTCATTGATGTAATTTATGAAGCCAAAAGATTGGCTGCAAGCATTGGCGTTGATTTGCCTAGAATTCAGGCAAGAGTTGTTGATAAAGACCCAAACGAAGTTATTCGTAAACATTCTTTAGGGACTGCAACAATGGGTGCTAAAGAGATTTGGATTCCCGAAGATTGTTTGAGTGGAATGTATCAAGGTTATTTAAGACAAGTGGTTTTTCATGAAATTTTACATGCAGCATTTTCAATTCCGCATGATGAAAGATCAAAATTGATGGGGTCGGCTGTTGGATCAACACCGTTGTCAAAAGAAGTGGCAGATGCATTATTTGTTAAACATATACAATTAAAGTTAGGTAGATAATTATGAAAGAAAAATTTAAAGTCTTATAAGTTCGCTCTAATGCGGCTTATAAGAAATGAAGTCGAAAAAAATTGTTGAAAATACCACTAATCGTGGTGATTATAATCGTGCATACAAGTCATATTTGACGCACAGAAAAAATGGTATTCATTGTTCATATTGTAAATATCACAGCAATGAAAATTATGATGGTAAATGGTATGGCGGTTTTATTAGAAATGAGGTTAGATTTCCTAATTGGAAACTTGTTTCTAAAAATAGAAAACAATGGATGGAAAAATCGTTGGTTTTGGAAGAAGTAATTAAACACAATGAATTTTCACATTTTAAAGTAAAATTTTAAACTGCGATATCGTCCAAAGGTAGGACACCTCTCTCATAAGGAGTTGATATGGATTCGACTTCCATTGTCGCAACAAAAAACCCTGAAGAAATTCAGGGTTTTTTTATTTATTGTTTCTTAAACCATTTATATCCGCCATATGCAACTGATGTAAATATCCAAAGTCCTAAAAGAACTTCTGCTAATACAACACCGTCTTTTCCTTGTACATTAGAATATGCAATAAGTATTACTAAATAATTTACTACCATAAGCCAATTTTTCAAGAACCACGCTTTTACCTTTTCCCACAATTTTCTCATACAAATTTTAATTTAAATTACTATTATTTTTAGAAGTAACCATCTTCAGTTGGTTCTGGTTTAATGTTACTTCGATTTTCCATATCACTTGAACTAAACGGGAATTGTCTAAAACTTTGTTTAGTCAAATTAGATTTCATTTTTTCTTCTGTTACGCTAGTGTTGATGCCATAACTACCATCTCCAAGTTCAGTACGTATTGGAAATGCACTGAAGTATGCTTTTCTTATAACGTTTGCTGCATATAGTAATAAATTGATTGCAAATTGATTATAATAGAAACTCCTTTCTGGTGAGTCATATTTATCATTTATTAAAACATACGACAATACAATATTTTTCTTATTTTCTGCATACGGTGCGTCATCATCAGTGCCTGCATCATTATAGAAATATAATTTTAATACATAATCTCCACCTTCATCAAGAGAAGAATAATCGGTACGCATTGAAGGGTCTCGATTAAATGTGACTTCAACCAATTCATATTTTGTTGGTTTATCAGTATCACTAACCTTGAGATAAAATGGAATACTTTTGCCAATATATTTACTGAATAAACTTGTAATAGCATCTTTTGATATTCTTTTAGTTCTCAAATCACCCCCTAAATTACGATTTATTGCAACCCCAGCCATTTTAGGTGTTATTTCAACCATTTTGGGTTTAAAGTTGGGGTCTACTCTTTGCATGACTTCAAAAAGTCTTTGTTTACTATCTTTCATTTTCTATATTTTTTAACTTACTATTATTTCTTCCCATTCACTATCTTCTTCGTATAATGCGCCTTTTACTATTTTTTTGTGGAATAGTTCATAGTCACCCAACAATTGATCATATAATTCTCTTGAAATTGGTACATATGAAATTCCCCTCCTAAATGTTCTTTTCATTGGAAATCTCAATAATTCACTATTCGCTGAATTAATCACAGTTATTTCCACAGTATTGTATTTTCCCTGATTAACAAAATTCTGATACATGTAAACAATGCTGCCGAATTCAGAATTATATGCACTTTCTGTTGTTGTACATCCAAATGTTTTGCCGTCAATATTCAAAAGAACTGCAATCATTCGTTTTCCTTTTGTCCTCGCTTTGACCACATCCGAAACACCTAATGGTTCGTCATTTCTTTTAGTAATATTAAGTCCAAGACCCATTCCATTAATTCTACGTGCTTCTGACATAAATCTATAGTCATGGTGATCATTTGGATTATAATATCCATCATCAAATAATTCAACATGAATCATTTCATGTGCTAAAACATTTAAAAATGATCTGTATGGTAATGCACGGAAGTTTGATATTGTTAAAGATTTTATAATAATTTCGCCAGTTCTTTTATTAATATTTGCAGTAACATGTCCCAATGCAGTTTTTCTACCACCCCACATTATTGGAACTTCTGGTAATCTATCATTAAATAATTGTGCATTTAATTTGTTGTACTCACTACGCAAATCAATTTCATCTGGATTTATAATATCATCGTCATCATACTCAATATTTCTGAATGACTTTACTATTTCTTCGTTGATTATTTCAATTAATTTACTCATTGATTTAAAATTGTACTCTACAAACATTAGTTTTAAAATCGAAATTCAATCCAGTAACATAAAGACTTCCATTTAATTGAAGTGCAGCATCACCAACTTCAAATTTCCAATCAATTTCTGAAATGTCTTTATCTACTTCTTGTTCAGTCATATCAGTCTGTTTATTAAGTAATTGAACTCTATAAATACCTTCAACACTGTCAACATTAATAACAAAATTTTCAACGCCAAAATCATTTAACCAAAAAATAATATGCCAATTAACAATAATATCACTTTCAGTAATATCGGTATCATAATCATTTGAGAATCCTTCATAATTATTAAACCAAGAATCTCTAACCCTTTGACGAAATCTGAAATTTTCATGTTCCATTGAATATGCTTCATTCAGAACATTTACCATTTCTTCTTGAATTATTTCATTTAACTTCATAATTATCACAATTTTTACATAAATACTTTGCTTTTGTTTAAAATTCTGTGTAGATTTGTACCTTAATACGGTATAATATGGAACAAGAATATACGTCAGCCAAAACTTCAATGAAACAAGTTCCAGCAGGTTTTGGAATCATTGATAAATATTTTGGGTGGAAAGCCAACACTGTTAATTTTGATATTGGTGGCGGAAAATACGATTTGATGTCTGAAAAATTATCAGAAAAAAGTGTAACAAATTGCATATATGATCCGTATAATAGGAGCGAAGTGCATAATGCACTTATGTTAGAATTTTGTATGTCACGTAAAGTTGAAACAGTAACAATTTTCAACGTGCTAAATGTTATTAAAGAACGTGAGATACAAATAAACACGCTTAAATTGGCTTTTGATGCACTAAAAGATGGTGGATATATATTTGTTCGATCAACATATATGAATCCAAATAAAGCCTCTGGAGTGACCAAATCTGGTACATTTCAGCATTATTTAAAACAGAAAGATTATCTCGAAATTGTTAAGGAAATATTTCCGAATGCAAAATTGAAACGTGGAATAATATTTGCAACAAAATGATTAGAAAAGAAGAAATATTTGTAAATGAAAGCCACTGGAGAAATATGTCAGAAAGTGAGTTGAATGCATTTGCTACGAAAATATTTGATTATTATCGTGAGAACGGATTCCCGTATCATCCAACGGATAGGGAAATCAGAGTCAAAGATTTTAATTCATTGATGGAGTATGATAGAAGCAAACTTTTCGAAGATGATGTTGTTAAACAATCAATGCACGGATTAGGTCTTGCTTGGTCATATTTTCCACACGCATTCAACGTCAAGTGCAATGGCAGATTAACACCATATGAAGCATTTATGGATGATGAAATCTTTATAAAGATCATACGTAAAAGATTGAAAATGGGCACATATATATCTGATTCGGGAATTAGAAAAATGTTGAAGATATATTCTGGAGTTCAAGGTGTTTCAAATTTCAGACCAACTGCTGCAGCAGTCATTTATGACATGTTTGCAAATAACGGTGTTGTTTGGGATATGTCAGGCGGATGGGGTGGAAGATTGCTTGGTGCAATCGCAAGTGGTGTTGATACCTATATTGCGACAGAACCATCATCATTAACATTAGACGGATTGGTTAATATTGTAAATGATTTTCCAACTAAAATGAATTGGAGTTTTTTGAATTGTGGAAGTGAGGAGTATCGACCACTGCGCAATTCTTTGGATTTATGCTTTACTTCACCTCCATATTTCGATTTGGAAAAATATAGTGATGAACGTAATCAAAGTTACATTAAATTTCCAACAAAGAAGGAATGGGTTGATGGTTTTCTAACTCAAACATTTGAAAATTGTCATTTTGGCTTAAAACCTGATGGATGTATGATTATCAATATTGCAGACGTTCAGGGGAAAAATAATCTCAATCTTGAGAATGAAACAATTGCTGTAGCAGAAAAAGTTGGCTTTAAATTGATTAAAAAATTTTATTTAGCATTATCTAACGTAAATTTACGTAACAAAGATGTAAAGTTTAAATATGAACCAATGTTTTTATTTGTAAAAAAATATGAATCACAATATATAGTAAAAAGAGATGGAATTATTGAAGAAAATTGATTGGAATGTATTAAATGAATACATTGAAAATAATCTTATTGTATCAAATAAGCATCCAGAATATGACATTTGGATATTAAACTATTCACCAAAAACTCAATCACAGAAATTTTGGGATGAATATACGCTTTCATGTCGTGGAATGGTTGTTGATGCTGAAGGTAACATATTGGCAAGACCAATGGTTAAGTTCAAAAATTATGAAGAACATGATCCATCAGAAATTGATATGTCGCAAGACTTTGAAGTTTTTGAAAAGATGGATGGTTCGTTGATTTTATTGTTTCATTACGAAGCAGTTAATAAATGGATTGTTGCATCTAGAGGATCATTTATTTCTGAACAAATGACTGAAGCAACAAAAATGCTAATATCAAAAACGAATGTTTTTGATAAATTAAATAAGTTATTCACATATGTTTTTGAAGTCATATATCCTGAAAACAGAATCGTTGTCAACTATGGCGACATGCGTGACTTGATACTGCTTACAGTAATTGACACTAAAACTGGTTTGGAATTAACATACAGAGACATGGCTGTTAATTATCACAAGTACTTTACAATTGTAAATAGATATGACATGAATAATGTCAAAAATTTGATGGAATTGAAAAGACTTGAAGAAGATAACATGGAAGGTTTTGTTGTTAAGTTTTCAAGTGGTATGAGAGTTAAGGTTAAATTCAGCGAATATGTTAGGTTGCACGGTATTTTAACAAATGTTTCAAACTTAACTGTATGGGAACACTTGAAAAATAACTATGATTTCAACATATTACTCGATAGAGTACCTGACGAATTTTACGACTGGTTGAAAAGAACAATCAAGCACTTGCAAATTGAATATAATGAAATTGAAAGACTTGCTTTGATAGATTTTATAAGAATTTATCATGTCAATGACATCGTTGAACGTAAAAAATTTGCAATGGAAGCAATAAAATCAAAATATCGTTCCATATTATTCAAATTATATGACAAAAAACCATATGATGAAATAATTTGGAAAGAAATAAGACCAGTATATAGTAAACCATTCAAAGATGGATACGAATATATTGCATAATTAAATGGCTGTATTTTACAGCCATTTTTTTTGATTTGAGTGGTTTCACAGTATTTATGATAAAACGAAATATTATGAAACTATTTAAATTTATTTTAGGTCTTTTTAAGAAAAAGCCAATACCAAGAAAATTAGGATGGAAACCTGACCCTATTGACGACAGAGATTACAAGTATAAGGTTAGTGCACCTATTGACTTACCACCATTAATTGATTTACGTCCAAAATGTCCACCAGTATACGATCAAGGTGAACTTGGTAGTTGTACAGCGAATGCATTAAATGCTGCTTATCAGTTTGAGGAAATGAAACAAGGTAAGGAAAACTTCATTCCATCAAGACTTTTTGTTTATTATAATGAAAGGGCAATGGAAGGAACAATTTATGAAGATGCTGGTGCAATAATTAGGGACGGTATGAAAACATTGGTTAAAGATGGAGTTTGTCCAGAAACGATGTGGGAATACATACCAAGCAAATTTAGTCAGAAACCACCACAAGAATGTTATGACGCTGCATTAAATAACCAAGTATTGTCATATTATAGTGTTAATAAAACGGTACGTGATGTTAAGCAATGTCTTGCAGAAGGATATCCCGTTGTATTTGGATTTATGATATACGAATCATTCATGTCACCAAAAGTTGCACGCACAGGTATTGCTGAAATGCCAAGGAATAATGAACGACCTCAAGGCGGTCATGCAATCATGGCTGTCGGATACGATGATTCAAAAGAATCGTTTATTATTAGAAATAGTTGGGGAACTAAGTGGGGATTAAATGGATATTTTTATTTACCTTATGGCTACATTACCAACAACTTAGCATCTGACTTCTGGACAATAAGATTGGTTGAATAAAAATAATTTCAATTTTTGTAACTTTTTATTTGGAAGTTACGTATTTATGTGTATCTTTGTAAAAATTTAATAATTAAAGCGATGAAAACATTTGGTAAATCATATTACGGTTATAAATCTTATAAGAAACATCTTATGGAATCGGGATTGGTTTGCCAAAATAGTATGTAAACAAAATACATAACTAACTAAGCAATATAAAACCCGATTCGAAAGATTCGGGTTTTTTTATTTTGTATGCATCCGTAACTCAGTTGGCTAGAGTATCGCACCTTTAATGCGAGAGTCGAGGGTTCGAATCCCTCTGGATGCACAATTTATTTGAGAGTACGGTCACGATGGCGGAGTGGCACTGGTCTGTAAAACCAAGACTTTGATACTCAGGGGGTTCGAATCCCTCTACTCTCACTGTTACCAAAAAATGGTGATATTTATTGATGTACCCGTAGTTTAATGGTAAAACCCCATACTTTTAATATGCGAGACTGGCAGTTCGAATCTGCCCGGGTACACAAAATGTTAAGCATCACACCTATTCCAAAAAAATTGAATGAGTGCGATGCTTTTTTATTTTGCCACGTATTTATGATAAAATCAAATAAATATGTACAATTGCGATAAATGTAATAAAGAATTTGAAAAACGTCAATCATATATTGCACATTGCCGTATACATTCAAATTACATTAGACCTTTAAAATCAAGTTCAAGAAAAAATAAATTACCAAAAACTACGTGTCAACATTGTGGTATTGAATTTGACAATGCTTTTAAATTAGGTGGACATATACCCCATTGCAAACAAAACCCAAATTACAACAATAATTTAGAAAAAGTCACCAAGTCTAATCAAAATAAAAATTTTAAATGGTCTGATGAAGACAAAAAGAGAATAAGTGATGGAATGTTAAAATATTTAAATGAACATCCAGATAGAGTCCCTTATGTCATTAACCACTCAAGTAAAATGAGTTATCCTGAAAAAATATTTGAAAACGCCTTGATTTCTGCCAATATTACTGGATGGATGTATAATTATCGAAACGGCATTTATTCATATGATTTTGCATTTCCAGAACATAAAATTGATATTGAAATCGATGGTGGAACACATAAGCAAGAACGGGTAATAAAAATTGACGAGCGTAGAGATAAATTCAGTATTGATAATGGATGGATTGTTGTTCGATTTACTGCCAAAGAAGTTAAAGAAAATGTCATAAATTGCATAACTAAAGTAGTTGAAATTTTAAATAAAAATTGAACATTAAATTAATTTAGTCTAAATAAAAATAATCCTTGCATTTTTGATTTAAATGTTGTATATTTGTTACAAAATTATTTTATGCTTAAATATTTTATAACAAATGGCTAAAAAAATAAAGAAGGTGACAACGACCACAACAGTTACAGAAGAATTCATTTCAACAAATGAAAAAACTCACATTATATGTATTCTAGACCGCAGTGGTTCAATGTCAAGCATTATTGGCGATTCCATTGGTGGATTTAATACATTTTTGAAAGAACAGAAGAAACTTCCAGATGAAGCAACAATCACAGTTGCGTTATTCGATGATAAATATGATTTGCTTTATGATAATGTAGATATTAAGAAAGCAGAGGAACTTACAGAAAAAACTTGGATGCCAAGGGGAATGACTGCATTGTATGACGCAATTGGAAAGACAATTAGCAATGAAAAAGCAAATTTTGTCAAACTTGGCGACGAAAAACCAGCCAAAGTATTGGTTTGCATTGTAACTGACGGTCTTGAAAATGCAAGTAAAGAATACAACAAGGACAATATTAAAAAATTAATTAAGCAATGTGAAGAAGAAGATTGGAACTTCATCTACTTGGCAGCAAATCAAGATGCAATGACTGTCGGGTCTGGATTTGGTATTAGCACAAGCAACACATATACTTATACCGCAAATTCAGTTGGTGTCGCAAATATGTCAATGACATTAAACAATGCTTCCTTTTCTTACAGAAGTATGAGTAGCAATGATGCTGACTTCAAAAAGAAATCAAAAAATCTTATTGATGATGATTATAGCGCAGGTACTATTTCAAGTTCTGGTATTGCATCTACTGATAGTAGTGGCTCAAGTACATCTGTCACTAACAGCAGCAATTTAAGCAAACACAAGTAAATAATTTTTTGTTTTGTATATATTTCCGTTTTTTTTAGAGGGTGCATTTTGCACCCTTTTTTTGTAAATGTTTATGGGATAATCAATTAAAAAATATTTAAAAATTTTTTGCAATATTTCACTAAACCCTTGTATTTATAGGAACTTGTAAATATATTTGTAAAAATAATTTTAATAAAAATAATTTTAAAATGACAGAAAAAAAAATCAAAACTTATACAAAACAAGAGGTCGAAAAGGCTACCTCACAGTATTTTAATGGCGATGAACTTGCCGCAAATGTCTGGGCGAATAAGTACTGTTTAAAGGATGATAAAGAATATTACGAACTAACTCCAGACGACATGCATCGAAGGATGGCAAAAGAATTCGCAAGAATAGAAGCAAAATATCCAAATCCACTTACTGAAGACGAAATTTACGAAACATTCAAAAATTTCAAAAGAATTGTACCACAAGGGTCTCCAATGTCAGGCATTGGTAATGATTTCCAAGTGGTTTCTTTATCTAATTGCTTTGTTATTGGAAATGAGAAAGACAGCGACAGTTACGGCGGAATTATGAAACTTGACCAAGAAATGGTTCAGTTGCAAAAAAGACGTGGTGGTGTTGGATTAGATTTATCATTCATCCGACCAACAGGAAGTCCTGTTAAAAACTCCGCAATCACATCAACAGGAGTTGTTCCATTTATGGAAAGATATTCCAATAGTACCAAAGAAGTTGCACAAGATGGTAGAAGAGGTGCATTAATGCTTAGTACATCAATTAAACATCCAGATTCAGAAAGATTCATTGATGCTAAATTAGAGCAGGGAAAAGTTACAGGTGCAAATATTTCAGTAAAATTGACTGATGAATTCATGAACGCCGCACTAAACGGTGAATCATTCACACAACAATATCCAATCGAAGGTTCAAATCCCAAATATGTTAAGGAAGTAGATGCACAAAAAATCTGGAAAAAAATCATTTTTAATGCATGGAAATCAGCCGAACCGGGTATCTTATTCTGGGATACCATCATACGTGAAAGCGTTCCTGACTGTTACGCAGATTTAGGTTTTAAAACAGTATCAACAAATCCATGTGGTGAAATTCCTTTATGTCCGAATGATAGTTGTAGATTAATCGCAATCAATTTATTTGGATATATTATCAATCCATTTACTCAACATGCGTATTTTGATTGGGAATTATTTATTCATGATGTAATTATTGCCCAAAGATATATGGACGACCTCATTGATTTGGAAATTGAAAAGATTGATTCAATTATTGCCAAAATAAAGGCAGACCCTGAAGATGAATTCATTAAGTTATATGAAATCAATTTGTGGGAAAAGATTAAGCAAATGACAATCAATGGTCGTAGAACTGGTCTTGGTGTAACTGCTGAAGGTGATATGCTTGCTGCTTTAGGTTATCGTTATGGAACTGATGAAGCAACTGCAGTTAGTGAAGAAATTCATAAAACGTTGAAATTAAGTGCATATCGTTCATCAGTTATCATGGCTAAAGAACGTGGAGCATTTCCAATTTGGAATGCAGAAAGAGAATTGAATAATCCATTCATTACTAGGATTTTAAATGAAGACCCTCAATTATATGCCGAAATGGTTACATATGGTCGTAGGAATATTGCTTTGTTGACACTTGCTCCAACTGGTACAGCAAGTCTTATGACACAAACAACATCAGGTATTGAGCCAGTTTTCTTACCATTATATATGAGAAGAAGAAAAATCAATCCACAGGAAAAAGATGTCCGTATTGATTTTGTTGATGAGGAAGGCATTGCTTGGATGGAATATCCAGTATTTCACCACAAATTTGAAATGTGGTTAGAAATTAATGGTTATGACATCAAAGTTGTTAAAAGCATGAACAAAGAACAACTCGATGAAATCATTAAGAAATCACCATATTATAAAGCAACATCAAATGATGTCGATTGGGTGAAAAAAGTTGAAATGCAAGGTCGCATACAAAAACACATTGACCATTCAATCTCAGTTACAGTTAATCTTCCAAAAGAAACAACTGAAGAGATTGTTGCCAAAGTATATGAAACTGGATGGCGTTCAGGTTGTAAAGGTATTACCGTATATCGTGATGGTTCACGTAGCGGTGTACTTGTTGGTGTTGAAGAAAATAAAGAAAAAGATGCCAAATTGCACGAAAATCATGCGCCAAAACGTCCAAAAAGATTGAAAGCAGAAATTCATCGTTTCCAAAATGCATTGGAAAAATGGATTGCAGTTGTTGGTTTGAAAGATGGAAGACCATACGAAATCTTTACTGGTAAATTTGAAAATGGTTTAAGCAAATTACCGCCACATGTAAAAGAATGTGAAGTTGTTAAAAACATCATTGAAAAAGTCGATGCTGAAGGTAATGTTGAAAGAATTAAGAGATATGATATCGAATATATTGACATCGATGGTAATAAGCAAGTACATACTGGACTTAATCATGCATTCAATCCTGAATTTTGGAACTATGCTAAATTAATTTCGGGTATTATGAGACATGGTATGCCAGTGATATATCAATATGAATTGGTTGCTTCATTGAACTTCAAAGAAGATTATATTAATACTTGGAAGAATGGTGTCGCTCGTGTCATCAAAAGATACATCAAGGATGGCGAAAAGGGCAAAGGTAAGTGCCAGAATTGTGGCAGTTCAGACCATCTTGAATATAAAGAAGGATGCTTAACCTGTATGGCATGTGGAAATTCAAAATGTGGCTAATTTAGAATGAAAATAAATAAAAAATGCTTTGAAGTGTTAGAAATCTTTTGTATTTTGAACACTTCAATTGCAATTGATAATTGAAATATTAATAACTGTAATTTTAAAAATTGTAAAAATGAAACATGTAAAACTTGACGAAAACTATTACCTTGCTACACAAGAGGTCAATAGTGATGTAACTGTAGAAGTTGCAAAGAAAACAAACCACATCTTCGTGGTTGACGTATCTGGCTCGATGTATAGCGAGTTACCATTAATCAGAACCCAATTGAAAAACAAATTGTCCAACATTATGAGGGATGGTGATACCATTTCAATTGTTTGGTTTTCTGGAAGACATGATGCTGGAATCTTGAAAGAAGAGGTTGAAGTAAAATCACTTAAAACACTTAGTGATTTGAACAACGCTATTGACAAATGGCTTCAAACTGTCGGTTTAACGGCGTTTTTGAAACCGTTGGAACTTGTAAAAGAGTTGGTTGAAAGAATCAAGAAAAACAGACCTGACAGTGTATTCTCAATGGTATTCCTTACTGATGGTTATAACAACGACTGTCCTTGGAATGAAGTTATTAAGGCGTTAAAAAACCTTGAAAATGACATCGTATCCTCAACATTTGTTGAATATGGCTATTATGCAGATACACAAAAACTAACTCAAATGGCATCCGTACTTGGTGGTGAAAAAATCAGTTGTGATGGCTTTGATGATTTTGAACCCGTATTTGACAGCAAAATTTCTTCGGAAATTATGGGTGGCAAAAAAACGGTTGTTGAAATTGCTGACAAATATCTGTATGATTTTGCATTTAGTGTAAACAATGGAAGTGTATTGTTATACAATATTGTTGACAACAAAATCATGGTTAGTTCAGATGTTAAAGAAGTCTATTTCTTTGCACCGCAAAAAGTTGGTGTGGAAAGTCTTCCTCACACAGCAATGTATGCTGGAATTTATGTTCTCGCAGATAAACTTATGAATGACGATGCGGAGAAAGTTTTCTACGCACTTGGCGACAATCATTACTACAAAATGTTAGCCAATGCATTTGGAAAACAGAAATTGAATGCGTTTAAAACCGCAATCAAAGAATGTGTCGCAGACGTGTCCAAAAGGTTTCCTGAAGGAGTTGCAAAAATCCAAAAAGTAGACGATAACGCATATTGCTTTATGAATCTTATTAATGATTTGGGCAATATTGAAAATTGTCTATTCTACTCAAACCATCCTGATTTTACTTACAACAGGATTGGTAGAAAACGTGTTGCAAAAGGTGGTAATTTATCTGATGCAGATAAACAAAGGCTATCTGAAGCAAAGAATGTTGAAGAAGCAAACAAAATTCTCGAAGAACTCAAAGAGAAAAATGTCGAAGTTAAATTTGTTAACTCCAATCCAGATAGAGGTTATCCTTTGACTGATTTGGTTTGGAATGAAGAACGTGCAAATCTCAGTATTCGTATCTATATTGAAGGTGAAGCAATTCTACCTAAAAATAAATATAATATCGACAAAGTTGCTTCTTTTAAATACAATACCTTTACGCTCGTAAAAGATGGTATTGTTAATGTTGATAAACTTCCAGTAAGTAATTCACCTGAGTTGCTTTCAATATTGAATGCAAATGGCGTGAAGTATAAAGTTTATAGCATGAAAGATAACTTCGACAATACTGTTGTTATTGATCTTACTTCACTTCCTATTGTTAATAAAGGTATGGTGAAAGCAGTATCTGCAAATGGACTTGCAAAACAAGAATGGGAACTTTTGAAATTACAAGCCGATAAAAAGGTTTATGATTATTACAGAAAATCTTTATTCCCAAAAACAAGCAAATCATTTGTTGAAATGTTGGGTCAGGAATGTGCAGATTGGCTTAAAGAAATTGGTATCACCGATTTCAATGGATTCGTACCAAAAGTAACAGAAGAAGAATCAACAGACTTCTACATGTCAGTTAATTTGGCAACCAAGGTCAAGGGATTGTCTTCACTACCAAAAGTAGAAGATGTTGTTGCCAAAATTAAAGATGGTAAACCATTAAAATTAAATGAATGGATTATGTCTGATGCAATTAATAAATATATTGCACAAACACAGTCTGATATGTTTACCTCACTGTCAGATGAGCAAAAAGAAGGTGTGTTAAAAACATACTTGATTACCAAATCTGACATTTTGAATAAAAACAAACGCAGAGTTATGCAAGAAATTGCACAAATCAAGTTTGCTCTTATTCTTTCCAAAAAATGGTTTACAGAATTTAAATCTTTTGACGAAAATAAGTTGAATATTAAACTGGATGATCAGGATTTAGAGTTCACTTTTGATCAATCTGAAAAAGAAGTGAAAATCTAAAAGACTGAATGTTGAATAATTAAATCCCGAATTTTATTCGGGATTTTTTGTTATATTAATGTAACTATAAAGTAATCATTTTGTAACCAATATTTGAAATTGAATGGGTAATTATTTGTAAACAGAAAATTATGCCAAAGACATTACTCCCTCTTTTATTTCCACTCATGGTCACATTTACAAGTAATATGACCCAACCAGTAATATCTGGTACTGTTTACGACAAACAAACGCATGAAACATTATGTGGTGTAAGTGTCATTACTGATAAAGATACTACATATACTGATTTTGACGGTCATTTTAAATTAAAAAATAGTTCAGATATTACCAAAATTAGATTTGAAATGATTTCTTATGAAAGATACTCAACAACTATCGATGCTGTCACATTTAGTTTAAAATCAAAATCAAAAGAAACTGCCTCAAAATCAAATGATTAAGAAATAATTAAAAATATTTTTTAAAAAAAGTTAAAAATAGTTTGCAGATATTGTAACATTTTATATCTTTGCAACGTATTTAGATAAAAACGAATAAAATATTAGAATTATGAAAGCAATTAGTACCATATCAACATCGACATTCACGACATCAAGTCGCAATGGAAATGGTATATTCTGTTTTGGCAGAAATATTAAAGGTACGGGTTTTGGTTTTCATAAAAGTTAAACTGTGAAGTTGCTTAAAAAAACAAAACCCGAAACCAAAAAAGTTTCGGGTTTTTTTGTTCATTGACATACTGGAAAATTATAATTGTCGGGTTAGCCAAGCGGTAAGGCGGTGGTCTGCAAAACCAATATCACTGGTTCGATTCCAGTACCCGACTCATATTGTCTTGTAGTTCAGTTGGTTAGAGCACTTCCCTGATAAGGAAGAAGTCCTGAGTTCAAGTCTCAGCAAGACAACAAAAATGGAGGAATACTCAAGTGGTTTAAGAGGGTTGTCTTGAAAACAACTAGGCTGTAAAAGGTGCGTGGGTCCGAATCCTACTTCCTCCGCAAAATCGATGTGCATTGGATTACATCACATTGATTTATGCATCGAAAAGAAGTCATGAATCTTTAGATGTAGAAGTTCTGGTCTGCATAGGACGCTGCCCTAATGTTCAGTTGGAATCCCATACACGGGTACTTGGCAATACTAATGATGTATGAAAATTCTCCGAGACATTTAGTAGATTGTAATGTTTACGGGGGTCGTGAGTATGAGGCTCACACCAGAACTTATTTTTTAAAACTATGGAACAGTAGCAAAGTTGGTCTATGCGGCGGACTGAAAATCCGTGGATACTGGTTCAATTCCAGTCTGTTCCACCAAATTGATGGGTAGTTTATTATTTGTTAAAACGCTTACATATACTATAGTAGCAAGCAAGTGGATTCAAATTCCACCCTGTCAGCAATATGCAGGTATAGCACAATGGCTAGTGTGTCTGGCTTCCAACCAGAAAATGAGAGTTCGATTCTCTTTACCTGCTCCAAAACATTTGGAATATAAGAAATTATTTATTACATTTGTCTGAATTATATAGTGGCGTGGCGCAGCGGTTAGCGCAGGTGTCTTATAAGCACGAGGTCGTGGGTTCAATTCCCACCGTCACTACGAAAAAGGTTGGAGAAAGAATTCAAGTGCGGTAACATGAGATAGTATTTCTATACCTTCTATGAAAAATTAAATTTACCGATTTGATTGACTAGTAGTTATTTCGTTAGCATAGAGGATAGTGTGCCTTGCGACAAGCAGGGAGACATTGGTTCGACTCCAATACGAGACCTAATAAAAATGCTTCGATAGCCTAGTGGTTAAGGCAGCACACTGTTAATGTGCCGTGGAGTGATCCCATCGTAGGTTCGAATCCTGCTCGAAGCGCAAACATCTAAATTAAAAAAATGAAAAAATTTTTATTCGTTGGTGAAAGAAGAAGTGATACTGCGATTCGTATGAATGTCACTTGGGTTGATAAAAGACTGGCTGCAGCACATCTTTCAAAAGCAGTTGAGAATATTGGAATCAATTGGGATGAATGTGAATTTAAAAACGTATTTGAGGACGATATAAGCGATATTAAATCATTTGGTGGTGTTATAGTTGCAATGGGAAGAAAGGTCGAAAAAGAACTTAAAAAGCACCAAATACGCCATGAATTCATTTATCATCCTGCAACACGTGGAGCAGTTCGAAATATTGAAAAATATAAAAGCCACGTAAAAGAAAGAATTGGACACATAGTATGAGCAATAAAAAAAGAAATAAAGAAATTCGTAGGAAATATGAATTGAAAAAGGAAATTGAAAATAATCCAGATTGGTGTTATTGTTCTGTAATACTTGGTATAGAAGAAGATATTGATTATATAAATGATATACCAATTGGTGTAACAAAACCAATCGATGGTTTTCCATTTCCAGAATCAAAAGGATATGTTCAAGATATTTATATTTGTAAAAGATGTGGAAAAAAACATACACAACTAATTGGATTTTAAATAACGCCTGATTAACTTTAATTGGTAGAGTTCCGCACTTGTAATGCGGATGTTGGGGGTTCGAGTCCCTCATCAGGCTCAAAATAAATTTTAATTCGAATCATTTTTTTTGCTCTATTGGAGTGTTTATATGAAAACTACAAATATGAAAAAATGGGATGATTCGGAAATTAAAAAAGCAATAAATTACCACAATACTGGTAATACATTTAATGAAATTGGTATTAAATTAGATAGAACAGAAAAAGCAATTAAAGAAAAATTATCTGAATTTAATCTAAAACAAAATAAGAAAAATTATTATGAAGATGTAATATGTGAAAATTGTGGCAAATCGTTCACATCATTAGTAAATGAAAAAAGAAAATATTGTTCACAATCGTGCGCAGCAATAAAAAATAATAGTGCTTACCCCAAAAGGATTAAGCAAAATATAACTAAAAAATTTGAGAATAAAGTTGTTCAAACAATAAAGTATTGTCTTAATTGTGGATGTATATTAAAAAATAGAAAAAACAAGTTTTGTTCACATACGTGTCATTTCGATTATAAGCAAACACAAATATTTAACGCAATAGAAAGGAATGAATACACTGATGACACTCAAAACAGATATCATAAAAAATATTTAATACATAAACACGGTGAAAAATGCATGAAATGTGGATGGGATGAAAGAAATATGACTAGTGGTAAAGTCCCGATTGAACTAGAACATATCGATGGCAATTCTGAAAACAATAATTTAAATAATTTAATTTTATTATGTCCTAATTGTCATTCATTAACGCCTACATATAGAGCATTGAATGTTGGTAAAGGCAGACATAAACGAAGAGAACGATATAAACAAGGAAAGAGTTTTTAATTACAAAAAATGCACCTGTAGCATAAATGGAAATGCATCACTCTTCTAAAGTGGCGATTGTGAGTCCGAATCTCACTAGGTGTACTAATACATGCTTTCATAGTCCAAGGGAAAGGGCGAGGATTTCCTAAATCTTAAATTTCGGTTCGAGTCCGAATGAGAGCACAAAAATTAATTAACATGGCAACAGCAACTTGTCCAAAATGTAAACAACCAATATACGTTCCTGATAATAAAGATTTTGTCATTTGTACATGTGGTGAAGTTACTATAATCAATAGTAAATAATGAATGTATTTATGTAAAATTCAATATTATGGATAATTTTCACATTACAAAATTTGGGTTATTAACAATAACCATGTTGGTATTTTTTGGCTCAATATTATTCGGTACAATTTGTTTATTTATTGGTGATAAATTAAAAAAACGTGAAAAATTGCACAATAATATACTTGCAATAAAAAAGAGATTTAAATAAATGCCCATGTAGTTTAACGGATAAAACGGGACACTACGGATGTTCAGATGGGGGTTCGATTCCCTTCGAGGGTACTAATATTTATATTTATGAGAAATGTAAATACGTCATAGTTAATCTGCTACTTAGATTAATTGTGATTATGGAAAGTTCAAAAAGTAGCAAGAAACAACCAATGAAATATTGGTTGGTGGAAATCACGCTTACGAGTGGTGAAATCCTAAGTTTTTATGTTAAAGCACTCACCCAATTTGACGCTTATGAAAAAGCGGATGGTTATGCATGGTGGATCGATAACGAAAAATTAAAAAGTAAATTAAAAACTTTTAGGTTAATGCCTTAAAGAAATGGGAACGTGAATGGTCTTTGACCCGATGGGAAATAGATGGGGAGTTCACCAAGTATATCGTTTAGGGTTGGGTATACAAATTACAAAGGTGAAATTCCTTTGTATTATGCAGATTAGGTGTAACTGGTTGCATATTTGCTTGCCATGCAAAAGGTTTAGTGGGTTCGAGTCCCATAATCTGCTCACATCGTTTCGAAAATCTTTTTTTGCATTTTATAGTATTTATATATAAAAACAAATATTATGAAATGGAAAAAAGATGAAATTGAAAAAGCAATTTTATTGAATAAAATTGGAAAGAGATTTAATGAAATCTCAAATGAGTTAAATAAGACAACTCGCAGCGTTCAAGTTAAATTAAATAGATTGGGATTTTCAGAAAATAAACGATTAATTAGTGAAGAGATAACATGCATTAATTGTGGAAATTTATTCAGTGGAAAATTAAAAGATAATAGAAAATTTTGTTCGCTGTCTTGTTCTGCAGAATATAATAATAAAAAATACCCTAAAAGAAAAAATTTTCAAAAATTAAGCAATTGCTTGTATTGTGGGAATAAATTAGACAAAAAGGGTCAACATAAATTTTGTTCTAAAGAATGTGACGTTAAATATAAACAAAATTTAATATTTAACGAGATTGATAACGGTAACACATCATTTAGTTCAATGACATACAAAAAATATCTTATTTTCAAATTTGGTAATAAATGCATGAAATGTGGTTGGAATGAGATGAATCCCATAACTGGATTGATTCCAATACAACTAGAACATAAAGACGGTAATTCTGAAAATCATAATCTAAACAACCTCGAACTTTTATGTCCAAATTGTCATTCATTAACACCAACATATGGTGCTTTAAATAAAGGAAGTGGACGTGAAAAAAGAAGAATAATGAGACAAAGTAAAATCAATAAATAATGGAAGGATGCCAGAGTTGGACTATTGGGGCAGACTGCTAATCTGTTGTACGGGTAAAACCGTACCGAGGGTTCGAATCCCTCTTCTTCCGCCATTATAATAATTTTCCAGTATTTATACTTTACTAAAGTAAATAATTATGTGGGAATATAAGAAAATTGTTTTTATATATAAAACATCACCCGAATTAACTGAAGAACTCAATAAAATTGGTTCAGACAATTGGGAAATAGTAGAGTATAAAGAAGAAAAGCCTAATAACTCATACAGCACTGGTACTACAGTAACAATATTGGCAAAAAGGAAAAAAGACGTTCCAAAACCAGAAATATTGGATTAGTTAATTTTTTTATAATTTTTATTTGCATGTAACATTTTTATCATTATCTTCGTATCATATTAAAATGGTTCTTTAGTTTAGTGGTAAAACACCTGTCTCTAAAACAGCATTCGAGGGTTCGACCCCCTCAAGAATCACAAATAAAAATTTATAAATCATGGATTGTAATTTAAGAGAAGAATTAAAATTGTTTTTAAGGCATGTAATTGAAGTACATACCGACAAATATGGTCATCTTCAAGTAATTGATACTGATGATGAAAACCTTATTAAAAACTATTATTCAGGAACAATTGACGGTGTTGTTGACGGATATTTGTTTAATGAAAAAGACGAATTCTCTGCCAATGAAATTGCAAAATTTACTGAAATGGGTTGGACTGTTGGAAAGACAAAAGGATATGCCACCAATAACAATGCTTGGGCGAAAGTTGGTGATATTGCAGTTACAGTGCATCCATTTGCCAGCATTAAAAGAAGACAATACGATCTTACATGGATGGAAGACGTTACTGAAAAGGTAAGGGCAAAACATGGTGATGCAGCCGTCGAAGAATATAAAATCGCATATCCAAATGGATATGTTAAAGCAAAATCCTTTACAGAGTTTTGTGATTTAATTGCAAAAATAAAAGAAATTCAAAAAAAACTTGCATAATTGAAATATATTATGCAAGTTTGCATTCACTTAGTATTTATAATTAAAAATTAAAAGTTATGACGTAGGTTAAATTAGTTACTGTAACAAGAAAAGATATCAGTGCAGGATATCAATTAGTTCAATCTGCCCACTCACTGGCAGAATTTGCACAAGAATTTCCCAATCATTTCCAAGATTGGATGCGAGAATCCAAATATCTCGTAGCATTGTCAGTTGACGATGAAAACAAACTCAAAGACCTTTACGAAGAATTAAAGTATTATGGTGTTAATGTTGTGGCATTTACTGAACCAGACATTGATAACCAGATGACAAGTCTTTGTTATTACGGTACTCCTGAGACAAGAAAATTTACAAAAAAATTAGATTTAGCACTTAATCAGTAAAGCCATGAAAAATACATAGGTTGACATCAGACCCCCATAATAATGATATTTCAAATCGGAATATTAAAAACAAACGCATTAAAAATAACAAATAAATTTAAAATACATTATTATGGAAACTTTAGTTAAAGCAATTGATATTAAAAAAATAAAATCGGACATTAAAGAACTTGCTGCAAAGCAAATTTATTACAAAAATCAAAGAAAAACCGAACATATTGTAGGTGAACGTGAAATGAAAGCAAAGGATGCAACTTATATGCATCAATCAAACAGAGAAACATTACGTATCATGTATGCAGTATATGGTTTAGCCAGAGGAAAGAACTTTTCACAAATTGAAAATCATTATTCAGAAGAAGAACATCCTCTTAAAAAATTTCAATACACAATTGATAAAATGATCAATAAGTATGAATTAAAAGAAGTTGAATAAAAAAGGGGGATTTACTTCCCCTTTTTTCTTGCATATGTGTTATGAATAATGTATCTTTACGAAAAATAATTTTATTAAACATTTTCATAAAATGGCAAAGAAAAAAAATTTAACAACTCAAGATGTAGAATTGCAAGAAGAAGTTGTTGTAGCAGAAGTTCCTGAAGAAGTATTCACGGAAGAAGATTTTACTGAAGAAGAAAATCAGGAAGTTGAAGAACGTGAACTTACTGACGAGGAAAAGAAACAGATTTTAATTGAGCAATTAAAATATGCTAGAAAAACCTTCAGACCAATCAAACATATTGGAAAAACAACAATTAATCCATATGGTGCTGCCTTTAAAGAAAATCGCAGACGTAAAAATCAGGCACAGAGAAAGTCAAGAAAATTAAATCGAAAGAAATGATAACTGGTGTTACTGGTGGTGAAGAACGCAAAGAGTATTACTATCGTGTTGAACCTGATAGTCATTTCTTTGAAAATATTGACCAAATAATTGCTTATGTTGAATATATGCGAATTAACAAGAAAGCAAAAAATGATTTGTTATTGGCATTGAATAATACAAAGAAAAATGGCTTTAGTCTGTTAAAAATGACTAATATTGAAATTTTACCAGCACAACATACGTATATCACAACAAAAGTTGATGGATTAAGTGAAAATGAAATTGATAATTTAATTAAATTGACAAAAGAATTAGTAAATTTTAAATTAAATAAATAAAAAATGGAAAGAGAACATGTTTATGCAAACATTGATATCGAAAGAAGTTATCAAGATGCAATTTGGGGTACACGTCGTCAATTAGACAATACTCCTGATGAAGAAAAGCCTGTGGCTGAATGGATTAATTATGTGGAATATCACATTTCAAAAGCAAAAGAACGTGTGTATCATCTTGATACAGAAGGAGCACTTGCTGAAATGCGCAAAGTTGCTGCACTAGCAGTAAGGGCAATGGAAATTCATGGTTGTCCCACAAGAGTTATGCCAGTTCCGCAGAGTGACGTTATTATGCCACAGGAAGAAATTCCCGCAAAATTATCAAGTCCCGAAGAAGATTGTGGTTGCGGTAAGAAATAATTATGGAGACCATTGATCTTAATGAAACATATTGGGATAGACAACATGGATATGTAAGTGAATTACGTATAGATGCACGTTGGATACTCCGTGATGAGGAAACCGATAAGCCTGTCGGTTCATTGCGAATTGCTTCGCACCCCGACCTCAGACCCGGGTATCTGCGTGCTATCTTTACGTATGTCACTTCAATTCGTAAAAAAACCAAAGAAGAAAAACTTAAAACAATTGAAGATTTTCAAATGGAAATCAATGAATTGGAAGTTTATTCTATTAGTGATGATGTAAAAACTGAAAATCAAACCTATGAAGCACCATATAAGGAACTTGAAGAATTGTTTGGTGTAAAAGTATTTGAATAATGAATATATTTCATGAATATGTGATTGACAATGAGTTAATTGTTGACAAAGAAAACTGGAGTGATATTGTTGGTAAGTTCAAACAAGAATTTATAATACAAGAGATTTCTGATGCAATTGAATTATATAAAATTAAACTGCCGTATAGGGATATATCAGAATCAGAACTTATAGAAGACTATACTGCACTGAAAAATTTAGATGCGTCTGAGTTAATCAAAGATGGTCAATGGGTTAGTAAGTTTGATTACAAATACCCATTTCTCGATAAGTATATTGATTTGTCAAACGTTGGCAATAAAGCAAGTGATTATTTTCATCAAGTAGAACGTTGGAAATGCGATGCAACTGGATATCCATCCCCGCAAAAGACTTGGGAAACTGAAAGATATAGATTGACATTATTCAAAGCATTATTCTCTCTCAAAGTTAAAGAGATTAATCCACAAGTTTTCAGAAATATAATTTCGCTTAGAAAGTATATTGCGGCACAATTCAGACCATCAGCAGCAAAAGCAGTTTATGATTTTTTTCAAGCAAAAACCGTATTGGATTTTAGCGTGGGATGGGGTGATAGATTACTTGGAGCACATACTTCAGAATATGTTGAAAGATACGTTGGATTTGACCCCAATCCCTTTTTATTTGATGGATATTTTAAGCAAATTTTGTCCTATAATAAATTCCTTGGGAAAATTAAACCATTTAATATACGTCGTGCATGTGCTGAAGATGAATCTATCGTATTGAAAAATGAGTTTGATTTGATATTTACATCACCACCATATTTTGATAAGGAGAAATATGACCAAGGTGAAAATCAATCATATATTAAGTATAAAGGATTTGATACTTGGATGAAAGACTTTCTTTTCAAAACAATTGAAATTCGTAGCAAAAACTTAAAAAGTGGTGGACATTTAGTTATCAATATTAGCGACATTTATACGAGAAAAAAATTGTATAAAATTTGCGATGGAATGAATGATTATATTGCAAGTACTAATGAATTTGATTATATTGGTGCAATTGGTTTGAGGATGCCAAAAAGACCGATGAGTATATCATCAGAATCTGTTGGAATTTATGGAGAACCGATATGGATACATCGTAAAAAATAAATTTTTAGATTTTTTGTGAGTATTTATAAATGGGTTCACTAAAGAACCGCATCAGATAAAATGAAAGAATATGTAAGAATATGTCCTAAATGTGGAAAGGAAATTGAATATAAAACAAAGAAAATTTTACAAACAGCGATTAAAATTAATAAACCATGTAAAAGTTGTGTTCAGAGCGAAAGTAAAATTGGTGAAAAAAATCACATGTTTGGAAAAAAACATAGCATTGAAACAATAGATAAAATAAAAGAAAAAAGAAAAGACCAAAAATTTTCAAATGAAACCAGAGATAAAATGTCGATAAGTTCAAAATTACGACTTGAAGAATATAATCATTGGCTTGGTAAAAAACATAAACAAGAATCAATTGATAAAATGAGAGTAATTAGTGCTAATCGAATTCACGATAATAAATGGCATCCATCATTTAATGTAAATGCATGTAAAATTATTGATGAGTATGGTGAAAAAAACGGATATGATTTTCAACACGCATTAAATGGTGGTGAATTTTTCATTAAGGAATTAGGTTATTGGGTTGATGGATATGATAAAAAAAATAATGTGGTTATTGAATATTATGAAAAAGCACATGAATATTTCATTGAAAAAGATAATGTGCGAATTAACGAAATTAAAAATTTTTTAAAATGTGAAATAATTATTCTAAAAGAAAATGATATAAAATAACAATAATCTTAATTCAAAATTTTATGAAAACATTTAGAAGTTCATATACAAAAAAAATAAGAAACGGTGGTGCTACCAAAACAGTGCATGTTAAAAGCACATATGTAAAACCTCCGCAAAAAAGAATCTTTTCTTCAAAAAAAAAATGATTTAAATTAAAAAATATGAAAGACAACAAAACAACTGTAAAGGAAATTATAATGAACGAACAGGAAAAAAGGGATAACAAAGAATTTCTTACCGCAAAAGGTGGTGGTCTTAGATTCAACAAAGGAAAATTAAGATATGACTTGGTTGAACCACGTGCATATCGTGATTTTGTTGAAGTTCTTACTGATGGTGCAAATAAATATTATGACCGCAGTTGGGAACTTGGCTTCAGTTGGACATCGGTTCTTGCTTCACTTAAAAGACATATTGCGGCAATTGAAATGGGTGAAGATTATGATCCTGAAAGTGGTCGTTTACATGCTGCACATGCTGCTTGTAATATTCATTTTTTGAATGCGTTTTATTACACGTTTCCTCAAGGTGATGATAGACCAAAGAGATTTCTTAATATGCCAAAAATTGGATTGGATATTGACGGTGTATTGGCAGATTTTACATCTTCTTGGCATAAATTATATCCAGATACGGAAATGATAACATCGTGGTATTTTGATAGACAAATGAGAAAAAGATTTGAAAAAATGCGTGAAGAAGGTACGCTGGATGATTTCTATCTTAATCTTGATGCAATGGAAAAACCAGAGGATTTGTTAGTTGAGCCACATTGTTATATTACATCAAGACCTGTTTCATTGGAAATTACCCAAAAATGGTTGGATGAGAAAGGATTTCCAGCCAGACCAGTATACAGCATTGACATAATGAAAAGTAAAGTCGATGTTGCTAAAGAAGCAGGTATTGATATTTTTATTGACGATTCATTTGATAATTTTGTTGATTTAAATAATAATGGTATTTTTACTTACTTATATACCGCACCTTGGAATGTTAAATATAATGTCGGTCATATGAGACTCAATTCACTAAGTGAAATTCCATCACTTCGATAGTCCAAATAGGTATTTTTACGTATTTATTGATATGTGAAAATGTTTATATGAGTAATGTCTTGGATGATATCGTAGATGAAATCGAAATTAAACCGAATAAATCGAAATTAATTATTAAATGGATAGTTGGTGTTTCATTAACATTGATTGTTAGTGCATTTACCGTTGGAGAAGTCAAATCTAATTTCTTTAATAGATTGGATAACATTGAAGAAAAAATCGATGAAACTAACAAAAAAATCGATAAAGTAGATGCTGATATCAATAAAAAACTTGATGAAACAATTATAATAAATAATGGACAACATATGATGATGATTGAATATGGCAATTATGATAAAGAAATGCTCAAAAAATTCATCAACATGAATATCATTCCAAATAACTATCAAAAAAAATAAGACATGCTGCTCTGTATTATATCAGATACTCACAATAAACATAAACGAATTAAAAATTTACCCAATGCTGATGTAATTATCCATTGCGGTGATATGACTTCTATGGGTTATGAGCATGAAATAATTAGTTTTTTGAAATGGTTTTCCAAACTGAGTCAATATAAATATAAGATTTTTGTTGCGGGAAATCACGATTGGCTATTTGAAAAAAATGGTCTATTGGCAAGAAGTCTTGTTCCTGATAATGTGATCTATCTTGAAGACAATGGTATTGAAATCGAAGGAAAGTACTTTTATGGCTCACCTGTTCAATCACCATTTGAGAATTGGGCATTCAATCGCCCAGAAGAAAAATTAAAACAGCATTGGGAAGCAATTCCAGATAATGTGGATGTTCTAATTACACATTCACCACCATATGGATTTGGTGATTATACTCCAATGACTAAAGACCATGTAGGTTCACCTTCATTGCGTGAAGAAGTACTAACAAGGGTTAAACCAACTGTTCATTGTTATGGTCATATTCACGATGGATATGGAATTAGAGTTGTTGAAAACACAACACCAACTTTATTCGTCAACGCATCAATTTTGAATGATGATTATATAAGAACATATGATCCGATTCTAATTGAAATTTAAAGCCAGATTTTCTGGCTTTTTTTATTTCCCATAAACTATTTATGTAAAAATCATCATGCAATGAAAATATTTGGAATTATAAAAGAAGAAGTTATTAATTTTCTAAAAGAATATGAAGGTGAAGAAGTTGATTGGGATTTATATGAAAAACAAAATGATATAAAATTCCAAATTCTACATGATTTTTTATATAGAAATAATCCCGAATTAACCAAAAGAATTCCTTGGCGAGTTGTTCCAGCAGCACGTTTGAAAAAGATTTGGGAAGATTTTATTCGTCATGGTGTTGTACGTGATGAAAAAGGTCTGGATATGATTGAAAGTATCATGATTTCCAATGCATTAAAATTACAGGTAATGACAGAATTGGCTGGTCATACCAGTAGTGACCCTGATTATGATTTTGAAGAAGCATGGGGTTATTATGTTGATGATTATATTGGTAGAGTTATGCCGCAACCTTACGCAGATGTAGACCAAACAGAAATTCCATTTGAAGACCCAACACAACCACATAAAAGAAAACCATATCGAGAACCATTTGAACCAAATTCTAATTTTGATAATATTAGAAATATTCCATTTCAGAATTATGTGGAAGAACATGAGAACGATTTAAATCCCCAAACAATCAAAAAAGATTTAATGGAAATTCTAACAGAACATTTTTATGAATATTATAGCGTTGATTCACAAGGACACAATATTCTAAGTGATTATGGCACAGACCCATTAGTTAATCTTGCATTTGAATTAGCAAAAGAAAACAACGCAGAGAAGAAAGTTGTTATTATTGATAAAATGCTAAATATTGTTCACCAACGTTCTGATTTAGCAACATGGTTTGTTGAAGGTGGTTCTAGGGCACTTTCTAATATCAGTGGTTATTATAGTGATAGTGATTATAGTTGGAATGCGAAAAGTGTAGTATCTGGAACTTAATTATAGCAAAAAAAGTTTTTTCGAAAAAATTTTCTATTTATGGGTAAAATTATTTTTACCCATAATTTATTTTTTATGAATATTAATGAATTATATGAAATTATACAAGATAGATTCCCTGCTGATGATATAAAAGGTGAATTTACATTACAAGGAAACTGCATTTCTTGGTCATATGAATTAGAAAATGATAATTTCGACTATACTTCAACAATTTATACAGATGACGAAGAAGACGATTTATTAGACTTTCAATTTGATTCACCAAGTTCAGAAGAGTTATTATTAGAATCATATGAAGGTGATTTTCAAAAACTTGAAATGTTGTTAGATGAGTTAGATGAAACTGAAAATTGGACTATTAGTGATTCTGAAATTATTGACGATACAATTTCCTTCAAAATTTTTTAAATTTTAGTAACATATTACATTTCTTTTTCGTATCATTGCATAAAAAATATGTTATGGGAGGAAATGCATTAAAACAATACGGTGTTTTCACCGAAAGAAAAAACACCGATGAATTCAGACAAATTGCTAATGAAATTAACAATAAGATATCTTTAGATTTAGGACTGTTTAGCCAAGTTGTTAAATGCTATCATACTAAAGCAGATCATGGTGATTTAGATTTGCTTATAAAGTGTGATAAGTCTTATAACGTCAACTGGAGAAACTATATTGAATTTACTTTCAAGCCAAACGCCATTTATAACAATGGTGGTGTTTTTTCTTTTGACTATAAGAATTTCCAGATAGACATTATACCAATAAATGCCGACAAGTGGGAAATTGCGAATATATACTATTCATATGACCCACTTGGAAATATCATGGGAAAAACCTATCACAAATTCAATCTATCTTATGGCTGGAAAGGTCTGTATTACAAGTATAGGAATTTTAATGGAAATGAAGTTGCTGATATATTAATATCAACAGATACTAAAAAAATATTTGAATTTGGTGGATATGATTATGACAGATATCTTCAAGGTTTTGAAACTCTAGAAGATATTCTTAAATTCACTATCAATGGTAAATATTTTGATTCCGAAATGTTTCAAATTGAAAATCTTAAACATATTGATAGGAAAAGAAATCGTAAACGTGATTCATATCATATATTCTTAAATTATTTGAAAGACAATAACATAGATAAAAAATATGAATTTAACAGAGATAAAAATTCCTATCTTAATGTAATAGATAGTTTTTTCCCAGAAGCAATGCTGATGGAGAAACTCGAAGAACTAAATGAAATTGATAGGAAAAATAGTATAATCTCACAAAAATTCAATGGTGATATTGTAATGGAGTGGCTTCCAAATCTTAAAGGAAAAGAATTAGGTGAAGCAATAGGTAAATTTAAAAATGCCTTGGGTGATAATTATAATGAATTTGTTCTGAATGGAACATTTTCACAAATCTATAATCGTTTTTTTGAAGTATATAATGGCTAATTTAAATAATAATATACTAAAAGTAGGTAGTAAGAATTTAAATTCAGAGAATTGGAAAGTTTATCATCCAAATGGTAGACATATGTTTACGTGTGGTGAAAAAAAGGCTTACTGGTATCTCACCAAAAATTTGGCTGAAATTATTGGTGATAGACAAATTAAATTTTTATTTGATCCAAAAGGAAACGGATTTGAAGATAATGAGGATTTTGGTCGTGGAAGTCGTGAAGCAAGATGCGTTGTAAGTGGTGTTGAACACGACTTGCAACGCCATCATATTGTACCATATTGCTATAGAACATATTTTCCAGAGCAATATAAATCAAAAAATCATCATGACGTTGTTTTAATTAACGATAAAAAACATGCCGAATATGAGCAAATGGCTAATTGTTATAAAGATGAAATTGCTAGAATTTACGGCGTTAAATCAATTGATGAATTGAATGTTGAATACACTAGCAAACTTCGGGAAAACGGTAAAGATAATTCGGTTTTATTGAATGTAATGCATTCATTATTCAAGAACTATAATAAAATGCCAGAAGAAGTTAAATGTGAAAAACTTCAATTCATTGCAGATAATAGCAATTTATCATTTGACGAATTAGCGAATTTAAATTATATTCAAATGTATAAATTATATCAGTTATTGAAAAAACAACATATTTCAGACGTTCAACAATTTAAGAAAGATTCTAGGCATTTGTATGAGCATGGATATTATGTTATACAAAAACTAGACACTGAAGAAAAAATTAAAGAATTTGTGAAACTCTGGAGAAATCATTTCATCGATACCATGCAACCCCAATTCATGCCATATGGATGGTCTGTTGATTTTAGAATAAAAACCAAAATATAACTTGCATTATTTGAAAAAAATTACTAATATTGTAAACTAAAATTTATCAATATGAAATTGTATAAAGCACTTAAATTAAGAAAAAATTTAGTTGGAGAAATCACCAAACTAAAACAACAAATCAAAGAAAAGAATTCATATTTAGTTGGTTCATTGAATGGCGAAAAATTCGATGTAAATAAACTATATGAAGAACTCCAAGAAAAAATTGATCAACTCGTTGGATTGAAATTCGTAATCAATGAAGCCAATAGGGAGATTCAATCAAAAATTTATGTTCTTTCTGAATATAAAGCACTTATCGCATTTTGGAATGAAGTGAGCGTGGTTGAAGGTTCACAAACAATTGGATACTCAGATAATGTACGTGAATATAAGGTACAAATTGACGAAAAAAGACGCAATGAAATCGTCAAAGAATATCAAAAGAAAGTCGATGCACTTCAAGAAGAAATCGACACATATAATTATACCACTGACATCCCTTGGGACACAGCGGAATAACATAGAAGTGTGCTGTTTGACAATTAATTTATATCATTTCCGCTATGGATAAAATGATAGAGATTTGAATGTTCAAGAATCCTGAATTCATGGCTTAAAGATTTAAGAATCAAGACTTAAAACTCAATTTTCGATATGTAATTAGTTGCAAACACACACTTTTTCAATTTAAAAAAATATGAATATTTCAAATACAAAATTCGACTTTGATGACATATTAATTATGCCATCAGTTTCAAGTGATATTACCAGTAGATATAAAGACGTTATCCTACCAGATAGATTACCTCTTTTTACTGCACCAATGGACACCGTTGTGAATCTTGATAATTTTGACTTTTTTTTAGAAAATAAAATTAATGTCACATTACCAAGAACTGTAAAATATCCAGACTATCTAAAATATAGTAGCAATTATTATTATAATCGTGCGGTCTTTGAGAGTATTTTTATAAGTTTAGGTTTTGAAGAAGTAGATTATCATATTAAATATGAAAAATTACAGCATTTTCAACCAAACACACATATTTTGATTGATGTTGCAAACGGTCATATGAAGAAAATTGTTGAATATGCAAATAAAATAAAAAACATTCGACCAGATATCAAAATCATGGTGGGAAATATCGCCAATCCTCAAACATATACTTGGTATGCTGAACAAGATTGCGTTGATTATATCCGTGTAGGTATTGGCAACGGCGGTGGATGCTTAACAACAAAACAATCAGGAGTTGGTCATCCAATGGCTTCATTAATTCATGAAGTATATTTGGAGAAACAAAAATTCATTAGTCAAAAAGTTCCCGCAATTGTTGCTGACGGTGGTATGAAAGACTATTCAGACATTATCAAAGCATTGGCATTAGGTGCTGATTATGTGATGGTTGGGTCAATATTTAACAAATCACTTGAAAGTTGTGCAGACAATTATTTATATGGAATAAAGATTAATAGAAAATTGGCTGGATATTTATTCGATAAAGGATTTCCAATCAAAAAGTACTTCAGAGGTATGAGTACCAAAGGAGCACAAAAGGCAATGGGAAAAAACACATTTAAAACATCAGAAGGTGTTGTGAGATTTAGAAAAGTTGAATATCGTCTGGAAGGATGGGTTGAAAATTTCGAACACTATCTTAGAAATGCAATGAGTTATGCCAATGCTGAAACATTAGATGAGTTTATAGGTAAAGTTGAGATTTGCCAAATCTCGAAAAGTGCATATGATAGATTTAACAAATAAAACAGTTGAAGAAGTAAATATATTAATACAAAAATACGCATCACTTCTGGAAGTGATTGAACAAAAACAATACATTCCACAATTTGCGGTTACTTTCGATATTGCTGTCAATTATGTCAATCGACAATATAATGATGCAAATTCAAGTTGGAAGGCTTGGGCAATTGTGGTTATTAAAAAATTATTTGATAAAATCAATAATGAATCTGACATATATAGAATCATCGACGAATTCTATGTCTACATCAATTCAGAAGCATTTCAGAGTTATTTGAATAGTATTGTAATGTTCGTTGATGATTATGCCAGAGAAAGTAATTGTGTTAGTATGTTTATTAATCATATGACAAAAAAAGGTGGTATTTAAACCACCTTTTTTCTTTATCCTAATTCTATTTCAGCCAGTTGGTCTTCATACCTCATTTGCATAATTTCCAAATCTTTTATTTTCTTTTCGGAAATTCCATACTTTTTAAAATTCTCGATTTTCTTTTTGATCTCTACAATTTTGAAGGTTAGAATCTCAATGTCTCGTTCTTTACTCATAATGGTAAAATTTAAATCAATCTAATTTTTATTATAAATACTAAAACTCTTGATAATATCGTTAAGTTTTTATATATTTGTTGATTAATTAATTTCATATGGAAGCATATATCAAATATAAAAGAATTACCAAAATAGTAAAAGAAAGCGAAACTCAGAAATTTTTTGATGACTTAGTTATTGATGGATGGGATATCATCTATTATAATGAAAGAATGCTCTTCAATTTGGTAGATGAAATTCTAATAACAATGGTTCTAGGTAGAAGACAGGAGAGAAAATTATGAGCAAAGATTCAGGATATCTTGTTGAAACAAAAACAGGTAAGAAAGGTAGAACATACCACAAAGAAAATAAAATAAATAAAAAAACTGTCGTACACATTGAAGTTGATGGCAAAGACGTTAAAATGCTTTGTGACTCAGATAGTTTGAAAATAATTGGATACGTAGACTAGAAGAACTTCTACACAGTATTTATAACAAAAGATTATAAATATGTTATTATTTGCAACCCATCCAGAAGAAGTTCAGGAAATGAAAGATATCATCAACAGTGGTAAATTTCATTCAGTCACATTCATCAAAGCAGATAATTCCATTAGATACGCCAACGGAAAAAAAATAATATATGCTGGATCAACCAGCGATAGTCCAAGAGGTAAATGGAATAGAGAAGATGCTAATATTATCACAATTTTCGACAATAACAAACCCAAACTTGGTGCAGATTATCAACCAATTATAAATCCAGAAACAGGAAGACCAGTGATGGGTGCTCCAATCAGTGTGAGATTGGACAGATTGTTATATTTTAAATCAGGATCATTTGTTCGTGATTTCACCGACGTGAATAAAGAAGCAGTTGAGAAAGCAGGAATTACACCTGAACAAATCGAACAAATAAGGAAAAAAATGAGACTTGAAAATATTATTCAGGAAGAAATTGAAAACCTATTTAATCTTTCTTAATTTTTATTTCAAAATATCTTTCAACATTATACACACATTTTGATGTTTCTTTTATCTTGACATCATAATTCATATCAGCATTGAAAAATAATGTTCCAATTTCTACAGGCAATCCATGTGGATAGGGTGTGGATATGCCGAAATTAATTCCTTTGTCAATACTGCTTTCAATAAGATTAAATCGCTTATCTTCCATTAGTTCAAGCGATAATAACAATTCTTCATATAAGAGAATATCCTCTTTTGTTCCGTAGTTCTGTGTAACAGCAGATTCAATTACACGCATATTTTTATCTGACATATTCAGTACAAATTTTATAATCCAAATATAATATATTATAATCCAAATTGCAATAGTTTGGTCAAAAATTCAACTTATTTAAAAAAAATTTTATAGTATTTATTCTTAGTTAACAATATAAAAATGGAAAATTTTTACTTAATATTAATCAAGAAAAATGGCGAAATTGTGCATAATGTTTTTGCAAAATTCCATACAGATTTAGTATCAAAATACATATCATACGATGAAGAGAAGACAAAATCATATTTCAAAGCAACATACATGCCCCAAGGAAGATTAGATGAATTGGAAAAATATGATTTACATATAGACGAAATTTATGTGCCTGAATGGTTTACTGGTCAATTTAAAATTGATATTGTAAATAAATTAAATGATATTATAAAATCAATGATTATAAAAGGACGCAAAAAAATCCTCTTGCATGAAGGCGCAATCTTATGTGGAAATGCAGTTATTGATGAAGTAAAAAATTCTCTTATATTCGCAATGTATGATAAATCAAAAGTGAAAATTTTTGATAACAATTCCGAAATAAATTATATGACAGATGATACTATCATCAATGAAATGCACGACAGTACAAAAGTTAATAAAATGACTGGTTTTGCAATCGTTAAGAAAATGTTTGATTATTCCAAAATCATGAAAATGATGGGAAGAACAAAAGTATTGGAAATGTTTAACCATTCACGCATTGCTATACTCAAAGGCGATGCAAATATCGAAGATATGTATAACATGTCTCAAGCAGATAAATTAAACCATATGTCTAAAGTAGATGAAATGCACGGTTATTCAGTAATTGAAGAAATGTGGAATTATACCGTTGTTGAAAAAATGTTCGATAAGTCAAGAATTAATTACATGAACGAAGAATCAAAAGTAATGGAAATGTATGGAGAATCAATGATTGAAGAAATGCACGGAAATACAATTGTTGGAAAACTCTACGAAAATTCTGTTGTTCGTAAATTACACGAAATGGCAAAAATATTGGAAAAACAATTGGAGAAATAAAATTTTATTTGTAGATTTACGAAAAAATTTATCATGGGAATCACAATACTAACAATTGTCAATATCGTTGTTTTAATAATTGCAATTGTACAAATCCAATTGAACAGAAGAAACATAAGTAAAAATAGCCATTTAATCAGTGAGAACCTCAAGTTCATGAAAGAAAACAGAAATCTCATTGAAAATATTCGCAAACATAAAGTAAACCACTAAAACATGAAGATTGCAGTTATTGGACTTGGCTACGTTGGGTTGCCATTAGCCAGACTATTTGCCACAAAATATTCTGTGGTCGGTGTCGATATTAATAAAGAAAGAATAGATGAACTCAATTCGGGAATCGACAGAACTTTAGAAGTAGATGAAAACCTATTAAAACAAGTTCTCAAACCATCAAACAATGATAATGTCGGTTTGTATTGCTCAGACAGTTTATACGATATCGAAGACTGTAATTTTTATATCATCACTGTCCCAACTCCCGTAGATAAACATAACTGTCCTGATATGCGACCATTATTAATGGCTTCACACTCTGTCGGTCAGGTAATCTCAAAAGGAGATATTGTCGTTTACGAATCAACTGTCTATCCAACAGCAACGGAAGAAGAATGTGTACCAATGCTCGAACGTGTGTCTGGATTAAAATATAATCAGGACTTTTTTGTCGGGTATTCACCAGAACGTGTAAATCCAAGCGATAAGATACATACCATTGATAAAATCAAAAAAATAACCTCTGGTTCAACACCAGAAGTTGCAACTGTAATCGATAACGTATATAATTCAGTTCTGCTTAACGGAACATTCAAAGCATCTTCAATTAAAGTTGCAGAAGCAGCCAAGATAATCGAAAATACTCAAAGAGATATTAATATCGCCATCGTTAATGAATTTGCAATGATTTTCCATTTAATGGATATCAACACCAATGATGTATTGGAAGCAGCAGGTTCTAAATGGAATTTCCTGCCATTTAAAGCAGGTTTGGTTGGCGGTCACTGTATTGGGGTAGACCCGTATTATCTTGCCCAAAAAGCAATGGATTATGGCTATAATCCAGAATTAATACTAACTGCCCGTAGAATTAATTCAAATATGGGAAAATATATTGCTGGTGAAGTAATTAAAGTAATGGCAAAGAATCATATTAGAATCGATAATGCCAAAATTTTAATTCTTGGAATTACTTTCAAAGAAAATTGTACCGATATTCGAAACACAAGAGTAGTTGATATCTACCATGAATTGTTATCATATAACACCCATGTTGATATTTATGATCCTTGGGCAAATAAAGATGAGGTAAAAAAAGAGTATGGAATTGACCTCATAATAAAAAACGAAAAATATTATGACGCAATCATTTTGGCAGTTGCTCACAATCAATTCAAAACATATGAATATAATTATCTCAAATTACCCAACTCAATCATCTACGATGTAAAAGGAGTTGTGGATAAAAAATATAATCCATATACACTATAATGCTATGACAGAAATAAAAAGAGACGTTAAACAAGTTTACGTTGATTATGAATGTCCTAAATGTAGAATTGGTCATTTAAGACCAACAGGAACTCTATTGACAACAGACCCACCACAAGTCCCACATAAGTGTAATAATATCAATTGTGACTACATGGAGACATTTAATAAAATGTATCCGTATGTAGATTATGAAATCATAATACAAAACCCAATATCGACTGCTGGTATTTGTAGACCTACAATAATAACTGCTATTCAAAATTGGGATGGAACAGGAAATCCAAATTCTCACATAATTCCAAGCAATAACGGAAATAATTTTTAATATGAAGATAAAACTTAAAATATTAAACAAACAAGGATTTGTTCAAGAAGAATTTAAAACAGAAACCATCAATGATAATATCATAACATTATCAATTGATGGCAATATTCTTTATTTCAACTCAGAAGGCAGATTATATGTCAATGAAATTAAAGATGTATTTGCTGTTAAATATATTAACCCAAATGAATTCAAAGGAAGTGCTTTGTATTTTTATACCTATGCAACAGACGATCACGACGCAAAAACTCAAGCAATATCCAATCCAGATTTTATTTCGCAAATTAACATGAAGAATTTTGACAGAAATAATTTTTCTGTGGTTAAACCAAATCTTGAAACATTCGACACCAATAATATTGGGAAAATAGTATATTACGAACAAGACCCGATAATATAAATGTTAAAATATGAAAGGTGAGGAGTATAAAATATATCTAAGCGACGAACAATACGATGAATGTGTTGATTACGCTAATAAAATTCATGAGCAGAAAAAAAATTATGAATCATGTACACCATTTAGTCCAAATTATGAATTAGTTGGTGCTATGGGTGAAAAAGTATTCTCACTTCTAAGTGGATTACCAATGAATAAAAAAATATTAATTGGTGGTGATAATGGACTTGATTTTAAATATAATGTACAGGTAAAAACCAGTGAAGAACATAAAGCAAAACACTTAATCGAATATATTGATAAATTTGATAAACTCATAACCACTTCGCCTAAAGGATATTATGTTTTTGTTATTGTCAACCTAGAGGAAAAATACGGCTATGTTTGTGGTATTATCTCATTCAATGAATTTAGAAAAAAATTAAGAATAATGAATTTTAAATATGGTGATAGATACGCAGTAGAATTATCAGAACTCCACGAATATATTCCCAAAATATACAAAAATATCGAACTATAGTTTAATCACTTACCAATATATTAAACTGTGCTTCAGGAATTGCTTGACCTGTATCTAAGTACTGACGCAATAAGTGAAAACCGCCTTTGTCATTTTTGAAATTCCATAGATAGTCAAATTGTTCATCACTTAATAAATGTCCTCTACCAACATACTTGGACTTTTCTTCAAATGATAAATTCTTAAACCAACCCAAGTCTTTATTTTGTAAACCTAATTTTTCCTGCTCTCCTTTCTCTTCAGGTGTCTTTGCCTTGTTGACAAATATATTGGTTGGAACTCCTTTGCTGCGTAAATAATTCACATATGCATCAACATCACTTCCATATTCAGCAATACTTCCTGTCGTGTTATTTGAATCCGTTAATTCAATCCCGTGTTCCGTATAATCCAATACAACAATATGCAAAGGATCATTTAACTCACGGCTTTCATCAATGATATAATAAAAAGTACTTGTCTTCGTATCTCTATAACTCTGCCACATCGTATTCGCTGGCTGACCAATACAAAATCCATAATGTTTTCCTGTTAACGCACCTGTAGTATACTTAATACATTTGCCAACATCATTACCGTCATAAACTTTTATACCATTACCTTCCCAAATCGGTGGCTCATCCGTATCAATATTTACTTTACCCTTCCATTCCGCATGACCTTTGGACATACCTTCCAAACCATGAATGAACTCAGCAAAACCTAAATAATTCTTAAATGTTTTTCCGCCAACAACATAACCAGCATGCGTAACTTGTGGAGTTGTTATTTTATTTGTATTCATCATTTCAGAAACACTCTTATATAATATAAGCATTTCATTCAATCCCCTGCTGCCAACTTCAAGATATGATTTAGCCATAACAGGCAACAAAACCTGATTCTTTGACGTATCAGCATTCTTAAATTTATTAATTAAATCATTAATCAATCTTTCATCACCAATATTCTTTAATATTGATGCTGCCTGCAGTTCAGTTTGCTTTGACTCAAACAAAACGTCAACACTTTCCTTAATAATTCTTTTGTCTTTTTTGTTATCAAATTCTGCAAGGTATAATAACCTTTTTATCCTTTCGTCCATTGTTGATTTTTTATATAAATACATTTATTTTTTATTGAAATACTTTGCCAATTCAGGTTGTTTTCTTATAACACTTGCAATTTCATCATCATTAAGTTTCGATATATCTAATTTATTAATTAATGAAGGTTGGTAAAATAATAAAAACCTGATGTTATCACCGTCAAGTTTTGATAAATCCATTCTATCCACCAATCGAGGTCTTTTCTTCAATATTTCTTCAATATTAAACCCCTGAAGTTTGGATAAATCAAATTTATCAACCAATTGTGGTTGATCAATCAATATCTCTTCAATATTATAACCATTAAGATTCGATAAATCCAACCAATCAATTAATTTGGGTTGATTTTTAATTATTTCTCTAATATGATGATTATTAAGTTTCGATAAATTCAATTTGTCAACTAACTGAGGATGCTTAATTAAAATACTGGCAATATAACTACCAGTTAATTTATTCAGATTATCAGGAGTAAATTTAACAATCAACATTGGGTCTTCTTCTATTATATTCTTAATATCAAAACTATTTACATTTGACATGTCTACGGGAATATCATTCTTTAAAGAATATATTACTTCATGATGCTTCAACATGTAAAAATCATTACTCTTCGCAGCAATGTTCCTCTTGCGAAAATACGTATCTATTAATTGTTTCTGTACTTTATCCATGATTAATATATTGTTTTATTTTCGGTACACTTTTAAATAAATCTTCTCTATCCCACCTATTCCAACTATCAATATCAAAACTATTTACCAATTTTGGTCTCTTCGATAGTATGTCACTAACATCCCATTTTCTTAATTTATTTAAATCTAATGAGTTAACCAATGACGGATGCTTAATTATTAAATCCCTAATATCATATGAATCCAACTTATCCAATATCTCCTTGGATAAATATTTAATAACTTTAGGCTGCTCAGATACCATCTTCGCTATTTGTATATCATGTAATTTAGATAAATCAAATTTACTTGCCAATTTTGGCTGCTCTATTATCGCATCAACAATAGTATACTCATTAAATTTATCAGCACCAATCTTATCCAATAAATCTGGATGATTTACTATTAATTCCTTTAAATTATATGAAGAAAATTTAGAGATGTCGAACTTATCAAATAATTCGGGATGTATTTTAACTATATCAATAACATCCCAATTATTGATACTATCAGCACCAAAATAATTTACCAATAATGGTTGCTTCTTCATCAAATCAACAATATCAAATCTATCAAATTTATTCGTATCTAATTTATTAAATAAGGCAGGTTGCTTTATTAAAATATCAGATATATTATATTTGCTTAAATTAGACAAATTAAGATAATCCGCTAATTTGGGATTCATAATCAATAAATCTTCTTTATCATAACCGTCTAGTCTATCTTTGAGCAAATTGAAATAAAACGAATTCTTTGATAATACCTTATAAAATCGACTAGTCATCAATTTTTGCTTTTCAGGATTGCTGCTAGCATACTCATTTCCCTTCATTTTATATATTAAATCATTCTTGGCTCTTTCTTCATATTTTGATATCTTATCTTTAAACTTAATATATAAATTCGGCTGTAAGGCTAATATCTGATTAATGTTGGAAACATTTAATCTACTCGTGTCATAATGATTAATCATCTCAGGCTTATTCGCAATAATCTTGGCAATATCCCATTCTCCCATATATTCACTTTTTGATAATATTTGCTCTGGCGTTAATAATTCAGGCACAGCAGCAACAATATTGGCAACATCATGCGAATACAAATTATCCCCACGATACTTTAAAATGAACTCAGCCATTTTCTTTGCATTTTCCTTATCTCCATCATTCAGTAAATAATTTGAATTATACAAAGCACTATTCGTTGATTCATGCCCAATATATTTTGCTGTCGCTTCCTTATCTGGAGAATATTTTAATAACGCAATACTGACATTATCATTCAATCTATCCCCGTCTTTAAATTGTGACAACATTTCTGGATGATTAATCAAATACTCAGCCTCTGACTTATTCAAATAATACATCTCATTTTGCTCCGCAGCAATATTCCTCTTGCGATAATATGTGTCTATTAATTGTTTCTGCGCTTTATCCATTATATTAAAATTTAATATATTCCTTTAAAATATTTTTCTAATTGTGGTTGATATTTTAAAATTTTGGCAATATTATTACCATCTAATTTAGATAAATCAAATTTATCAACTAATGATGGTTGCTTACCTAAAATATGAGCAATATAACCACCATTTAATTTATTTAAATCAAACCTATCTGCAAATTGTGGTTGCTTACGTAAAATATAAGCAAAATCTTGCCTATCTAATTTAGATAAATCAAATTTATTAATTAATTGTGGTTGATCGCCTAAAATAGTGGCAATATCATAACCATTTAATCCATCTAAATCAAATTTATCAATTAATGATGGTTGATTATTTAAAATTACATTAATATTATCACCATCTAATTTAGATAAATCAAATTTATTAATTAATGATGGTTGCTTACCTAAAATAATGGCAATTTGATGATTACTTACTTTATTTAAATTAATTGGTATGTCATTGTCTAAAGCATATACAATCTCATATCCCTTGTATTCATATACCTCATTTTGCTCCGTAGCAATCTTCCTTTTACGAAAATAAGTATCTATTAATTGCTTCTGCGTCTTATCCATTACAATACTTTTACCCATAAATACTCATCGTACAAATCAAAGATTAATTATATCATATTTTACCCTTGTAGAAAAAATTTTTTTGGAAAAATTATTAAGTCATTTTTTACCCTTACAGAAATTTTTTTGGAAAAAAATTATGGTTCATGTTTTACCCCCTTACAGAAAATTTTTTGGAAATTTTTTACAAGCCATTAATTTTATGTAACTATCTGTAATCGAGGATTTTAGGAAAAAGCAAAAATTTTTTTTGAGAAAATTTTATATGTTCTGAAAGGGTATGAACGTCGCACCCCGCCCGTCCTGAAGGGGGTCTGGGGGGAGGGGGAGGAGGGGGGGATACTGCAGGAGGAGGGGTATATAAGGCATAGGATAGTATATCTATATGATAGTTGATAGTAGGTATCAGTTGAGTGCAGAGTTGCTTAAATCGTCTAAAACAAGGCAAGGAAATCTATTTAGAATGATTATAAGTAAAGTGGTTATTTTTATTTAGACTAATTCTAAATAAGGCAGTAAAAAAAGGGTGCAGATTTCTCTGCACTCTTTGGGTAGTTAATTCACCGCATATTCAGTACCATTAACTTTAACTGAACCAATTTGGTCAGGTTCAATTATATACTGCTTAAATTTGGCAGTTGATAAGTTGAAGTGTTTTTTTACTGCATTTTGGCATAGTGTTAATTCACGAGAGTTAACAGATTTATATTCACCTTTTTGGATAATTTCCTTGCTAATGCCCAAGCCATAGATATAAATCTTTTGTGATTCGATATGCAAACGGATGCAATCTGAGATATTAACGTATGCATCAGTTTGTCCCTTGCTTTGGTTTGATCGTGTTTCGGGGTTCTGATTTTTAACAAAGGAATCAATTAACTTTGCTATTGCAGTATTAATTAATTCGACAGAGAAGCCAAACTTTTCAACAATTTCCTGAATGTCGGATTGAGTTGTGTTTTGCAATTTTTTCAGGTCATTTTTTACGGCATTGCCATAAGAAAAGTTAGCAAGAATAACGTGGTTTGCAATTTCCCCTGAAGTAGAGGAAACGTAGTTGCGAATGCCTACGAATGAGGCTGAAGATAAACCCGTAAGGGCAGAAGTCATTGGGTTTGCGAAGAGGTTTACAACTTTCTTAACGATTGAATCAATAATGTTTTTCATAATGTAAAAAATTAAGTGGTGAATAACTGATACAATATTAGGTATTATTTTAATACGTGATACTCCAAAATGTAATTATTTTTAATTAAGATTGAAATTTAGACAGATTCTAAATAAGGTGGTTGTTATTTAGAATGAGAATAAATTACGTTTGGCTATTGTTTTTAATTAAAATAGAGTTATATTTGCATTGTTAATCATTCATTCACTTTTTAATCTATTCGCTATGAAAACGACCTACAACAAATCAGAGATTATGAAAAGGGCTTGGCAAATGTTTCGTAGTCAATCAGTTAGGACTATGGAAATGTTCTCCGCTTGTATGAAACAATCTTGGGCAATTGCCAAAGGTACTGCAACTGAAACTGTAATTGCAGTTCGTTTGGTATGTGACAATGGTTTGGTTATTCCCGAAGTTTCCTTTGAGGAAATCTATGCAAAATACTATAAGGAAGTTCTGAACTTTCTGAAGTTCAAAATGGGCAATGGTCATTATGAAATCGCAGAGGAAATCTGCGATGATACCTTTATGAAGGCTAAGAAGCATTTGGCTACATACGATAAGGAAATGAGTAAGATCAACACGTGGCTGAAAGGTATTGCCTATCATCAGATGGTTGACCACTATCGCAAGGCTACCAAAGTAGTAGAAGTTGAGGTTGAGAATGAATATGGTGTATCTTCAACAAAGAAGGTTCGCAAGAATATCAATACGAATATCAGCGACTATGTTGATGCTGATGGTGACGAATATTTCCAAATCAATGCTGAAAGCAATACAAGTGCAAGTGTTGAGAGTAAGGAAGTATTGTCAGATGTTGCAAAGGCATTCCGCACGTTGAAGCCGAAGTTTAGGAAGATCGCAATAGCACATTTTTTAAGGCAGAAGTCTTATGAGGAAGTTGCTGAAATCTGTCAAATGCCTTTGAATAGTGTTAAGGTAAATATACTCAGATTGAGGGCAACCTTGCAGAGTGAATTACAGAAGTATAGAGAGGACTATGCCCTTGATTAAGGGCATAGTTCACTCATTCAATTTTAATTAAAAATAACCGCTTAAAACCATATACAATGAAAGCATTTTTAGTATTGTTCGTAACCACAGTATTCTTTGTAGCAATGTTATTCTTTTATGTATTCCTTTACGATTTTATTATGGAAGCATTTGGTGGATTGTTTACCTTCCTAATCATAATAGGACTATTGTACTTATACGCAAAGTTAATTAGCATTATAGATGCGAGTAAAAAAATGAGGTAGCATTGTAACCTTTTTAAATTAAGAAACGTATAACAGATAACCAATTAAAATTATTAGTTATGGAAATGGAGAAAGTAAAAGTAGAAGCCTATAAATTGTCAAACGGATTATTAGTTGAGGATAAAGTACAGGCACGTGAAATGCAATCAAAAATCAACTTTGAGGAAGCGGTTAGTAAGTTTGCTGAGAAAATGGGTACATATGAAACAAAAAAAGCAATTAAGGATGCGATAATGGAAGGCGAAGCCGAATTGTGGGAGATATTTGTTAAATCTCTGGAAGAGTATCAAGGAATGTCAATACGTGATTATTATACATATTAATGTAACCTTTTTAAATTAAGAAACGTATAACAGATATGCTCCCATAGTTCAAGGGATAGAACAGCAGATTTCTAATCTGTCAATCTCAGTTCGAGTCTGAGTGGGAGTACTGATTTATTAACCAATTAAATTCATTATTATGGAAACACGTCCTCTGTATCAGATCGCAAAAGAAATCAAAAAAGACTGGACAAAGGTATACTTTGGTGCAGTACCTTACTTAGATGCAATGTCCTCTCTGGACAAGATCACGGATAACTACTACCACGACTCAGCGAAGTCAATCGTTCTCTATTTCCTTGCAAATGCGGGAACTTGGAGAGGAACTGTCGCCAAGGCAATTAAAGCAGAGTTGAAGAAAATGGCAGGGGTGAAGTAAATTATTGATAGGGCATTGGAAAGTATGTGGGTGCAACCATTGAAGCCAATGTCCTATCTTTTTTGTAACCTTTTTTAATTAATGTTCGTATCAATGTACATATAACCATTAAATCATTCATACTATGGAAAAGAAATTTAAAGTATCTATTGAGCAGAGTCACGAATTCACAACTGAAGATATTAACAATCTTGTTGTGTCTGCTTTAGAAGGTGGCATTAACTATTGGTGTCGCAAGGCAATCATCAAATTGGATGAGAATAAGAACTACCTTGGCATATCTGAGGAAGATGGACCAATGTACAATTCGCAAGTGATGCTATTGGTTATGGTGGCACTCTCATATTGTTCGATGCTGAAAGCAGTGACAAATGGGAGTTGACGTGGGAGAAAATGTTGGAAGGCATCAAATGGTATTGTACCGAGTACAACGAAAATCTGTCAGACCTACTTGACAATCACGATGCAAACACGGCTGATTTAATTGTTCAGTACGCATTGTTCGATGAAATTGTTTATGGTTGATATGTTTTAATTGGTTAAAAGGGTGAAAGCAATTTCACCCTTTTTTAATTAAAAAAAGTTTAGTATTTATGTAACCTTTTTGAATTTAGATTCGTATAATTATTACAACCAATTATTTAAGTATCAACAATTTAAAACAAACGCATTATGAAAAAAGTTATTTATTTTACGACGAGAGAAGATTACAAAAAATTACATCACTTACCTTTCAACAGGGATTATGGTTTCAGAAATGAGTTAGCAGAAAAGATGGCAAAGTATGGCTTTGTCGGAGCAATCATCCTCATCTACACCGATCTTTTCAGCACGGATGGTAAGAAGTACTACTACGTTGCAGATGGTCAGAATCGGGCGGCAACAGCCACACAATTGGGTATCGAATTCACGGGCATCGTAGTTGATGTTGAATTCAAAACTGTTGAGGAAATCGTTCACTTTGTAGCATCGTTGAATTCAACACAAAGGCAATGGAATCCGAGTGACTACATCAAAACGTTCATCCACCTGCACTATCCTGATTACATCACTCTCAGGGATGTTAAAAAGACCTGCACTTTCACTTTCACCACAATTGCTTCAATGTTGTACGGATGGCGGTCACGTGGTTATGTTTCAGATATGATCGAAGATGGCACATTCAAAGTGAATATGCTGAAAGAAACTGAGTACACTTTGAGTCTTGCAGCGAAACTCTCCGCAATCGTGAGAAGCAAGATGTCCTCCCGAATGGCACTTGCCCTGCACTATGTTTCTTCCTTGAAACAATTCAATGAGGAGAAATTCACGGAGAAGTATGTAGCAAACTACAATGAGATTCGGGAGAAAAGTTTGGATGACTACTCCGATGTATTTGCAGAATGGTTAAACTAAACCAAAAGCAGAAAATTAAAAGAGGTTGCAGCAATGTAACCTTTTTTAATTTAAAAACGTATAATAATGTACAAACCAATTTAAATTAAGAGAGATGAATTACAAAGGAAAAGATTTAGGACAAGACTTCAAAGAATTCTTCAGCAGAGAAAGGCGAAGAATAATGCGAAATCTTAAAGAGATGCAATGTACTAATGTAAAGATGTCTTATGGCTTCTATTACTTTAGTGGCTTCTTTACCAACAAGTTTGGTCAAATATTTTACTTCAGTTGTTCTGATGTAAGACACTTTGGTTATACCAAATTGCTTTACAGAACTGCAAAGGACTACAAGGATTACACAGGTGGTTCAAACAGGTATGTCGATGTTGACAAACTTAAAACAATGAGATTGTACTAACCTAATTTTAATTAAGATGGAAGAATTAATTGATGGCTACCAAGAATTATGGTATACAATTGAGAACGGCATTGAAATTCTCCAAGAGAATATCCATACTCTCAATGAGAAACAATCCAAAACATTCGAAGGCATATTGCACTTGTATAAAGTTGCAATGGATGATGAGAACGTGAATGTACGTGCCAAGAATATTGAATACCTTGCATCGCTCCTTGCAAAATTGTTTGAGGAAACTAAAATCGATGATGAGGGCAATTATTCTAAATTAATAAACATTCCACTTCAACTGCAATTCAGTGAAGGTGATATGATTGTTTACAAACGCAAAGCATATACCATCGGTGAGATTGATTATGATGATGGTAGCATTGGCTTATGGGATGGAGATGAGATGGGTGATCTCATATGGAAAGATGTTAAAAGTTTAATACCAAAACCAAAGAAGAAACCAGTCGTCAAGAAGAATATTCTCACCAAAAGATATGTAGTTGAGATTAGTGTTGACATAAAAAAGATTGCAGACAAATATCCCAATTACAGATTCAATTATGACAATCCTATGGACTTCATCAAAGCACAAGCCAATAATATTAAGTTTGTTGCTGATACCGATATGTCAAAGAATGGTATGAAAGAATGGGGATATTCAATAAAGGTAAAATCAAAATGATACGTTTCAGTTTAAGAAATCAACACAAAATCAAAGAAGCCTTTGGTGAAGAATTCCTCAAATGGTTATTACTTTCCTTAAAGGATTACTTTAACAAAGGTGTAGAACCCATTGAGTATGTGTATGGTATGGAAACATATAAGGTGATTCACATTAACAATGTTCAACCTAACACAGATAGTTACTTTGAATTGTATGTGGTTAAGAAAACGTATAACGTATGGAATCTTGCTTATAAAAGTACTGCTGGATAATGTAACCTTTTCAACGCAATGTACGTATAATGATTAACATTTTTTAGCAAATTAAAAGTCAGTCAGTATGAAAACACTAAATCCGAATAGTGAAAGAGGTTCTCCCTAGAGGTAATCTATATATAATTTAGACGAACAACAAAAACCTTCACAAAATAAAGTGAAGGTTTTTTCTTTTTATATGTAACCTTTCTGTACCAATATACGTATAATATATCAGTTAGAAACGTTACTATTCTACTTGGAGTGCTGAATTTTTGCCTACCATAGCAACGGCACTCCACCCTTTAAAAGATTATACGTATTGCTTCCATAGCAATTTTTAGATTAATAATGATTAGTGGTTAACAGAAGGTGCGGAGTGAATGACCGCACCTTCGCTTTTTTATGTAACCTTTCTTAATCAATATTCGTATAATAGATACAACCAATAATAAACACAATGAAAGCAAAAGCAAAGAAATCAAAAGCAAAGAAATCAAAATCAATTGAATCCATTGGAATCATTCTTTTCTTTGTGACATTAGCGACAATGGTTTTTATTTTATATATAACGCATTAAAGAGTCTGGTTTTCAGCAAGGGTGCAGAATTTATTGCCTACCATAGCAACTGCACCCTTTTAACCTTTTTAATTAAAACGACATGAGTAAATTAGCGAGAATACGGAAAGATTTACAAGAATCAAATCTTGCAGTTCACGTTGGAAAGTTATATTATCTTGATTCAGAACCATTACCATATCGTTGGATTGGTGAAGAGTTTCAAGTTTTAATTGATGATAAATGGGAAACTGCTGATTCTGTTGAATGGGAATTTGATTAACTTTTTAATTTAAAACGATATGAGAGTAATTAACATTATTGAAGTAGTTGACAATAGCATTTCTGGAGTAGAATCCTTCGGAGTGTGGGAAGAACAACTTTCTCAAGAGGTTGTGGATAAAGCAGAAGCACTTTTCAAAGCAAAAGCAATTGAGAATGGTTGTCCAGATGCTGAAAGTTATCTGGAAGGATGTCTGGAAGATGGTTGGTGGAGTAATGGTGACTACACAATTTCAATCGTCTGGTCTGATTTAGTGTAACCTTTCTTTTCTACCATACGTATATTAAGATGTTGTGATCGTTAGAGTGCCGAATTTTTGCCCACCATAGCAACGGCACTCTTTTCTTTTTAAAAAAATTGATTATCTTTGTAACCTTTTCTAATTAAAAAACGTATAATATAATGGTTGGATGGAGTAATAGGTAACTCATTGGTGGCAGAGGTGGGCAGTGGTTCGATTCCACAATTCCCGTAGGAGGCACAGGTGGTGCAACATGCCAAGGTTACAGGTTCGATTCCTGTTCCAATCACAGCGCAGTTATTTTACTACTTTTTGATTCTGCGATTACTAAATTAAAAATCAAAAGTAGAACACAGTCGGATGGCGGAATGGCAGACGCACACTCTACGAGTGAGTGGCAGTAATAAAAAACCAAATGCTTCGATATTGATTATGTAAGATAGATGGTTTAATACTAATTACATATGATAGGTACTTGGGAGCAAAGTAGGAATAGATGTGACTTACAGGTTCGAGTCCTGTTCTGACTACGTGGTTAGTTAATGCTAAAATGCCTAAGTGTTATGAAGCATTTGACAGTTCGGAAAGCACGGACTCTTAGTCGGATATAGTAATTGGTTAGCGCATGGCGAACGTGGCTATGTATGCAGGTTCGAGTCCTGCTCCGACTACAAACTTAAATTAAAAATCATGTATGTAGTTACTTTACACGACACAGAAACCGAAGATATTATCGGTTTAGTTACTCCAGAAGAACCAATGAACTTTACGAAATTCATGGACTTAATTCGTAAGTCTTGGACAGATTTTCAACCTTATCTTCGTGATGTTCTTGAAAGTGATTATTCAATTGAAGATTTTATTGATTGGCACAATGAGAACAACGAAGTCAAAATTGATTGGGTGCTTAATGAGTTCATTCAACTTTAATTAAAAAAGGTTGCAGAAATGTAACCTTTTTTAATTAAGATGCGTATATTCTTTAAATCAAAAATAAATTAACATGAAAAAGAAAGAAGGAAATAAACTGATCGTTAAGTTTATGGGTTATTATCAACCTAAAGAACCAAAGGATGACTTATATTCTTTTGAGGTATATTCTTCAATTAAGAAATGTATGAAGGATTATCCCGAAGATGAAATTGTAACTTATTTTGATGACGACATTGAAGATTTTCAAATTGTCGATAAACCAAAATACGATTGCTCTTGGGATTGGTTAATGCAAGTGATTGCCAAAATATCAATCGAATCTGAAGAACCCGAAGAACTTGATGGATTAAAACATGCACTATTATGTGATGATATTGATACTGCATGGAAATTTGTTGTTGATTATCTTCAAAAATAAATTAAAAAAAGGTTGCAGAAATGTAACCTTTTTTAATTTAAATTCGTATATTTGTATGGGAATGGGCGAGGTCAGAAATGGGTGGGAGTAATCCACTCCTACCCGAAAGTCTACTTATTTAGAATCTGTTCAAATAAGAAAATAAATTAAAAATCATGTAACCTTTTTAAATTAAAATTCGTATAATTGCATATACAAACCAATTAAAAATTATTTATCATGGCAAAGAGAATTAAAGAAGGTGCAACAACTTGCGGATTGAATGACATTCTTTTCCCTGTCGAATTATCTGACCAACAGCGAGTACGCAAAGATCGTCGTAGGTCAAACTCCACGTGGTGAGATGAAACTCAACTACTGCTCCAACGTGTATGCGTTAGTTCCCAATGCAGAGATTTTCCCAAACATTGAAGCAATCCTTGAGAGCCAAGAGATTGAGTTCAAAGCCACTTACACGCACGTTAAACACGTTCGTTTCTACGCATCCTACACGATTACCGACAAAAGGTATTCCTACTCAATTGAAGGCACAAATGACGTTGTGTTCCCGAAGTTGAACGTTCAGCACTCCTACAATGGCAAGACCAACTATCGCATCATGTTTGGTTATTTCCGCCTTGTCTGTACTAATGGTCTTACCATTCCCGTAAAGGAAATGAAGGAATTCAATCTTACCATTGGTGGCAAACATACCATCAACATCAAAAAGTCCTTGGCTGACCTTACCCAAATGTTGGTGTTCTTTGTCAACAATGCAGAATTGGTCATCGACAAAATCACTGGTCGTTTCAATGCATTGGCAAAGTCAATCCCAATGAACCCAACCAACAGAGTTGAGGAAGTTCTGAAGGCATCAGGCATCGTGGCAGTCGATAACGCCAAATTCAATACGATCAACGCAATTATGCTGAAGATCAGGGAAGAAGCCGACAAGCCGAATTTAGGCTACAACGGAGTGATCAATGACTGGCTCATTTACAATGCAGTAAATCAGTACATCTTCGATGACAATCGCAATATTGCAATCCCCGAAAAGCGGATGATGACCGATTCCACAGTCTTGGAATATATGCTCCACTCCCTTAATTAAAAGGGAGTTAAGAAAAGGGAAGAGAAATCTTCCTTTTTTTTTGCTTTTTATGTAACCTTTATGAACTAATGTTCGTATAATTGAATGTAACAAAAATATTTCTTTCTCGCTCGTTTAATTGTTTTGTCATGTATTGGGTTTAAATTAGGTTAGGTTAGAGTCCCGCAGTTCCCTTAACTGCGGGATTTCTTTTTTATATTTGTGTAACCTTTTTTAATTAATATCCGTATAATAGATACACAATTAAATATTGTCCTATGGAATTTATTGACTTAAATACTGCCTTTGACAATGCTATTGCAAAAGGCATTTTCAGCCTAAATCGAAGCGATATAAACTACGTAGGTAATTTTATGTATATGCATTCAGCCAATGGCATAGATTACTTTAAACACGTCTATACTCGAAAGTACGGGTATGATCTTGAATCCGTTATAAAGGCAACTGCAATGTAATTTTTAATTAAAAACCAATAACATGAAGAAGATTAAAATTGGACGTACATATAGTCCGTCCACCATTATTTCAACAGAAACCATTGAGGATTGTACAGCAGTATTGTTCAGTTATGGTGGTGGCATGGGTGGTGCAAATGAAACGTACTATTGTACAAAGGTTGACAGGGAAAAAGGTAGCGAGTTTCTTACCTTAACTCTTTACAATGGTGAAGTCATTCAACTTAATTTAAAAAATGTTGTAACTTTGCGTAAGTTCACATTGTTCATTGTGGTTGCAAATGCTCTGGCTTGGTCAAACTATCATAAAACGAAGTATAATAGGTATATTGTTACCGAGTATTATCGCATTGGTTTTGATGAAGAAGTTGAATTTCTTCCTAATTCTTCAAACGTTTCAGAAAATATAGAGAAGAATTTAATTAAAAGGGTTAATGATATTGTTGAAATATAATGTAACCATTTTTAATTAATGTCCGTATAATTGTCATAACCAATACACAATTACCATGAACTTATTTGAAACATTGGGCAATGCCCTTAAACCCGAAGATTTTGATTTACCAAAGTATTTCAAAAAGACTGCTCAACTCTCTTCTTTCAACAATGCAGTCAGATTTAACATGGCTATTGAAACATTAAAGTCAATTGGCATGGATGGCGAAACTGCTGAATTCCTATTGGATGAACTTGGCTACACTGACCAAGTGGTCGGTCAAGTCCTTCGCAAAAAACTTTACGAAAAAGACTTCCTTGAAGGCTTCCAAGAACTTGAACAATATCTTTAATTAAAATCTATAACGACATGGCAAACAAGACTTTAACACAAGAACAAGTTGAAATTATTGCAAAACTTGAAAGTGAATTTCTTGCTCTGAATAAGAGTCAGGAAGACCAACCATTCAGCATTATCGACATCAATAAACTGAGTGCTGAAATCAACAGATTCAACAATGGCAGAATTCAGCATGGAATTCAACAGAAAGCAATTCGTCAATTGACCACTCAAACTGCCAAGAGTGTCGCTGAAAGGCTTAATGCCGATTTTGAGAAAGGCAATCTGCCGTTTGAAGCAGTAATTGATTCTTTCGATAATAATCGAATAAAAGTTCAAGCACACAATGAAGGCAATCCTGAGATTCCGAGACATAGTGATTATTCCTTCAGGATTGAGTTGTGGAACGATTGGTGGAATACCGAATTTGGTACTACTTACAAAGAACAAATTTTGGTCAGAATACGTACAAATAGTGGTTCGGGTGAAGAGAAGTATAATTCTGTTGAGGAAGCACTTTCGTCTGCAAACACAACAAGGAAATTGGTGAAGTTGCAAGAAATCCTTCTTAATGAGAATGCATATCAGAGATATTTGTGGAGATAAATTAATAATGTCCCAACCACTAATTAAAATGGTTGGGACATTTAATATAATGTACAATTTTAAATTAAAGTTATGTCACGCAAAATATTCTTGGAAGTAAAAGTATGACTTGTCATTGACACAGATATTGAACTATCTGAAGTAATGGAACAAATTGATTACTCATTCAATTCGGGTGAAGGATTCGATGTACTTGATAGCGAAATTCTGGACTATGAAGTTAATGATAGTAAGTAGTTGTAACCTTTCTGTACCAATGTACGTATAACAAATTCAATGTTTTTGTTTTAATCTACAAGGGTGCAGAATTTTTGCCTACCATAGCAACTGCACCTTTTTTAATTTAAAAACAATGAAGAAGAAAAAACTTGACCCATTTATTAAAGCAAGTCGTAAAGGTTCACGTGATGCTGAAATGGAGAATGATGGTAGATTTAAATCCGTCACCAAAGTACATAAATCAAAGAAAGCATATAGTCGTAAAGACAATCGTAATCATTTTTAATTAATAATACACATATACCAATGTACGAAGAATTATTTAAAAAGTTGTATGGTAATTTAAATGAACGTAAGAGTGGCATAATCACCATGTCTAAATTCACCGATGGTATAAATAAGAAATTAAAATTTGGTTTTGACCCATATGGTTATTTCCATAAACCTAATACACTATTGTACTATTGGTGGGATATGATTGAGATTAATAAATTAATAAAAGATTTTGATATAAGTAAATTCGAATCTGAATTGTTAATCTACTTCAACAAAAGATATAATAAAACCGCAGAACGTGTTGGCGCATTGTACGTTGGCACAACAGAACGTGTTAGTGATTATTAATTAAAAAACGTATTGTAACAATTATTAATCAATGTACGTATAATACCAATGTACAACTAAAATAATATTGCTATGTTCTACAAGTATGACAAACAGAAACTTCAATTCGTCAAAGTCAAATGGCTTGATGTTGGATTGAAAGCATTTGGTGGCATTGTACTAATATCTTTGATATTGGGATTGTCCGTTAAACCAAACATCAAAAGCAATTATACCGAAACAGAAGTCAAATTGATTATGGGCAAGTATAATTCTTTTAATCAAGAAAAGTTGGTTAAAGAGATTAAGGGATTGCATTTTAAATTCCCTCACATCGTGCTTGCTCAAGCAATGCATGAAACTTCATTCTTTACTTCACCTATCTTCAAAGAGAATCATAACCTCTTTGGAATGAAAGAAGCAAGTGTAAGAATTAACCTTACCAAAGGCACGAATAATGAACACGCATATTATGAAGACTGGATTGAATCTGTGCATGATTATGCTCTTTATTCCGCCACATATCTGTACGATTTAAAATCAGAAGATGACTACTTTGATTACCTTCAACAGAATTATGCCGAGGATAAAAAGTACGTGTCTAAATTAAAAACATTAATCAAAGAGAAAAATTTAAAATCATTTTTTAATTAAAATTATATGAGAACACTATTGGCTTTATTTATAATAATATTATTCATGTCATGTTCAACAGACAGATATGTCAATTCACAACATAATAACAAACATCATGGTTGTTATGTGACAAATTCAAAAACTCCAAGACCAACAATATTTCGATAATTAAAAATGAGTACATGGGGGGGGGGGGTGTTATTCTTTTGAACAACTACTATTA